GGAAAACTATTTTTAAGCTATACGCCAAAAACGTATGGGGTCAAAACAATACTGTTGCGACATCAACTATAAAATAAAAACTATGAAATTACGTGGAATTATCTTATTTACAACATTAATTCTGTCGATGATTGTGTTAACAACTTCGTTCAAAATTATGAACAATAAAGTGGAGAAAAATCCAAGTATTGAACTTTCTAAATTGGGGGACTCAGATTTGAGTTCCCCAACTCCGTTAAAGATGTATGAGTTAATCGACCATTACTCAGATATCTATGAAATACCAAAACATATAGCATTTAACGTTGCTTATTTAGAAACAAGATACAAAGGTCCGTTTGATTGGAAATATAAACCGGGTCAAACTTCCTGTGTTGGTGCTGTCGGCCCAATGCAAATTATGCCGGCAACAGCAAATGATGTTCATAATCAAAAAATTTCAAAAAAGAACCTGAAAAATAATATTGACCTCAATATTAGAACTAGTATGAAATTACTCCATCAGTTACATAATAGGTATGGTAATTGGAAATTAGTTTGTGGTTACTATAATACCGGGAGACCAATCGTTAATGGATACGCATCGTTCTGTGTTAACAATAAAAACTATCAGAAAAATTGGGTGTATATAAAAGATGTATAATTATTTATACATCTTTTTTTCATTTTTAGGATTTGATTTTTCATATTGTTTAAGAACTTTTCCCGCCTCAGCATTAGCATCATCTTCACTATGTCCTCCAATATCCGGACCTTTAGGACTACCTAATACAGTTCTATCATATTCGTGATACCATTCGTGAGCAAGTGTTCTTAAAATGTCACGATTCATTCTTCCTTTAGATAATATCAATAATTCATCTTTGTCATTACGTTGACCGGATGTCATTGACCCTTTTCTTTCACCAACAAAAATTATTGTTAAATCATTTTTTAATGGGTACTTTTTTTGTAAGTATTTAATAAAATCATCAAAAAATGAATAATTTTCTTTTGGAACATCAGAATCGTTATGTTTAATCGTTACTTTCATATTTATAAATATATCAAACTTACTTACTATTTATATATAAAATATTACTATGAGTAAAAAATTTATTTTAACTGAAGAAGAAAAAATCCAAATTAAAGGGTTATATAATATTAATGAACAAGACGATGATGATTTTTTAATTAAAGCGTTTGAAAAATTTATGACTCCAAGTACCGGGTCAACTGAAAATTCAAAAGGTGATTCATATTTAGATGATACAAGTACCGGGTCTGTAGATTCTAAATGGATAAACGTTACCAAAAAAGTTATTGATAACTTTGAAGGTGGTTATTGGAATCCTAAATGTGGACATCAAACTAAAGGAATGGGTAAATCAACTGAAACTATGTTTGGTCTCGATAGATATAACGGTAATATTGAAAGCACTCCTGAGGGTAAAGAATTTTTTAGACTTATTGATAAAGAAAAAAATGATTTAGGTATGCAACAGTTTTGTAATACTTGGAAATGGAATTACAAGGGGGGTCAACTTGAGGACACCTTGAAAACTTTAGCTGCTAAAATAATGAAACATCAATATGACACTAATTCACAGAATTATTTCTCACCCGAACTTAAAAAACGTGTTGAGGCTAATGATAGATTATTAATGCACTTCTCGTATGCTAGTTGGAATGGTCCCGGATTTTTTAAGAAATTTGCAAAAAGTTTAGAGGACGGTGTTAAGTCAGGTAAATCAGATAGTGAATTAATTAACCAAGCAATTGCTGATAGAAAAAACACCTCATTAGTAAATCAAGATAAAGTCGCCTCAGTTATGACAAGTACTAATTTGAATTTAGCATAAAACAACAAAACCGACATCAGTCGGTTTTTTTTATATCAAATGTAATAAAATATAACTTAATTTATATCCGGTAAATGCACCCAAAGCAGATGGTATAGGGAACACAATTAATTTACCCAAGTCTGTTACATATTTTGGTCGGTTTACAATTTTACCCATAAAGAAGTAATATATTAAATAACCCAATAAAACTGCAACATCTGTCCGTGTAGCAATAAAAACTACTAATGTAGCACCTAAGAACCCAAAGGTAAAATTGTCTCTTACGCCTTCCCAAACTTCTTTGTTTGAGGCGGTTTCATACTCCTTTACAATTTTCTTAATTTTTACTTTATTTTTCTTAAAGTAATTATTCTCTACCGATTCGGTATTTTGTTGTTCCGTCTGTTGTTTCTCCATTGATTTCGTCTTGTGTTAATGAGGTTAAAATAATCCCACATTGATTTTTTAATAATATTGAAACTGTTTCGGATGTAATACCACCTCTTAACCATAAGGTATGTAAGCTTCTTAAAATCTCAAATTCTGATGCTTCGTTCATTTTCTACTTGTTTATATAATTCGTCTAAATTTTGTTCATCTAATTCTGTTGTCGTAAATTGTTCGTTTGATAATTCACATAGGTAGAAGTGGTGATTCACATTATATTGTTTTCCTCTGTAAGTTAATGTGGATGGTTCCGACATTAGTTTCATTTCTTTTCCGGTTAATGGACTTTTCATATTATTATTTCAATTGTTATACCTGCAGGTCCTAATGATAGGTTGTAGGTGTTATATCTGTTATCGTTTAACCACCCATACTTTTTGAAGTTAAAGATTATCACATCTTTTCCTTCGTATTGTGCGTGGACGGCATTTGTTTGATAATCAATTGCCGGATGAGACACAAACCCATTTTTAACCGGATTTATGAACTCTTTTTCCAATTCCTGTGTCTGAATATGTATTAACATTTTTAATTGCTTAAAGGTGCTTTAATTGTTGGATGTGATTCGTAATTCTCAATTTGGAATTGAGCTATTGATTGATACTCAATATCAATTCCGGTTATTGGGCAAGGTGAGAATTTCAATCTTGGTAACTTATAAGGTTCTCTTGAATGATGAGGTATTTTATACCATTCATATTCACTACTTAACCCACCACCGAACGGCATCAATTCATCAACTGCTTTATCATATCTTTCTTTACCCATCGCTTGTTTTAACAATTCTGTTCTTTCTTGGTGAGTATATTCTCTTCCAATCTGTTCTTTTGCTTGTTCAATATGGTTTGAGTATAAATGAACATCACCTAAATTTCCAATCAACTCTTCAGGAACCATATTAACTTCTTTTGCAATTATTTCTAATAATAATCCATAAGATGCGATGTTGAATGGTAAACCTAAGAATGTATCAACACTTCTTTGATTCCACATTAAAGAGATTGCTCGTTTAGGTACACCATAAGGTCTAAAAAACTCATCCATAGAAAACTCAACACTAGGGTCTCTCATTGGTAAAACAACATTACTTTTATTTTGTTTCATCCAAGATAATCTTTCCTCATCACTCAACTCTCTTGTATAAACTTGAAATCCATAATGGCAAGGTGGCAAGACCATAGAATCCAGCTCTCCAACATTCCAAGCATTAACCATTAATCGTCTTGAGTCTGGATTTGTTTTAAGGTCGTTGATTAGATTTTGGATTTGGTCTATACCATTCATATTTTTTATGAATCTATTATCTTCACCAATTGCATTATGATAACCATCCCAACTTCTCCATTGCTTACCGTAAATTGGACCTAACTCACCAAATATGGAACAAAACCTCTCGTCTTCTTTTATTAGTCGAATAAAGTTTTCCATATCCCAAGGCTCAGCATTATTTGACCACGAAGAATTTCCAACCCAAGCGGCATAACTATTCTCATATCTCTTATAAGCATCACCATCCCAAATGTGACAATTATTATCAACCAAAAACTTAATGTTGGTGTCACCTCGTAAGAACCAAAGTAGTTCTGTTACGATTGTTTTAAATGGCATCTTCTTAGTTGTGAGTAATGGAAAGCCATCTTTCATATCGTGACGTATTTGTCTTCCGAATACTGAAATTGTTCCTGTACCTGTTCTGTCTTGCTTTGTTACTCCGTTATCTAAGATGTCTTGGAGCAAGTCTGTGTATTGTTTATCTAATTTATTCATATTTCAAAATATCTACGTAATAATTATCGGTGTTATAACCATATTTAATTCTGCTTTGTTCTGCTTCTTCTTTAGTTTTGAAAGGAGCCAAGATTACATTATGTTCTTTGCTCCCGTGTGCCGGTGATTTTTCATACACAGCATAAAGATTATTTATAAGTCCCATATACTTTTTCTTTTTCGTTTTATTTTATTCAGTAGTAACTTTAGTATCATCACTATCACTTGTATCTTCTTCCTCATCCTCTAATTCTTTATTACGTTGATACCACATTGGATTTGGTAACCCACTATAATAGTCCCATAATTCATCGTCGGTTGATTGTGTATTACTCATCATCCAATTCACCATCTAATTCTTGACCTCTACCTTCATCAACTTTTTTATCAATATAATTTCTAAGGTCTTCCATAGATTGTAAGAAACCCAATCTTAATCGGTGGAACTCTTCATCTTTGATTTCATCCCAACGACTATAACTTTCAAAACAATAATCAAATCCTTCTTCATCCATTCTATATTGGACACTTTCCCATTTTTCTAAATCATCGTATGTCATCTGCGTGTTTTATTATTAACCTGTTTATTCTTCCTATTTTATTGAAACTATCCGCCCATTCTGCGTGGGTCTTTGGCTCACCAAACACATCCAAATAGATTTCTTTGGACAAAGGTAAGGTTTTTGAATAAGATTTCCAACTAATATCTAATTTTTTATCCATTTGTTTTGTTTGTATAACTCTTCAACATCCCTTTCAGAATAAAATTCTAATTGGTTGTTGATTGTTTGAATTTCTTTGTATTGTTCCTCTATCTTAATACCATCAAAGGTATCTTTTACAACAGTTGTTGTTACCCCCATTTTGTAGTGTTCCTCCACCCGGTCTATAATGGTTCGGCTGATGCTTCTGGTTGTTGTTACCCCCATTTTGTAGTGTTCCTCCACCGGTATAGCAAGATTAATTGTGCTGAAGGAAGTTGTTGTTACCCCCATTTTGTAGTGTTCCTCCACCAAATTTACAATCTGACGAAATTCAATTAGAGTTGTTGTCACCCCCATTTTGTAGTGTTCCTCCACCCATATCTTTGTGATGTCCTTAATTTGTTGGTTATCCATACTAAAATAGGATTCAAAAAACTTCCAAATTTCTCTATAACTCACATAAACATACCCATTTTTTTTATTGTATTGTAAAATACATTTCCCATCTTTCATATGAAAAATATAATCAGGGTATGTTTTTATAATAAATGGTTCCATATGGTTGTAATTATCATTCAACCATTTAATACAAAGTTTATCTAATTTATTCATTACACTCTTCATAAATTTTATAATCAAAATACCAAGGACTTGGTTCACCCTCGTTTTCGTTTTTAACAATTTCTTCGGCCGCCACCTTAGCCTCCTCGTAACTATAATACGATTCCATAAATTGACGAGAATCCACATCAATAAATGGTTCCCGGTGACTATTTCTCCAAACTATGATATACATTACTCCTCAGTTTTTATTTTGAAAATTGGGAAATTATCACTCTTGATTTTATATTGTTCTCTAACCCATTCTTGTCTTCCATCCTCAATTAAGGTTTTATTAACAATCTTATCAATTTTCTTATCAATTTCCTCCAATAGTTTATCCGGCCCTTTATGACGGGACATATAAAATATATCGTTTATTTGATAATCTTCAAATTTGATACACAACTTAGCCGAACGAGTATATGTTTCAACAATCTCAATATCAACCATCATATAAACGTGAGGGCCGATTTTACTCAATCTCTTATACCCATACTCTCCGTTTTCCATCGGAGGTGGGGGATTTAATAATACTCTTCTCGTTTTTGGTAGTTCACTACATATGAATGCAACATACCTTTCCATTACACTTAATTCCATTTCTTTTATTTTTCTTTTTGGTGTTGGTTCATAATAATCATTATCAAAATCGGGAACATTATCAGGATAATACTCCATTCCTGTTTCATAGTTATGCGAAAACCAATATTTATATCTTTCTTCATAAGTCAATTCCACACAAGAATCTTCACCCCACTTTTGATAGAACTCATCGTCAGTCAATAACATATTAACAAATTGTTCTTTGTTCCAAATTAAATCGGGGTCACCTTCTGAGGTGGTCATAAACTTTTCAAATAATTTATCTATCATCTTAATTATATTTTATTCATCCACAAGTAATACTCAGTGGTATTTGATGACCCGGTTGAGATGTCCACAAACTTGGTTCCCAATATCTGACCTTGAGTTAAATTGTTTGATAATATTGAACCACTTAAATTACCCCAAGGTGTTTCATATAAACTTAAATTATATCCGGAACCGGTTGGTGTTAAGTGATATGTTGATTGATAACCATTAAATTTATATGTTGATGAGGTTAAGAATACTAATGTATCGTTGGTCATCATTACCTGACTAGTTGACCCAACTCGGTAATAAAATATACGCCAAGTTTGACCAACTAATGTTGGGGTTGTAATTGTACCCCCATTCCCGGGTGGTGTAACAATAATAGGGTCCGTATTACTAATAGGACCTTCACGTAGTTCCGGAACATAACACGATGTTAACACGAAACATAATAATAAAATTAACTTTTTCATTTTATTTTTTCTTGTAATTTTTGCCAATACCCATCTTCATTTCTATATCTACGAACCACTTCTACCTCATTAGGAAAACCTAATGATAATTTCATCTGATTTTGTATATCAGCACTCATAATGGTCTTAAATAAGTTTGTCATAAACGACCCGGATGTTCCTCTCATAAAGAACATAAATTCTAATTCTGCTTGTTCCATTTCTTAATTAATTAATTCGTCAATGTCTATACTATTATCTTGCAATATCTCGTAAATCCCTTCAAAAACTTCTTGAATTCCGTCAAACACATCATTATTTGAGTTATCAACGTTTTCAAATCGGTTTTCAATTCGTCTTTTCAAATTTCTTGTAATTTCAAATAAGGCCGATGCCATATCCAAAGATTTAACCGCTCTCAAGTGAGCCATTCTGTCATCCGGGTCGTTTAAGTTATACGATAATGTTGCTTTCATATTCTTTTTGTTTTTCAAATTGTTGTCTACCAATACATTTTGTTTCTTCTTTTGTTTCCCACAGACCACCTCTTTTCTCCGGAGGTATCATATGACAATTGTGGGACTTGTCGTGTTTCATCGAATGTCCGATAATCATATCATTAAAATGATTCCTAACTATCCAGGGACATTCTTTACAAGGTTTCTTACACATACTCTTAATATAAATCTTCTGAGAATAATGTTGTTCTTAAATCTTTTGTTTGACCGGCCTCAAATGCAATTCGTCCACCTTCTTCCCTATCCACAAATCTATTTGTGTTTGTTAAAAATCCTTGTTCGTGTTCTCCAACACCATCTTCAGCATTTGTCACACTTCGTAGTCCGGTTAAACTACCCATCGTCCATAAAGCTTGTCCGTGTCTATGCCCCAACACTACCAATCCTCTATCACAATTCTTTGGAAGGACACCTTCAATTACTTTTTTTAATGGTATATCTTTATACCAAATCGCAGCACATAATATGTACTCTTTTACTGTTTTATCCATTTGTTATCAGAATTTAATAAATACTCACCAACAAAATCATCACCTCGTTTCCATTCATTGGGCGCTATTAACGATAATGTTAATTCTCCGGCAAAGTTATATAAAAAATATGACTTTCCAACTATTGGCTCAAAAGAAATTTTAGATTCCCACACCATAATAGAAGTGTTGTACTCATCATACATTTTTTCAATCCGTTCTACAATCTCTTGTCGTTCTCTGTTAAACACATTCATCATTTTTTTTGATGATTGAGTCCTAAACAACGGAACATTCGGTAAATCAAAACCTTGACTCCCAGCACTTGTTGGATACGACTTTGATTTTGCATCGTAACCATCCTTTTCATTCCAAACAACTAAATCAGGTTTCTTCACTATCTACTTTAATTTTACTATTATAATTTCTCATATTCAACCATCCGTCAATAATTACCTCCATACCTGTCATATCACTTAATCTTTCACCAAGTCTTCCACTACGAATATCATTATTATCATCCGACACATATTTGATAGAAACAAATATTGCAGGACTATCAGGTATCCATTCATTATTTTCATTCAATTGGTTTCTTGGTAATATCTCATATGTTAGTATTTCACTACCGGGTAACATAATCTGTAAAACCTTCTCAAACATTTCTCGTCTCATAAAATCAAATATAAACAAAATTTTTTTTAATTAAAAGTTGTCAGATTAAATTATTTAATTTATCTTTGTACCATCAAAGTAAAATAACCTTAAATAATTAAAATGGGAAAAGCAAGTTCAAAAGGAAAGTACGTCGTTAAAGTTAACAACCACGACATTTATGTGTTAGCAACAAAAAAACCTGACACAACAAAAAAACACGGATATTCAATGACATTTGATTACCGAATCTATAAATCAGGTAAACTTGTTGAGAAAGGATTAAAATCCAAAGACGTTGCCGTGGCAAAAGCATCAACTATTGTTCCATCTAAACAAAAAGCGTAATGAGTGAAAATGTGCAAAACACCGGGTTTGACGTATTAGTCGATTTAGATTTGAGTAAAGTCAAATCAAAACTAAAACGTAAAATAGTTAAACAACTTAAAAATAAAAACCTTAATGTGAAAATCAATGTTGACGTATATGGTATGGAAGAAGGTTTAGTTAATATAACCTCAGATGCTATCGCAACTTTGAAATCAAAAAAAAGAAAGAAAAATAAAAAAAAATAATATGAACTACGGAAAAGAGTTTAGAAAATTCGCAATGAGTGAGAAAGGTGTGTCCGGACTTAACTTAGATTATTTTGAAAAACATATTGAAGGTGTGACACCATACATCTTGGAAGAAAGAGAAATGAGAGCAACTCAAATTGATATTTTCTCCCGACTTATGATGGATAGAATTATTTGGGTTTCCGGACCGGTTGAGAGTCAGATGGCATCAATCATCCAAGCTCAACTTATCTTCTTGGAAACCACCGATAAAAAAGACATCAGTATGTATCTTGACACTCCGGGTGGAAGTGTTTTATCAGGACTTGGAATCCGAGATACAATGAACTACATCAAACCGGATGTTGCAACATTAAATGTTGGAATGTGTGCATCAATGGGTTCAGTGTTGGTATCTTCAGGAGCCAAAGGAAAAAGAAGTTCGTTAATCTTTTCAAAGATTATGACACATATGGTGTCTCACGGAACACAAGGAAACGTTCAAGACACTCGTATCAATCAATTGGAAGCTGAAAAATATAACTATATGTTATTTAAAATCTTGGCTGAGAATTGTGGAAAATCATTTGACGAGATGTATGAGTCGTCAAGAAATGATAAATGGTTTAACTCGGACGAGGCAAAAGCGTTTGGGTTAATTGATAACATCGTTGGATTAGAGACAAACAAATCTATGACAGAAATGATGGTTGGGTTTGATGAGTTTTACGCTAAAGAAATATTAAAACGATAACTATGTTTACAAGAATTTACGGAGCGTCCGATGATTTAATAGAAATTGACGGACAAATTAGTGATGAGGTTGAGGCTTATTCATCCGAAAGAAAACCTATCAAGTTCAAAACTTCATTGGGTACCAAAGGAACTATTTTATATAATGGTGAATGGAAAATTACAATTACTGAAGAAGGTTCAGATTTTGTTAGAGTAATTTCAGCTATTGGTGATGAGTATGATGATAAACACACGGAAGAAAACACAAATGATATACCATCATATAGTGATGTGTTAATTTTAAGTGGTGATTTGGAATGGGTGAAGGTTAATGGTGAAAAATTCAAAAAATAAAATTATGAAGAAAATCTTAAATTGGCTATTTGGTTACTTACCGGCTAACAACTCTGACAACATCTTGATGTAAAAAATAAACCCCCAACTAATCTTGGGGGTTTTATCTATTTAATATTATGAGAAACTACATAAGACTTGAAACAATTTATCCGGAAAAACTTTTATTCGGAGATTACACTTTAGTACACGATATAAAACAAAACGATTTAACACCCGAAATAATGAATTTCTACGGATTAAATCTTTCAGATGACTACGAATACCCATCAGTATCTTTGTATAAGTTTAATGAGAGATTATGTGTTATGGACAGTGGTATTTTAGTAGAACACACTAATCAATTCTTTTTAGAAAATGTGTCGGGTAAAATACTTACTTTTGGATTGGGTATTGGTTATATAATCTTTCCATTATTAGATGATGATTCAATAACATCAATAACGATTGTAGAAAATAATATTGAGATATATAATAACATATCACCATACATTAAAAAATACGATATTAATAACAAGGTTAACATTGTTATTGGAGATGCTTTCACTTACCACGAAAAAATTACAAATGAAAATTTTGATTTTATCTACTTCGATATATGGTCCCGAGTAAAACCTAATATTATTGATGAGTTCAACCAATTAAAACCGTTGTACCAAAATAACTCTAATATTATCAGATATTGTTTTCAAGATTTATTTGAAGGTGGAATTTTGTTCAAATAAAAAACCCTCTGAATTAGAGGGAATTTGGGTCTTGATATTTTATAAATAAAATAATTCTAGTAATAATAAATAATATATAAAAACTAGACTAGTAAACTAGGCTCTAGTAATTATAAATATCTATAAAAATGCAAAATTCAAATTATCTTCTACCACCTCCGTGATTAAAATGATGATGATGATTTGATGGGTAAACATATACCGGTGTTACAACCGGATTATAAGTGTACGGTGTATAATAATGATACACACGTCTTGGTTTTGGTCTTGGTTCAGGACGTTGACGAATACCGTAAGAATATACAACAGCTTGATAACCTTCACAAGAAGTTAATAAGACCAACATTAAAAGTAATAAAAATTTTTTCATAATAAGTTAATTAAAAAATCCAAGTTCAGAAGTGTTTTTTCCGGTAAGAATCTTACCCACTTCCTTTAGAATAGGTTTCAAATCTTTATACGGGATTCCTAATTGAGATGAAACATTATGGATGACTTCGGTGTTAACCGTTAACTCCTCATAGTAATTGTCATAAACAAAAACCACAGTTTCATTATTGTCTAAAAAATAAGTATCATTTCCTCCCGGCATACTTAACTCATAAAGTTCACCAATAAACTTAGACACAATGTTAACTAATCTACTCTCAACTATTAATATTCTCATATTTATAAATATCTTAATATTTATCTTTATGACACAACAAGAAATTGACTTATCATTAAAAATGTTTGGTAAATTCTTATCATCTAAACAAGGTGTGGAACTTGCACATCAATTTTCTGATGATATTGTTTTTAGATTAAACCCGATTCAACATTTGAATCCGGAGTCAATTAGAAAACAAAGAGGTAATTATTGGGTTATGGTAGACATAATACACAATAAATCATCTGAAGTTATGATAAGTTGGAAAAATGTACCATCACATATGGATATGAGACGTGAATTAAAAAAATGGTTACCGGTATTCGGGTTCTCCAATGGTGTTAATGTTATGATAGTCCACACCAAAAAAGACGATAATTTTCCATTATAAAACAAAAAATCACCAATTAAGGTGATTATTTTCCACTAAAAGTGGTATTTTGACAAATATTTTCCACTATTCTATTGTTTTAATTGGTAAATCAAAATTCTTTTGGAACCAATCCTTAAATGGTTGATGCCATTTATCACCAAAAAGAGCATCTAATTGTTCTTTTTTACCGTTATTATCAAATTCCAACATTGGTGATTTTTCAGCCCATTCATCAATTATTTTTTGATTATGATGAGACATTTCTTCACTATAAAAATAATCTTTACCATACCATCTAAATAGATTGTCATCATCGTCATAATCACCTTCATAGAATGATATTCCATAATCCACTTCATTACCAAAATCATCAGTACCGTATAACCAATGAATATTATCAATATCAAACATACTGTTAATATGTTTCATCACTAAATCGTAGATTCTATCTTCTGATATTATAAATTTCATATCTATAAATATAACAACGAATCAATTTCTTTACCAATCTGTTTATAGACCGGACAATCCTGATGAGGTTCTCGTTTTCCAATAGGTGTCTTAATCACGGTAACCCCAAGTCGCTCAAATTTTTGATAGTATTTTTTTACTTTAGGGTAGGTTATTTTTTTTATACCACCCCAACCCCAAGAACCCTGAACCACATATAATTTAGAGTTGGGAAACTTAACACAAATTAAATTAATAAGTCGTTCAACACCCAAATCATTATAACGGTCATTAGTTCCAATACATATCACAAGGTTCTTAACTTCAGGTGAAATTGGGTGTTTTTGAACCATTTTTATTAACACTGGTACATTTATTCCGCCTTCCCATAGTCCAACACATTTTTTTATTTTTTGTGAATGTAAATCAATATATGGAGTTTGAGAATCCCCAATAATAATATTGGGATATGTTTGACCATATCCCAATGATGAAAGTAGTAATATAATAAAAAAAAGAAATCTCATTATTTTAAGGGTGTTCTTCCAACGGTACAAATTTGATATGGTACATAGTGTACCCCATTTATTTTTTCCGCGTAAGGAGTTCTTAATAAATTCCCATCTGTATCTCTTGGTCTTAAATCCGGTAGGTTAAATGTTTTTCTAAAGTCACCACCAAACCCACATCCGATAACTTCATAAAGTTCAGGATATTCACTAATCATTAATGTTCTACCGTCACAATATTTCCAACCTCGGGTTTCCCAATTATGTGCAAATTGCATTATTGTTCCAATCTCGTATTCCATATGTTTTTTATTTATAAATAGTTTTATTAATTATTACCGTACCAATTTTTGACCTTACCATTCCACAGAATGTATTTTATGTCACAATTTTCTTTAGTGAAGAATGGATAGAACGCCTCAAGGTTTGGTTGGAAATTATCCATCACAATTACCTTATCATTTTTTAGAACCAACTTTCTCTCAAAAGTTTCAACCTCATAATAAGTTGTTTTAACTCCTTTGAGAATTATTTGAAACTTTCCTAATTTATTAACTCTTACAACAAATGATGCGTCAGGATAAATCTTTTTAACAACACTTCGTAATATTTTTACCTTATCCATTTTATTTTTCTCTACCCCAAGTATAGTGAATTATTTCACCATTGACAAATTCCTTCCAATATTTTTTCCACGGTCCGGAAAATAGAATTGTCATACACCCGTTGCTGTTCGCAATTCGATGATAGGAATCCCGGGGAAAATACATTAAAGTTTTTTCACGTCTGACGATGTGATATTCACCGGTAGTCTCATCATCCAAAATATGTTCGTCATACTCTCCGAATAATTTGACCGACCAAGCATTAAATGCGTGGGTGTGAAATCTGTCCTGAGGTTCCGTTGATTTGTGGAAATAGAAAAAGATAATTGAGAAGAGCCACTTACACTCGAAGACCACGAATTGACTCACGACTTGTTTTCCGAACTCAAATTTATTGTATTTGAGAAAGGACATTGTTTTTGTTTTTACCATAATAAAATTGTTTGTACTATGGAATAAAATTATAGGTTAACTATTTGAGATTGTCAAATACGTTTGTTATATTTGTCCTATGGAAAAAATAATACATTCACTAATTAACAATTGGATAAAAGGTGTGGATACCTATACCCACAATGGTTCAACTTGGTTAATATTCACGGAATCAAAAAAATGGGTTATTGAGTTAACCGAACAAAAAACCCTGTGGTATAACTACAACTTCTTCAAACAAATATTTGAGTTCACTTCGTTGGATGTTGTGGAGAATCAATCATACATCACCAAATGGGTGGAAGATAATATTATCAATGGTTCTAAAAATATACCATCTCCCGCTCAAACACCATCATATAATTTGGTAGAAGTTCTTGAAAATGGGGTGAAAGAAATAAAATCAGATGATTTTAATATATCCCAATTTTTATGTGAAGAAGTAATTGACAAGGGTGTGAAGGCAACTATTACCTCCGAACTGCGTAGTAAATTAACTGCGGAAAATATTATTGAAAATGGGGTGAGAGATATTTCCCCAATGACACAATATACTGATTGGCAAGTTGAAGAAATAATTGACAAGGGTGTTAAAAAAACTAAAGGGGCACATATGAAAACGGTTTGGTCGGTTGAAGATACTATTCAAAATGGTGTGAAACGCACTCAAGATAACCCATTTTCAATGATAACCAATGTTGAAAACACCATTCAAAATGGGGTGAGACACACCGATATTGGTTGGCACCAATGCAATAATGTTGATGATACAATTGAAAAGGGGATAAAAGAAACCGATTATAAATCTTTATTGAAAAGAGGTGAAATTGAAGACATCATTGATAGTGGTGTAAAACACACACAAGAAAGAACAGTTACAAAGAAATGGATAGTTGATGACGCAATTGAAAATGGTGTGAAGGAAACCAACCACGTTGATGTAATGAAATTTTTTGATAATAAAATGGAAGACACATTACAAAATGGTGTTAAAGAAACAAAAGTTAGTGATTATTGTGGTAACAATGCTGAATATTTTATCACCGACCAATATCTAATTGATAGAGTTTTGGATAATGGTATTAAAGAAACAAACCATATTAAAAATAATGTGAGAGAAACAAAACAATTTGAAGAACATCTTTCCGGTACCATAGATGATATTCTTGAAAATGGCATAAAAGAAACAAAACAAAAAAAGAATGCACTTCTGATTTTAGATAATAGTGGTAGAGAACTTATTTTAGAATCACATCTTGTCATTAGAGATGGTGTTAAAGAAACAAAGACACCCGGTAATGGTGATATTGCGTCAACCGCTGAATGGATGAAAGAAAATAACTCAACTAGTTACCCAAAAATGATTGATGATGTTATTGAGAATGGTATTAAAAAAACACTAAAAGTGGAAAACGGAACATTCACTTCTATTGGGTTTGATGGTCAATGTGAAAATGTCATTGAGAATGGTGTTAAGGAAATTAGACCATCCGGATGTGTTGACAAAAAGACCGGTATTTTCAATTATCGGATTCAAGAAGAAGTTGATGATGTTGTTAAAAATGGTGTTAAGGAAATAAAAACACCTAACAAGGATGGTGATATTAAATCAACATTAGAATGGATGTATAAAAATAATTACCAAGATGATTATAATGGTTCCAAAATGATTAATAAGGTTATTAAAAATGGTGTTAAAGTAACAAAAAATGCCAAGGGAAACTACACTGATGAAGTTGATGATGTTATTGACAATGGTGAAAAAGTTAATGGAACATTTGTCGGAGGAAAAAGACAAAAAGAAAATATTGAATCCGTAATAGGTTATGGAACAAAAAACCCCACCGTTTAGGATGGGGTTATTTTTTACATTTCAGATTTTAATCTTGAAAGGATTTCGTTGTTTTTATTCATTAACTTTAATTTCTTAACAACATTTACTCTGTTTTTTTTAGGTTTCCCTATTTTTTTTGATTTTGACATAATAATGTTTTATTGATAAGTATTCATTAATTAAAATTCGTAACGAGGTGACACATTACGACCACCTAATTTTATGGTAAACATTCCATCCGGTAAATTAAACGTATCTAAAGTCTCTCTTAATTTTTGACCCAATTCACCCAAACATTTTATTCTCTCATTATGTTCATACCAAGAACACCATTCAGGTTTACAACCCTTTTTAAGACCAATTACAATATCATATTCAAAACTTGTGATATCTCTAATCACTTTCATTGACGCAATACACTCAGAACCAGGTGTTTTTTTGAACGCTTGCTTGATTTCTTTGTTAAAAACCCCGTTAATCCACTCTTTTTCACCAATTATACTGATATTAAACCCATAAGACATTATATTAACTTGGAATAATGAATTCAAAATATGAACCAAATCTTGAACAAATTGGGTCATTTTTATATTAGAATTGATATTATTGAACCTATTTTCAACCAAATCAGTCATATTTACCTTAAAATCAATCCTATCTGAATACCCGGTGTTTCTTAAAGTTGCACTAATACCCTCAGGAAGGTGTTTCCCGAGGTATCTTTCAATAATTTCCTTTAATTTTGGGGTTATTTCATTATCCTCCATTAGTATTTTTCAACAGTTTTAACTTTGCGGTTGTATGTTTTTTCAAACCAATCTTTAAGTAAACCCTCAAAATGCTTACCAAATATAGATTGGATGTTCTTAATCCAATACTCACCATATCTTAATATTGGTAAATCCTCATCTTTTCCTTCATCTCCCGGAGTATCTTGATATTGTAGAATCCAATTATCATTTTCCCAATCTTCATCAATATCTTCATAAAAATTTAAGACATCTAAATCAACATAACGATTATTTTCTTGAACCCAATAATCATAAGACCTAGTACCTCTTTCTAAATCAGAATAAGGTTCCATCATTTTTTCAAAGATGGAATATAATTTATCGTATTTAATATTGAGATTCATATTACCAAGTTCTACAAGCCCAATATCTCGCTTTCCATCTTGGTCCCGGACTATCACAATTCATTCTCGCTCTAAAAGATTTTCTTCTAGCCGGATTATTTTTCTTTATCACCATTCGTTTTCCTTTGGCTGATTTTCCACCAAATCCAAAATTAACCTTAACGACTTTTCCTTTGTCGTTCTTAACATAAACTTTGAACTTCTTAACGTCCCCTTGCATTATTTTTCCAAGTTGAACTTTACGTCCTTGGTATTCCGCCTCAGTTAATAAATCACCAACAACAAAGTTGGTCTCCTCAACTGAACCATAAAAACTATCATCCAAATTGTTGAATAGTTTATTGTACTGAGATTCTGTAATTATTATTTTCATTTTTTTTCGTAGTGTGTCATTGTTGGTTTATTTCCGGTTCCCAATTTTGGGTCTTTCTTTTCTGCTCTTCTCTTTTGTTGAGTCATTGCTTTTTTCTCATCCTTGTCATATGATGAAGCAATCTTTGGTGTTTCAGATGAAACTTTTTTTGATGGACGACATTTTGGGTATGACTTACCATCCGCATCTTTTCTTCCGCAAGGTGGATGTTTCCCGTCAACTTTTTTACTTACATCAACCCACTTCTCCTTAAACCATCTTCTCAAATCTTCATTAACATTTTCGTTCTTTGGTTTAATTCCTTTCTTCTTCATATTGATGGCAATTGCAGCTTGTTGTGCCGGACTTGACGCCTCGTTAGTTTCAATAGATTCGTTAGAAGATTTCTTTTTTCTCCAACCACCTCCGTGTTTTTTATACCACTTAGCTGCCCATCCATTTGCATAAGCACTTGGGTAAACCTTAAACTTTGATTTCGCCATTGACTTGGCTCTTGACCAAAGAGTTGGATTGGTTGGTTTGTTTTCACCTTCGGTTATTAAACCTTCCAATATGGTTTCTTGTCTTTCTGTAATAATAAGTTTCATATAAATAAATATCCCCCAATCCTAAAAGAATGTGGGGGATTAAATAACTTCTAAATTATATTTCTCGGAGAACCATTTACGTAATTCAGGATAGTAATGTCTTCCATCACCAAACCAATTTACTAAATCTAAATGAACCACACCGGTAAACCCAATTTGTTTAGAAATTTTGTAATAGATACAAACACCGGCAATTGAGTAAGTTATATCATTTTCAAATAATTCACTTTTACCATAGGTTCGTTCCAAATAATCTAATATTAATTTTTCTTTTCTATTACTCACTTTTTATTGTGTTTGGTTGAATGGTTGCATCCTCAAATGAATCGGTAGAAACAAACTCACTATTCAAATAACCAACTATCATTTCCAACATTTCATAATCTTTAACATCACCTTTTTTATGTCCCGCTTTAATTAGTAAGGACATACCCGCGGCTAATATCATTGTTGTTTCCTTAACTGATAATAACTCTTGACCCTTTGGAAAGGAAATGTCAAAATAGTTTCTCTCATCTTCTCGTCTATACGTTACCGCAACTGTTAACTCACTCATCTTTCATTAATTCTATATAATACATTGAATTTTTATTTGAATAACAACCACCGTCTCGGGAGTCGTACCAATCACCACCTACTTTGTAGATGTCAAATTTTTCACCGGTCATTTCATCAAACCGAGATTCAATTTTTTTAATTTTTTCAACACCGGCATTTTGTTGTGCCATTGAGGTATAACCATCAACATACACTTTGTCTCCTATTTTTACCATATTATATTTGAATTGGTAATAATTTCTCAGGTAAGTATTGTTCCGGACATACGATGGTAACGGTAACACCATACCAATTCATATTTTTTAACTGTTCGTCAATTGATATTTCCCGGTCATTCTTATAGTTCAAAACAATATATGGTGTTTTAACACTATTATCAATTTTAATTCTAGCTCTCTCAAAATCAAATTGAATGAAACGGTACTCATCATCAATCTTACCCATTAATTTAATAACTGTTTCTGTTGTCGATTCACTTGTAATTGACCCGGCAACCAAGAAGAATGACCCGTGTGTGTAAGTTTCAGACACAGTTGTATTAACTAACTGTCTAAGATAAATTTTGTCAGAGTGATAAATTTTATCCACCGGTGCGTCACAAGAAAATAAAAATAACATCACAAATAATCCCAATAATTTTTTCATATAATAATATTTTAAGTTTATGGGACAAAGATAAAACAAAAAATCCCAATAAAAAATTATTGGGACATTTATTTTTTAAGAATCCATAAAGTCTATATCAACACCAAATTCATTCTCAAACCAATGTTTAATAAACGGTTGAGCATCATCATCATTTGGGAAATAAATTTTGGCAAAGTTATTTAAGAAAGTTTTATCGATATACAACCTACCATCATCATAATCATACTCCATTAAAACATCACTCTCAAAATCATCGTCACCATAATTCGGATAATAAATAACAATGAAGTTATCAAAATTAGAGATATGACCAAGAAAACCATTTAAGTATTGGAGTTGAAGTTCCCGGAGTTTATTTTCGGATATTATAATTTTCATATAAATAAATATCCGGTAAATTATAATACAACAAGAGCTCTCAATTTATGTCGGTCTTCAAACCATTCTTTTATATAGGTTTGGAAATCTTTTTTAGTAACAGAAAATATTGAGATAACTTGGTCGGCAATATTTCCATTGTAATAAAGAGCATTATGTTCGGTTGAATATCCCAAAGAATCAATATCAACCGATGGTTGTAACCAATCCTCATTCCCAACATCAGGAACCAAATCACCGGCACAATACTTATCAAAATATTTGAATATTAAATTTTTCTTTTTATCCATAACCTTAAACTTTATAACATAATCCCACGGACAATCTTTTAACACTATCGTCCCAAAGTTCGTTTACTATACAATATTCCATTGGTACCATCTTATAACCGACCTCAAAAAAATTACGGATTTCATCCATTAATTTGGAACCCGTTTCAATATCACAATCCATAATTTGGGAGAAGCTACCAAAACCACTAACAAACCTGTTAACTTTTTCATAACCATAATGTTCACAGGCCATTTCTTGATTAATTGTCATTGTTATTGGAGCAATTGACATATAATACTCAGACAAATTAAATTCCCAATCCACCAAAAAAGGATATCTTTTTTTGGCTGCTTTGAATACCATATCTATCCCACTTCTTTCCATTCCACAAAGATAATAAAAAAACCCCAACTAAAAAATAGTGGGGTTATAATTTTATTTAATCAAATCTGAAAATGATAAAATATCTATTGAATTATCTCCGTAATTAGTCACCACAACTTTATCTCCGTTAGACGCAACTCCGTGGGGAAAATCAAAACCATCAATTAATTTTACATTTTCAATTTTATCGTTTGTTATTTTGAAATGTAAAAGTGAGTCTTGTCCTTGTAAGGTAATAAATCCATCACCATTATGATAGGTTAGTGCGTCTGTCTGTCCATAAAAAAATAATTCATCAATTTTTTTATATGATGGATATTCATACAAATATAAATAAGAGTTTGTAATTTTTACCTGACCGGTACCGGAAGGTCTACTATGTGAAGATATAATTAAAATTTTATCATCATAAACCCAAATGTCTTTAGGAAAAAACTCAAAGTTATTAAACATATTAGTTTTTTCTGTATCATAATTTACTGAATATACACCACGTTCATTATTGGTGGTATTGGTGATTATGAAATTTTTTTCGTCAATAATTCTACATCCGTGAATTTGATTAAGATTTTTTATGATAATTGTTTTTTTGAATGACATTTCATCATCAATTAAACTATATACTGATATCCCACCGGCTTCAAAGTCACCGTCAGTTCTATTTGTCACAACTATAACACCATCTTTATAATCCATTAAGTCCGGATAATGAGGTGTACTAATCTCACTTATAATGTTGAAATTATTATCGGTAATATCAATTAAAAATATTTTTTTGTTTAAGAATGACGCAACCAATATTTTATTATCATTAACAAATGCCGCCGCGGTGGCAGTCGCGTATCGTGGTCTCTCTCCCGCATAAACCATACGGTAAGGACTTAAATCAAAATCAGGTAATTTGAATTTCATTTATATTTTTATAATTTTTTATTATTTTTATGGGATTATCCCAATGATTATTAATACCTCTATATTTAATTATTTTTCTTAATTCAGCTCTTAATGGAGAAAACATTTTAGTCCCATCTTTCACCGTTAAATTATCTGTATGTATTCTTCGATAAAACAAAATAGATTCAATACGTTTGGCACTAACTTTATAAAACTTTAACCTATCACTAAATTCAACATCCGCATTACAAATCCAACTTTCAAAACCAATAAATTTATCGAATAAAGTTTTAGTAATACCAAACACCCCATACGCGGTTTCTATTGTAGTAAACTTCATTTCACCATTAACCATTTCAAAATTCTTAAATCTTATCCTAACATAATTATGTTCTTTTATAAAATTATAAAAAATTTCTAAACTACCTTCAATTAATAAATCGTCAGAATCAAAAAATAAAATATATTCGTATTTTGCAACATCAACTAAATTATTTCTAATTACATACGGACCAACACTTTCATCAAAAAAATAAATATTAATACCTTCGTAGAATTCTTTATGTTTATTAATATGATTAAGAGTTATCTCACAGTTATCAATGCCAATTATAATCTCATACTCACAATTTGTAATTTGAGATTTAATTGATTCAATACACTCGTAAAGATATTTTGGAGTTTTATATGTTGGTATGATTATAGAAACACCGTCTTTCATAAATTTTTAATTTAGTTAAAGATACAAATAAAAAACCTCACAGTAAAGTGAGGTTTTGTTTTACATTTCCCAAGCCGGGTTGGTAACAATCAATTTACCATCTTCAAGTCTTGGTAATTCACCTAAGTCGTGATAATCAGCATATTCAATATCTTCGTCATAATATTTTTGACCGTCAAAGATTACAAAATGTCTGTCATCATCTTCTTTACCTCTTTGACTATGTCCTTGGGCTTTATAAGAATCTTTGGTTGCTCTATCTACAGATGGTTTCCCAAAAATATCAGACCAAATTCCTTCAGTGATTGGTTTAGCATCACCAAGTTTAGAATTTAATAGTTTGTTAAAATTTTCATTAACAACTTTCATACCACCGGTATGTTGTTCACGGATTGAGTTTTTTTCTTCTTCCGATAAATTATTTAATAAATGTTTCATAGTATTGTTTTAATATAAATATCCCCCAACTTAAATAAAGCGGGGGATTAAAAATTATTCTGTCTTACCAAATAATTCAAAAAATTTATCCTCATTTGTTTTTTCCGGGGGAAATATAAATGACCGAACGTGGAAGGTTACAAAGTCCAAATCACTATAAGTCATCTTGAAATAATCCGTTAACTCCTTCCCATATTCGTTCTTACTTTTTTTCATACCATACTTATCATCAAAATATAAATCAATCCCAACCAAATATTTTTTAATCGGGTCAAATGTTTCAGGGTTATACATCACATTTTCTCTATACCCAGCGGAAATAACATCTTGAATCTCAGGGAACATTTTTATAACAACATCCTTGAATGTTTTTGGGATTTCAATTGGGCGGTTATAAGGACTCTCAAAATTATTTGGGTCAACAGCATTACCACTTGAACTATAAGCCCCGTATGGGTTAGCATACGCATTTAGTTGGTTAAATAAATTATCTTCGTTTTCCATAATACACAAAGATAAGAAATAAATTTAAAATAAAAAACCCCAACCTTGAAAAAGATTGGGGGAATTATTTTATTCGGGTATTTTATTTATGTGGACCGTGACATTGGGTAACCATTGTTCTATGGCATATTCAATGGCGCCATTGATTAAATCAAAATCTTCTCTATCGGTTAAGACATACATATCAACATAGATATTAATTCCATCAGACATTTCAAGTTTATCAACAATTATTTTATCAACCGATGATACCTCATTAATTTCATCCATCTCACCCAAACCCCATTCCTCATCGGACATAATACGTAAATTGTTTAATTCGTTGTCAATCAAACTTTGAATGGTTTGTTTTAAAGATTCAATTTTATTTTCGGATATAATAAATTTCATATTAATAAATATCCATCAATTCAAAAAAAGGGGGCGGGGGGATTGAGAAACGACCGGAGGGAGTCCGGGTCCGGTCTATACATAAAAAAACCCACTCGTTAAAGTGGGGTAGTATTTTTAATCATTAGGGAATGAAGTGTTTGATAATAATTTATTAGAAATAATCTTCCGACTAATTTCCTTAACATTAGGGGTGTCCAACCATTCAGGAAATTGGTTTTTTCCACCTACGTGCATCGTAATATAACCATTCTTATTATTGTTACCATTATATTCAAACGGCCATTTAACTTTAGCAAGTATTTGAGGATTAGTTGATTTATTTATAACCGATAAACTAAATTTTGGATTTTTTGCCAACTCCTGTTGTTCCTCCTTATTTTTCAAATAATAATGTCTATCAATAACCTCTTTATGTTTTTCATAAAAACGGTCCAAAGTAGATTGCATTGCATTAATCAAATCGGGCATTTTATCTCTACTTAACGTTTCACCATTTTTAAGAAAACCTCTAAAATCAAAATCATCAAATTCTTCATTTAATATTCTTTTTTCCAATTTAATATTGGATTCCTGAATATGTCTAATCTTACTAAAACTTCTATTCATAATATTGTTTTAATATAAATATACACCAATCCAAAAAAGGGGGCGGGGGGATTGGTACCGAGTGAAACGAGTCCGGTTCGGGAATCACATCATTTAATTCCAATAACTCGGAAGGGCAATATGGGTCAATCCATCAATGAATCCCAAACTAACCAATACAGGAATGGCGGGGGAACCCCCATCAAATTTAAGATAAGGAACAATCAAATCCAATAATGGATATTCATCTTTAGGTTCATCCCAAGATAATGAAAAAATTTGTCTAAAGGTATTAAATTCTTTTGACCTCAATTTAAGACGACCATCAGTTCCCTTGCTAACACTAGCAACCACAGAACCATCCTTATACCAAGCAACCGTCTTCTCGGATACCAAACAATCCAAGTTACCATAAGCCTTATCCAAGTATTGACCCATCATTCCATTTAACTTACTACTCATATTTTTGTTTCTTCCAAATAAATTACATACTCATCCTCCGGATACTTACCAACAAGTTTTCCGGCCTCATATCCAATTTGAAAACCACCATAGAGATGACCACAACTAATACGGTCCACAACTCTCTGTGTGGACTTCTCCTTAACAACAATGAATTTAACTTTTGCCATAAATAAAATTTTTGACAAAGATACAACAATATTTTAATTGTCCAAATATATTACATAAAAAAACCCCATTGTTGAAATGGGGGTTAATTCTTTACTCAGCAGAATCAAATATCTTATACCATCTCTCTCTTTCCTGAGTTGGGTTTTGAACATACTTGTTAACTTCTTCCATCGCCTCAGTTATGTTTCTAAATGGAATCTGTCTACATCCCACACTAACAACACATCCCACACTCAAAAAACGAATATTGATTTCGTAATCTCTAAGTGTTTCTTGTTTACTTCGGTAGTCTTGTTTTACCATATCCCCACCGTTAATTCTTGGTCCGTCCCCGATTTCTCTTGGTCTTTCTGTTACGTCTTCTTCGTACATAATATTTTTGATTTAATAATTTATAATACCCAATGATAAACATTTAATTTTTAATAGTCAAATAAAAAAGGGGGCGGGGGGATTTGGAACCGACCGAAGGGAGTTCGGGTCCGGTCTATACATAAAAACCCCCAACTTAAATAAAAGCGGGGGTTCAATATTAATTTAGTTAATCATAAACTTAACTTCATTATCTCCAATCATACCATAAAGTTTATTCTTAGAAATTCCTTTATTGTATACTTCCTTTACAATTATCTCGTAACACTTGTCAATGTTCTTACTAACAGGTAATTCCCCAATTTGAAGTGTCTTATTAATTAATCTTTTAATATCAAGGTTGGGGGTATACATAATATTAATATATGCCTTAATGTACTGTCTCTTCCCACTGTTAATAATACTTGGAATCAACGAATTTAATATTAATAAATCCCTATCAACATTTACATACATCTCATCAGTCAATAATAAATCACCCTCCTTGAATTGTTGATACCAAACATACTTATAATCACCCTTATACCTATTGATAATTGTTAAAATAGTTTCGTGTTCCAACATATCGTACTTCTCAAACAATTGTTTGTATAGTATATATGGTTTAATACCCAATAAACATTTTGAGTACATAAAATTTGTAATGTCCCAAGTCTTAGATGCCGTATTCAATAACTCAACAATTGAAAGGGATTTCTCCATAACCTCAATGTCAAAGTCCTCACGGATTATAAATGATACCGGTAACTCTAACTCAGTACAAGCACTGTATCTGTGTTGACCCTCAATAATCTTGTATGGTCTTCCGTCATTGGATACATTATCAATACCAATAATAATTGCAGATTCTAATATCTGTTTCTTACTTAATGATTCCTTAATGTTGTTTAGATTGGTTTGGTCTATCTCTCGATTCCCCTTTATAAACCCAAATAAGTGGTAGTCTTTGGTTACGTAAACCTTTGTTAATTCTTGGACATTTCCGTAGATTGGAAATGTCATAGATTTTTCTTCTAAAATCTGTTCCATAATAAAATGTGTTAAATTCTTTAATGTCGTTCTCCGACCGTTTTAATTTCTATTTACCAACCTTAACGTGCGCACGTTCTATCTGTTAGTCATACCACAAATATAATATTTGAAAAAATAAAAGAAAACCCTTTTTTCCAAAAATTTTTCCGGAAATTTTTTTTTACATTTTGACCCCCATTTATCCTAACCGGAAATTTTCCGGATTATTACAAATCATTTCCGGGTACCAATTAACCGGGGGGACTTTTCCCCCAATTTTTTCCCAAAAATTTTTTTAGATTTTTTTTAGGAACACATCGTTTAGGGGATTATGCCCCTATTTTGGGTATAAATGGGGGGAGGAGCGGAGGGGGGATACGTACCCCCATCTAAGGGGAGGGGTATAGGGGGGTTATTACCGGGAGGGGTATAATAAAAAACCCCCAACAAAAGATGGGGGGTGGTGATGTAAGTTTGGATTATACAAGTAATGTTATGAGAAGTTATTAACAATTGACAAGATGTCAGGTTGATAACTTATATGTAAGCTCTGAAGGAATGAATGTTAATAACAACAGGGAATTCTCTTTGGTCATAAGTTCCTACGAACATATAAGTACGTTGTAGTTTCTCCGGGAGTTGATTGTATAGAGTATTAGATAGTTCATTCATTCTCACTTTAGATTGGTACCCCTCATCATTGTTATCAGGTAGGTCCAAGAAGACGGTGGGGTTAGAGATGTCTCTACCATACCATTCTGATTCTTTGTCTTCCATAAATTGTTTAATGAGTGGTCTTATTCTGAAACCATAATAGTCAGACACCTTATCCATATCAATATCTAATGTAAGGAATAGTGTGTTATCATATTTTGTATAGTCATCTACCGGAGACCATCCTGTGATAAAGTTATACTTCTTCTTTAATGACTTGATAATAAGGTCAATACCTCTTATTTCATTGGGGGTTAATTCCGGGTGTCTTTCATTTTCTTTCATAATAATAAATATATTGAAGATTTTATTTGGCAGTGTCATTTGTTATTCGTACCTTTGTATCACTGAATTGGTAATCAATCCAACAGGGGGCGGACCGAGTGGTGGAAGAGTAGACTCCAACCTGCTTTATATTTTTTATATAAATCCCCCCGTTTTACTGAGAATCTCATAATCCAACCTATTACTAAATAAAAATTGTTGCTAAAGAATCCCCCCTTTTGTTGTGAATTTCATAATTTGTTTATATCTTTGTCATTTGACGGTGATTATCACCGGTAACTCTTAAACATTTAAACTATGATGATTATTATTGGATTACTTATTTTGTCTATTGTTCTTATGTGTATGGTCTTTATTCAGACACACATTATCCCCCACGCTAAACCGGATAACCGTTTTGTTAAGTGGTGGAAAAGAAACATTATTGATGAGGACCCTGACCACTTATAAATTCCTCCACCTTGGATAAGGAATGGTTCCTAATGTTCATTGACATATCGGTTAAGTCATCACTTGTCAGGGGGGAATCCATATGAATCTTCTCTATGATATCCCCCATCTCCACTTTGGTTAGTAGGAGAACATCTTGCTTGATTCTGTTTCCGGACTTGAATAGTTCATATTCACACGTCCCGGAGAAGTTTCCATAGGTATATATGACCACATATTTAGAGTCATTCTGTATTACTTCCGTATTAAAGTCATTAAGGTACTCGACCCGAAACTTGTTTTGGTACATATAAAATCGTTTACTATAAATATACTAATTGGGGTTCTTGATGTAAAGAGGGGGAATTGTTGATAACTTTTTCTTCCATTTTTCTTGATTTTGACAAAATGTCAGTCTTATTTGTCATTGGGGATAATCACTTTGACAGTATTTCCCCCCATTTTAATTCCCCACGTTACCACTTTTTACCACCACTATTGGTCCTGACGCTATATAGAACGTCAATTTTTCCCCTCTGTAGGTACTCTCAGGACCAATAAATTAGGTACTTCTATTCTCCAGCTAATTAAGGTCATTATGGTACATTATGCGGTGGAACACGTAGTGTGTTAGAATACTTACTTCAACGACCCGTTAAGGGGTATTTTAATGGACCTGTTAAACGAACTCAGACAATATAATATGGGACACCATACAGACACAAAACACCATTAAAAGTTATTATTTGTATCAGTATTGTGAGTTTAAAACTGACTACAGTGATACAAAACATAACTTACCATAACATCCTGTCATATGTTCATTCATTTACCTTGTTCATTGCAAATGAACATACTTTAGAAATGAACACCATACCGGATAACTAATCGTGTCTGTTATTGTCCCCTTCTTCAGAGGGGGGACGAAGTCCCCTCCATTAAATGGGGGGAATTGTTTACTTGACTATTAATGGTCAATAGTAAAATGTATACTATAACATACAATATGGTCTGAAATGATTTGTTTTGTATATTATAATATACGTAATGATACGTATATATACGAAACTGTATACGAATAAGAAAATAGTAAAGGATGAAACTATGAGTGAATTCCGGAGTGAAACGTAGGACTATGAACGAATGGTTTAATCGTTTAGTATTTTAATTATTAATTCTTTCATAATCTTATTTGTTTTTATAGTTTTTGAAATGTTTTACCTGACTCCATAACGATGTAGTATTTACTACTCTTGTATAATGGTTGTACTCCTTGGACATATGATGTGATAAAACCATATAACCCCTCGTCAATCATTTCTAAATCAATATGTTCTTCTACATAAGAATCATAAGTTAATTTGAAATTGTCAGGACTTTTGTCTTTTAATGTGACTTTGTATAAGTCACCTAAATAATAATTTTGTTCGTCACCGCTTGGGTGCAATACTCTTAATGTGTACATTTGTGTATAAATTTATATATGTATATGTCTACTCTATTCGGTTTTCGACTCCCCCGTTTTTTAATTATAATAAATTCCCCCCATCTTATCAATAGTGATATATTTATTAATATGAAATTGATTATAACTGAGAGTAAAAGAAATGATATCGTAATCAAATGGTTAGATAAGTACTATGGTGACTTGTTTAGTCATTCCTCTCCCGGTAGTATTAAGTATATTCACTTTATTGATAAAAACGATAATACTATATTTGACTATAATCGTAGTACAAGTGTGGTTGAATTTCGTGATGATGTGATACAAGAATTAGTATCTATGTTTAATCTTAATGTTAAAAGTATTAATGAAATACTTATCCCTTGGCTTAAAAAGAATTATAATCTACACGTTGAGAAAGTTAACGTAACTACTTGGTGGTGTACTGAATGTGGTAGATATCACATAACACGTCATCATACTGAAGATTAATCCCCCACGCTTATTATGAAACTAATTATTACAGAAGACAAATTATATAAAACGTTCGCCAACTTTATGGAGAAGTATTATGACTTGACATATCATATTGTTAAGAAAAAATATTTGAGTGTTGAAGCCACCGAATATGTCTTTACAACCAAAGATGGTGATAGTTTTGGTAGGTCATTTGAAAATCATTCCTTTACATACAATAACGATAAGTATGTTACAATCCATTCTTTCTTTGGTAATCAAACTGATGAACTATTATTGAAATACCTTAATGATAAATTTGGTGATTCTGTTACTATTAGAAGAATATCTTAATCACCCACGCTTTGTACATTATAATATACATTTTGTGGTAAAATGAGGTGTTTTGTATACTATAATATACAATAATTATGAGTAAGTGTAGAAGTGTTCCCCCTCTGTGGTAAACTTGAAGATAAAATGATAGTCATCAGAACCCAACATACCTAAAACACTCCAACATTCATCCACAATCTCTTCTTCAGTTTCTTGGTCTGTTCCATCCATCCAAAATGTAATCTCAATATCCCCATCATTAAATATTATATGATATTCATCAATATCTTCATATTTGGGTAATATAAGTTTGTCTAATAATTTGTGTACTGTTTTAATTGTTGTTTCCATATTAATAACTATTTTCCGGTCCCTTTGTAAATTAAATTAAGACATTCCGGTGGTATGTTTTGGAATGTTACCATATGTTTCGATGTGGAACCAAAATGTTTATCTTTATACCACTTAACGTCCGGAATCATTTTAGTATTTATCTCCCATATATCATCATCATACGTAGAATCAAACCAAGCTCTTTTGTTTGTTGAGTTGGTTGCAAATATTGCCGGTTGACACTTATATCCATAACCAACATAAATCTTATAACATTCCCCCGTTTTTGTTTTTAATCCATCTCTAAGAATATCATCCCTGAACATTGGATTTGATTTGTGTATAACAATATCGTTTGGAGTTATTTCTTTTCCCGCAGGTGAATATAACTCATTCTCTATTAATATCTTTATGGTGTTAATTAATTTCATAATCTATTTATAGTGTTGTTCTAATGCGTCAATCATCCATATAAAAACATTATCTAAAACATCTTTGGGAAGATTTTCATAATCTATTGCGTAAGTACCGACAAGGTCTTCATATTTATGTCCACCAAAAACATCAATAGAAACTCTTGTTTTACCATAATAGTTTATAATCTTTTCTTCATACGAATCAATACTATATCTAACCGGTGATAAACCACTTTCATATACAGATATTCCGCTTTCACCCATTAAATCCGACAATTCTTTAACAATATGTTTTATTGTTATTATTTTTTCTTCATCATCAATTTTTTCGTGGTCAATAAAATGTAACACATTTTCATATCCCCCCATTAATTTGATGGCGTGATATAATCCGTGTTTGTCTATCATATTCTTAATCATTTCCTCCCGGTTCTCCGTTAGTAACGATTGGATTCTATGTATGTTCTCTTGTAAATTCATATCTTAGTAGTTTATGAATACCTCAACCAACTCATCAAGTATTTGTCCCGGTAAACTTTCATAATTAACTTTGAAATCACCTAAGTTAGAATTAGTATCTGAAGAATAAACGTCAACATAAAGTTGTTTTCTACCTAAATATTCTATTTGTCTTAATTCATCTTCATCTTCACTATAAAAAATTGGTGCGGAATCAACCTCAACAAGACCAAAACCATTTGCACCAAACTCATCACAGATTTGGGAAACTTTTTCTTTAATATAATTTACTTTGTCAATCTCTTTTAAGTATGGCTCAACCATATAATAATTTCCCACCAATTTAATGGCGTCGGCAATTCCCATCTTGTCAATTAAATTTCTGATGGTCTCGCCTTTTTTATCTTCAGAGATTAAGGTGTTGATTCTTTCTATGTTCTCGATTAAGTTCATATTGATAAATATATTATTTGGCGGAATAGTTTTAATTTTGTATCTTTGTACTTTAATTAAAATAATCCGTTATGTCAAATACTATGTCAGTTGATTCATCAACATTCTCAAGATTGAAAAAAGAATATCAAAATGCTGTGGTTAATTCTAAAGACACTTTCATTTTTGATGGTAACGAACTTTTAACCACTTACGCAAAATACTTAATTGAGTACTTAACCCCAATGTTTAGATAATATGGATAACAAAGACCAAATTTACGTAGCCAACATTATTCCCCACATTAAGAAGTATCTTAAAAAACACCCTATAACCGGAATGGTTGAAAGGGATGAGTGGTTCCAATTTAATTATAAAGCTAAAGGGGTTAAGTTTAAGGACGATTATTTTGCTTGGAACAGAATTCTTTATGTTAATCTTGAAGTATCAGATAAATATTGGACACAAGATAAGGAATGGCGTTATATAAAAGATTATTGGTGGTCACCACGAAGAAGAAACCAATACATCAGAACTTATGTAAAAGAAGATATTCAAAAATCATTTACCTTATTTTCTATCCCTGCGAGAATAGAAATTGGAACAATCAAAATGGTGTGATAGTAATCCACCATTTTTGTTCTTTGACATAGTGATTATTAACCACCACATTGAGGACAACCACCACTAAATCCACTAATATTACCGACGTAACCTGTGGGTGTAGTTTCAACTCCCGAATCATTGGAACAACAACTTGAATTTGAATAGTTGACCACAAAATTAGAGTAATCCCCACTATAAAATGGTATTGTTAATGCAATATTAGTATATAAATAAGCCCCAACAACAATACTTGATGATGTTGAATATACATAAATAATCCCCTCATCACAACACGATAGTAACATAAGTTTATAAACCCTTACACCACCATATCTTGGTGTACCCGCCAAATATATATTTGTTATTTCCGTAGAAGTCAACTCTCTATTATATAATCTAACGTCACCAATTTTTCCATTAAATGGATTACTACCACCTGTCTCCCAACCACCTAATCTTAAACTATTATTTGTTGTTGTTGGTTGTTGACCTACATATACTTGTTGAACTTGTAACTCCCCATTCAAATAAATTTTCATTGTAGTATTCCCCGCAGAATAAGATGAGACAAACGTCATAAAATACCAAACATTATCAGCTAAATCCGCATAAGCATATAAATTATATTGAATACCTAAGAAATAATTTGAAAATTGAATACTATTATCACTCCTAAATGCAAAATAAGGTAAATACATACCCATCATTGCATTGTAAGTATTTACAGATTGTGTTCGTTTAACCCATATAGTCCAAGTAGTACTTAATCCTAACGTAGATAAAGATGTTGTTATCACATCATTAATACCATCAAAATAAAAAGATGTTACCGCATCATAATAGGCAAGTGTTGCACCATTACTAAAGGTACCATTATAATTATTTCCACTCGCATCATACGCTGTAGTTGGAGTAATTACTCTTGTATTTGTATTTTGACCATCTAACCATAAAACTAAATTGTCTGTTGGTATAAATCGTTGAAGTCCTGCATAATAATTTTGTAATATTTCCGATTCTGACAATGCTCTATTATAAATCATTAAATTAAATGCCTTTCCTTTTTTTGGGTAAGTATTTGGTGACCCAAATCCAACAAATTGTCCTGTTGGTTGGAAACCAACCGGTATACCACCCGCAGCAAAACTACCCACACCATTAAGAAAAAATCCACGAGTACCCGGAAACACATTATTATATGTTAGTACAATATGATTCCAAACATTAGGTGAACCACCAATACTAAAATTATATAGTGTAGTTCCCCCATTATACGCACTTAAAGTTATACCATTAATGTTATCATACGAAATAGAATAATGACTCCTACCTGAAGTATTCACATCAAAAATAGTTTGACTAACCCCACCTGTTGAGTCTACATAATACCAAAAAGATATTGTTCCGGTATTTTGTGGAAACGATGTACCGGATAAAGACGGAACCGACATATAATCATTTGTCCCATCAAAAGATATACTACCTCCGGCATCACTACTATACACCGGTCCATTAATTAATGTTCCCGTATTTCCACTACCACTTAAATCATACCAAAAGGTTCCGGATTTTGAATATGATGGTGTAAATCCGGCATCTAAATAAAGTTTAATCCCATTGGTTACTATATTTGGTGGTTCAACATTGAGACACTTATAATTTCCAAAATTAAGAAGATTTAACGCATCACCAATAGTTGTTATGTTACCCATACCCCCTAATTGATTAGAAAGAGCTATTAATTGAGTATCACCCGTAGAAATATACATTGTTGGACTACTTGTTCCATTACCCACATAGGTTACATAACCACCAACGTTTGGTGTTTTTCCATTCCAAAACGCTGTTGATGATGTTAGTCCATATCCACCTTGATTAACACCAATAGCAAAGTTTTCTCTCATTAGTGAGTTTGATTGTATAGTAATAGTATTTTTAATTGGATATGCCATTATAATTCATCAATTGGTTTATTCCAATCAGAAGTAGATAAAATGGTTAATATTTCCTCATAGGTATAAGGACCTTCTTGTGTTGTTAAAGTTGAAACACACTCCGGCATATCACCATCCCATTTAACAAATGTTTTAGTATCATCAACGGATTTTCTAACCGTATCAATAGATGTTTCTAATACCTGAGTAAAATCAATGTTTGGTAGTTCTGATACATTGAATATAATAAATTGTCTGTTGTCATAATTTTGTGTTTCCATATTATCCTATATTTGCACCTGTTATATCTCTAACACCATAGTCAGGAAAATGTTTTTTGAAGAAGTCCTGAATCGCATACTTAAAATGTCTTGATATATAACCATAGGGTACTAATTTCATTAACATATCCTGTAATGAATAATCCCACCACAGATGTTCGTTCTTTTTATTGTACCTCATCAAATATTTGTCACCATTTTTCTCATTATACAATACTATTACATCATCATTTTCACTATAAGCATTTATCTCCATACTTAAAAACTTAATCATAATTTTTTGCCACTTTGGATATTCCTCTTCATACTCTTGGTCATAAGAAGCTCTTGAGACGTAAGCGTCTTTACCTTCATCCATTATTGACTTGATTCTATCTATGTTTTCGTGTAAGTTCATAACAATAAATATATCATTTTATCATTAATAATATATTTATTTAGTATGGAAGAAAAGATTAAATACTCAGTTGAAAAAGTAATAATGAAAAAATACCCCGTGATATCCGGGGTAGTAAGTGTTGATGATTTATTCTCTGATTTAGGTAGAGAGCATTCATCATTTTTAGGTTGGAATTATGTGGTTAACCTTACCACTGAAGAATGTTTGGATGAAATGCAAATGATTAAAATCGACGAAGATATTAAAACATTATTCAGTATGATGGGAGCCGACACTAACAATCCTTTTAGTATTGGTAAAACTCCCCAAATTAAAGCATTCTTTGATTGTGGTGATGGTGAAGGATTTGTCTTCAAAATGCCACAAGGTTATAGACATTAGTAGTCAGGACAGGACTTGAACCTGTATGAGTGATTGCTTTGCCTATACACTACGATTATACTACGACCTTAGTTTCGGTCACTTACGCTATAATACGTGCTACAATCTGCACACACAACAATCTGAATCTCCCTATGTGTGTTGGTGGGTAACGTCTAACATTCCGTCACCTGACTATTTTATTTAATTTTTATAATCACCATCAAGTTTTAGACCCCAAAGGAACATAAAAATACATAATGGTAGGTAAGCCAAAAACCAAACATCTTTTGGATTATTGACTTGTAGATATGCAATTCCCACCGAAAAACCTGTCAATATTAGTATCACTAATAAATTTATAATATGTTTCATAATTAATTTAATAAAGGATTAATTGTAAAATATTCTTCTCTCCCGGTCACACCTTTACCAACAATCCTGAAGAATTGTCTGTACTTAGATTCTTTTTGTGAAACACACTCGTGTGGTGTAAAAATACTTATCTTTGCAACCTCACCCGACTTTAACAATCTACCGGTGTTCTCCGGATATCTGTCTATGTATTCACTCAAATCACCATCATCAGTATACGACATCTCTTTGGTATCCCATACTCTACAAGTATCAGAAATGTTGTTGGCAATCAATACCATCGTGTCATCATCTAATAAGGTATGGTTTCTACCACCCCAAGATGACCCACCACCACTTCCACCCCATCGGTTTTTATTCTCATATCTTCCGACTTCTATGTGGACGTTTCTATCAATCCCCTTGGAGTTGTAACCTCTTTGCGTTTTCCCACCATCAACGAATGATTCATCTATGGTTAGATAACCAATCTCACCTTTCTCAAGATAGTTCTCATCAACTATCTTTGAATAGGATTTGTACTCTTCCGGTAATGATGAACTATCACCTTGGATGAACGGCATCATATTACATTTTACCCCAACCGGTTGTGGGAACTCAATTGTATTTACTATCATAATTAATACACCTCAAATTTATTAACCACAGCACCTTTTGGTACCACTATTTTATATTTATCACCTTCCTCATCGTGATAGTCGAATAAACCCGACTTTGATTCAAAATGTGTCATTTTAATCTCAACGTGTGGTTTGTCAGACCCATCCTCAACAATAAATGTTTTATCAACCGGTTTCTTCCCTCTTACATAACCATCAACTGATTTGTAATAATAGTAGTAATACTCTGTTTGCTCTATTGTACCACAACCCAACGTAAAACTACCACTAACCTCATTACTATTCTTTATTGATGCAATGTTTGCTCTTCGGGAATAATACTCAGTAGTATCTGAATCTACCCATCTGACACAAGTAAAAACACCTATACTTAATAACAACGAACTAGCAAACGCCATAAGCATTAACAAAAGTATTGGTATTTCTTCGCCTTTCGACATCTTATAAAATAATACTGTTAACCCAATTGTTAATAAAACTAACAAACCAATCAAAAACTGCCCTTCTGAAATCATAATTTTTTATTTTAATTAATATTGGGTACAAAGATAATATTATTTTTTAATCCACCAAATTTATTTAGTCAATTCTTACAGGAATTTTTAATTTTTCACCATTTGTTCTTGAATAAACAGCGTGTTGTGGAGCCATCCACATTTCTTTGTGGTCATTACCCAACATATCAATATATTCTTTACCTTTGCCCGGTTTAAGATATGCGATTGTCATATGTGGATGATAGTCAGGGTAATCACTTGTGAATGGGAATTGTTTTAACTCCTCATTTGTTTCATTTAGATTGTCCCCCATTATATCATACTTTAACACATCATACTTTGGATTGTTGAAACAAGATAGGTTGTGAGCTTTACAAGTTGTGAAGGTTTTGTTACCCAATATTTGTTCTATTTGTTCCGGTGTTACCTCATTGTCGTGTAATCCATACAATAGAGTACAGTGTGATTCCGGTTCCAAACCGAATCCATCTTCTTCCACGTATAAGTCCTCAGGGTTTATTTTGTTGTGTAGTTCTGTAATCGCATCCGGATTAAAGTATAACATTACACAAGAGTATGGATATGATTGTTTATTCTCATTGATACCCATAATCGATTTCATTTTTGATAGTTCTTCGTTTAAGTTCATATATTTGTATTATTATCTTCCTTCGTATTGCCATAAGACAGCATTACAATATGCGTGTACAGCACCTTCAGTCATATTTGTTTTATGACAATGTTGCAGATGAATTGGATGGTCTAAAAACCCTTGTGGGAATAGTCTCCAATTGATTGGTTTACTTGTTATTATATCCGGAGCAACCTCATCTAATGTTTCACCACAATACATACACAGATTGTTCTGTTCCTTAATATATTGTAATCTAACTTCTCTTCGTTGTGGTTGGGTTAGTTTTGTATAATCTGTTGGTAATTCCATATGTTATTGTAAATTTATTGATATTGGTAAATGGTCTCCGTCTGACTTGAAAAAACGATATCTCATAAACAAAATAACGTGTTCCCCATCCACACTCTCAACCAATTTTCCGTCATATACATTTGTGAATGAATATATTGCTAATTCAATATTATACCCTAATGTTTCAACTCTTTTAAGTTCTTTTTCAATCAAAGAATCAATTTCCGAAAAATCTTTTAACATTCGGGATTGAACATAATATTCTTCACCATTAACTGTAAATTTTGGTGATGTGACGTAATGTATTTTTATTTTATTTTTCATTACTATTGTATCTCTATCCACGCCGCTGCGGTCTGTGTTCCTGATTCTACCTCAGTCATTCCTTTATCTGTTTGAATATAACAATCATTCTGTGATGTTAATTCCTCAAACTTCTTATCCGACACCTTCAGTACTATGATATCACTATCAACCGGTGTTATTCCCAAATTCTTAACTGCGTGAGCAATCTGTGCCGCCACTTTACCCTCACTCATCTTTAAGTTCTTTTTATATATTGCTTTGATTCTCATACGTTAATAATAATCATTGGATATTATTTTGTCAAACCAAAATATTATTATATCTTTGTCGTATGAAATTACTTGATTTTTTAGCCGTTAGATTGATTAGTAAAGACACAGAGAGTGCTGTGAAAGTGTACAATGCGTTATATAGCCAATCTCGTGTGGTATATAAACCTCAACCACAACCTAAACCGGTTGTTAAAGTTGTTGAGAAAATTGTTTATGTTCCAGCACCTGCTCCGGTTGAACCTAAACCATTACCAAAACCTGTTACCAAGAAAGAAGAATTGTTAGAGTCATTACAATATCTCAACAATAAGAAATCTAAAACTAAACAGGACAGAGAGTCTATTGACATTATTAAGTCAATCTTGAAGAATATGAAGTAATTACCTTTTGTGGCAAGATAAACCCCAAAAATTGGGGTTTATCTTGTGGTGATTGGTAATATATTTCATTCACGCAATACTACGCATTGTGGGTAGTTTTACAAATGAAATATAATAAAAAATGCCCGTTATTACGGGCGTTATTCTAAAACTCATCCATTAAACCTTCAAGTCCCATATTTTCCCAATCTAATGACCCGGGTGAAACAATGTACATATCTTCAGGTTCTAAACGAATTCTATCAGTAAACCACCAAGTGACCAACCTATTTAATTCCTCCACATCAAATGAGAGTAATCTTAAAGGAATAACAAAACGAGATGAAACATATAATGTTCCATTCTTTTCATTATATCTCATCTCAATGTTACCATCTTTATCAATAAACAATACCTGCCAATTACTTAACACGGATTCTTTATTTAAGTCAATGTCTTTACGTGTTAATTCACTTAACTTATCGTCTAACATCTTGTAGGCTAATTGTCGTTGTCTATTTTCTGTTATTAATATCTTCATTGTTATATATAATCATCCGTTATTTGAACAACCTCTAATCCTGTATTTTCTTCAAACCATTCTTTGAATACTGATTTCCATTTATCACCAAATAATGAAGTTAATTTCTCACTAATTCTTGGATATATTGACAATAAAGGACATTTATGATTATGTAGATGTCCATAAGGCGCAAAGAATTCATCTTCCGGACCACCATTAGCATTACAACCATAATAAACGTAAGAATCTTGGTCATTAATGAAAAATACAAGGTCACCATATTGTTTAACATCTTTTTGATAAACATCAGGATTTGCCCACCCATAATCAGGGTAGAACGTTTCATCCAAATACTTACGGATAACTTGATTAACTCTATTTTCTGATATTATTATTTTCATTAGTTTACCATTTTATACGTAAAATCCCATTTGGAACCATAATCTGCTAAATCAAGCCCAAAAATAGAATCAACTTGTTTCATTATTTTTCTTGATGTTGTTGTTGGACTAATCTGCATCTTACCACTTTTGAAATTAAGTGTTATAAGTGTTACGGTAATAATTTCACCTTGTTCATTTTTTGGACTATCTTGACTCAATAAAACTTTTTTATCACTAATATCAACACTATCAACCTCCGGGAAGGTAGACATAATATAATTTTGAATTAATCTAATTCGTTTATCTTCGGTGATTAATAATTTCATTAGTTTAATAATCCTTTAACTGTATGGTGAATTATACCAACCGGTAACCCAAATTTTTCAGAGAACCATTCTTTAACCAACATTTTAACCTGATGTGGTGTATAACCAAAAAATATAATTGGTTTTATTACATCATCGCAAATATATAAAACATCCGCACCTTCACCATACATCATAATAACACCATCACCATTACGATAACTTATTGTTTTTTTTTCTCCCATAGAATCAGTCACATAATTAACATCTTCATACATATTGGAGAACTCTTTATCCAATTCTTGTTTGGCTAACTTGTCCCTTCTACTTTCTGTTATTACTACTTTCATATTATTGTGAATATTCAGAGGTTAGGACTTTCCATCTTTTGTTCTCTGCCGGTTTAATTAATTTAACTTTTATGTTGTAATAATTCTCAACCCATTTTTTTAATATTTCAAATATTTGTTGATAACCCATACTAAAAATACCACCTAATAATTTCCAAATATCAATAGTAATAAAAATTTCTTTAGTTTTTATATTATAATCAAAAATTACATTTTTATTTTTTACATATATATGTAACGATGGTCGTTTTTCGTAATCAATAAACTCCAAATCACTATAGTTATCATTCAACCAATTAATGGCGACTTGTTCTAATTTACTTTCTGTTATTACTACTTTCATTATTTATTCAATCGTGCATTATAAACACTTCTATATTTACTTTTTAATTCATTATCAGGTAATGATTCTAACTGATTTCTTCCATTTAATGTTTCCCTAACTAAATAATCAATCATTTCTTCTCTACTTATATTATCAACGTCAATCATCTGATAACATTTACGCCAATTGTCAAAAGTTAGTGTCTCACCAATCTCAAATTCCGGATGACCCGTTTCTTGTCCAAACTTGGTTGCGTATTTCTCATCATACCATTCGGTAATTACATTAAGTATAAATGTTTTTCTAACTTGTAACATTTGAGATAAAAAGTCAATTTCTTTCTCATTAATCCATAAATCACCTGAAAAGAATATTTCTTCATCACTATCCTCATCATTAAAAAAATATTTCGCCTCCATAACAATATTGTCACCTTTACACCACTCTTCACTATAATTTCCATAATTATCTTCAGGCGGTGGAAGAACTCTTGTTGTTTTAGAGACAATTTTCTCCATATGTTTAATAATCACTGATTGAGAATTAGGACTACCTTTGGTAAATTTTCTACTAACCTCTTCTCGTAATATCTTTTTAATTAAATCTTTCATTATTTACCACTTTTAATTATCAACTCACCAAGAACTTCAATCAGTCCCACTAACTTTTGGAACTCTACCTGTTCCATATCAACATCCTTGGATAAACCACATAGTTTATCAAGGTGTTCTTTGAATTCTTTTTTAGATTCGTTGATGTCAAACTTACCTTCAGCTGCTTTCTTATAGTGTGGTAATTTCACAACAAAATGATGGTAAGTCAACATTGCCGGACCACCCTTTTCTTTTGCGTTCTCAGTAATCTTTGACGCTCCATCAAATCTTTTTTGAGCAAATTCCTCAAACTTGGATTGAGATTCTTCTCTCAATATTTGTCTAATTAAATCTTTCATAATATATAAATACCTTTTTTACCTTTATCAACCAACTCATCAAACTTTCTACCCGGTTTAACAAATACTTCTTCGTTATTCTCACCCACAGGTTCTATGTTGGATACTTTTTGTTTTGATAATACAATTAGTATATTATCATCAAACTCTCTTAAAATCCCCCTTGAAATGTGTTTGGCTTCAGACATATCATCTGTGTCTAATATAGATTGAATTGAGAATCCTCTGTGGTGTCCTTTCCCGGGTTTAACCCAAAAATTAATATCCATATTCTGAAAACGATTCACATACTCTCTGAAGTTCTCATCTTTATGGTCACAGAAGTAAATATAGATTAAAACCTTTGTCTTGGTCTCAACCTCTTCCTTCAATATTCTCTTAATTAATTCTCTCATACACTATAAATATCCTATAAATTAAAAACCCCCACTTTGAATGGGGGTTATATTATTCTCTTACAATAATTTCTTGGAAATCATCATCAGCTCCATCGTATTCCTCCTTTGAGGACTTGGTCAGTACATATCCGTGGTCGGCAACATAATCCAAGACAGCAACTTCATTCTCGGTTCCAATCTCCATTGCGATATACCCAATAAGTTCACCATCCGGAGTTTCTATTTTGGCATAGTTAAACTCACTCATTACAACACCTCAGTTAGTATTCTCCAACTCTTTAATTGATTACCATCAAAAGTAACCTCAACCGGTTTTCCTTTTAATTTATCAACTGAATCAACCTTAGCCTCCTTCAGTAAAGTTGACACATATCTCATAATTTCAGAGTACCATCCGTCTCTATCTGACTCTGACCACTGAGAATGTTCTGAACAACTAATTGTTTCAGCATCCCATTGTGCTCTTGAATCACCAACACCCCAACCACTAGTACCTAATGTAACGTGGATTCCTAACATTGCACCTTGATATCCACCAAGACCAAAACTTACCGACTCAATTTTTCCTAATCTTTTTTCCATATTTTAATTATTTAACCAATTATTAAATTTCATTATTATTTCCTCATAAAATTTATGACAACCATATAAAATTAAAACCATTATCAACATAATCCAAGCTAATGGTGTAAACCAAATCCACAAATGTTTTTCCAAATAATCACCATCACCAATAGCACTTAATAAAACAGCCAATGTCGCAATCGACATTAAACCTAAGACAGCACCAAGAATCTCTAAATCTATGATACCAATTATAATTAACCCGAGTAAAACTAACCCATTCCAAAATTTAACACTATTTGGTGTCTCTTTCCAATTTCTTTTAATGTCTGATATTATTTTTTTCATTACTTTATTGATTTTTTTAATTTATTCGTATTCTTCTTGTTGTTTTATTGATGTAGGTTCTTCATACTCACCAATGGTTTCTAATTTACTTTTTAACACGTCAATTTCCTTTTGAGTGTATACCGGAGCAAAAGATGGTCTTGAATGGAAAGGAATATTCTCTCTATTTTCCCATTCTTTTAGTTCCTTCTCGGTAGATTTAATCAAATCCATTAAACTTTTGGATTCTTTCCATTTATCATAATCCTCAACAGATTTGATATAATTAACCTCACCATAGTTACTAATCTTAGCATCCGGATTGGTTGTATACACATCCACGATACCATCGTAACCATCGTACTCAATACACAAATCATTAACAGAAAGTTCGTTGGTTAACACATTCTTCCATCTATTACCATACGACCTAACCTCACAGATATATATAAACCCATCGTTCATATCGTGTAAGTAATTGCCTATGCTGTTTTGAAGTTCTCTTAATTCTTCTACCGAGTATTTTGTAAAATCTATTTCCATTTGACAAAAGTAAGCATAAAAAAAGGAACTACCAAATAGTTCCTTATATTTTTTTACTTCTTATTGAAGTCTTCGTCACTCATATATTTTATTGTCCGGATGTTTCCGTTTTCAACATACCTTCTAAATCTATCAGTATACTTTTTATAAATTCGTTTGATAACCTCATCTTTAATAGTGTTATACAAATTAGGTGACCCAACCCACACACTAATCAAATCATATAATTTTTCATCATTAACCGCAACTAAATTTATCTCAGGATAATATCTTGAAATTGTATTAAGTCTATTTCCCGGTGTTAAAAATTCAACATATGATAACTTACTACCCATTCTTGATTGAAAAGAATCATACTTATCAACACCAATTCCATTAACTATGGTATCGATTATCTTTTCTAATTTATCTTCACTAATTTTAATATCCATATCTATAAATATAACACGAGGGCAAAAGTTACCCCCGTCTTTTGAACGAGGGTAATTATTTCAATTTTTTACTCTCCAAAATAATACAAAGGTAAATTTTACACTTTTTTACTCTCGTTTAATATTCATTTTGATTTCATCAATTCTTTAATATATTCGTGAGCTTCTAATAATTCCGGGTCAGTTTCTATATAATAACGAGATTTCATATCTTGATAGTTCTCTCGGATATCTGATATACACCATCCGAAGAACACAAATAATAATTTAACTTTTATTTTTAGTTTTTTTAATCTCATCTTTTATTATATCAATAATAACAACCAAACACATAAACCCAACAAGGGCAAACATAAAGTATCCTGGTCCAACAGGGTCTTGTAGTTCCATTAGTCTTTCTTATCTTTCTTAACTCTTTTTTTATACACCCTTTTCTTCTTCACCGGTGCGGGTACAACCTCTTCTTCAACCACTTCAGGTTTTGGTGTATCAACAACTTTTGGAGTTGCATTCTCGTGTTGTTTTTTCATAAAATGAAATGCAATTCCTATCGATGCAAACAAAATTACGAGGATTAAAATAATTAACATCACTCTATTAGATTTATTAAAGATTAAGACAAACTATTATGTTATCTTGCGATAAATATGTATTAATTTTGTTTTGTTACAATAATTGATTAAAATAAATGAATTATTTTTATTAATTTGTTGGGTTACAAATATAACACCATAAATAATCACTAAATTCCACAATTAACCCCAATTTTCCGGGTTGACTTTTACTACTTGAAAGGTAAATGTTACAGGCTCTTCCTCTATCATCTGAACAATACCATCTGCTGATATCACCTTCTTTACCATCGTAAGAAATTACGTGGTACACTTGTTTGGTATTTGAATAAATCACCGCTTCTTTTTCTTCTAATTTGATTAGAATGTCACAAGATTTTAATGATGATACATCCCATATAACATCACCTGATGAGTTTTTAGACCCCAACTCAAATGTTTCCGCTCTCATATAAAATGGTTTGTCCTGACCAAATGAGATTAACGTTGTTAATACTAATAAGAGAGTTAATAATAGTTTTTTCATTTTAGATTGAATAAATAATGTGACAAATAATTGCTGTTAATACACTACCAACAATTAATCCTTTAACGAATAAATGTTGATTCACCGGTTCAGGAATAATAACCTCAACAGGTTTTGGTTTGTTATATTTTTTTCTGTAGTATGGTTTTTTCTTTTTAACCGGTTTGTCCTCAACTGAACCCAACACAGATTCTTTTACAATCTTAGGTGTTGTTTTTATAACTTTTTTAGGGTCAACTCCTTCGTTTAACTTCACTCTATATTCAGGTGAAACACTTGGTATAACTCTTTTTTCTTTGTCGAATAATTCTTGTTCGACGTGTTCGCTTAATTTTCTTGAACTCATTTCTTTTGTTTTTTTGATTAATGTTAATGGTGGTGAAGGGATGAACTTACTTCCACCTTTGGATGGTTTTAAGAAACTCCAATAGTTATTTTGGAAGTTAACTAATTGTTCCCGGTATTCATCCATAGATTGTCCGGGATATGGTACGGGTAATAACTTTCCCATTAGTGTTCCGATTTACTAATATCTATCATAAGAAAAACAATTGCCGGGATTGCAAATAATACGTTAACAAATAGCATCAAAATAATACTACAAACAGATAGTAAATCGTATTTTCTTTTAACTATAAAATTTCTTAAACTACTCATTTCACAAATATAAAATAAAAAATCCGGATTATCAATACCCGGATTTATTTTTTGTGGAATTCAATTACTTTCCATTCACCTTTTTTTGTTTCAACAAGAGCGGTACAGTTTTCACACCAATCCCCACTATTCATATAGTTGTCTTTTAACTCCGGTTGATGAATGTGACCACAAACGGCAACATCACAACCTTTTTTGTAAGTTAATAATATTGCGTTGTGTTCAAAATCATTTATAAAGTTAACGGCTTTCTTAACACCATTTTTAATATCTTTGGAGATGGAATAATAAGGTAACCCTCTCATCTCACGATATTTGTTGTAAACTCTATTCATCCATAATGCTAAGTCATAACCTATTGAACCAATGTGAGCCAACCATTTTGCTTTGGTAATGAACACATCCAACACATCTCCGTGAAACACATACATCTTACGACCATCAAGGGATGTGAAGGTATAATCCTCTGTGATTGTTAGATTAGATAATTGGAATGGGATAAAATCTTTTAGGAACTCATCGTGATTTCCTCTGAGCCAAATAACGTTCACACCCTTCTCGCTCATCTTCATTATCTTTCTCAATACTTTGGTGTGACTTTCTTTCCATTTCCCACCTCTTTTTAGAGCCCAACCATCAACGATATCCCCATTTAATATTAAGGTCTCTGTGGTGTTCTTTTCAAGAAATTCTATAACATCGTTTGCTCTACTTGATTTGGAACCCAAGTGAATGTCTGATAGAATTATTGTTTTGTATTTCATTATGTCCAGTAATTATGTTCCTTTGTGAAGAACTCATCGTTGTTTCTATTAAACCAAGATTTAATCATCATCTTAACCATATAGAATAAACCTTTGTTCTTGAATCGTCTTGATGTGGTATAAACAATTTTGTCTGCCACATAAAACTTATTTGGGTTTATCTTTGAACTTAAATGATAATCCTCGGCAAACTTATCATCCGGATTAAATCCTCCCAATGAATTGAATACCTCTAAATTAAATAACATAAATCCTCCGACCGCAAATGGTGTGGAGAACTTGGTTAGATATTGGATAACATCAAATGATTTATATACATAATTGTAGTCACCATCATCAGTTCTCATTTTAACCGTGGATAAATGATAATCATTTTTTTTCATTACCTCAACCATTTCATTTAATAAATTATAATCATTCAGGTATATGTCAGCATCCAAGAATAAAACATAAGGTGTTTTTATTTTTTTGGTTCCATTGTTTCTGGCTTCAGCAGGAAATCCACCTTTAACCATTTTTACTTTAATATTGTTATAGCTTGGATTAAGAATACATTTTTGTGTAAATCCATCATCTGTTGAAGAATCGGCAACCATTACATTTACACCTTTGATATTGTTTTGCAAGTTTAATAATCCTAAAGTTCTCTTTATGATTAAACCCTCGTTTTTACAGGGTATTACTATTGTTAAATCTTTACTTAAACTCATACCTATAAATATACCGGAAGTAAATTTTTGATACGGATATTTATTGTAAAACATTATTTATGAAAAACATTTTATTATTACTAATTACTTTAACCACATTCACATCATTCTCACAAGTGTTGAGAGATAGTATTGTGGTTAAAACTCCAATGTTTGAGATTGTATACTCAGAGAAGTTGGAACAACCTAAATTCATTCGTTATACCGTTCAATGTCCAAATGGAACCGCATCAAGAACCGGAATGGATTTTTATGTTGACAAAACAATTAAAACATCTGATGCTAAAGATTATGAAAAAAATCCTTACGACAAAGGTCATTTAGCACCTGCAGCTGATTTTAATTGTGATAAAGAAACTCTATTCAAAACATTCACTTATCTGAACTGTTCCCTACAACAAGAGAACCTCAATAGAACAACGTGGAGATTACTTGAGGTAAGAGAAAGAGAACTAGCAAAAACACATAAAGTAGTTCAGGTTGAAATCAGATGTATCTTTGGTCCAAAATCAATTAAGTTACCATCCGGAGCAACTGTCCCAACTGCTTACAGAAAAACAATAAAGTATGATGGTGTTACAGAAGTATACTACTTCAAAAATGAAAAACCATTATCAACCGACTTTACAAAGTATAAAATATAAAAAAACCCTCATCAGAGGGTTTTATATTTTGTTGTAAAATTGAAAGTATTGGTTCCTGAATAATCAAATGTGGCAACTACGTCATCCGTACCCCAAACAAATTTAATCAAAAAACTCACATCATAATACAATCCACCTAAATTAGGAAAGGTTATTACAACTTCTTGTTTTGATGAATGATAATTAAGTTCGGCTCTCATTATTCCATCCCTCCCTAAAGATTGTTCATAGTCAGAGGAAATTGAAACACTAATACCTACTTTATCATAAAGTGAGGGACATTTATATTTTAATATCCTTTTGAAGTAATTAACCTCGTGAGTCATTATCGTTACCAACCCAATCAATCTTTGGGCAATACTTGTTGTATTTTGCTTTGATGAATTCTGTGGTCATATTAACTTTGGCTTTCTTAATAACCCATTTATTTTCTGTTTCAGAAAAATAAGACTCATCAGTGGTTGAATATTCTCTCAAATATTTCACACCTTCAATGATTCCAAACACAACCAATGCAGCCCAAAATAAACTTCCACCAACAACCAAAAATTCAAATAAAGTGTGTTTTTCAACTTTGATGAATAAGGCAAGTATTGCCGAGATTAAAGCTGCAACAGCAAACAATGCAATGTAAACACCAACACTAACACCTAATCTTTCACCGGTCTTTCTATCTCCATTGTCATAATTTTTATCAAACAAATCATAAACAACCACCGGGATTGAGAATAACACGTATGGAATGAATGTTAAATACATCAACACTACTTTCCAAAAGTAAGGACACAAGTTGTTTGGTAATCCTTGCCATTCACTAACACCATAAAACCATTTATATAACCTTGAAGTAACCGAATTTTTATTTAATTTCATAATCCTAATATTTCTCTTTTTGTTTTACCACTTTTTGCACCCAACTCTGTGTATAGTTTTTGAATCTCACCATACGACTTATACCATTTTGGTATTGTACCCACATCATTAATATAACACCCAAACAAACAAGTACTTAAACTATTTGAAATGTATGGGTTACCACTTGACCAAATCATACTATCCGGTTTAGCACCGTCCGTTAGACGTGGATTACTCTTTCTTACTTTCTCAATGAATTCTAAAACATCTTCATCTTTTGGCGGAAATCCACATACGTTAATGTTTACTAACTCCAATCCTATAAAAAGTATTAAACCAAAAATCAACATTACTATTAATAATAAACCCATAATTAATTATATTTTAATTCGTTATACAATTTTTCAATCTCCGAGTGTGATTTATACCATCTTGGTACCGCACCTAATCCATCAACATACCATTTGTAACAAATACCTTTAATTCCTTTTGATATATATGGTTTACCAAAAGTGTAAACCAAAGTCTCATCAAGAATCTTTGTTTTATACATATGTGAAATCGATTTACTAAATTCACTATCATAACCTTCATCTTGTGGATTATTATTCTTAATTTCCTCAAGGAACTTTAAGATTTTCTCATCTGATATTGGAAATCCAACAACACTCATTCCAATTGTGTCCCATAAAATCCCTACGAATAATAAGACCCCTAATAATAATACTAATAATATCATCTTTTCTTTTTTTAATTAAATCGTTGTGCTAAGTTCTCCTTTTTCAATATCGTGTTCATTCTTAATGTGTAGTGCAGCAGCCCACTGCAGTTCTCTCATCACCTAACCCCGATATACGTCAATCAACGATTGTTTGTTTATACTATTTTAATCCGTACATAGTGTTTGCCCCGGATGCCAATTGAGTGGTTGGAAGTGCTCCATCCCATTTCTCAATCCATTTTTGTTGTAACAACATAGGTGTAAGAGTTTGTTGTCTCAATCTGTTTGATTCAGCCTCAGCCTTAGCGTTGGTTAACAATGCCTCAGCGTTACCTTGTGCTGTCGCCACTTTAATCTTAGCCTGTGCCTCAGCAGTCTTCACTTGGTTCTCAGCCGTAAGTGCCGCCTGTACCGCGTTGTTCTTAGCGTTGATTGCGTTTTTGAATGATGTTGGGTATTCCAAGTTAGATGTAAATTGGTTCACAATAAACCCTTCTTTAGTTATCTGAGATTCTAACAAACCTCTAACCTTAACCTCAAATGCTGCTCTATTAGATATCAATTCCTCAGCAGTATAGTTATTGGTCGCCAATCGGAATGCGTCATAAATAGCAGTCTTTAAGAATCCTTCCTCCAACTCAGGTAATGTTCGTCTATACTTCGCAAAAATCTGAGGTGCTTTATCCGGATTAACAGAGTAGTTTAAGATTGGAGATACTCTGAACTCAGAACCATCTTTTGTGTTAACCGTGAAGGAGTTGTCCCCATCTTCAGTTTTCTTATACTCTTTGTGTTGGATATAAGTTGGGAACTCATAAACCTTTGTTGTGATTGGGTTATAAAATACCCATCCTGTACAAGCCGTTACGTTCTGAACTCCTTTACCGGAACCATACATATCAACTTTCACCCCCACGTGTCCTGCGTTAATAACGTCACACGAATTGAACATTGTTAAAAATAACAATACTACACCAGCAATTACTAAAATTTTCTTCATTTTTTTTACTTTTTTAATTATTAATATTTTAATTGGATACAAAGATAATACTTTATTTTATATCTCCAAATTATTTTTCATCTTTTTTTTCTTTATCAAAGAATACACCTTTCATATTCTTCAAAAACATTGCAATGTTGTCCCCAAAATAAAGGATTGGGCCAACCGTAATTAACGCCAACAATAAGAATCCCCCATAAAAAACAAAGGTGTCGGCTAAGGTCATAAGGTAGAATGATAAATTAACCAATTCAACCCAAACAAAGAATACTACTAGTACTCCTAAAAACTTCAATAAACTTTTCATACTTTTAATCTCTAAATAAATTATTCAAATAATGGAACATATCCCCATATACATTATGTTCGTTCATATCATATCCCAACTGACGGATGAACTCAGGGTTTTCTTTTTTATACATCTCAAACATACGAGATTTAGTCATCTTACCATACTGAACGTTTGCAATTCTATCACATAGTTTCACAAACACAGCTCCCGGAGTATTTCTAATACCTTCGTAGTATTTGTCTCCAGCTCTTTCTTTACGATTCTTACCTTTATCATTGGTAACTGCGTAGATAATATCAGCAGCTTCTTCACCCAATTCAGTTTTAACATCGTTGTAAGACACTCTTGTATCCTCAATTAAATCGTGACCCCAAGTAGCTCTACGACAAGCGTCTCTTAATGTGATTTGAAATGGTGGATGACTGACTTTGTCACCGGTCTTCATTTCAAATTCTCCATCCAATAGATGTTGAAAGTCCTCACACACGTTATTCACCATTCGTAGGTGAAATTCATACGGCAGATATCTGTCGTAATAATGATTTGTTTTACGGTGTTGTTCTATACACCAATCTACATAGTTCATATTATTTCAAAATTAACATATTTGTATTCGCCATTGGTACTCTTAACACAGGCACTACACCTGTTTCTGTTTTTTGCATTACTTCGTAATACCCATTTTCCACTTTTACGGTTGGGACATCATCAAAAGTTTCTAATACTTTTGAATCTCCTCTTGAACCTGACCACAATTGAACTCTCTTTGTTGTGCTATTAAACACTAATGTTTGCATAATCTAAATTTTTAATAATTTTCTTAATCTGTTTATTGAAGAAACCCTTTCAACTATCGGTTCACTTCGTCTTCCTTCCAATTCCAACATCATTCGTTGTTGTCTACTTTGTTCTCGTAGATTATCAATATCATAATTATAATAACCTTGTTGTATTCCTCGTTGTTGTAACTGACCATATCCCGGATGGTCTAATTCACCAAATTGAGCTCTTTGTTGAGCCAACTGCTGAGCTTGGTGGTTTTCTCTGTATCTATACGGGTCATACGTTCTATTTATTGCCGACTGATATTCTTGTGGTTTATGATAGTGCATCCAACGACACATTTTTGTAAATCTTGGATGGAAATTATCCACACCGTCACGACTATAACCTTTATTACTATTCTTAATATAGGAATGGAACATCAACTCAAAGTAATTTTTATTGATTGGTCTTCTACCACGAGTTACATATTCAACATCTAAATTATAACTGTCGGTGATATCCCACCATTCTAATATCTTATCAACAGTTGAGATTATAATCCAATTCAAAATATCATCACTACGATATTCACCATCCATCTCAAACACAATAGTATAACAACCGGTGTAACTTTTAACAACATACAATGCTCTTAATGTGGAATTTTCAGATAGTATATCTTTTCTGAACAAACCATATATCAATTTATTTAACGCCCTTGTTTTCCTATCATTAGGAGAATCAGCACTCATCCGATTTGAAGGATAATAATTCATAACACATATTCTTTTGATAATCTGAAAGCAAAGATAAGACAAATTATTTTAATAAACTATTTATTAGTAAAATATTTTTATGGAACACAGTGCATTTGAAAAAATGAGTGATAGAATTATCTTCTCAGTTATTAGACAAATTATTGATAAAATTGATATTGATATGGTTGACAATTCAGCTGATTGGCAATTTTATCAAGTGGTTGAAGGTGTCTGTAAACTATTTTCAATTAACCCGTCAATTCAAGATACTGATTTTCTATATAATGTTATTAAATTAAATGGTGATATTTTTGAAGAAAATTCTCTTACCTCACCATTAAAAAAGCCAACATTAAAAAATTATGAATATGATTGGATAGTACAAATGAAAACAATAGTTAACGAATATTATAGAAACACAATTTCATTATATTCCGATAAAGATGAGGTTAATGACCTTTTGTACTCCCTGAAAAGTGAAGGTACCTTAGATGTTTTTGATGGAGATTTATACGAAGAAGATACTAGAGATAGTGAAATGTTAGACGATGAACTTGGTGATGTAACACAAATTTAAGAATTATCCTTTATAATGTCTTTGGTAGTATTTGAATCGTTGTCTACTACTATCATCAGTATCAATTACAAAAAAATACTTTTCAACATCAGGATTATTTATGTTTTTAAGAAAATCATCATAAAGTTGACCTCTTGACATTGATAATCTTTTCTTAACTAAACTTCTTTTAATTGATAATGCTTTTGAATCTTTCTTAAACAACCAATAAGGTATTTTAATAAACACAAAACCTTCCTTACCTTCAACCGGTCCAAGTATTTCAATTTGAGATTTTGGTAACTTTGAAAAATAAATATAAATGTTGTATGATTCCGCACCATCCATAAACAATCCTGAATTATCTAATTGTTCGTGAATGTTTAATACTTCAATCATTTTTTCAGTTTCACCAACAATCATATAAGCGCCAACTACTGATTTGTCTTCAGGATTATACACCGTTTTGTTAAAGTCAGGTGTAATATCATCAACTTCTTCTTCCTCTCGAATAAATAATTTATTATATTGTGATTCTGTAATCTTAATTTTCATAATTATAAATATCTTGAATATATTTATTGTTAAACGCATACAATGGAAAAACACAAATTATTAACCTTAGTAAAAAAAACAGGTAGAAGTTTTAAGAATCAAAGTCCTACCGGAGTATATAGAGAAATATTAAATAATACACATTATTCCGCATTATCACACGTTCTTAATGCTAAAGACTTGGTAATTTATTCATTATTAATCCCACGTTTTAATATGGAATCAGATATTGATGAAGACTACGATAGAATTGAATATAATATGTTTACCATTGAATTAATTGAAGTATATGATACTGAACCTACCGTTGATTGTGGAGAATGTCGTGGAGGATTTGAAAATTGTGACCATTGTGATGGAACCGGTGATGAAGAATGTCGTAGTTGTGATGGAACCGGTGAAGAAGATTGTGAATATTGTGATGGTTCAGGTGTTGATGAAGAAGGTGAAGAATGTGATGTATGTCAAGGTGCCGGAAGAAATACTTGTGGAAGATGTAACGGTAATGGTACAGAATCTTGTGGTTATTGTAGTGGTGATGGTGAAGTTCAATGCGGATATTGTGATGGCGATGGTAAAATAGAATCAAAAGATTCTGCTGAAATAACTTATACTGACTTTGTTTCTTGGAGTGGTCGTTGGAAAATGTATTTCGCAGGATTAAAACACGACGAACAAGTAGATAATGAAGACTCCAATAATTTCTATAACAATAATCAAACTTTAATATTAAGAGATTATCAAGAAATATCTGAAGATTATCAAGGTTATGAAAATGGAGACACTTTCTTATTTAGAATGGAAGAAAAACCTAATATTATCACTAGAGCTAATGGTAAAGGTGTTGTAGTTATTTAATGAGTAAAATTACGATAACCTTCTAAATGTTGTTTAATAACATAATAGACCTGTGGTAAATAAAATCTTCTTATCCATCTATCGTATAACGCAAGATTATCAAAACCATCTTTCCATTTAATAAATGTATATGGTTCACTTCTATCAAAATCATCTTCGTTGAAATGGATTATACTATCAAAAAAATCAACCCCATCGTATGAATTAGTGTCAACCGGAATACCATCACTAATATCCCAAAATGGTGTTGCTAATGTATAAGTAGTTTCTTCTCTGTAATCACGCCAATTATCCTCAGACCAATCACAATACCAATCTATGGTACCACTAAATCTATCAATACTTATCTGACAATTTTTGTATTTCATTGGGAATAAACCCTCATTAATTAAATCACCAAGAATATCATTTGCCATAGTTAAATCAATATAACACTCACTTCGTCTAATTAAATCAAGTTTTGATAACCCTGTCATCGTAGATGCTTTCTCTAATCCAAAGTTAGTAATTAAATCATTTAATACTTTTTTTCTATCTTTCATATTCTTGTATTCTATTTAATAAATATGTATATTTATAGTTATGGTATCACAAAGATTAATAAAATTATATTACGACAAACTTAAAAAACCAACCATAATGTTCGGATTGGTATTACATCCATTTATGGTTGATAATAAAATAAAGTGGGAAGTTGAAAACCCTAATGATATATCATTCTCATCCAATGTAGTTGAAGGTCATCTTGAGGAAATGTTATATAACTTTTTAAGATTAGCCGGAATTACGGGTGTTGATAATCCCAATATAAAAATTGATTGGTCAGAACTATCAAGAAATTATTGTAAATTAACTGAATCCGATGTTCACATTAGTAGAGATTTAAGTAATAAAATTAACCAAAAATGTGATAGGTTGAACGTTATTAAACTTGTGGATGATGAGACACTTACCTCAGATTGTTACGTTAGAGATTGGTCAATTGAATATCCTGATACCGAAGCTTTATATCTTCACGTATCATTAGAATTAAGTAATCCTCAACTTATTGGTGAAGATAATGAACCTAAAGAAATTGATGATGATACTTTATCAGAATTTATTGAAGGATTTATTTATAATGAATCATCACAAGAACAAGAAACAGATTTACTTTGGGAAATTATCAAAGAAATTAATAGTCAGAAAAATATGTTTGATGATGATTATATGTTTAGTGTTGGAGTTATTAAATATTATGATACCTTTGGTAATAAATTGGGTTAATTAAACGTTAAATCAACACAAACCATAGGTAAAAACTTTTCAATATTATCTAAGATTTTATCTTCAATATCTTCCTGAACCCAACCCGGTAAATCCCATATCATATATTCTTCCCAATCACCTTCAAATCCAATCATAACATCAGCATTTAGATAAACTGAACCACTATATTTACATTTATCATATTTTTCAGTTTCCCATAAACTAATTTTTTCAACATTGAATTCAATTTTCCAATCAGCATAGTCATCATCTGCTGTTGAATATGGCATAGTATATTGTCCCTCCATTTTATTGTCTTTATTAACAATTCTACGGATTAACCCATTTAATTTATTTATTTTTTCTTCCGGTGTCATTATATGTAATCAGGGAAAAACTCATTTATGTATTTGTCAACTAAACTACTATCAGGGTAATCCGGTATTCTAAAATCAAGCCAAGGTTCATCACCATTATCCATTAAAGTATTCATCATATGTATCCAAGTACCAACACTATCAATATTATAATCATAATACCCCCAATTATTTCTTTCAGCAACATATTTGCGAATAGAGTTAACAAGCTCATTTGGGTTAAATTGTAACACATAATGTTCAATAAGTTTTTCAGGATTATAACTTGATGGTATTGATTCCCACTTAGATGTTTTTACATCAAAAAATGTTTCCAATTCACCAAAAACATTATTGTATACTTCAGTCTCATACGCACTATTATAAGCATTTGAGTGAACACTATATAATTCACCTGATAAAATATCTAAATAATCATTATCAATTAAATACATAAACGATTCCTCATCACCAATCACATCACCAACATTTTCAGGTGTTAAATAAAAAATACCTTCATCATCAGCGTAATTATGAAATAAATCAGGTGTCTCATCATCAATTTCAATTTTCCAATTGGTTAACACATTTAACATATATTGTTTTAGATGTTCTATATTTTTTGCATCAAGTTCTTCAATAACATCTCTATAGATATCATCTGTTGTGTTCCCCCATCTATCCCACATATCATCTTCACCTAACACCATTTTGGCAACATCTCTAGCAGAAGTATCACGACTACCACCATAAAATAAATCCGCCAAATCCTCTCTATCTCTAAGATATAAATAATAAGTATCATCTTTATATATAACATCAGATAGTTGTGCAATACATTTTTCTAAGATTTCCTTATCATTAGCAACGTTTAATGAGTAATTTAATATCTCTATTTGATAATCTGCCAATTCACTATCAAATGGGTCAATATAGTCCAATAAATCTTTTTTATGGAAAAACCTTAATATGTTTTCCACAGTTTCAAAATATGGTAATAATTCATCCATATCACCATTATTAAAGGCATTTACGTATTTTAAGTATTTTTCACTCATATTATTGTTTGCTAGTAAAGTCAGGTCTAAAGAATATTACTTTAATCCCGGTTTTTGATGTTATTTTTTCCTTGAAATAATCGTTGATACCCCAATTAACCTCATCTTCAACTTCCCATCCATACTCATCATTACCTAAGGCATCCGATAATTCATATGTGTTACCATCTATTATAGTAACTTCACCACTTAAATCATCAACTTTAGTTTTAACCGTCACAAATGGTTCATCATCATCAAGTCCCCACTTTTTAATATCTGTCACCTCAAAAAAGAAATCGTATCCACCATATTCATCTATATGATGTGGGTTCTGAAGTAATAGTGTATTTGCAAGGTTTTTAGATTCTTCAATACCTCTCCATTCAATAAGATATTTGTAGGCTTGTTCATATGAAATATCACCATTATTATTATCCAACCCAAAATTAAGAATAAATTGTTTATTGATGTCACCACCAAACTTATCCCAATATCTGAATAGAATGTTTTTATAACGTGATTCGGTAATGATTATTTTCATTTATTATTTCGTTTCTTAAATTATAATTATAAATAGTTAAAACTATAGAAATGGCACATCCAATTATTCACGCAAAATCATCCGCCAAGAAGTTTGGTGGTATATGGGAAGATTATATCCACTTACATAACTGGCTTGATGAGACAAAGGGATGGTATGGACATTCATCTCATAGAATGTTTAGACACCACTCTGAGGGAATATTTGAGATGGAACAAAAGTTTGGCCCAATGTTCACAAATAGTGACGGAAAAACCGTTTATACACGTTATGTGGGTGAACAACACGTTAAAGAAGATTGTTATAACTACATCCCAACTGCTCGTGAGTGGATACTAGCGATGGAATCCAAAGAAAAACCAATGTGGATGTTGAGGACTATGGAAATTAACGTAGATTAACATATTTATAATAAAAAAGATTTATGGTACCACAATTAACTCCGGAAGAATTAAAAACATTACAAGTATTTGCCTATTATTGCCGTTCAAATGGTGCTGATAGAGTATATACAACAATTTACTTATCAGCTTGTAGTAGAGATTGGAAAGACGATAATTGGTATTCAAATCAAGTAAGTAGGTCTATTGAAAGTTATGATAAAATTGATGACCTTGTTGAAAAATTAGTTGATGACGAATCAATTACTGATAGATTTACAGAGTGTGATGGTTCACAAAGAATTGAAGTTGAGATTGATTGTAAAGAAAGAATATTAAACATATACGCTTACGAAACTGTTTATGGTTCTGAACCACACGGTAGTGAGTATAGTTTAGACGATATTAAATCAGAATATACTGAAGAAGAATATAACGCTGTTGTTGAATTATTTGAACGACTTGGTGACGATAACGCTAGTGTTAATTTTAGTGGTGGAGGTGATGACGGTTACATTGAAGATGATATGTATATTAACGGAGAACGATATGATATTCCAAGACCAATAGAAGAACTAATGTATTCTATGATTAGTAGTAATTATGCGGGATGGGAAAATAATGAAGGTGCTCAAGGAAGTTGGGAATTTAACCCAAGAGATAAAACTATATATTTTGACTTTAATTATAACACCGAAGAAGAACAAGATGTTAACATAGATTACGAGATAAGATTCTAAAAATACAAAACCCACACCGAAGTGAGGGTTTTTTTATAGTCAGGTTGGAAGTTCAATAAGTAAATCAAAAAGAGTTTTAAGTTTTGACAAATTAATGTTTTTTATTATATTTACAAATATATGAATAAAAATAACAAATAAAATTAAAAAAAAAAATTATGAAAAACTTAAAATTTTACATTTTTGGACTTTTGTTCTTGTCCTTAAATTTTATATCTTGTAACAAAGATGAAAATCTAAATCTAAATGTTGATAAACAATTAATCACTACTTCATCAAAAATTGATTTAACTAATGAATTAGATTTTAACTCGGGTATTGATGTTTCAAACAACTATTCAAGTTATAGTAATAGATTAAATACAATTTCGCAATCAAATTCTGTATTATCTTGTGCAACAGTAACTGTTAATAATCCAACTCCCGGTGTTTTTCCAAAATCTTTTACGGTTGATTTTGGTACAAGTTGTAATAACAACGGAATAACTCGTTCCGGAATTATAACTATAACAATTTCTAATTACATATTAAATAGTGGTAGTATAATGACCATCCAAAGAGGAAATAATTATTATGTAAATGGTGAAAAAATAGAAGGAACTATTGTTTATGAAAATACCACTGTAAACCCTAATATTCCACAATGGACTAGAACTATAACAAACGGAAAAATTACTACTTCGTCAGGTATAGTATTTAATCATTACGGAACAAGAACAATTAAACAAATAGAGGGAGCAAATACATTAATTTTTACAGACAACATTTATGAAATAACTTCAGGTAATCATACAATAATTAAAGAAGGTGGTTTTCCATTAAATATTACTGTTGTTGAACCATTAATTAAAAAATATACTTGTAATAATATTTCACAAGGAAAATTAAAACTACTTGGAAGTTTTTTAGATGGTATTTTAGATTATGGAAATAATCAATGTGATAATTTAGCTACTTACACACACTCTAATGGTAGTGCATATAACATAACATTAAATTAATTCATAACAAATTAAAAATACAAAACCCCCACCGAAGTGAGGGTTTTTTTATAGTCAGGTTGGAAGTTCAATAATAAAATTCTAAAAGAGTTTTAAGTTTTGACCGTTTAGGTTTGAAAATTTGAATCTTGAGGTTTTAATGTCCGTCTTTATCACAATCATTTATCAATGCTCTCTGAATAATTTGTAAGGAAATGGTAGTTACCATCTTGTCTTATTAAATCCCTCCCGAACTCTGAACTATTATATCTCGGTATTCTGATTATGGTTATCCAAAATATCCTGAAGGTCTTCAATCATTCCTTCCATATTTTTAACCATCTCATCTCTCTCAACCACTGATACCGCAGCAGTTTTTACCGGTGGATTCTCTCTATTTCGTGAGTAGTAATCTGTACTCACACCTTCTGTACAATCCAAAGATTTTAATCTTGCAATTGTAGATTTTAATTCAGACAATCTGAATATTTTATCGTACACCGGAGTGTTTGCCTTGTGGATTTTGGTTTTAAGTTCCACTAACTCATTACTTTTCTCATTGATTTGCTCAAGCATATCTTTAGGAGAATAGGGTCTCACATTTCCAACCTCAACTGAATTGTACTGAGACAATCTAGCGTAAAGTTCTTGGATTTCTTTAACCAATCGGTTTTTTTCTTTTAACGATTTTTTAACGTTCATAAATTTGTTTTTATTTGTTCATCTAATATAATCTATTTTTTTCAAAAGTCAAATTACCACACCTCATATCCAAATACTTTGAACTCACTACCACGTAAATCTTTTGCCGATTCTTCCATAGGTTCACCAATATGTTTTTTGAAATCATCCGGTGTCATCAATACTCCCTCAACAAAACCAAATATCTGTGCAGTGGTATTAACGAACACTAGTAAACCATCATCTTTTGAATCCGGAATATTATTGGTTAATACAAAGAAATATTCCCTCGGCTCTGAATAACCCCAATGTAGATAATAAAACCAGTATTCCGGGTGCCTCCTCATTTGGGGGAACTCCTTGTATATCTCAGACAACAAGGAGTTCAGTCTTCTACAATATTGTGACATTATATCATTTTTAAGATGATTTCTGTCTTACCATCCCATTTTTTAACCTGAGACTTAGGTACCCAAAATTCCATTTCACCAATTTCTTCTACTCTTTTCAAGTAATCCTCACGGAATCTGTCAGCTTGAGTTACATCAGTGATGTAAGGGATTCTCATATGAGTAGCACAAGTCTTTCCAACTCCGGTTAACATTGAGAACTCGTCAGTCAATGTTTTAGCACAACATCTACAAACTTTACTTCTTCCTGTTGTCATCTTCCCTGAGAACTTAATCGCCTTTGGTGAAACTGCTAACAACTTAGTGATATCAATAATCATTGGGTTGAATTCTAATCCGTAAGTTTCTTTCAATTGTTGTCCAATCTTACGACCTACAGTTACAGTCTCTCCCGGAGTTGGGATTCTCATCTTGTGAGTGTTTGCCTTATCAATATCTTTTTGGATTTGATTAAGAGTTGCGTTAACCTGTTTGTCAGACAAAGTTCCGTACTTTATCAATTTACTTTTGATTTCGTTAACGAAACTGTTTGGTCCGTCGTACTTAGCAATCTTTTGTAAGTCTTCAGACATAGTCTCAACATTAACGGTTTGAACACTTTTAAGTGCTTTCTCAGCGAATTCCATTTGTTTAGGTGTTAAGCTCCCCCATCTTTGTAAAGATGATTTAAGGTTTAATAAAAATTGGTTAGAACCTTCGTAATTTCTAACTCTTGAAACGGTAGTGGTAGTGGTAGTGGTAGTTGTCATAATATATCTGTTTTGTGAGTACAAAGATAACACTATTTTTTAACTTACCAAACTTTTTATAAAAAAAAAAGGAACTTTTTTAAGTCCCTTTATTTTAGTGTTTGAATTGTATGTCTACATTGTCATCCGACAGATATTCCGGATTGGTTCTGATAATATTTTGTTTGATTGCTGTTTCAATATCATTTAATAATCGTTCATCATTTTGATATTCAGGGTTTGGTACCATTTTTCTATCAACCATTCTTCCCGCTTTATTAATACTCACAAGAATTTTAATTTTACCATCGGCTTCATTGATATCATCAATGGTGTAACTAACTCTAACAGCATTTTCACCCCATCCTGAACTAATTAATTTTTTACTACTCACTAATTGAGTTTTCATATTCTTAACAAAGTTTGGAACTCTTGCCGATTTCATACCTTCTAAATCATATCTACCACCAATTAAGTTACTCATTTCACCTCTAGTCACACCAACAACGTTAGCTTTCAACCCACTATTCCAATGAACCGGATTTGCCGCACTCATTTGTTTTGCAGTAGATGATGAGTATGAATCCATAACTCTATACCATTGGTCGTTAATAAATAAGAATATTGGGTACCATCCATAAGATTCTATAACATAATACCACTGGTTACTATTATTAACCTTCCACTCACCCTCAAGATTGGAACCTTTGAATGGTATTTTAGCGGAACTATATTCATATGCGGTATTATTAGGTGTCTTTTTCGCCTTGAATAATCTATAATCTCTGAACTCCTCAGGTGTTATATTTTCATAATCCCCATCAGGTCTATAGTTTGCAGTATAAACTTCATAATAAAATTTTGCCTCAGATGCTGGCAACCCAAGAACCCCCATCATACTTTTAATAACTTTCAATAAACCACCCTGCGTTTTAGCCTCCTGTTTATGTTTATTTAAGTACTTAAATAACGTAACCTCTTTACGAGTTAACGCACGTTTTTCAACTTCGGGTCCCGGTATAGATTCTTTTAATATTTTAGTAATTAAGTTTTTCATTATTATTTTAAGAAACGTAATTTGTATAATGTGGAATAAAGTAATTCTTGAATAGTATCAATTTGATTTTGAATATAAGATTCTTTTACACTTTTTCTATCTTTTTCAATTGCAAGGTCTAATGCTTTGAAATATTTAATTAATTGTTCAACACTTTGATAATCCTCAAGTTTCATTGAATCATACCCGGTGATGATGTCGTGTTTACCTTGGTAACTTTCAACTAAACCATCTGTTAAATCACCAATACCTTCATAAAACCCACCTAAAGCCATATGTTCAGCAAACGATGATTGTGATTTTGTTTGCCAATGGAAGATGTGAACTTGTATTCTAGAATGAAGTAGTTTAGAAACTAACCCATTGATTTTACCTGTTTCTGTTTTTTCTTCTTGTTTAGTTTCCGGTTCTTCTTGTTCTCTCAAGAACATATCTTTTTTCTTAATTTGCATTAATTTTTTTTCCATTTTATTTTCCAATTATTAGGTCACTATAACCAAGTTTATTCATTCCACCAATTTCATCCTCTTCTTTTTTAGAGAATTCATCATACATAAAAGTTTTAACCACAGACGTAATACTTTGTTCCGCTTGAGCAATTTTACTTTCCATCCAATCTTCTAATTGGTCATCACCATCATCTTCCATCTTTTCCCACATAGCTTGAGCCATCTTCGCAATGATAAATAACTGTTGCTTAGCCATATAAGAACCTTCTTTATGGTCTTCCTTCAAAGTTTTAACTTGTGACACTAATGTTTCAAGTTGTTTTTCTGTAAGTATAACGTGTTTCATTTTGATTTTATTTATAAATATCATAGAAAGCAAAAAACCCCCACATTAAGTGAGGGTTAATTTTAGGGTCGACTGAATAGTCGACGACTCCACCATCCTGTTTTGTGAGAACTAGGAAAACTCAGCTGTTGATGCCACTCTAAGACCATCTATTTCTTTGTCATAATACTTTGACATATCTGTAAAGGGTCTATAATTAGTTGTCTTAATTTGTTCATCCAAATAATTCTTATCATATACGTGACCATCAGGTTGTCCCCACTCCAAAGCCATCTTAATGAACTCTTCGGTGTTTTGTAATTCACCATACTCATCCACAACTCTACCTGAACGGATGAACTTTAATAGTTCTTCCTTATTAGTATAAAATTTACCTTCTTGAAAGTTCCATAGAAATTTCCAACCACCTGAACGTTTACCAATATGAATCTTCAACCCATCAATAAACTCATCCCAAGGAGACCATCTCTCAAAACCTTTTTCAATGGTTCTGAATTCAGTATAAATTTGTGTCGGTGAGAATATGTCCATATCACTGATTTGTTCAACCAAGTCAAGGTATTTTTCTCTAACAACCTTTTGTTTAGGTATTCTGTAGTAATTTGTACTCATATCTTATATTATTTAGTAACTAACGCCTCTACTTTACTTCTCATATGGTCAGCTAATGTCATATCAAATGTTGATGTAACAATAACCGAATCCACCAAATACTTAAATGGAACGTGAATTAAGAAGTCACTCCCGTTGAAGAAAGTCAAATCATTTTTCAATTCAAGACAACCCTGTACCATCTTCAAGAATAACTTGAATTGGATTGCATCCACGAATCTTTCGTGTAATAGTTTCCCGAACATTTCGTTCTCAATTTTAACGGAATAATTTGTTGTTGTCATATGTTATATTTTTGACAAAGATAATACTATTTTTTTAATATACAAACTTTTTTTATTTTATCTCATCAATTTTTGTTAACTCCAATGTAATCTTATTCAATTTATAAACACCAACCGGGATTTTTACTTCATAATAATCAAAGTTATATCTATGTTCAAGATAAAGATATTCCTCACCCACGATAATAGTTCTTGGTCTATAACAAATCTTTTCACCGGTAAGTAAATTGTAATAGTAATCACCTACTGAACCTACATTACCACCACTATGATGAGGAGAATCAAGACTTTTACCTTCTAAACAAATTTTACCATCAGTATTAACAATTACGTGAATACCAAAACTAAATCCACTATCATTCTTTTTTGGTTCCTTTGTTCTTATATAATGAATTAAACTACAATACCCCTCTTTGAATCCGTGACAAATACCACCTTTACGGAAAATATCATCAGAAACCTTTACACCATCTTTATATAGATGTGAATATTTTAATTCAACAATCCTTGAATTTTCAGATTCTTTTTCAGATAATTCAATCGGTCTAAGTTCAAACCCATCATTCAAATCTTGATAAGGATTAACTTTTTTTGGTTCTCTTGGTAATCCACCAAATAAAAATTCATAACCACCACCAAAAGCCATCTCTGACGCTAACGTCATTATGTCCAACATTTTTTTTGTATCTTTATTCATATCTATATTTATTGTTCCATCGTTGGTTTTAACCACAACAGATTGTTTTTGAAAATGTAATCTCTTAAATTAGGGTAATAATTAATTGTACCCAAAGCTCTTAATGTATTATACTTAAAACACTTTAACAATTCTTCTCTAATTCTTTCAGTTGAAACTACACCCATTTTAGATTCGTAGTCGTATGAAGCAATTACTGATTGAATATCATCCGGGATTGTAAAACCTTTTGTAATTGAGAACCTAATGAATCTGATAATTCTAAGAGGGTCATCATCAAAAGTTTTAATTGGGTCTAATGGTGTTCTCAAAATACCATACTTCAAGTGAGTTAATCCGTTGAAGTAATCAATTATAGTTCCATTGTCATCTTTTGCCAACGCGTTCAATGTAGCATCACGTCTCTCCAAATCATCATATAACGTCCCCGGTTTAACGATTGGTGTTCTTGTTCCCGGAACATAACCAACTTCCTTACGAGCCATTACAAAGTCCGCAACACCACTATACTTATGGTTTTTTGGGAACTTTGCTCTGATGGTAAAACAATCCGGTGTAACCAAGAAGATTTCAAACTTCTCATCCTTCAGGTATTGTTCCAACATAGAGAACATAGACTCAGCAGTATCAAAGTCCTGTAACAATTTATCGTTAGGAACCGCAACGTAATCCACGTCTTTAGATTCAAGACCTAAAATCTCATCTCTAACTTTCCCCCCAACCTCATAAAAGGTAAATAATTTTTCCATCTTCTAATATTTTATCCGACAAAGATATAAAAAAATCCCAAACAAAAAAATTATTTGGGATTAAATTTTATTTATTATCTCTCATCGGTATTAAAAGTTTCTCCAACGTTGACTTGTACGCGGCAAATGCAAAAGGGTTGGTACTATCCGGGTCATTCACACATTCGTTATATGCACCCTCAAACAATTCAATTGCCACATCAACACCTTTATGTTCGGCAATCATTCTTGCCGCCGCAGGAACCACAATTGGTTGTCCCAAATTATAGTCATCACAAATACCATCAACAGTATCTTTAATTCTTTCAATATACGTTTTTTCCATCTTAATATTCTGTTATATTATACATACCACATATTCTATGTGACCTACCAAACTCATCCTTGAATGATACACACCCATCTTTCTCCACATAACTATTAGTGTAGAAACTCGTCTCTTGACGTTTGTTACCCGGGATTGATATCTCATACAAATGTTTACCATCTTTGGTCATACTTGTTATCATATAACCTTTATAAACAAATAAACTAATAACAACTAAAAAAATCATTATTACAAAACCTTTCATAGTATTAAACCCCATCTTAATCTAATTTTTCGTTAATAATTATCGCCATAAAACCACAAACAACACCAACACCAACATAGATATCAGTTGGAACGTCACTTATTCTCCCACCACATAATTGAACACACCATAATGTGATTCCCATAATCACAAAATAAATTATAACGGACAAAGCCATTCCTCTTAAAATATTTTTCATCTTATCTAAATTTTTCCATTCTTTTTTTAATCAACTCAGCAGTATCGTAATCTTCATCATCCAAAGCTTTCTTCAAATACACCTCACACTCAATCTCATTCATAGTATCAATTGGTTTACCTTCATAAATTCTACCAATAGGATTACTCTCACCAACACCACCACTAAATGCCGGGTCACAACCCATAACTTTTTTAGCTTCTTCGTAGTTTTGTCTCCAAGTCGCAGATTTGTTAAAATTCATAACAGACCAATTAACCTGATAAACCATATCATCACCACAATCAATATAAAGATGTTCCAAATCCCACCCTTTGAGGATGGCAAACTCTTTCTTTCTATGGTCTAAAATATCATTATGTCTACCTTTACATAATGCTAATTTATCACCAACTTTCCAATTCTTACATCTAGCTCTTCTGTTTTTGTCTTGGATAGAACCTCCAACACCAATCATTGCAACTATCAGTAATACAATACCTAAAATAATTCCTAATACTATCATATCTTAATAATTAAATTCCCGACAAAGATAATACTATTTTTGATATAAACAAAAAAAACCTCAACAAAATTTACTCTGTTGAGGTTTCAATGTGTCCAACCAATAAGAAAGGGGGTTGTTGGCTTGTGAATATATAAATATTTATAAAAAATGAAAAATCAATCTTTTTTTAATAATTTCGTAATTAACTTACATAATTGGTCCTTTTTATTATCAAATGGTAGTGTTTCAAGGTTAAAATATCCACATTCCGTATGTTCTTCACCATCTTTAGCGTTTTCTAAATCCGGATTAATCTTTTCATCACTCACCATTAAAAAGACATACATTAACCCTCTTACTTCAGTACCATCACGATTATATCGTTTAACAAAACCAACTAATTTTAATTTATTATCTAATGTATAATTCGTTTCTTCTTCAAATTCTCGTTTAACACCATCCATTGGATGTTCCCCGTTTTCTAAATGACCACAAGGTATACTCCATTGTCCCGGTAATGAATCGTTAGCATTTCTTTTACAAAGCAATACCTCATCACCACATTTAACTATTACACCGGAATATCGTTTAACCTCTTTCATTTTAAATAAAATTAGATATTTATAAATATGATTATAAGTATAAATAAAAATAAATTCAAAGTCAAAACTGTTTTTTCATCAAAACATACTCAAAATGGAATGATGAATAAAAAATTTGACAATACGTTTAATGGAATGTTATTCCTAATGTCTGATGGTCCTCATTGTTTTTGGATGAAGAATTGTATAATACCATTAGACATAATTTATATTAAAGATAATACTATCTCAAAAATATTTCACAATTGTCCTCCGTGTAAAACTAAAAAGTGTGAAAATTATTGTTCCGAAGGTGATATGATACTAGAATTACAAGGTGGTACCTGTAAACAATTAGGTATTAAAACCGGTAACAAAATAATTAGTGACCTTGACTAATTTTTTCTTGTAATAATTTCACAAACTCGTTCTGAATCATTTTGGTAAATTTAACCGTTGGTGAATCATCCGCCTCATTATATCTATGACTTCCTTTTGGTGGTCTTTTACCTCTACCAAGATAATTTAATCCTGAAATGTTTGTTATACATTTGTGCCCACCACTATTTGCCTGAATAAAATCCCAAACATTTACATTAATATCATCCAACATTTGTCTATGTTCTTCCGGTAATTCTGAAAATGGTTTCTCCATCATCTCACCAATATGTAATAATTCTTCCTTACCGTGGTCTTTTGATTTATAATCTTTACCATATAACGCAACAAAATCTTTGAATGTAAATCCTGTTGATTCCGTATTAAAATCTTTTGATGTTTCCGATACCCATTTAATAGTTGAAAGTGGTAACTCACGTTGTTTTAATTGGTCTTCCCACTTAGATAAAACTTCTTGAGCTATCTCACCTAAATTAACACCTTTTAGTTCTCTTTCTTTTTTGAATGGATTACAAGATGCTTGAACTAACCCCAAAGGCCAAGCAATAACTAAGAAGTCCGCTTCAGGATTATTTTTGAATGGTGTATATCGGTCATAAGAACCTGGCTTAAACATTGGACCTCCACCATATTGAACTATGATGTTACCCAATACTTTAACATTAGGATTATCTTGCATTGATTTAACATACTCATCTTTATTTTGTTCAAGACTTTCAGGTTTTACAAAACCTTTTTGAACCATAATTTTTTTAATTGTATGAAGTATATTCAATAAGGATGGACTACATTCCATCACCAATTGTTCTAAGAATCCCGGTTTGTTTTTGAAGGCTAATAATAATTTGTTAACAACTAATCCCATTAACATTTTATTTTTTTGTAATGAAGAGTCTTTATCTAATTTGAATAAATAAGATATCACTTGGTCAACACTTATTTCATTAAATGCGTAATTTGCTGAATCTACCGTTGAAATTAATAATATATCCGAAGATGGAAATAAATCTTTAGGTGAAACTACCTGAGAAATTGTTTCAACATTAGAACGAGACTGTCTGAATGATGTTGATTTAGTATCTTCAGCACCGGCTTGTCTATCGTGATGGTCTGTATGAATAACAAACATTGGTTTACCGTGAGCAAAATCCACTAAGACCGGCATAACATCACCTTTAGCATCATTCTTCTTCACCGCAAACTCTTTATCTCCATATTGAATAATATGAGCGTCAACTACTTTAATACCATTGTTCTCAAGGTATTTTTTCATAGCAATTGCCGTTGTCACACCATCTAAATCTTGATGGAAATATATTTCAGCTTTAGGATATCTTTTTGCAAGGGCTTTAATATCTCTTAAACCACTTTCATTTATTAGTTGTTTCATAATTATATCGCCGCTTTAAGTGCTGAACCAAACATACCTTTTAACGCATCCCCAATAAAGTCACCACCCGTTGTTGTTGTTGGTGCTGATGGTGGAGGTGTTGTTGGTGCAACAGGTGCAGGTGTTTGTTGATTAAAAACAGAACCAAAATCATCAGCCCAAGATTTTTGACCTTGTGGTGTTTGATTAAATTCATTAACTTTTTGTTCTAAATCACTATATTTTTGCATTAACTCGTCCGGACCAACAAAATTTGCAACACCTAAAAAGTCTAATAATCTTAAATACCATTTAGTTCTACCCATCAATGAACGTGTTGCTCTGTTACCAAATAATCTTGGAACACCTCCACGAACTTTTGACATAAATGATGCGTTAGCCAAACCTTTATTATCTCTAAATCCTCTAAATGCAGTGTCTTTTTCAATTTGTTTAATCAATTTAGATTTTTCTGCTGCCGATAATGTTTTTCCTTCTAATTTTGCCAATTCAGCCGCACGAGTACCCATTTTTGCACCGGCACCTTTGAAAATTTGAATATACTCTTCAATAACTTTAACCAATCCTCTTCCTAAAAATGGAACTCTACCAATTAACGCTTTTAACATATTAAGTAATTTAGTTCCCCAAGATGGTGCGGTCTCAACCATTTTAGCTATTGGTCCTCCGGCTGCTTTAGCAGTTTCCGCAATTTTAGCCGCATCACCTGCAACGGCAGCTGCTTTGAATGCTTTAGTACTTGCACCACCTGTTTTCATTACACCTATTACTGTTTTACCAATTGCGTCACCAATAATTGGAACTGCCGATATTAAAGATAAAATAGCAAATAACTTATCACCTTGTCTCCAATAACTAATACCATTAACCACATCAACAATACCTGTTGGGTCAAAAATACCAACAAGGTCACCCAATGTATTATACCATTTAGCCTCTTTAAGAAGTTTTGATTTTTCAGGATAAGCCGAACGTAAGAACTCAACAACAAAAATTTTATCCTCTTTAGATAATACGTCCCATTTCTCTTGAAGTATTTTTTCTTGTTCTTCTTTATAAATTTGAATTATTCTTTCTTTTAATTCAGACTCTGTTAATGTTTTTTTCATATTAAAATAAATTACTTATCCAATTGATTGCTTTGTCAATAATATCTTGGTTTAACCCTAATTTATGTAACGCATTGTAAGTATCTCCACCCGGTATTCCATCTGAATCAATTTTTTCCATAGTTTGGAATTTTTTAAGAGCGTTTACCGTTGTTGGACCCCATTGAGAATCTACCGGTATTTGGAATATTTTACCATTAACCATTACTTTTTTCATCTTAAAGTAATCATTAAGTGCTGTTTGTAATTCAAAAACTTCTTGACCACTCAATTGAGTTTGTTCATTTAATAAACCATATCTTGAACGGATATCTCTTTTTTCATCTTCTGAAATTATAAATCTTTTTGCCATAATAGTATTTTTAATTATAAATATCCGGGAAATAAAAAAAGAGGATGTTACTCCTCTTTTAATTCTAACTCTAATTGTTTCCTTTCTTCAATAAACGCATTCACTCGTTTTCTTGCGATATCCGTATAATTTGGAGATAACTCGACTCCCAACCATCTCCTGCCTAATATCTCAGCAGCAACTGCTGATGTTCCACTACCCATAAAAGGGTCAAAAACAATATCATTCTTATATGATAATATCTTAATCGCTTTCATTGGAATATCCATTGAGAATGTCGCCTTAGTTAATGATTTGGTATCAGCAAAGTATTCCCATCGTCCAAATACCAAGTTCATAAACTCTTTCTTATCTTCATCCTGATAAACCACTTTATTTTTTGTTGTTCCATCCGGTTGTTCAACATCCGTTGGAACACCTTTCCATTGTGATTCACCCTTGGTTAGTTTCTTATTTGTTTTTTTGTAAGCCAATATGATACATTCCTTCGGGTTATATATGTAAGGACAACTAGCACTCATCCAACTACCCCAAGCCGTTTGTCTAACTCGGTGTGGAGAATCCTCAGTCAAGTCAACCATTCCAAAGAATTTGAATCCAACTTGTTTCATCATTATCCAAAATTCAGCATTGAATAAGATTCTTCCACCTCTTTCTTGAACGTTTAATTCAATTGGAACATTGATTGCTACTCTACCATCGTCTTTCAATATTCTTAATGATTCAGATAACCATTGTCGGGTGAACTCCCAATACTCGTCCATTGAACGTCCATCATCATATACATCGTATGATACATTTACGTTATAGGGTGGTGACGTTACTAGTAAATCAATACATCCATCCGGAAGTGATTTCATTACCTCAACACAATCACCATTTATAATCTTTCCTGTTTCTATCATATTATTCTTTTAATTGGTATTCCCAACCATCTTCCGTTTTAATTGGTGTAATCTCTAAATCCAAGAACACCGCGTTTTGGTCTGAAGCATATAATCCTAATATGTTATAATCATAAAATTCTTCCGCTTCACCCATTGTCATTAGGTCTCTCTCTTGTAGGATATCTAATATTCTTTGTTTGGAATACAACATCTTTCTTCCCGGAGAACCAAAGTCCTCAACAATCCCAACGATTGCACTTTCTAATCCGTCTAATAGAACCGCACCTTCTGCGTATTCATCAATATCAACCAACATTCTCATCAGATTTATTTATACTAATCATTACTTCAATTTCTTTAACACTACTTTTAGGAATCACTTTAACTTCAACTATTCCATTATTATTAACACCAACCTTGAAGTCTATAATTTCTTGACCTATAACACCCTCAATATATTCTTTATTAATTTCCATTTTCTAATCGTTCAATTTTACGATTCAAATACCACAATGCTTTTTTCATATCTTGAAGTTCTTTATCAGTATCTTTCTTACCCGCTCTTGCAACATATTTAACTACGTTGAAGATGTAAGCATCCTTATCAAGACCCCAAGCCTCACACACTTTTACAACCTCATATGGATTGTCCTGACCACCGTAATGTTCCGGGTGGTTCACCATTTCTTTATTCTCACTCATATTATTTTGATGTTATATCTTCTGTTGGTACATTTGCTTTTGATTCCATCATTTCAGGAGTCAATTCATAATCATCATCATTTCTGTATTCACCTAGTAACTCTTCATCAGACATAATTCCTGAGAATTGTTCTCTTAATTTTGATGTATCCACATCACCATACATTGCGTGAATAGTTGTTTCCAATTGGTCAGCGAAAATCAATGCGTCATAGATAACACCAATAACTTTATAAGGGTTAGCATTTGATGATGGTCTTCTATCCTCAAGATAACCTTTCCAAGTTTCACCAACTGATTTAGGGACTCTAATAGATGCTCCTCTATCTGATACACCCCAACTAAATTTATCAATTGATTGTGTCTCAAATTTACCGGTTAATCTTAAATGATTATCTGAACCATAATTTTCAATGTGAAGTTTTTGTCTAGTTTCAAAAGCATTGAAGATAGATTTGAAGTAAGTTTCTCCACCTTCTTCTCTCATTTTTTTACTTGAGAAGTTTGTATGTAGTCCTGACCCATTCCACTCACCAATTTGAATTGGTTTTGGATGAAGTTCAATCGCGTAACCTCTTTTCTCCGCTAATTTATGTAAGATGTATCTTGACATCCATAAATCATCGGCAGATTTTAATTTACCTTTAGTGAATATTTGGTATTCCCATTGTCCAAGTGCCACCTCAGCATTGGTCCCCTCAACATTTATACCCAAGTCAAGACAATAATCCAAATGCTCGTCACTTAACTCTCTACCAACAATTTGTCCGCCAACACCACAATAGTATTTACCTTGGGGGTCAACTGTACCACCTCTTTCAAACCCTAAAACATCTTTGTTGTGTGATGAACGAATAAAGTATTCTTGTTCAAACCCAATCCAAAAATCATTGTCTTCTTTACCTAATTCACTTCTATCGTTTGTATCGTGTGGTTTATTGTACTTATCCAATACCTCACATAAAACATAAACCAAATTGGTATTACCTTTTTGATACATTCTAACAGGTTTAAGGTAACAATCTGAAGAGAATCCTTCGGCTTGCATAGTTGAACTCCCATCAAAACCCCACTCAGGGATATCACTAATCTCTTTTGGTAATGTGTCAACAACTTTAATTTTACTTCTCAAATTTGGTTCCGGTTTATATCCGTCCAACCAAATGTACTCTAATTTTACTTTCATAATTTTACTATATAATATTTCCCTAATTTAATACTTTTTTTATACCCATTTCTAACTGAGAATAATGGTTTTGTCGTAACATTAACACCAATCCCATTATTAAATCTAATTGACCAACCGGATGGTGATTTACTGTACAATATGGATTGATTAAAAGATTTAAGTACTGTCTGACTACAACCCGAACCAATCTGATATGTTTTTTTAGACAGCAACATAAAATCCTTCACTTAAATTACTTTCTTTAATATAACCTTCAGATATTAAGGTATCTAATTGTTTTTTTGTTTCATCCTCGTCAAGTTTAAGGATGTACCTTGAGATGTAACTAATGTGGATTGGTTGTCTTAACTTGTCCATTAACGCTTTAATCTGTCTTTTGTCCATTATGATAATAATTTTTTTACTTTAACTTGTTGATTAATATATGATAAAATTTTTCTCTTAAATATTGGTACCAAAGTTTCCTCTAGTGGGAATATGTCATTACATAGTACTTCAAATATTGGATAATCAAATTCTTTATTTTTTTCGTATGTTTTAGAAAATTTAGATAATATTTCTGATATAGTCAAATCTAAATGTTCACCATAATAAATGGCAGACAATGTTGTTTTAGTCTGATTGTTTGATTTATAAATTTTTTTGGTAGTATACTTCCAAATGTACAAGGAAGTTTCAGTTTTGTAGTAAAAAAATCCGGATTTACTATTCAGATTTGTTTTATTTTTTTTGATGATAACATCAATTGAATCATAAACAATACTCCAAATAGATTTAGCATAATTAAAATAGTCGTGAAGTTGTGGTTGGATGTAACGTAATATCTTACGATATTCAATTACCTCATCATCATCTAAGACCGGGATGTCTTTTACTTTTAAGTCAGAAAAAATCAACTCATCATCATTGGACGTGAGTTGTCTTTCTGTATATAAAATTTTGTCTTGATTTAATAATGTTTGTACATTACCTAAATGTAATGAAAGTTCAATAAACATTGGATATACTTCCATCCTTTCAAGATGTTTATTCATCTTTTGGAAATAATCCAATAATACATACTGTTTTTGTTCGGCATCAAGGATTCCCTCAAATAACCAATCGGTATCCATTATGAATTTAACCTTTTTATTTCTTCGTTTCTTTTCCATATTCTTATTACTAAAATATATGAAAAAAATATAATAAAATGAATAGTTTTAGTTAACTCTCATAATATAATATGTTATACCATTAACTTCTTCACTATCGTATTGACCATCATAACCATTCATAACACCCCAACCATCGGAATCAACTAACCCTTGAGCTAAAGCGTCTTCATCAATATATTCTTTTATACTTAACCCATAGTTTTTAAGATAATCTAATGGGTCTCTTCGTACATCTCTAACAAGTTCCGCAACTTTAGTCTCAATCATATCCTCAGTTGGTTCAGTATCAACTTCAATACCATCCAATTCTTCTTGTAGAGCATCTATATGATTTTGGAAATCCTCATATAACTCATCATAATCTTCTCGGTCAGTATCTAATTCTGATTGTTCTTGTTCCAAATCAGCAATTTGTGATTCAAGTTGTTCTATTCTTTCTTCTTGTTCATCTGTCAATTCATAATCATCATCATTGAAGTAACTTTCCGGATAATCTCTAATTTGATAATCATAATCTTCCTCAGCCATATTCACAATCGCATCAACATCCAAATAATCTTCAATAAATGATTCGTTAAATCCATCAGCACCAACATCGTCAATGTAATTTTTAGCATAAGCTAATGCCGCCGCATCCATTTCTTCTTCAGTTCCAACTGTATATTCTCTATCTTTGAATCCTGGTATTAAAACCTCAAATTGTTGTAACCCATAATGACTATATCTTGGAGATGGGTACATCATATAAACATCAACATCGTTCTCTTCTAAATCATCAATCTCCGATTGAGTTTCATCTATAGTTTCTTGTAATTCATAAGCTCTATCATCATTATCATCAAGTTCTTCATATTCTCTTTCTAAATCTTGAAGTTTACGACGTAGAATTATTAGTTTTTCTTTATCATCATCCGATAATGGTTCAATCTCACCAACATTAACTAAATTATCAAATAACGCGTGAGCCTTTTCTCCGGTCTCATCACCTTGTTCTAAAGCCCATTCTTCACTATCACGGAGTGCTTCTTGCCCCGCCAATTTAGCATTAAGTTCTTGTTTCTCTCTAATTCTCTCACGAGGAGAATTATAATCAGAAACATATCCCTTAACTTTTGTACCTTCTATACTAGAAACTTTAGTTCTTGAAATATTTAAGTTCCCATCAACATAAGCAACATTACCCAAACTATCTGTTGGTGTACTATCAAGATTTAAGTCCCCGGTTATCCATAATGGTTTACCTTGAAACTTCTTCATTTTAGTTATCGCTTTACCGTGATAACTACCATATCTCATTAACTCAATATATCCCTCCGGACTTATTTTATAATACTCACCTTCAACTTCCTCAGTAAGTCGTTTGATATATTGTTTCAATTGTTTCTCGTTAAGTTGTATTCGTTTGTTCATACCAATAAATATACAAAATTAAAATAAATTATTTACAATTAAAACAAAACTCACATATTTATTGTTATAAACGTTTAATTATTAAAATTATGGGCTGCGGATGTAAAAACAAAGCGAATCAATCACAACCGGTACAACAATCGGGACAATCTCAACCTCAGGCTCCGTCTCAGGCTCCACAGCCTAAAACTCAGCCAATTCAAGAGTCTATCCGTAAAGTTGTAGAGAAATATTACAACAAAAAATAATATTTCATTATGTGAAAAATCAAAGGGACTTTAAGTCCCTTTTTTTATTTTCTATTTATAAATTAAATTATTTTCCCTATTCATTGGTATAATTTATTAATATGAAATATGTAAACAAAAATTCAAACAAAGGGTTAGTTAGCCTATTCGCAGACTTTTTAGTTAAAGAAATAAACAAAACACATAACTACGATGTGGTAATTGAAGTAACTGACTGTGGTAAATTCTTTGTTGTAAATGGTTTAACCAATACCGATAAAATATTGGATATGGTTACTATGAAAGAAGAGTTTTCAAAAGAATATAAATCTTTATTGGAAAAGTTTGGATATACGAATCTAAACATTATTGACCTAATAGTATACGGTCAGGAATTGGCTAAAAAAACAGATTATACATTTGATTTCTATAATTCTTCAAGACCATTATATCATCGTAATTTAATTTTAGAATTTGAACTTGTTGAAAATCCCCAACTTTTATTCAATTCTATTCAGTACACCACTAAGTTGGAGTATGAATTGGATTACTCAGAAAATGATACATCTAATTTAGATTACTTCACATACGCCCCGTTAAACGTATCATCTGAGTTTCCTTACGGATATAGTTTGAGTATGGGAAGACAAGAGTTATATTACTCAGAATACATCTCTAATCAATTATTAGACATCATTCTAACAGATAAGTTAACTTTCAAATATTCGTCCGTTAAAGTGGATGAGGATAATCAAATTGATATTAACGCTAACACAATCTATCCAAAGAAAGACATTATCTCTATGGTCTTGGATGTGTTTGATTTTGATATGTTGGTGTTTAACGATAAGATTAAAGGTTATGATATTATGGAGGACCTAACAAAACCATTTGATAAAAAACCTTGGTTGGTTAAGGATAGATTAAATGACCTAATATTATTCTAAAAAGAAAGTCCCCTAAATTGGGGACTTTTTTATTTTCCAAAATGTTCTCTGATAATTGAGACACCACCATCAATGTCTTCATAATCTCTGTCCGGAGCAAATAAATGACTTTTCTCATTATCTTTATCCGGGTTTTCAATAATCATAAATGCCGGTACAAAATCGTTTTGAGTAACCTCAACAAACATTTCATATTCATCTTTATGTTCAAAGATATCTCTCTCAATAAAATCAATTTTAGATTCTTTCAACTTATCTTTCATCTGAACACAATACGGACATCCTTCCATCGTGAAGATAAATAATAACTTATCCATTGATTAGATTAGTCACCAATTGTTTAATTTGTCCTTCCATTTGCATTCCCGGTTGAGAATATACTTCTTTACCATCAGAAAATGATTTTACAGTAGGAATTGCTCTAACACCCAATTCCGCAGCAAATTCTTTATTTAATTCAACATCCATCGTATATAATTGAACCTCGGAATTTTCATTTCTATATTCTTCAGCTAATTTTTCAAAAACAGGTTTCATTACTTTGCAGGGTCCGCACCATTTTGCGTGGAAGTCCACGATTAATTTTTCACCATTTTTAATTTTTTCTTGTAATAATTCTTGCGTAATTTCCATTCTTAATCTTTTTTTGTTGTTAATCTTTTTATTTGTAGTAGTGTGTAATCTACCACGCTTCGTTTATCCACCTTTGTTAAAATAAATATCTTAGTCCTTGACTTCCGTAAAATTAAAATACCGGTTGAATCATATTCATATAATCTATCATTATGAATTAAGTTGTGTTCGTCATTTACAAAATAATCAAACCATAGTAAATGCGATTTTGCAAAAAACTTATCCGTGTCCTCGTCCGTCATAGTAGGGTAAACTTCTATGATACTAGGATGGGTATTAAACTTTTCCTTGAAAAGGTCAATGCAATGTTGTGGTATCTCTTTCATATTATAACGGAAAAACATCATCGTCATCATCCCATCTTTGAACGGGGACAACATTGTAATTATATGAATTTAATTTCATAAATGAATCGTTTTCCCAACATAATCTCATTTCAGTCATACGTTTTCCTGTATTATTTACTGAATACAATGGTACTTCCTTAACATCCCAATCAGAAAATACTTTTCTACCCCCAAACTCACCTTCAATCTGTAAAGTATCAAATAATCGTTCATAGACCATCACACTAAGTCTCTCATCCAATTTAACTAAAACATCATCCCAAGAACTATCTAATCTATGATTAAACTTACCCAAAGTCTGAACTCTATTCAAATCAAAATAGGTTTGACTATGAGATACAACCGGGATAATTTGATATTCAATTGACGCTCTTTCTTCCGTATCACCTTCACCACGTCTTAATGATATTAATAATGATTCCACTCGTTTAATATAAGTTTTAACACAATTGGATTGAAAGAACGACTCATTATTATATCGTTTTGATGTTGTTAACACCTCAGGGAAATACGGACCATCTTTGGTCAATATCACTTCGTTTACATTCTCAACAAAAGTTGGATTATAAACTCTTGTAAACTCACCATTGGTATAATGATTGTATTTCTCAGACCAATCGTAATGTTCCTGTGTAAATTCATCGTGAGTTTTAGATTTCCACTTAACCGGTTCCAAATTTTTTAAGAAAGCGTAAAATCTAATGTGGTCATTAATCGTATGGTAATTAACTAACTTTCTATAATATAATTTATAGATTTCAAAAAAGTTTAATTTTTCTGATTTAGATAAATTATTAAAAAATCCCACATTTCCGGTTAAAGGAGTCAAATCCCAAGCACTTAAAAAAAGATTAATAACCTCATCCGGTTGATTTAGTATAAATTTTTCACCAAAAACCTTACAAGCCGAATTGAAATGATTAGCATCAACAAATCTATTAAGGGTGTGTAATGATTTCTTAACCTTATCACCTTTTAAGTTATGAACTCTCATTAAAGCATCAACATACTTGTAATCACACTTAACCAAATCTTTTTTCTTTGGTTGGGGATAAGCATCAATAAGTTCAAACCAATTGTTTGGATACTTAACACCTTGAGCGTCCAAATAACGTCTGTATATTTTTTGTTCCGGTAATAATTCAGGATATTTTTCAGTTCCGGGAATTGAATTAACAAAGACAGACACCACTTGATTTACAATCGTTGGTACATCAATTGTTTTTTTATCTTCCGCACTGAAACTATCTCTAACCCAATGTCTAATTTTATTTATTGGGTCAGAATTAAATAGTGTACGTCTAATTCTTTTCTTACACTTTCTTTTTAAGTGGTAGTTATCCAAAGAACCTGTATACAACGCATTGGTTTTATGGTTGAAAGTGATGAACTTACAATTAGTATTTGTCTTAAACCATTTTGATGCCATTCTTCGTCTTCTATTATACCAAAACATCTTGAAGGTGATTTTATCCCCCTCTTTTGTTATTGTGATAATTCTTCTTGTCATTTCAACCATAGCAAATGGATTACCATAATTTTCGGTAAACTTTTCTTCAGTATTATACTCACCTTTCATATCAAAATGACCCCAAGGTGCGGAACTACGAAATACCCCAAAAGGCATATCCTCCTCTTCCTGTTTAGTTAAAAGACGATTGGTGTCGGAGTATTCATATACCCGATATTCTTTTCTAGTAAGATTAAATAATTCCTCTTTCATATTATACAATTAAGTGTACAAATGTAATACAATAATTTTAGTTATACAAATTAATTAAGAGAAAATTGTCCGAAAGGTGTTTGAATAAATACTGATTTAATTTTATCAATATCAATCTCTTGGTTCTGAGATTGTTTAAGAGCAACAACAATAGAGATGATTTGTTTCTGAGTTAATGAAACATCCTCTCCGTTATCATAATTTTCTAATGATTGTTGTTTTACTCTTTTATAGAAGTCCTCCTTCAAAACATCCCCAATCAACTCAATCAAGTCGTTGGGGTTGTTATCAAAGAAAGTTATAAATTGATTAATGTAGATTTCAACATCGACATTTTTCATTGTGTAGTGTTTTTAGTTAATACTAGTTCAAATAATAGAATCCCATTCCTTCATCTTCCAATCTATCTTTTAATCCTTGAGGAATATTGATGTTTGGATTAACATCTTTCAAGTTAATGAAAGCAAGTTCCGGTAATTCTTTAATACATTCAGGTAAAGATTGTAAATCTTTGTTACCAGGTAATGCCAAGAAGTTTAATTTCTTCAATTGACAAACAGTATCAGGTAATGTTTTAGCGATGTTTTGTAACATCAACGCCTCTAAGTTTGTAAATCTACCTATCGAAGCCGGTACTTCTAACGCAATACGTTCTTGACTCTTATTATTGATTAACAATTTACTAATTGTATCAGGTAATGATTCAAATAACTCTTCAAAACCATATAATGCAATGAACTTACCTGATGCACTATCCGGATAGTTAATCTCAACGATATCACCACCACTACTAGTTAAACCTTTAGCAAACTGAGGTTTGAAGTAGTCTTTAAGTTCCGCACCTTTACCATTTAAGAATTCTACTAAATTAATCCCTCTATCTCTTCTATCCATATATTGATTAGATGGGAAATGGAATTGATATCTTTCTTTAGGTAATCCGGTTTTTTTACCGTACTCTGTTGAAGTGTTAGGTAAAACCACATAGTAAGGACCATCTTTAATATAGTGTTCAAAGTACGAACCATCAAGTTTTGAAGTACACCAATTAGATTCATCGAACTCATCTCTCGTGTCATAATATCCACCGAAATAAGCCGCAGCATTTTTACCCTCTTGATTATTTTCACTAACTTTTACAATCGTCCAATTAGGACCAACAAATTCAATGTTAGAGCCCGGATATTGGAATGGATTTTCTTTTGTAATTCTTTCCTCTTTAGCTGATTTAGAATCTTTAGTTAATTTGAATTCATCAACTGCTAATGATAATTCAGCAGGAGTTAATTTATTAATATCTCTTTGGTCTTCAGGTAATTTACCTTTGAATCTTTCAAACTTTAATAAGTCAACATTCATTTTATCCATATCTTCAATGAATAAACGTCTGTATTCTTGAGCAGCTCTTTTATATTCAGGTGTACCTACTTCATATTCTAATTTAGGTGCCACAAAGTTTTTCAACATCCATTGAACATACTTACCGACCTTAACTTTTGACATTTCCTCAAAAGTCGCACCTTCTTTATTGAACCCATTAGGAACTTTAGTATCAGGGTCACCAAATATAATAGTTTTTAATGTATCAAAATCCATAATACCTTTTGCAGGTCTTCCCGGCTCAGATTTCATTTTTGGATTTGGTTTTACAAACTTGTCGTATAATAATTGTAAACGTGCGTTTTCAGTTATCAAATTAGAAAGTAACGATGTAATCTTCATTTTTAATAGTTTTTATTATAAATATTCGTTTTTTGTAAATAATTCGTTAAACCTATTTAGTTTTTATTTAACGATGACAAAGATAATACTTTTTTTTATATAAAAAAATTATTTTGAATAATTCATAATTAAAAGTTCCTCACCCATATTTTGAGTTTTACCCTTCTTAGCCGCAGCCGCTTTAGCAAACTCTTTCTTCTCCCATACAAACTGTCCTTGAGGGAACCAATTATGTAATTGTGGAAAATCATAATATGATAATGAAAATTTACCCTGAATACTTTTAAGACAATCCGCCAACCTTTCGTGGTCAGCACTATCAAAGTCGTGATTGTTGTAGTAGTTCTCAGTCTTCCAATATGGGGGGTCAGCATATACATATGTTGCCGGACCATCATATTTTTGAATAACCTCTTGAAAATCCATATTCTCTACTTTGGTAATCTTTAGAAAATGTTCTACCCAATCCTTTTTAGATAATTTATCTCTGAATGTAAGATACTTTGACTTATATTTACCTTTTAAGTCAATGAAGTTACTAGTTTCAGGTTTAGACCCTGAGAACACTTGTGCCAATACATAAGCATATTTCGCAGCAATAACATAATCGTAAGCCTGTAAGTTTAAATTCTCGTCAAAAATTTCAGCTTGAAAGCTGATAAATTGTTCTCTGTAGATGTCCGGTGTTGGAAATTCCCCTCTTTGTTGACAAGGAATGTTATTCACTTCTTCTAATAATCTATCCGGATTCTGAAGACATTGGAATAAGTTATAGTTAAGTGGATTAAAGTCATTATAAACAACTTCTTTTAAATTTGGGTATTTAGTTAAGTCCATATTAAAAAACACCCAAAACATTCCTGAGAATGGTTCTATGTATGTTTCAATGTCAGTTGGTATGAATGGAACAATCCATTTACCTATTTTAGATTTACCTCCGATGTACGATAATGCCATAATTTTTCTTTTTTTTAAATATACGAAATAAAAAGTGAAAAAGCAAGTTTCACATTCAAAAAATTTTTATTATATTTTATAATATTAAATTATATCATTATGAAAGAACCAATTGACGCACAGATTATTGAAGAAAAAGACATCAATCTAACACAAAATCAACCTAAAAACTGTAAAACTTGCAAAACAGGTAAAGAAGCGGAACAACAAGTTAGAAAAACTCAAAAAATTCTAATACTTATATCTGTTTATTTTTTATTTGCAACAATTTATGGGACTATTAAATTAGTTAAAGACCTACTTCAATATTTTGGTTATTAAGACCTATCAAATACAATAAACTGATTGATATACATATCTCCGTTATTAAACCCTTTGGATTTAACTCTAAGGGGTTTTGAACTATCAAAATGGTTTGGTAGTTTTATTGATATATTCCCTTTTGGATGTGGTATTTCTAAAGTATCTTTCTTCAAATCATTTAAACTAAAGTAAGCATCATAAATTAAATCATCACCATTCTTAGTAAAATTCTTTTCTGATTGAACTCTAATTCTAAGGACTAAATTACCATACATATTATCTTTCCAATCTCCTTTATTTTGAAGTCTTAAAAATTGTCCGTCGTCAATTCCGTGAGGTAATTTAATCGTAATACTATCCACGGAACTTTTAACTCCATTACCACTACATCCACCACAAATTTTAGTAAAATTAAATCCTCTACCCGCACAACTATTACAAGTTTGTCTAAATACCTGACTGAACATTCCGGTTCCCATTCTTTGAACGATAAAACCTGAACCACTACATACAGTACAATTTACTTTGTCTCCACCGGTTCCCGAACAATCCCCACACATATGATTACGAGAATATGAAATTGTCTTATCTGAACCATTATAACTTTCAAACACACCAATAGTCACATCAACAATTTTATCCGGTACCGCACGTTTTCTTTGTTGACCACTAAACATATCACCAAATGGATTAAATCCACCACCAAACGGGTCAAAACCTCCACCAAACGGATTAGAACGTTGGTTGTCATATTGACTTCGTTTTGTTTCGTCACCTATTGTATCATAAGCTTCAGATATTTTCTTAAACTTATTCTCATCCCCACCTTTATCCGGATGATGTTCTACCGCCAATTTTCGGTAAGCCTTCTTAATCTCATCTTGAGTTGCATTTTCACTAACACCTAATGTCTGATAAAAATTCTCCATACTTGTTTACTTATATTTAATATAAAACTAATTTATTATTATGAACTATCAAATAGTATTATTCAAAAATAAGATAAAAAAGAAAATAATCAATAAATTCAAAACTCATAAACGAGCAAATGAATTTTATGAAAGTTTATTATCCGAAAGTGATAATGTTCTATTTGAAAAGGAATATGAAAATGGTTCATTATGTAGTTATGAACTAGCATTGTTAGAAAAAACTTCCGGGACTTTCTTACCTATATTCTTAAAAGATGAATTAGGAAGACGTGTAAAAGTTAGTTTAGAGGATGACGATTATACCATCAGTTCAATATCTAAATATAAAACAGAAGAACTTATACTAGATACCACTACAAACAAAAAAATAAACTCACAGGAGTTTATTAAGTTATATTTGGACCCTACCGGGTTTAAATTAGTTTCAAAGTTACATAATAAAATTATCGTCCAAAATGATGACACATTTAATTTAATTACTTTGAAAAATGAAAGTGATGCGTCAAGATTTATTGATACTATATCCGAAAAATTTATGGACGATAAAAGAAATGATTGTATTTTTGTGAAGGATTACACAACAACCCAAAGAAAATACCTTTATGATTTGTTAATCAGTAAAGGATTTTCTAAGAATTATCTACATCGTCAGTCGACGACTCATTTAGTAAAAACATAAATTCAACACCCGACAAATCAATCTTAAATTGTTTGTGAGAGTGGTCTATTGTTCTAAAATTTTTTTGAACTTTCTTAAACTCAGGTTCTTTAAGTTCTAACGCTACCGCAATTGTACCATCAGGAAATAACTCTTCTAATCCATCTGCAATTAAAGCCAACTTTTCAATTATTCCATCAATACTTTTTTGATTCTCTCCCATAATGTTAATTTTTTAGGTGGTTCCGGTGCTTTCGGAAGTATATCTTCTTTCTTGAGTTTCTTCAACTCGTTTATTATTTTTTCTTTTTCTTGTTGGAGCTGTATTTGACTCTTTATTGAGTCATTTTCCAGTAACTCCAACTCTTTCAATACCTTCTTCTTCATCTTCTAATTCAATTTTACCCGTCTTTAATTCAAAGTTAAGGTTTTTCAAACTTGTTAAATCTTGTTTCTCAAAAATATTTTTAAGTTCCTCAACTTTATTTTGGAATAATCTTTCTTTTTCTTCTCTATCGTGATTGTACTTAATAATACTTTTCAAGTTATTACTTAACAACTCAACAGATTCTTCACTAATCTCAGCAACAAATGAAAAAAATCTGTGACCCTCCATCTTGCTAGTTTGTTCCATCACTTTTTCTTCATCTACGAATTTTTTTGGTAGTTTCCAAGTTGTCGGAAAACTAACATCAAAACTCAAGTAACTCTCTAATTTTCTAACCGATTGTAGATAAGGTAACAACGAAGAAAATTCTTTATATAAACTCATAATTATTTTTGTATTAAATAGGTTAAACAATATGTTATTGCTAATCCAAGATATACAAGTTCCCCTCTATACCACTCAAATTTCTTTGGGGGGTTAGAAAATAGGGAACTCATTATCCTAGCGATGGTTCTTAAAACCGTCAATAGTGAAAAAATGAATACAAATAAATAAATTGTATCAATATTATTCATTACTCTTCACCTTTTCTTTCTGATAAAATCTCTTTTCTTAGAGTATCTAATAATTTTTTCAACTCTTGTGCAGATTTTCTAGCTCTTGTTCCAGCGCTTTTGTTTCCACCAAAGAATTTTGTAGTATCAACAGATAATTCTTCAGTTAAAGACTTAATTTTTTCTAATGTTTCCATCTTAAATTCAGTTTTTTTTAATTTATGTTATTATGTATAAAGTAATTTTTTTTATGTTATAGTAAACACTATAACGGATTTTTTTACTTTTTTAGATTTTTATCCAACACTTTATATATTGCCGAGACCATATCAATATCAGATTTTGTAAATGATTTTTTTACATTAAATAATTCTTTGAAGAACTTACCGATAGAGGTTTTAACTTTTTCATTTTTTTGATGATAAAAAACTTCACCAAAAAAATCATAAAAATAATCGTAATGTTCACCGGTGTTATTAAAATTAATACCTTCTCTTTTGAAATTTTCAATTACTTTATTCCAACACCAATCAAAATGGTTTTTATTATCGTTTTCCGACAATATAATTTTGGTTTCATTAGGTAAATCATTTTCCCCCAAATAAGTCTCTAAAATCAAAATATTAATTGAATGTGCAAAATCAGAATACAACTCCATCTTTTCGGGAATCATATTGTTCACTCGGAACCAAACGTCAACGTCTTCCGGTGTTAAGGGTTTTGATATGTAGTTAAAAAAATTCTCCATAGAGTTCGTCTATGGAGAAATGATAAGTTATATTATTCGTATGTAAATTATTGAGTTTTTCTATTATACCCAATTAATGATTTCATTCTACTAAATTCTTCACTAATTTGTTTTTGTTTTTTATCAGTTGTCGATTCTAATTTGGTCATTAATTTATCACTAGCATCTTCACCTGACTTATCACTAACAATTGGTTGAGGTGCCTTATTGTAAGCTTTTCTCTTAATCTTAGCTAATAAATTTTTATCTTTAATTTCTTTACGTTTTTTATTAACATCCGATTCACCTGTGTTAGCCCATTCAGGGTTATTACCGGTTTTAGATGAACCTACAATATTGTTATCAACCCATTCTTCATTTGGGTGAATTTCATCATAATCAAGATTCTCTAACGCCGCAGCTGTTAAATTATCAGTAAACTCTTCAACCGCTTTAGATGGTATATATGCTTTTTTCTTCATTTTTTCTATTTCACCATTTCCTTTAGGAAACATTTTAGGGTTCATATCATAATCACCTTTAGAACCATCTTTAAGATACTCATTCATTTTCTTAGTAACCGCTTTGATATTATCATCATTTTCTTTACCTGAACCTTTATGAGCCTTTTCATATGCTGAGTAACCTTTAGGAGTTCCTCCAATCGGTTTTAATTTACTCTCTTTAGTTTTTTCAACCGTCTCAGTTTTTTGTTCTTTTACAATTTTTTCAATCATTGAAACTAATTCAGATTCAGTTAATCTATACGATTCTTTAACCTGATATTTTTTACCATCCACTTCAAAAGAATCCTCACCACTTTTTTTAGCGTTAGCCAAAGCTCCTGAAAATGCGTTACCTTCGTCAGTTTCAGTTTTTTTACCTTGTCTTAACATTTTAAAATCCTCAGCATCAATCTTATTGTTTTTGTTTTTATCTAATCTTCTTTGACGACCTTTTAAAGCTTCATTCATATCTGAACCACAGAATTTTTTAGTTCTTTCGTGTTCCGGTCCAAAATCAGGACTTTCCATATGATATTTACAAGCGTCAGAGTTTTTAGAATCCAATTCTTCATCATCCGAATCACCCATTACCATATCCTCTTGAACATAGTCAAATTCTTCTGAATTATCGATGTCTTCAACATCATATATACCTTCACTCATATCCTCATACATACTACCACATTCGTTACATTTACCTTCATACATTTGACCACCACATTCACAAATTTGACCGTCAGCAGATTCTGATTTGATTTTAGACACGATACTGTCAGCTCTTTCTTCTAACGTTTCCTTTAGAATCTTAGACACTAAATTATCTAAATAAGTTGTATTTAATTTTTTCATTTTATTGTTTTTATTATAAATATATTAGTTTTCAAGTTTATTTCTTTGGAAATGTATTTTCATACTCATAAGCAATAATTGTTTTGATTACGTTCTCACTTATATTGTGTCTTTCACTGATATTTTTAATTGCTTTTTTAACTTTTTCATTCTCAAAAATCTTTAATGCCTTTATATCACCTTGATTACAGTATGGAAATTTTTTACATTTCTTTTTAACTTGAACGAATTTACCACCCGGGATTTGTGTTTTCGACTTACCTCTCCAATCTTTTTTACTTGTTGATTTTGCCCAAGCCGCGGTTGTTTCATAAGAACCTGAAGACCCTGAACCTGTAGCTTCAGTAGCTTCAACTTTTTTAGTCTCACCACAAATACACTTAGATTTTACTCTATCACAAGAATCACAATATTCTTCTTTTTCTTCTTTAACACAATTAGGTACCATTTTACCATTTTTCTTTTTACCACCAACTTCTTTATATCCTTTCCAACAATCTTCTTCCATTTCTTTTTTGGTTGTTGAAAATAATGGTGCTGAGAATCCACCCGCAGAACCTGAACCGGTACTCTCTTTACTTTCTTCTTTACCAACTCGTTTGTATCTATCTTTTTTAATGAAAGGGTCACTTACTGTTACGTTTGGTGTTCCAAACTCATTATCATTTTGTTTATACATCTTAAAGTCTTTATCCGATTGTAAATCTTTCTTAAATTGTGACTTAGCACTTTTATCCTCACCCATTATTGGTAATCCTGTTGTTAACTTACCTACAGGGGTTTTAAGTTTTGTTGTACCAACTATTTTATTAGAGACCCCTTTCTTTAACGGTTTCTTATTCATATTTAATTTTTTATTTTTTTTATCAGATTCATTCTCCGGTAAAGTTTGTAACATTTCTGCTGCAGCTGTTGCTCCTTCAATACCACTACCAAATACATTAGTTTTAGCGATTTCTTTACCTACAGCATCTTTTAAACTTGGAATATTAGTTGACATAGATTACGCGTTTTTAAGTCTTGGTTCCCAATAACTTCTATTCATCCACATAAATTGATAAAACTCTCTAAACATTCGTAATGCAATTTCTTTAACATCACCTTCAAGTTTCCCTCGTTTAAGTTCTTTGGAAATAGCGTCTATTAGTTTATTTTCATATTGTTGCATAGTGTTACTCCCAAAAAAATCTTTAATTTCTTTACGAATCATCACTTCAATATCTTTTTTCTCACTTGTAGTTAATGCCATAATTACCTAACTATTAATAAATATGAGGTTGTCAAAACCCCAACAAATGTTCCAACTTTATATAAGAATGTTTTAACATTTGCCCGTTTAATTTCTTTTTTCAAATCATTAGTCATATTTCTAAATTCATCAATTTGTAATCCTTGTTGACTAATAATAAATTGGTTATTTTTATCTTTAGACTCTAATAATGAGATGATGGTATCTTTTTGATTTTCTCTTTCCTCTAATTTAATAACCTTCTCTTGAGTTAATTTTAATTCTTGTTCACATCCTTCACCTTTAACAATATCTTTAATTGCCAATCTAGCGGTGGAAGGTTTTAATTTAACTCTTGTTGTGTCACTACTTACCTGTTTTTGGGATTGGTTGTTCGTACTTGTTTGTGAAAAACAATTCAAGCTCACTGTCAGGAATAGTATCAATACTATTAACTTTTTCATCTGTCTGTTTTTTTATAACCGTTATATTTTTATCTATGTGGTGAATCTCATTTGTTATGGTTGTAACATTTTCTTTAACTTCACCAACTTTATCATCAATTTGTTCATTTATTACTTTAGCAGAGTCTACTTTTGTTTGAATAGTCTCGATTCTTTTCTCATAACCTTTAACATCAGTTTTAATTGTGTTGGTCATAAAAAGATTCCAACCAATTAAACCGGCAATGATTACCAATAAAATAATATTATCTTTATCTTTAGTTACGTCCTCCATTACTCCCCCGATTTAATTGTTTTCTTTCTTGAAGCCAAAACTTTTGACCATTTTGATTTGAACTTTTCATAATAAGATTTTAATTTAGTAATCATACTTAAAAATTCATCATCTGTTTTTATCATATCACCATTAATGTAGATACCACTTTCTTCGCCAATTGAAAAAAGGAAGTCTATATCAAAATCAATGATTTTTCCGGACCATTCAACATTATTTGGATATAAATTTAATTTATTAAAATCCACCAAGTCAGAAACTTCATTAATAAATTCATCCATAGTTTCTTGGAACGCAATTTTCTCATCGGTAGTTAATTCCAAATCAGTTTGTTCTTTACCGTGTAATACTAATATACCACCTGAGATTCTATATGCTTGTGATTTATCATCATTAGACTCGGTATCATCCTCAATCTCATCTTCAACTGATTGAGCAACATCATATTTTGTAGTAACTGTGTTATCCGCAACATCTTGCTCAGTCAATAATTTATATTGTCTTCTGATATCTTCATTAACCGTATCATCACCTAATAGTCTTCTTGACGCGTTTAATAATTGTTTAATTTCATCGTGTGAATTGTTCATATTCTATTTTTTTTAATAATTCATCAAATTTGAAAGCCGGACTTAAATCAGTAAATTGAGAATCAAAATTACTTTTAGTCACAACTCCTTCATATTTTTCAATACCGGCAATTTTAGTGTTATGTTCTATTATTTGACGTTTAATTGATAATTCATCAAACAATTTATTACACAATAATGCGGTTGAATCAAGTTGTTTATCTGTATAAGGTTGCCAAAAGAAGTATTCTCTCCACTTTCTTTCAAACACCTTACCATTATAAATATCACCTATCCAGTTAATGTAATGGTCGGTTAGTGGTTCTTTTTGTAACCACCCTAAATTTTCTAAACTAATTATTATTGAATTTCTATCAATGTTTGTATCCGGGAAAAATTCGGTGTGTTCATTATTCTCTAAAAGTTTGAGAATTTCCCCATCTCTTGTTACAATGTAGTTTGGGATTCTCTTAAATTTCCCATTGTAACGATATTTTAACATCATTAAATACTCACTCACGTTTCTTGAAGTGTGAGTAAGTATTATTTGACGTTTTTTCTTTTGTTTACCTAATGGTTTGAAGTCACCATATTTTATTATGTCTATCATTCCACATAAATTAATGTTTTATGATTGTGGTTTAACGTAACTCAATCTATTTAATCTTGGTGGTTCGTGGGTATCCATTCCCGAACTAACATAATCATTTTCCTCAGGGGTTGTTTCTTCCTCTAAATCTGAAATTTTAACAGGTTCAACATAGTCCTCCTCAATTGGTTGTGGTTGGAATACAGGTACTTCAACAATTTTTTCTACAATCACTTCTTCAATAACCGGAACTTCTTTGATTACCTCAACAATCTTTTCCACTTCAACCGGAACTTCTTTAATCACCTCTTTTTCCACAATAACTTCTTTGATAACCTCTTTTACCTCAGTTGTACCTGATTTTCCATCATCGTATTTAGTGAAGAAGTGTAAGGATGTTAATGAGATAACCGGAAGTAATCCTCCCTCTAAGAAGGCCAACCATCGTTTCATTGCGATAACATCGTTAGCTTTAGAACCTAACATTTCCCACACCGGTCCGGTTAGTTCCATCCACGATTTGAATAGTTCTCCGTTAGCATCAATCTCTTTATATGAAAAGAAGATATTACCTATCATTTGGATGAAGGTAATAATACCAAACATAAACCATACACCACCTTTAATTTTATTTGTTGCAGCAACCAATGCGGTCATTGCACCAATTTCAATCGCAATGGATAAGTATATCGCCCAACTGATTGGGTTAGCTAAGTTATACCAAGAGACAACGTGTGATATTGATATCCCGGCAACCAATAAAATTGGTACCAAGAACATCGCTCTATTTGGGTGTTCCTTAATGGATGCCCATAATGACTTAATCATTTGTTAATTTATTTATTTCTTGGTCAATCTCAGTTTGTCTATTAACATCTAAGATTTTTCTGTCAGATGCCTGAATAGCTCTTTTCTCTGATTTAAGACCTTCAATTTTTATTTCTCTACGAAGTTTAACAGATAGGGAATCAACACTATCATTAACATCTTGGATTCTTGAGTTGGTACTACAAGTTTTGAAGAATGTGATAATAACAAGGAAGAACATTATTCTAACTCCCCACGCATCAATAAAATTTAATATTGCTTTCATAATTTTTTGTATTAGTTTTATCATAAAAGTAAAAAACCTTCTATCATAATAAATAGAAGGTTTTGAAGTTTTTACATATATTCAAACAATATCGAACTTTCGTTCCTCAATTTCCGGAGTGCCTTCTCCTTAATTTGACGAACTCTCTCTTTGGTTAAGGCGAAGTCACCACCAATATCTTCAAGGGTTCTTGGTGTCCCGGACAACCCAAAATAATCCTCAATGATAACCTTTTCCCTTTCATCTAAGATATGTAATAGATTCAATAATTTAATCTTTAACATATCACCTGAGTTGAATGATTCATCTGGCATATCAGCATTTTTGTTTACAATAACATCAACTAACGTATCACCATCCTCATTGATGTTCATATCCAAATCAATCATTGAAGGTAGGTTTTGAAATCTGTCATCTAACTTACCACCGTTAGACTCAATTTCTTTCTTAGCTCTCTGTAAATCCTGAACAACATTAACAGGTAGTCGTATGGTACGAGCGTTATCATTTAACGATTGAAGGATGGATTGTTTAACCCACCATACCGCATAGGAAATAAATCTAAGGTTCTTGGACCAATCAAAATTTTGAATGGCTTTCATCAACCCTAAATTACCTTCAGCAATTAAATCAGGGAAATCCAATCCTTGATTTTGATACCCTTTTGCCACCGTAATTACAAAACGTAAGTTACCCTCAATAAGTTCTTTTTCAATTTGCTTTCTCCTCGCATCACTAATTTCATTAGAATTCATTAGTAAAGCAAGTTCTCTCTCTCTTTCCGGAGTCATCACTTTAATCTTTCGCATATCTTTCAAATACATTTGAATTTCATCTTGATTAATTGGGATTCCGCTACTTTTCTCTTTCATTTTTTTTATTTAGAATATTGGTTAAGTGTTACTAATTCTTCGGGGGTCAACGATTCAATACCCGACTCAGCTATCTTTTCAAATAGTTCGTCAAAGGTAGGGGTTTTTTTATTTTTAATTATCAGTTCTTCAGGAAAATCATCAATATCCACCCAATGTAAACCCGATAAGAATTCATCACGAATCTTGTCTCTTAACATATTTCGTACCTCAATCTCTTTTTCATCAGATTTTCCACTTTTTCCTGACATATAGTCACAAACACCATCGTTAAACAAATGTTCAGCAACTTCTGATGGTAAATTAAATGACATATTGTCAGGTGTATAAGGTAATAAAACATAAGTTATGTTATCAACACCTAACACCATCTCAACATAATCTTTAACATCCTCAAATTTGTCTAAGGTTGAAATAGTAAAAACTGATGATTCCGGACCATAATAATAATTTAGATTTGGGGTGTCCGATAAAATACTTAACTCTTCAGCAATCTGTTCTGTGAATTCTTGGGGGTTGTCATTCTTGGTAAATACAAATAAAATGTATTTGGTTAATTCATTCATAGGTTATACGTTTAATTATTAAATTAAGTTACAAAGATAATATATTTTTTTTACTTATTCAAAAGTATAATCATATTTTAAGATTCAATTAAATTTGACCTGAATAATCTAAAGAACCAATAAAATTATCAACAAATTCATAATTAATATCATCGTTAATCACCGGAAGACTAATTACCATATTTTTTATTCTATCTTGATTTGCCTTTCTACCGTAATTAAATCTAAATGTTTGTTTATTAACCAATACTGAAACATAAATCAAAAATTCTTTACTTACTTCATATTTTGATGTTAATTTTTCAACGTGGTCACTAGCTGAAAAATTGTTTTCTTGATAAAAACAAACACCATTTACTGCGGATTCTATTGTTAATACGTGACCATTCTCCGTAAAATAATTAAACTTACCATTTTGTCCAAAATTTTTACTAGATGTTGTAATATAAGGATATTCACCTTTACCAATTTTAATTAGTTGTTGTTTTGGGGTTGTTTTTGTTCCTGTAACTTCAAATATATCTTTAATTAAAAAATTTTTAAATACAATATTGTTTAACGATATTTGATTATTGTTTTTAGGTGTTTTTAAATTATCAATCTCAGTTTCAATGTTAAAATTACGGTCAAATGGAATTTCATTACAAGTAGGTACTATAATATCATTTAAAGTAACGTTAGCTTCTCTACCGTGAGATGAATATCTAAATTTATTTTTCTCAATACATAACGCATAATAAACTAATAATTCAAAACTCATTTTTGATTTAGGTTTTAGAACCTTTATATTCTGACCGGTATAAAATTCGTTAGTTTGAACAAATGAACTTAATACAGACCCACCTAATGCAACTGTAATACATCCAGCAGGAAATGGTTCTTTATCATTAAACCTATCAACTTTACTAACAACACCTAAATTTGTTGCACCTCTACTAACAAAATTAATAGATGAGTCATTACTAACCGACATTTTGTTTAAATCAAATTGATTTCCATAAACAATATCAAATATTTCAGATAATTTTTCCATATTAGTTAATAATTTTAAAAGCTGCGTATTTTTTTAACATTTTAACAAAGTCTTCAGAAGTAATTGTACTATAATCAACTTCTAAAAAATATTCCGCACACCACTCATCTTCATATGTAATTTTTTTAGTAACACTAAATTCGGGTTTACTTTGTCCATTTTTATAAGTCCAAAACCAATCATTTTCTTTTTCTTTCCATTGAGAATTTATATCGTATCTCCCGTATTTTTTTCTTTTTTCAAACCCATCATCTTTATAATACCCAAAAAAAACTTCTTTATCCTCCGAATGTGGAATATGTGCCGTCAAGACAATGATACAAGTTACAACTGAAGTATTTGAATTAAAAAATAATTCATTTGGCATTGAAAATACCGCCTCTAATGTATGATTTTCAAGTATTCTTTTTTTATTTTCTAAGTTTTTAATCTCATTTGAAGTCACTAAAGACATAGGTACGATTGCAACACATTTTGATTTTTTTTGGAGTCTACTAATATTTTTTTCTATAAATTCCCACTCTCTCCCATCATAAGGGGGATTTAAAATTCCGGCATTTGGTTTTAAATCTTGTATCTCAGATAAAATACTTTCATCAACTAATGAATCACCTTGCCATATATTATTTAATGGTAAATTATGAATCATCATATTTAAAACCATAAGAGTAAACATTTTTGGTTCATATTCAATTCCAGTAACCTTTGAATTAAATTTTGAACCCGATAATAAAAATCCACCGGTTCCTGAACAATTATCAAATAATAAAGATTCATCAGTTAATTCACATAACCTACACATAAATTTAGTAATATGTTCAGGTGTTAGAACAATACCAAGTTGTCTGTCCCCATTAGCCTTTTCAAGAAACTTAACGTATAAACTACCTAAAACATCTTGAAACTGTGTATTTACAATATAACAGTTAACATTTTCATCAATATCATAAATTAATTTTTTAAGTAAATTAATGTCTTGTCTGAATTTAGGTGATAAACATATAAAATCTAAATGTCTCAATACCATATTTACATAATTTTCATTAAGTAATTTTTTTCGTAATTCAGTTCTAACCGCATTGGAAATATTCTCACATAACTCACTTGACATCGTTGAAATTTTATATGAATTTCTAAAACCTTGATTCTTTAAACTAACTAATATTGCCGCAACAAGAATAGCTCTTTCATCTTCCTTAATTTTATAAGTCTTAAATAATTCTATGTTTAGATTATCGGAAAATTTAAGAAGATTTTCAAAATCTTGACGATTTTTTCTATCATCTGTTTCATAAAATTTAATATATTCTTTCGGAGTTTTTAGTTCATTAAATTCTAGTTTAATTATCTCAGTAGACCCTTTTAAATGTAGATGATGAGTAACTAATAATTCATTTTCAGATATACCACTAATACCAATAGAAATAACATCAAATTCTTTTGATAATTTTTTACCATAATGAATCGCCCCATCAACCGCATATTTTATTGGTTGGTTTAATTTAGTACTTTGATGTAATATTCTATCTTTTTTATCCTCAATAACTAAAATAAAATTAGGATGATTTTTAAAAGAAATAATATATTCAGGAAAACCAACTTTATCAGTTCCTTTTTTAGAAGATGTTGTTAAAATATTTTGTATTCTAAAATTTTCTGATTTTTTTGGTTCAATAATTATCTCTTCAGAATATTTTCTAAAATGGTCATAAACAATTAAGTCGGTAGATTTTTCTAATTTTTTCATTTTTTTTAATTTTATATTTTAAATATAATATAAATATATCGCATAGTCAAGAAACCAAGTGATTAAAATATAAAATAATTTTATTGGGAAACATAACTAATATTTTCTTCTTTTCTGATTCTCACAACATTATCCGCCCAATTTGTTACTAGTGGGTTATGTGTAATAACAAATATCTTTTCAAAATATTCTTTTATCTTCGTAAAGAACTCTGATACCATCTCCAAGTTATCGTTGGAAATCTTACCAAATACCTCATCAAACACCACAACATTCGCTCTTGGTAATGAACAGATTTTACTTAACACCGCTCTCAACGCTAGTGAGGCAATTGTTCTTTCATACCCGGAACCGGATGACATCGGTTTCTCAACCTGAGTGTTGTTATCAATCATTAAGAAATCAACCTCATTCTTGTCGTTAATTCTAACTTCCAATCTGAAGTGACAACTATCTTCCAATAACCTTTGAAGTTCACTATTAATAAGTGGCATCATCGTTTTCATAATAAGTTTGGTAATACCATTCTTACCGAAGATTTCCAAATAGATTTTGTAGATTCTTTCCTTCTCAGCCTCTTCAGCAATCTTTCTAATTGTTTCCAAGTTGGATTCAATCTTAGTATTAAGAGTTGTTATTTGGAATGTGTTGTCTGAAATACTTTTTTCAATAGTTTTCTTCTCACCTTCAAGTTCATCCAACCTCAATTTAGCTTTAATCAATAACCCATCAGTTTTATTGTTCTCCGCAATTTTATCCTGAACCTCCGAGTATCTATCCAATTTGGTTTTTAACGCGTCAATCTTCAATTGGAAACTTTCAATACTTAATTCGTATTTCTCTCTGATAAGTTTGTTTTTCTCATACTCATCAAACTCTTTTTTAAGATTCACAAAACCTTGTTCTTTGCTGGTTAAATCCTGCATTAACCCCTCTAATTGACCTTTATGCGTGATAAAACCGGCAAGCTCCCCAATTTTTGCATTGGTAATCGCAGCATTCATCAGTTCAATACCACAGTGTTCACATTTGATTCCACCATCAACAGAACTCTTCAACTCCTCAATACTTTTAATCTTGGCGTTGTTCTCCGCTTGTTGGGTCATTAAATCTTTAATCCCCTGTTTAACTTTGTCGTGTTGGTCTTCGTGATAAAACTCAGATGGTTCAACAACCTTAACACCATCTCTATCTGAAATGGCTTTGGATTTATTAAAACCTAATGTATTTATCTCCTCTTGAACTTTGTCCGGAGAAACAGATATCAAGTCATTATCTATATTGTGTTTGGACTTCAACAACCCATCACGATATTCCTGACCTTTGGTAATTCTATTTTTGGCGTCTTCTAACTGAGTATCTAACGTTAGATTAGTTTCAGTTAGAGTATCAATTGTTTCCTTACTAGTTTGGTTATCCGTTTTAAGTTGTTCCGAACTATAAATGTTTGATAACATACCTTTGGAGAAGTCACTATAAATTTCTTTGGCTGCTTCTTCCTTACGTTTAAGAAAATCCAATCCCATAAATCTTGAAAGAACTTGACCCCTTGCCGTAGGTTTAGAGTCAATTAGTTCTTCCAAGTTGGTGGCTGTTGTTAGAATGGTCATTAAGAAATCCTCTTTGGTTCCAATAGATGTTTTAATAAACGCCTCGGTCTCTCTTCGTTGTTCTCCGGTGAAGTTCTGTAAACTACCATCAGATAATCTCTTATAGAAGTCCAACTCGGTCTTAACATTCCATTCATTTTTCTTTGATAACTTTCTCTCAATATTTCTCAGTAAGATATACTCCTCACCATCAATCATAATCTCACCTTTTACGGCTACTTTATTTCTCTCAGTGAATCTGTTGAATATCTCCTCAGCTTTGGATGTCTTGGTTGTCTCATTAAAGAATAAGAACATAAGTAAATCCACGGTAAGTACCGTCTTACCCCCAAAGTTAGGTGGGTTTGACTCAACAACCGTAATACCTTCACACTTCTCAAAATCTATCTTCTGATTCTCACCATAGGATAAGAAGTTTGAGAACTCTATGTTCTTAATGTACCATCTCTTAAATGGTGTCGCATCAGTTTGGTCTTGTAACAATTTGTTATCCACCACACTATTAAGTTGGTAGATATCATCGTAGTGTTCCATATTACCTTTTGACTCCAAGAATGAACGAACTAACTCTAATTGGTAATTCTCATCCAAGATGTTAAAGGATATGTCTACGGTATGTATGGTGTCCTGAGCAACCTTTGTCTTTGTGATTACATTGACGTTGGTCGTATCATACTTCTTTTGAAAGTAATGACGAACACTCTTAATTTTTTCTTGTGTAAAATTCTCGGCATAATCCTCCCACACAACCTGTAGGTAAGGATTATCCAAGTTTACAATATTTATGTCTTCCATTATTGTATAATTAAATTCTAAGGGGGGATTAAATAAATCCATTGTTTGTTACTCCACGTCTTCCGTTAATACTTCTCCGTAATCTCTTGCCTCTTGAGCATTTAATACGTCTTCCAAATACCAACCTTCATAAGCGGTTAGTTTCTCACAACCTCTATCCATCCAAATGAATTCATCAATCCATTCTTCCCAATTATTATCAACTAGTTTAATAAAGTTCTCATCATTACCCCTATCTTTATATCGTTGAAGCATCTCTTCTTTACTATCGTACTTTGGATAAACCAAATAGAAGAAAAGACAATTGTCTAATAACGCATCTCTCACTTCTTTATGTGAAGAAACAAAGATGTGGTTATACTTCCCAATATTTTCTTTGATGTGGTTTATGTAATTCTGTGGAAAGTGAGGATTTCTTGTTTTATTACCATACTCATCAACAACCCAACTGAATCCACTTGAATCGGAATCCAAAGTGGTATCAGGGTTATTTTTATGATAGGTAGTTTTTCCTAATCCGGGAAATGCTGATACTATTTTAGTTCTCATCAGTTACTTCAGGAGTTACTACCTCAGCATCGGTAACATTTATTTCTGTAGTGTCACCAACTAATTCAGCATTTAATTCAACGGTATTACCATCCTCAGATTGATATTGAGCTTTTAATAATTCCATTTGTTTCTCAAACATTTCTTGATACTCAGCTTGAGCTTTCTTTCTTAACCCTCTAAGAGTATTGTTTCTGTGTGTAACTCTTGTTCTGTGTGCCTTTGCACCACCACGTAATTTTGACTTTGGCATAATTGTTTTTATTTATTGTTATTTATTTTTTAATTTTTTGTTGGTCTATTTTCTTCAAACCATTCAACCATTCCATTGAATGCCCATACAAATCCGGAAGCTATTAGTCCATCAAAGAACCAACTAATCCAAGTTGGATTTCCAATCAAAGATGCTGATGGTGAATAATAAGTAATTCCAAGGAAAAAACCAACCCAAGTTGAAGTACACATCATACAAGATAGTAATTCACCTATGAATTTTGCTAACCCGTTGAAAGGTAATACCGTGTTACCCCAATTTCTTATCCCATCTCTAAATCCTGCGAATATTGACCCATAGACCAATATGTTTGACATTCCATATGCCGCTAATAACCAAATTAATATTATCATCTTATTCTCCTATATAATGTGTACTTATGTTCTCACCTTCTTCAACTTCACTTATGAATTTTTGGATAGAACGGAATTCTTTTATTTTCTCAATTTGGTCATTTTCAGTTGAGGTCGTTTCAAAACGTAGTCTAGCACTACCATCACCATCTACTGTGACCGGGATGGTTCTGTTAGACCCAACTGAACCTAAAATTTGTATTTTTGTTAGTAATTCAAGTAATTCTTGTATTTCTTCCTTACCACCACTAACTCTAACATCTAAATAATAATTTTCCATATTACATTGTTTCATTTATGTTTGAACCTTTCAAATAGACAGCACCCTGACTTACTTTAATTGATTCTAATTGTTTATTTATTTCTTGTAACTGTTTAACCTCATCGGTCTTTGAGTTTAATTCTTTTCTTAAAGTTTGTAAAGTGTCTTGTAACATTTTCATTTTATCATTTGGTTTCTCAACCTCAACTATCTTTTCTACTTCAACAATCTTTTCAACCACAACTTCTTTGATAACCTCAACTATCTTCTCAATAATTACAGGTTCAGGTTTGTCCCCAATTTCATCTATAATTGGGACAGGTACTTCTTGAATAACATTTACAATCTTCTCTTTTATTATTTCAACAGGTACCTCCTTAATGACCTCTCTGTCAACATATTGGACGACTTCAATCTCTTTGATTATTTCAACCGGCGTCTCAATATATTTAACAACTTCCTTTATTACTTCAACCGGAACTTCTTTAATTATTTCTTTGATGACCTCAATCTCTTTAACAACTTCCTTCTCAATTACGTTTGGTTCCTTATCGTCCCCAAGCAGTCCATATTTCTTAATGTTAAACCCTTCGGTATAACATTTCGTAATGAACTTATCAACATCCTCAATATTATTTAACTTACAATATTCTTGAACTGACTTTAATTGACTAGTCGTTAGTTTTATTTGTGACACGTTCTTTGTTTTCATTATACGTTATCCATTGGTCAACTTTGGAACAATCGTGACTATCAATACCACATTTCTTTAACTTCTTTTTAAGTTTTTTTAATTGTTTAATAGTCAATTTATCCACCCAAACCGCAATATGGTTGTGTTCCGGTTTTCCCAATAATCTATCTCTTTTAATCTGATTCTCAATTTCATTCCATTCGGAATCAGTCATTGATTGTCTTAAATTTCCCATTTCTATTTAATTTTTAATCCACTGATATATTCAAAATCACCAATACTAAACTCTTCAGTCCTTCCCGGTGTGGAATAGTTATACCCCACAATCACTTTGGTTTCAGTTATTTCTTTTATGGTCACGTTGACCGGTGATGAAGAACCTAAATCTAAATTAAGTGTTCTACCTATTAAATTATTTCCCACTATTAACAAGTTTTTCTGTTCCATTTATAATATCATCAAATGATTTCATCTTAAATGATAAGAAAGGTTTTGGATTATCCAAATCAACAAATGAATATTCATCTGTCTCAAGATTATAGATACCAAATCCGTGTTTGGTTATTGTCTCACCATAATTCTGTTGAATTGTTGAACCCACCATATAGGCTTTCTTACCACCCGGGATGTTGAAGATTTGTCTTTTGTGAATATCACCACATAATACCAAATCACATCCGTCAAACTTATTAGTTTCAAAACCTGTCTCAAACTTATATCCGATGTCGGTTGTTAATCCTTGAACCGGTCCGTGGAATAAACCAATCTTCAATCTACCCGTTTTTTCAATCTCAGGCGGAATGTTATGGTCAAGTAATGAATACACCACCCAATCAACATTATCGTCCTCGTATTCACCTCTGTTCTTCAAATAAACGATTTTATCATTCTTTAATGAATCTATTACGGGTGTAAGAGCGTCCAACCTTGAAGAGTTACTTTCCAAGAAGTCGTGGTTTCCAATTATAACTATGGTTTTGGCAATCTGAGAACATTCCGTAAGAATCCAAGCAACGAACTCAATAAGTTCCGGAGTCATTTGATTTTTGGAATGAACTAAGTCTCCTGTGAATACAATCCTGTCCGGAGCAATCTCTCTGAATTGTTCCAACATATTATTCAATATTCCACGGTATAAATCGTGGTCTTTGAATAATCGTATATGTAAGTCACTAAAGTGAACTAATTTTTTAATCATCTTACTTGTCAAATAATTTGAATTCCTCGTTTACGTGTCCACAATCCGCACATCTGTAAGTTGGGAACGGAACAATAGTGTCTTCGGAACTACCGGTTAATAATTTGTTAACAGTTTTAATCATAACAACCTCTTGGAAGAATTGTGATTTACATTTTTCACATTCAAGTGTTGGTTGTTGTTTTAAGTCAATTTTTGGTTTTAATAAATCGTCCATACGTTTTTCTTTTAAGTTTAATTATTTTTTATTTCTTTGTCAAATATTTTTTCATATCCATCTCTAGTATGGTTGTAATTACATCCTTTGGAACTCTGAACTCTTCATATTCCCCCGTTTCTTTTACCAAAACAATAATACATCCAAATAATTTCATATTTTCATATTTGGTTCCTTGTAACATTTTAAGAAGAAGTTTCCCATAAAATGGTAATTGGGTGAAGTAGTGACCCAAAGCGTTATTCGGATGTTTGTGGAAAGGTGGTTTCATTCTTGTTGTAAAATGATTCTCCTCAAAGTTCTTTGGTTTATTTGACTTCCAATCGGTTATAACCAACCCAAATTCAGTTTGTTCTTTATTCATTATCAACCACACCTTATCCGGTTGTCCCGTATAACCCAACTCCGGGTCACCCAACACAATTTCCGTATCTAATAATACAGCACCTCTCTCAACCATAAGGTTAAGGTATGCGGTTCCGGCTGACACCATAGAATCCCCCTTTAATACTTGGGTAAAGTCACATTCAAAGATTGGTTGTCTCACATCTTTGTAACCCCCAAACATATCAATAACTTTTTTCTCCAATAAATAATGGACTCTACTACCCATATTGGTTGCGTAATCACCGGCAGCCTTCCACTCGTCTAATAGTTGTTGTTGGACTTCCGGGTCACCTTTGGCTTTTTTAAGTGAAATCCCCTCACTATCAAATTCTTCATAGAAATACTTAATCACCTTACTTACCGATGGAAAGTCACTTTTCGTCTCACCATTTATATCTTTCATATAATAGGTGTGGGTGTCCTCAACGAATGTAAGTTCAAGGTCTTGTCTTCGTTTTTCTAATAAATCTCTAATTTCTTTTGCAACTTCATTTAATTCTATCATCTCATATCTATATAATATTCATCAATCTGTCCTTTCAAATCACAGACATCTTTATCTTGTGGTAATTTTAATACCTTTATTTTTCCGTATAGGGTACCCCCATTTAATTCTTCATATAATTTAAGAGCGTTACCAAACGCATCCCCGTCTAAAGCAATAATAATGTTACCCTTCGCCTTTTCATATAAAGAGTTTAATAATATTTCAGACATATGTTTCCCCAACATAGCAATACTATTAGGTAGGAAGAAACTATCAAATACCCCTTCACATAAGAAGATGTCTTTGTCCCAATCAATTAAACTCTCATTGAAGATGATTATATCTTTCTCGGCTTCAGGGTTTTTATATTTTGACCTTGTGTTGGGGTCCCAACTCCTTGCAATAAAATAAGTTAGTTCACCCTCACTATCATAAGATGGGACAATAATTCTACCGGTAAATTTACCTTGGTCACAGAATCCAATTCCATATTTTTCAATAATATCATCGGTGATTCCACGTTGTTTTAAGTAGTTGTAAGCTTGACGACGAACCGGGTAAACTAAACTACTGTCCTTGAAAAGTGTAAATCCCTCAGGTAGTTTTAACCTATCTTTTCGTTTCTCTTTTGGTTTGTGTTCTTCGGGTTGTAGTAAGTTGTAGATTTTTCGTTGTTTCTTATTTCCCCAAACATCAATTAACTTTCCAAGCGGCCCTTTAGTATTATTCTCATCACCACAACTCCAACACTTGTAAACGTGTTCAAAGTAGTTGACCTCTAAGTTTCCTTTATGTTTATCTTCATCGCATATCGGACAATCAAAAGATATTTGACCTTTTGATTGATAGTGAAGTTTTTCATCACCAAGTATTTCGTGTAGTATTTCTAATAAAATTTCTGCATCGTCCGACATAAATGCAAATATAAGAATAAAATTATTATTATCAAAACTTTATTAGTTTTTCTTCGGAACTATATTTATTGGAATAACTTATATCAAATGTCAACATTCATTAACATTAACTTAATTGCCGGTCAACCACCTTTTAACATCTATCTTTGTGATAATCCAATCACAACTTGTGTTTATATTGATACTATTACAACTTTTCCGTATGAGTTTCAAATTCCGGTTATTATGGAAGGTCAAAATGATTATACCTTAAAGGTTATTGATAATAATGGATGTGAATCATTCAAAATTTTAACAACGTAATTATGCCGTGTCCATCAACTATATATTGTATTAGTAATACCGGAGTACCTTTATATAACGATAGTTATGAAGATACTTTAACAAATTATAATGGTGTACAATATTACACCGGTCAAACTAACGGGTTATTCATTTATTACTCATCAGGTGACACACAATGGTGTTTGTCTGATTCATTAGGTGGTACTTGTTATCTATCAGGTAAATCACCTTGTTCAACAACGTGTCCTGATTTATGTGATGAATTATTTACAACCGGTAGTTGTCCAACACCAACTCCAACACCAACAAATAATTGTTCGTCATTAGATTTTCAAGCCTTGTTTGATTGTGATTTACCACCAACACCTTCAGTAACTCCAACAAGTACAGTTACGCCAACGGTAACGGTAACTCCAACATCAACTAATATTTGTCCTGTATCATTTATTGATGCCGAAATTTTTACATTAGCCGCAAGTCCAACTCCAACACCGACTATGACACCAACACCTTCAATTATGGTTGAAAGAGATTGTACTTTTTCGGGAGCAGTTACTTTTGATATGATAAATGACGATATTGTTTGTCCATTTAGTTATGAATTCCAAGAGTGTTTTGGTTCAGGTCGGAAATTTTATACATTTGATACTCTTGAAACTCCATCGGGTGGTACTATTACCCAATTTATGGTTTTTTACGCCACAGTGAATGGTGAAAATATGTGTATACATTATATTGGATTTAATAATCAAATATCAGGAACTGACCATATTGTGTTATTATCAGACTCTTATGGTTTTGCAAATAAAGGTGAATGTAATCTATGTGACATAAGTAATACACCAACCCCAACTCCAACTCCAACTATTACGCCAACAATAACACTAACACCATCTATAACACCAACAATAACTATAACACAAACAATAACAAACACTCCAAGTATAACACCAACAAAAACTTCTGTAGGTTGTACAAACTGTATTACTCACGATGTTGTTATCGGAACGCAAACGTGGGCCGGTTGTAACTTGAATGTGACTACTTTTAGAAATGGAACACCAATCCCTCAAATAACTGATGCAGCCACTTGGGCAAATACGTTTACACCTGCTTGGTGTTATTACAATTTTGACCCATCAAATGAGGCCGCTTATGGTAAACTATATAATGTTTACGCGGTTATATCAACCGCTAACGGTGGTATCGCACCTACAGGATATCATATACCAACAGATGCGGAGTGGACAACATTAACAGCATATTTAGGGGGTGGAAGTTGGTTACCATTATTTGGTCCGGGTTCTTATTATCAACCATTAATCGGTGGTAAGTTAAAAGAAATCGGTAATTGTCATTGGACTGTCGGAGGAACTGACACTGTAGGATTCACCGCTTTACCCGGAGGAGAAGTAGCAACCTCAGGATATTTCGTAGGTATTAATGTTGAGGCTCGTTTTGCAACAACTTCAATAGCTCCAGATTCCGCAATCGGTAATCGTTGGAGTTATAGATTAAGTAGTTTTGATAATAATATTGTAAAAGAATGGGTTTCCTTAACTAACGGAATATCAGTGAGATTAATTAAAAATTAACCAAAAAATATGACTGCCATTGAAATTTTATCAATAACCGGATTAAATAACCCTTACTTTATTGAAGTATGTGATGTTTATGGGAGTAATTGTATTTTGTTATCACAAGTGTTTACAACTGTGCCGCCAGCTGTCACATTATATTTACCACCGTTATTTAGTTCATCTCCGGCAGTAATGATTAAAGTCTCAACATTAGATGGTTGCGTTAAAACTCAAATAATTGATTGTAATTTATTAGGTCCAAAACAATTCCAAGATTTAATGATGTTTGAGTTTATGGATTTAATCGTATACGATTTCCAAGATTAAAGTATTTATATTAAAAAGATAAAATGAGATTAACGGATAGAACTTTTGCAACCGGTGTAACCAAACAAGATTTAATACACATTGTAATAACAGGAGATACAACTGATAGCCCTGAAGGTTCTTCATATAAAGCACCGATAGGTCAAATACTTGAATTATATAATTTACCGGTACCATTAGTTAAACTACAAACCATTTTTTCAGGTAGTGGTTCTGAAGTAGTAACTCTAAATTTTAATAATACCGTTGGAAGTAATGTAAAATTAATTAATCCCCCAAAAATTATTGTACAAGATTTATCCCAAGAACAACTTGACCACGGGGTATTTATTGAAATGGTCCAATATAAAATGAAAGGTGGTAAACTTAATAATTCTAAAGGTGGTGGATATATTGTTCAACCAAGGATGGAAGATGATGGTTTTGGTAATATAACCAATGAATTACAAACAAGAATAATGAATTATTACGGTAAAACTATAAATAATAGAGGTGGTATTCAAACATATAAAGATGCTCCTGGGTCAACAATACCTTTGATAGTCCCAAGAATGAATCATTATCAAGTATCGGGGGTAAATCAAGTCGTACAACTTGATGACTATTTTAAAGGTAGATTTGGATACTCGTCACTTGCGTATTGGAATGGAGCGACTAACGTATTAGTACCTAATATACCAATACCGTTTACAAATAGTTCAAAAAACTCTAAACAAAAATATAAATCAGGAGTATTAGGAGTACCATATCGTTTATGTTATACAGGTAATTTAACATCATTATATGTTGCATTTAGATATTTAATGTTTGACCCATATTCTAATAATGGGAAAGGTAAATTTATTGAAGGTCCATTAAGTAAAACTATAAAGGTTAGTAATAGATATTTCCCATTTTTGAAAACATCAACTCAAGGTAATTGTACCGTTAATCCTAAATTTACCGCATCAACAAATAATACTTTAATCAGATTTAGTTTTATAAACAAATCTTAAAATAAATTAGTGCTCTACTCTACGGAGTAGTGCTTTTCAAGTGTTTTTCTCTCAGGAGTAATTGGTCTTTAGTGCGTCACCCCAAGGGGTGACTCTTCTTTTTAGGGTGTTTCGTCTTTAGGTTTTTTACCCAAATTCTCATATATCCTTAGAAGTTTTAAGGATTCGTAGTAATTTTTTTCAAGTCTATCAAGTTCCTTCTCAGGAACACCTTTGTCACACGCCAATTCATAAGCCTCTTTTGCTTCGGTAACAACATTTGATATTGTATTAATAAGTTTCATATCTATAAATATCATCTCACTCACCATTTATTAAAGATGTTTGTGAATTATATTTATAATAAAAAATAAAAAAATCAAATTTTTGATTATTTATAGTAAAAAGAAAAACTAATGGCTTGTCAATGCTACTTAATACAAAATGATTCACCAAGTTCTTATGGTTATTTTAACTATAAAGATTGTAATACCGGTCAATGGGTCAATGAAGTTCAGGTTCCACCTGCACAACCTGAAACAACAGGTCCAACAATTGTATATTACTGTTCGTTAGAAGCACCAATTGACGCATCGGTGGAAGGTTTAATAATTAGCCCATCCGTATCAAGTTTTTGTCAAGGTGGTTGTGTTTGTGATTGTGATTCATTTATAGGGTTTTATTACAAAGCAGGTCCCGGAGTAGTTGAAGTTGATTATATTAATTGTAATAATTATCTTGTAACCACAACTATCAATGTTGGCCCTCAAACCGGAGCTACCGGTGGTCAAACATTTTTTACATTTGAAGAACCTCCTTGTATTAAACACGGAACCGAAGGTCAAATAGTGAAAAGAACAATAAGTGGTAGTTGTAATGCCCTTAATAACAATTTACTTGAAGGTTGTTGTTCAATAGTTAACCATTGTTATAATTGGACAGTAAATGCTGGAGATATACCACCATCGTTAGATGTTTCTTACACTAATTTTGAAGGCGTATACATTGACCAAGTCAAGGTATTAACAAATATATTAGTTAATATTAATGTTGACGGAACATTCACTTATTATGTGTGTTCTGAATCTGAACCTATATTTTATGAAAATGGTCTTGAAGTAGTCCCATCATTTAATGTTGCACTTGGTGAGGTTTGTTCTTCAGACATTGAATGTAATCCTAACACCCCTTATACCGTATATTTAGTCTCAGATTGTTGTGAAGACAAACCTGATGGATATATGTATTTACCGGTCGGATTAAATGTTGACCAAGTTGTTGGTTCTTCAACCGACAATACTTGTTATAAAATTGTTGAAGGGGCTGAAGCTATTGCAAACTTAGATTGGGATGGTTCTGTATTTGACCCTAACGGGTGTGAAGAATGTCAAACAAAAAATGAATATTTTTGTAACCCTGAACCATTAACACCAACACCAACATCAACACAAACTCCAACACCTACACCAACAATAACACCAACACCAACAATTACTCCTACACCAACATCACCATCAACAACAATTTATTTTCAAAGATGTTGTAACGTAGGTCAATATTTAGGTGTTTATAATTACAACGGTGTGTTTATACCTGATAATTCATACTTATCAATAACAATTGGGACTAACACATTTTGTGTTAAAAAAGTCCCATCAGTACCATATACCGTAACATTATATGACTTTAATAATAATATTGAGTTAAATGAGTATAATAGTTGTGAACAATGTAAAATTAACCATCCTTGTCCCCCACCCCCAACACAAGAAATTATGGGGTATAGAAACGAGTGTGGTGTTATAACCATATTCCCAATGGAAATTGAATGTGTTTCAATATCACCAACAGAAACCGAACCTAATAGTGGAATGGTATCAGTATCAATAACGGGTGGAACGCCTCCTTACAAATATACTTGGACCGGAGGTAATATTGGTGATAATAATCACGCTCCGGCAATTGAAAATGTACCGGTTGGAGATTATACTGTAACCGTAATAGATTATTGGGGTGATTTTACCGCAACAACAACTTGTACTTTAACAGCATCAACTGACTGTAATTTTACCGGAGTTGTTTCTGAATTTACACCACCAACACCAACACCTACACCGACTATGACACCAACACCGTCTAGCATACCTTCAAGATGCGATTGTAGATACGGTAATGTTTATATTTCACAAATTGATGTTGATGCGTCAGATGATGGAAGTGTTTACGTATCTTATTTAGATTGTGATGGTCATTGTTATTGTGTAACAAATGGTATAGGAGGTGGAAAACCATACGCATCAGGAATTTATCTTAACGACATTTGTGTTGATGTAACAACAAATGGTATTGGAGTATCTCTATATATTATTGTTGAAGGTCAACCTCAAGTATTACCATTAAATGGTAATTCTTATGTTACTTTAGGTGGTTGTTGTACCGCTCCGACAGGTTTAGATTGGAATTGTATTGGTGGTGTTTGTACTTATGTCGGCGTTGGTATGGGAGAATTAACTCAATCACAATGTGAATCATTATGCACCCCAATACCACCACCCCCTGTAGTACAATCATTTTACTATGAAGGTTGGGGACCTGATTGCCCTGACCCAGTACACGACCCCGAAGTAAATAATTGGGTTAAATACATTGATGAAAATGGTGATGAACAAATTTACATTGTTGGGTGTGCACAAAATGGTTGTCAAGAAATAGTTGCTGTTAGTATTGTTGACACAAATCGAGTAGACCCTTGTACACCATAATTAAAATATATAAAAAATGAGTAGATATTATAACATACATTTAACACCAAGTTCAACAAGTTTAGGACCGTACACCATTTATTGGAATACAGTGTCTTCAGGTAGTACTGCGACAAATTATGATACAGGTAATCCCGCAACAGGATTAACATTAAATCAACTTACTAGCGTAAATGGAATTAATGTTATTGTTCCCGATTCAACAACATCAATAATTTTATATAATCCAAAATGTGACCCACAAACTTTCAGTGCAAACCCAACAGAAAAATTATACGATTTTTGTATGAATATATTTATTCCTGATGTTAGTACTGACAATATACATTTTAATCCAAATGGTTTAGATAGTAACGGAAAACACAAATGGATTTCTGATGATGAAGTATATCAAATTGTTTGGAATACATCATTAGGTAAATGGGAGTTACAAACTTGGTCTTGTTATTTTGACATTTGCCCAACAATAACATCAACATCTAATTTATATCCACCATTAACTAATTGGGTAATTGATGGATTATATGGAAGTGTTACCGCTTATTCAGGTGTTTGCACTACACAAGCATCAAATAAAAGAATTACTCTACCTTATAGTGTTAATCAACCTAATTGTGGTTGTGATGGAAATATTGTTATTAATACTATAAATTTAAACGGAACACCTCCATATACATACTCAATAAATAATGGTTCAACATATTCAAATTCACCATTCTTTAACAATTTATGTTCAGGTATTTATAATATTGTAGTGTCAGACGTAGATTCTATGGTATATGGTAATGTAGTAACATTAAATACCCCTGTACCACCGACAACTTACACTGTATCATTAAATACTACTAATACAACACCAACTAACACAACATATACATTAACTAAAGAATACACAACAACAATTAGTGTAACACCACCATTACCTGATGGAGTTTCAATTACATTTGATTTAATACATAATAATAACTTTAAATCATCACCAAATGAAAATACATCATCATTAGTGACAAACACTACTATAACTAAAAATAGTTCAACAATTTCATATAATAGTAGTAGTAACACAACCGGAACAACAGTAAATTATACACCGAGTTGTCAGGATTTATTGGTATATCAAACAGGTTTAACGGAAACTTGGATGTCATTAACTATGACTAACACTGATAGTATAGTAATTAACACAACAACTAGTGTAACTAAATCTGAATATAATTTATGTACCGTTGGTGAAAGTACCGATACTTATTCATTATTAAACGCTTACATCAATGGTTGTGATTGCTGTAATATAATCATAACTTAAAACATCACAAAAAGAAAAAAACAATATTTATTATTATGGGTTTTATTATTAAAAATACATCAGGATTAATTAACACGAGATTGACCGACGCGGCTAGACAAAAAATATCGCAAGGTACTTTCAATATCTCATATTTTCAAATTGGTGATAGTGAAGTTTCTTATACTTTATCAGGTACCTCATACAATCAATTTGATACAAATATTTTGGAACCGAACTTTAATTCACAAAATTCTACAGGGGTACCAAATAATAATAAACAATATGTTAAATATCCGTATTATGTTGATGGAATAACAGGTAATACTTATGGAATTCCATTTTTAGCATCAGTAGTTCAACCTGTATTTAATACCGCAGCAATGAGAGGTTTTTTTACAGGTAATACAACAGCTGACACAATCAATTGGAGTGCATTCACTAACAATGTATACACAATTAATTCTAACTATATTGTTGATATGTCTACATTAACCGGTGGAACTGTGATTGATGTTGTTTATTCAGGATGTAATACTAATATTGTTAGATTACCAATGATTGGTGATTTAATAACTATTTTCTTTGATGGTAGTGGTGCAACTAATTGTGATTGTAGTTATGTTCCAACACCTAGTCCAACACCAACACCTAGTACAATGCCAACATACTATCAAACATATTATATGACAAATTGTGATGGTATAAGTCCGGATGGTATTATGTCGTTACCTAACAACTATAATAGTTGGGAGGTTGTTACTGATATTTATAACCAATGTTATGTAGTGAATTATCCTATTGAAGGTAGTGCTAATTTAATTTGGAATGGTGGTAATTATGGTAGTGATGAAACTTCTTGTACTACTTGTATATCAAGCCAAGTAACACCAACTCCAACTCCAAGTTATGGATTTGCTTGTGACCCACCACCAACACCTACACCAACTTCAACATTATGTGTTACTGAACCATATTATTGCCCACCACCGGCACCCGCAAATTGTGAGATGTCAGTTAGTAGTTGTTATACAATTTTAACTTATAAAATTATTGATATTTGTGGTACGCAAATAACTTTAGATAGACCAACACCGGACTTCTCAATGTTCTGTAATTGTTGTTACGCTAGAACTATTGTTTACCCACCATCAATGACTTCATTATATGACAGTATTACACCAACACCTCATTGGAAAGAAGATGTAATTAATTTTGAATCTGTATGTGATACCGACCAATTTGACGTTAAAGTTTGGAATATGAATATTCCTTGGACCGAAAATCCTGCTGGAACATTTGTTGGTGAATTATATGATTATTCACACTTTGGTTCAACATCATATATTGGTGCTAAAGAATATTTTGGTTATATGTCAGATAGCGGTCAAACAGACAGTAGTTTAGTTTTTTATTATAACTCTTTTGGTGATGTGATTACAGTCCAACCTAAAGAACAAAAAGCAATTGCTATTATTCACTATACAAATCAAAGTATTGATTTCTTCTATGGTGAAAAATTTGCGTTAGAACCTTATTTTGATGGTTCAACCGGTGAAGCGAGAAACTTTAGAATTCACATCCCAACATTAATGTGGCATAAAAACCCTGAGTGTTGTTATGGACAAACATTCTATGTTGACCCACCAGGTTTTGATGAGGGTAAAGATAATCTTAATTTATTTACACCTCATTATCTTACTTCAAAGAAAAACTCGGATATGAATAATCCGGGATTAAGATATTATCATTTATGGGACACTAATCCAAATCCTAATAATTTGGGTAAACCAAATAGAATTGGTAAAGTATTCCCTGATGACCAAATTATTATTATTGATGACGAAGAAATCATTGCGGCAATGTCTTATAAATCAAATAGAAATTGGACATTACCCGCACCAAGAGTTGGGTTAACAGTACCAAACACTTGCGGTTCAAATGGAGAAACAAGTACAGGATTACTAATGGATTCTACAGAATACCTTTATGTAACATATAGATTTACAAATGAAAATTCATTTACTAATTCTTTACATTGTAACTATTACACTAGAATTCAAGGTCCGGACATCTCTTGTGGTTTAGACACAAGTCAAAACGTTTCTGTCAGATTTGGTGGTGATTTTCCTTGTTTAAATCAAATACCTGAATTATCCCCTAACCCATATTCTTGTGATTTAGTTTCAGGTTTTTTTGGTGAAAAATTAGAACTTATTTGTCAAAGAGTTACCGGAGATACTAGACCGGAATCCTCGGAATGGAAAATTATTGATGTTACATCACAAATTAGCGGTAATAGTATTAATGGATATATTACTCAAAGTGGTATTACCGGTAATACTTTCGTAATAAGTGAATTAGATTACGAAAATGCTCCTTATTATAATTTGAATGACCCATATTATAATGACCTTAATTTACCTCTTAGTGGTAGTACAGGTACAACGTTAAATTTTGGTGATGAATATTACTTCTATGGTTCAATAGAAACTGACATTCAAGCAACTATTTATGAGATGAGATATAAGATAAATCTTGGTCAAGCCGAGTTCTTAGCATCATCAAACCCATCGTGGTCTGTTAACACACCATCATATATTTCTGAAATTGGTCTTTACGATTCTGATATGAATCTTATGATTGTATCAAAGCTACAATCTCCTGTACAAAGACAGGGTATTCAACAGTTTTTGGTAAAATTTGATTTTTAATATATGAAAAAGACATTAAAAGAAAGCCCTAAAGTTTTAGGGCTTGATGTCTCAACTAAAACTATTGGTTGGGCATTATTTGACATACAAAGTAAAGAGCTATTAGAATTAACTCACATATCTCCGGTTCCAAAACCAAAAGAAGATAATAAAATGAAAGAGTTACTTCTTAAAAGTGAAATTTTTAGAACAAAACTTTTACAATATAAAGATTTAGGAATCACCAAAGTCATTATTGAAACACCTCTATTAAACTCAAACAATATATATACAGTACAAACTCTTTTAAGGTTTAATACTTTAATCACTAAAGAAATTTACGATGTGTTAGAGGTTGTTCCGGAATTTATATCAACTTATGATTCTCGTAAGTTCGCGTTTCCTGAATTAGTTAAACAAAATGATAAAGGTAAATTTGTATTATTTGGTGGTCTTCCAAAAGACATCGATAAAAAACAAATTATTTGGGAATTAGTTGCCAAAAAAGAACCTCAAATCACTTGGCAATATACTCGTAACAACACACTTAAGAAAGAAAATTACGACCAAACAGACGCTTATTGTTGTGTCTTAGGTCATATGAAACAAGAAAATATTTGGTAAAAAAAAACCCACCTTTTGGTGGGTTTTTTTATGGTATTATAACACTAATACAACTTTGACCTGTTTGTATTATTGTCCCTGTATTATCAATATAAATAGTATTATAAATACCTCCACCAGTAAATGATGCTGAATAAGAATACCATCCGGGTGTTGTGACTAATTGTTGACCACCAAATAATGACGAAGTATAAACTTGTGAACCAATAGCAGGATTATTATTACTAAAAGTGGTAAACCCTAACCCCGCAACACCATTTTGGTTACCCGCAACACACGCTAGCGTATCAGAAGCATAAGGTCCTAATAAGACATAAGTTGTTGGTTTTGGTGGTTCAACATATGATAAACAATCTGAACATTTATCAAAAGGTGATTGAGGGTTTATCATTGTGAAAAAGTTTCCTGTATAATTCGTTACATTAGTACCGGGAGGAAATGTTGGAAAAGTATTGGTAACATACAAGAATTCCCAACAAGAATAAATAATCCCGATAGGAAACCCATAATCAAATCCATTTCTTATTACTTTACCGGAAATAATTGTATAACCGGGTTGAGTTTGAACTATGTATTGTGATGGATTTGAATTACATATTTGATACACATAATATTGTTGAGGTAATGTTGGTGTTGGTGTTGGTGTCATTGTAGGTGTTATAGTAGGTGTTGGAGTCATTGTCGCACTTGGAGTTGGTGTTTGATTTGCAATCACCAATGTACAAGTTATATCAAATACCGGAAAATATAAACTATATGTTCCATAGTAATAATCCACATTATAATCATAAGGTAATACCTGAGTACCTAAATTAATTGTTCCTCCCGTATCAGGATAATAAGTAATTACCGCCGATTGTCCGTCGTAATTATCTGTTGTTATTTGTATTGTTGTTGGCATATTATTATATTATTTATTGTTTTTATATTCCCAATGTATTCATTACTATACCTACACATTTTTTATACAACGAACTGATAAACCACTTTTCTTAAAAACATCAGATACATAAACAGTACCATTACTATCATTTAGACCACGATACCAAACAAGTGATGGATTATTTTCTGTTGTACTCCACCAATAACCAAAATCATCATTAGGATAGAATGTACCATCGTAGTTACGAAGTCCTCCATTAAGACCTGAAAAACCAGAACTATTTGTGGCATCTGTATTAGGAGCATTCCAATGACAGAACCCCGATTCTTTCATCGCACCACCTGCCGAACCTATTCCTCCTAAAAATGTTGTAAGAGTAGTCCATTCAGTATTACTAGGGATATGATAACCAACGGGTGCTAATCCTCTTGGGTCCGTTACAGCTGCCCAATTGTATAATTTTCCATAAATAGGCCCATTAGCAGAGTCATTGTTATTATAACACCAAGCACCTGTGGTTAAAGCACTCCAAGCTGATGGGTCAGTAACTTCAGGAATTGGGTCACCATTACTATAAGTTGTTACGTCCAAATTACATTTTGTCCACGTTTGTGTCCCAATTATTACATCTTGAGTAACACAATTTGGACACGGATTTACTAACACAACACAAATGTCATCAATATAGAAACTGTAATCAGGAATTATACCTGATTGGAAAAATGGTTTAATTGAGAGACTATTATTACCCGTACATAATAATGTCACAGTATTAAAACCATTGGTTGTTATTACTGATGAAACCGTATCACCGGCATATACTTCAATTTGACTAAACACGGAACTATCCATATTATATAATGTAAAACTAATTTCATATGTTTCACCTACAGTCAAAATATTTTGATAAAGTCTACCTAATTCATCAGAATTAGAATATTGAGCACATCCACCATATAAAGAAGACCAAACCCAATCATTAGGTATGGTTTGACCCCAACTATCTAAATTAGTATCAAATGTTGGATTAGTAATTAAATTACCCGGACAGAACTCTGTTGGTGGTTGAGTATAATCAATATCACAAGAAAGATTACATTTCTCACAAGAAATAACATATTCAATTTTCAATCTAACAACAACACTTGTATTAAATAACGATTCGGGGTCACAATTAGTATTAATAGTTATTGTATTATTAACATAATCAATAATAACGTTACCGATATTTGGATAACCCTGAAGTATTAATTTAACAAATTCTAACCAGTCATTGTCAGATGGATAATCTGTTAAACTATTTGATGAATAAAATGGTAAAGAAATAGTATTGTCACCAACAGTAACTTGGGCAATAAATGTCGCAGAATCTAAAACACAATTGAAATCATCCGCCGTTGAGTCAAAGAATCCTTCAACATACATTTGTTTAATACCTTTAACTAAATTACCCCCATCTACAAATGTATCATCACAGATAGTATATGTTTGATATGATGAAAGTTTATCATACCCATAAATGGTAACTGTTCTTTGTTTTACACAACTATTAACATCAGTTATTGTTAAAGTATAATCACCAGCATTTAATCCGGTAATATTCGGTGTTGTTTGACCATTACTCCATAAATAAGTAAATGGTGGTGTACCACTCGTTATAAACGATTCTACCATACCATTTGAACCTGTAATAGCATCAGTACCAACCAAACTAAAATCGACCGTCTCAGACGCGTTAATAAAGAATACTTGACTTTGAGTACAATTACTACCATTATCAACAGTTGTTGCGGTATAACTACCCGATGGTAAATTATTAAATGTTACACTAGTGTCCGAACTTGTTATTGATGGTCTTGTCGATATTGTATAAAGATATGGACCAACACCACCATTAACCGATAATGTTACAGAACCATTAGAACCATTACAACTAGTTCCAACCGGAGTAACTGTTAAATCATACAATACTTCATTTACAATTGTATATTCATTTGTATAAACACAAGTACCACCCGATATAGTTAGAGTATATGTACCCGAAGATAACCCATTAAACGACCAACTAGTACTGTTTACAGTAATGGAATCACTTGTAATTCCGTCAGGATAGGTTAAGGTATAATTATAAGGTTGACTTGGTCCAAAAATAGTTATTGGATTTAAAGCCCCACTAAAATTATTACAAATTGAATTTTGGATACCAATATTAACAATTGAAAAACCTTGTGGTATCATTAATGATGTGGAACCATTTGCACTACATAAAGCAGCGTCGGTAATTAATACCGAAAATAAACCTGAACCTAAATTATTAAATGTAAATTCAGTATCATAAGTCACAACACTGTATCCATTTGAACCTGAATAATAAAATGGTAATGTTCCTCCCGAAGTATAAACAGTAACAGAACCATTATTTACAAAACAATCAGGATTTTCAACACTAAATGAAACAATACCCAATTGAGGTACATCTAATACGTTTGTTGTTTTTGTTATTATACATCCCGAACTATCCGTAACTTGAACCGAATAATTACCTGAGGCTAAATCAACTATATGGTCATCTGTTGAACCATTTGACCATAAATAAGTGTATGGTGCATTACCGGTTAATCCTGTTATATACAGTTTACCCGTATTACCGGTACATCCCGCATTATTAACAACAAAAAATCCAAAAGTCATTTCTGTTGATGGTTTAACTATACAAGTTTCAGATTTACCTGTACATCCACCACCGTCATTTGCTATTACATAATAAGTCCCCGCAGATAAATTATCAAAAAAGTAACTATTAGTATAACTAGCACCACTTGTTTGATATCCTAACGTATTGTGATATAAATAAAATTCAGCGTTACCATTATAAACATTTTGAGTTGTCGCAGTTAATGAACCATTATCAAAATTACAAGTTGTATCTTGAGTTGATGAAATACTAACACAAGTACCTGTAGATATATAAACACTAATAGGGAAAATAGTACTTGTTGGTGAACAAGTATCAATAACATTAAATGTATACGTACCACCTGATAACCCTGTTTCTGTATATCCCGTAACACCAGGTCCTAAAGCAATTGTTCCAAGTGAAGCAGGTTCAATCCATTGTATAGTATAATCCGGAGCACTACCAAATATATCAACATTAATTACTCCCGAATTAGTATTGGTACAATCTCCGGTAAAACTTTTTACCACATTTAAAAAACAACTCATTAGTTACACAAAATATTAAAATTTATCCCCACACTTAACCTAAAATTAACATCAGTTCTATCTATATCACACACAAGATTATATATCGCAACATTACCTTCAGTTGTTATATAATAATCATATCCGAAAGTTTCTAAACCATCCAACGCAATTAAAACTGACCTTTCCCAAACAGAGTTACAAGGAGCACTTGCCCCTGAAAATGTTGATGTTTCAATACAAGGACTTGGATTAAAATATCCAACCCCATTAAAGAATGGTAAACTAATTTTGTGTGTATTATCTATATATACCTCAACAAACCATTGAGATTGAATCGTATTAACTAAACAATCACTTAAAATATAACCATTATCAGTTAAATATTGATTTAATACAATACCTAACACACCATTAAACGTTGTGTTAAACGGATATATAGGACATTCAACAATCTGTGTTGGACACTCATTAATAAACAACCCTGTTGTTAAAGAACAAGGTGTACAAGGTATTGGTATTAATTCACAACCCATTTGTCTTCTCCAAACAAATTTTTGTCTGTGGAAGATAGAATTTTCATACTTAACACCTGTATTCCATAAAGTAGTTGCAGGTATTAATTGTTCCACCAATCTAATCCAATAATCACCCATACCATCCACATACTCAATCATTGTCTTATATGTGAAGTTATCATTTTGAACTCCGGCAATTTTTTCTGATTCTAAATATTTCCAATAGATTGAAGATAATGTTGGATAACCGCTCGTTTTACCATCAGTACCAAATTGTCTGTTTCTAACATTAATCGTATTTAACCAAAATGTTTGAGCAAACTCAAAGAAAGTTTTTCTCTTTGGTTGGGGGTCAATTACTGTCCAATCAACATTTTTTCTTGTCGGATAATCAGCAATAGGAAAAGGGTCACAAATAGTTGGTTCAACCCATCCTAATCCATTATCTGATATTGGAAAATCATATGTTCTTGATAAGTACCAAACATCGTATGCCAATCCTTGTCCCGGATTCATAAATAAATCAACATTCTTAACATTGATTACCAAATTATCACTCTCAGTATAATATCTTGCATTGTAACTACCATCAAGATTACTTCTTAACCCAACTTCATTATCAACCCAAGCTTTATTATTATCAATTTGAGCAGTCAAATTAAACCCTAAATCAGTAAATGGTAATTGTCGGTAATTATTCAAATATTCTTGACCATAAGTATATGGTTTTAAACTAGTTTGATAATTAGGATTTGAACCTGTAAACACACTATTAGTTAAATCCACTTGTTGAGGTGCTCTATGTTTTGGTGTTGATTCAAACCAACCACTACCCATTTGGAAGAAATATACATCACTATTTTCCGGCATTGATGGGTAACCTAAATTATCAATTGGATACTCACTTAAAGTCACGTTAACATCCTTCATAATTGAAGTTGTAGTAAAACCGGTATAAACATTTTGTGGTCCGTGAATAGTATATGTATTTCCGGGCTCTAACACCGGTAATTCTTTTAAATAAGTACCTGTAGAAATTTGAGCAAATTGTGTGTCAAATTCAGTCATATTAATTGGACCATCAGCTAAATAAATGTATTCATTAAATTCAACCAAAGCATCCGGTGCACCAATCATCCTCATCAAAGATTCAATTGATTTTCTAGTACCTTTTGATTTGAATAGATACGCCGAGTTTAATACTAAATTTCTATAAAACTGATAATTTAACTCATCAGGTGTTGATGCAATACCAACACCCGTAAAACTTGATTGGTCTGTATTTGTTTGTCCAAATACCGAACTTAAAAAATCGTCATTGGTTATTGGCGATATATTAATTGACCAACCTAATGTTTGTGATAAATTCTTTAATAATTGTGAAGGTATATCATTACCCACATTATAATTAACAGAATTCATATATGCTAAAGCACTTATAAATTTATTAGTTTCGTCAAAACTTCTACCATAAACTTGTAACACTTTTTCCATTTTTTGGTCAACAGTGTCAAAATCTTTAAATGCTCCGGTTGTTAAAAACCTTGAAACTAAATTTGTTTTATAAGAATCTAACGATTCTGAAATATCATTTAATTTGATAAGATAATTGGTAAAGGAAGGTGTTAAAATATCTAAATTCCAATTACCATACAAAGGCCAAGTTACCGTCTGATTAAATGTATAATAACTACCGTCCTCACTCTCTTTAGGGACCTTAAATGTTGACGTATATATTGGAGTAACCGTTCTATTTAATAAGAAATTTTCTACCTCATCCAAATTTTCATTAAAAACTCTCGCAACCTCATAATCATTAGGTCTAACAACTAAATCATCAAACACAACTGTTTGATATGAAAAAGGATTACCCGCAACACTAATAGTTAATGTACCACTAGTTAATGATGTTGTTGGAACTATTGATGTTACCGTATAACCCGTGTTATTATAATACAATGAATATTTAGAATATTGTTTTGTCATATCTCGTAATGCCGATACAGGTATTTCTAACAAAGATAAATTTCTTGTTGAATTACTTGTAAAATCAATAGAGAATGGGTTTCTAATTCTAGCAACATCTAAATCAAATGTCGTAATATTTTGTTGTGAATCAAAACTAATATTTGTTGCCGTCGCTCCGGTAACATAGTTAATACCTAAAAATGTAGATTCAATACCTGCCGGGAATTGACTAATAATAGTTTCAACTGATGTTGAGATTCTTTTAACCATTGACCCATATAAACTAAAATTAGTTACCTGACTTAAATCAAAATTAGGGTAAACCTTAAAGTTGTTTTCAACAATTCGTTTTGATTGTATTGAACTTTCAACCCCTAATGAATCTAAACTTATTGGGTCTGAAAAATTACCGGTAGTAAATGTTCTATTACTCTTCTCATTTATTGATGTAACAAATTCAAAATTACCTTGCGTTAAACCACCCCCCGTGACTAATTGGAATCCAACTAAGTCATCAGAAAATGTACCGGCACCGGTAGCTGATTGTGGAGGACAAGTGTATTTTGTTACTGCCATTATTCTGTTATATTTGTAAAGTTTTTACTAAAATCAATATTATTACCTCTGTCTTTTCTAACTTCATAAAGTAAGTTATTAAATTGGTCTCTAATTTCGTATAAGTTGTATTGTTTGTAAATATTATTTTGACTATCGTATAACGTGTAAATTCCGTCATCCATAGATTTAGTTTGATTACCAAACAACGCAATTGCCAATGTTGAGAAATCGTGTTCAACAATCTCAACGTCCATAGTAATTGGGTTGAAGAATGTGTTTGTAATTATAATATCTTGGTTCGGCTGTCCAATAAATGGGGTAGCATTTGGCTTATTTGTTGGTGCAGAAGATGGAGATAAAGTACAGAATATTAAATTAGTATTATTATCAGTATATCTATATCTAATAGACTTTGCCGATGTATTTGTTAAATTTTGAACAACCGGTTCACAAAAGAAAGAAGATGTAATTAATCTAAAAAAATTAGGTATTTTAGTACCATCAGAATTTAAGTACTCAACTCTAAATCCTACTAACCCCTGATTAACAAATTTGTTTCTAAATTTAGTCGGTACATCAGTTAAATCAATAACAATACCTTTAACATTTGGAAGTGATGACAAAACACCACAATCTAATATTCTTGTTCTTATTTGAGCAGGTCTAATGAATATGGTGTAAATACCCAATTTATTAAATGTTTCTGCCGGTAACCTTAAATTATATAATCCACCTAAAATTTCAATATTAGCATTACCACCTGTTTCATCATTATTGTAATAAGGTCTTAATACCGATAAAGCATCTAAAGTTGTTAAAACAAAGTTATCAGTTTCATCACGACTTGGTGTGTAATTTAAAATAATCTCTACATCCGCAGGACTTACATCTGCCGGTCTTATAGTTCCATAGGTTCCTGTTGCCATATTATATTGTTGTTATATTGATAAATATCAAATTTATGTTTTTATTATATTAAAAAATTTATATCCATATTTGGTTAGGTCACCAACATTATCAACCTCACCTAATCTTTCTAATCGTTCTAAACTAGATTGTTTACCTCTTTCTATGAATATTTCAGATTGAACTTCAGCTTCATCAATAACATTTAATAATACCTCATTTTTTGTAATTGCCGAACATACTAACATATCTGAAGTTAAACCTGATGATTTGACCATAAATATGGTTGTACCATCTTGATAATCAACATAATCAACACCATTAACCGAATACATAATTCCTAACCCATCATTAGTTAAACCACTATAAACACCAATGTTTCCTGAAGTACCGGTAACAACAGTATTTAACTTAAATGGTGTTTGACCATATTGTTTTATATCATTCAAACTTGACTGAGTATACCCGGTAATTGTAATTGGAATTGTTGTAAAGTCACTAATACTAGTCAATGTTGTATCACAAGTACTGTCACCACTATAAATAAAATCATACATAAGTGAAGTTGCTGACCAACTACCACCCGCGGGTGTAAATACAGCAGTACCTTTTGGATTCTGTATTATAACATCACTATAAGGTACGTGAACCGTTTTTTTAACAACATTGGAACCCCAAGGACTCATACCTGACATACTTATTGTATATCCATCCACAGTACTAGCCTGAGAATACGTATGTGAATACATTGTAATTCCCGGTGTTAATGTTATTATTGGTGTACCATCACCCCAATCCAATTTATACTCTGAAAATTCCAAATATTTCTTAAACTCAGTATCTGAGGTGTTATAAAAGTAGACCGTCATAGCACTTAACGGAGATGCTGAAAAGACAAAATTAGTCATAACATCCTTTTGAACCGCCATCCCATCAAAAACAGAATAATATCCAATATCTACAGTATTTTCTGTTAATAATATTGGTATAGTTAATCCGGTTAATAGTGATGCCCCATCAGTACCTCCTGATAATATTTGGGTCATTGACGAATAAACATAAGTATCCCCCGTAATATTTGTAACTACAGGTGACTTATATGTTTTACAACAAACTTGATAATCATTGTATGTTGTTAATTGTCCCGCAAAATATGGGACTTTAAATATATCCCCAAGAATTACCTCAGGTGAAATTTTAATGTGATAATTTCTATCGTCCATATTAAGGGTTTATATATTCATACCATTTTATGGGTCCACTGTCCCCAACTCTAACGTCTTGCCAATCAAAAATTTTATAAGTATATGTTGTATAATCTAATACCACTTTATAATAAAAGTATTTTTCCGGAGTAAATTGAAACGGATTAAAAGGATTTATGGTTATTTGTGGTTCAGTACTCATTTTAACAAAAACACCTAATCTCGCATCAAAAAATTTAGCGGTCATATAGAATGTTTCCGTAGTGTGAGCCGGATTTGGATTTATATCTAAGAAACTTTTTTTCCTTAACCAATATAAAAAGAACCCTTCTTTATCTCCAACATAATCCAATGTAAAATCAGGTGTTCTAATATCAACATTTGGTTTGTATGGGGATATTGTAACATTTTGTGTCGCACCTTGTTGTGTTGGAATAATCACAGTAAAATAATTAGTTTGAGTTATCGCACTATTTGAATCGTAAAAATCCAATTTAAAGAATGACTTAGTAAATGGTTTTACAAAGTAATAAATTTCTTTAATATTAAATCCTTCAGGAATATAACTACAAACCCAATCAGACGCGGTTGATGCGGTAACATTTGATACCGGATTAGGAGGAACTAAACCATTAACACTGAAAAAATGAAACTTATATTTTATATCCGTTTTAGTGTCACTACTATACGGTGCGTGAGCAAATCTTAAAATTTCAAAATCTTCTTTATTACCTGTTAATTGATTTATAACATCATCCTCATAAACGCTAATACTATCATCTCTACCATAAAAATCCCACTTCAATTCAATTGGTAAATCAATGAATTGGTCATCTTTTGGTAATATAAATTTATATCTATTCACAATTGTCAACTATTGGTGATGCAGAACCATAAAGATTTGCATAATAATTTATGTCACTTTCTATATAATTAGTACCTTCCGGTATTATTCTAAAGGTATAATTTTCATATGGGTAATGAGTATAATTAAAAAACGGATAATTAACCCCATTACCTTGGTTATCTATAAATCCATAAGTATAGATATCCCTCCAACGAAATTGGTTATCGGTCGATGAGAAAAAAGAATAATCAGGTACCCCAACAACGTCTTTAGGTGACCCTGTTTCTATATAATCAGAAAAATCTCTAATTTTAATTCCATAATGAGGTTTATAATAAAAACCAAGAGGATTATCTTGTAATCCATTATCCGATGAAATAACATTAAAAACATTAGAATTATATGTTAATTTATGATAAATTTCAGATATAACCCTTTCTTTTTGTTCATAATTATTCCATTCACAAAAATCACCATCTAAAGTATCTCCGGACATAAATGAATTAATATACATAAAATCATAAGTTCCAGCGGGTATTGGTTGTGTTCTACTGTATATCGTATACGGAAAATTAGTATTTGATAAATTATTACTTAAATTCCACCACGGTGAAGGTCTTGGTGATGTAAAACTTTCATCTAACGGTAAATTAAACTCATAACCTTGTTTCATACCCACATACGATACTAAATTACTAGGGTTAAGTTGACCAAACATCCAACCAAAATATCCTTTATATAGTACCGTAAAATATAAATGACTAACAGGTCTTTTTTGGTTATCCAACATTTTATTTATATCTATATCCCTATTAAATGATAATGTATATGATTGAGCCCCTTCTCTAATTGAAACTCTTGCTTCTCTATTTGGGGTATAACCACTACTTTCATATTTTTTCTTAGTTCCAAATATATTTTGTTCAAAACCTGCTTTAACTAAAACTGCATCATCTACATTTGTTATAATTTTATGTTTTCTAACATAATATGATGACAAAGTTTCAATAGGATTTTCAATATTAATTATTCTCTTAAATGTACCGGTAGTATTATCATTAAATGTTGACCCTGTAAAACCTATATTTACAATATTAAAAGTATAATAATCAGTACCTTCAAGACCTGTACCTAATGAAAAAACTTGATAAGTATCTTCACCATTATATGAAAAACTTAATTTAACATATTCACCAACCATTAAATTATGTTTTACCGGACATCTAAATGAAATTAATCCTAATCCACCTATTGTTGACGAATATAGTACAAATGGTATCCCATCTGACACAACCCACTGTAGTGTTTGATTTGTTGTTGAATCAATTGCCTGTAAAGTTTTTGTATAATCATTTTCAAATGGGTAACTCAAAAAATAATTCCAATTATATGTTGAAGCACTTTTGTTAACAAATTGAATGTGTTCATTTGGTGGTTGAGTATATCCCGGAAAATTGTAATCCGTTCTAATAAAATCAAATTCATTATATTGTGGAAATCCTGACCAAGAAACATTTGAATCTGTTGGACAATTTAAGTCAGCGGCAACTGCTTCATTAACGTAAGATAAAACCTTTTCAAAACGTTCGTAATTTGAATACCCAGTATAAGCGTTTTTAAATAAAATAGAAAACTTACAACTTGGTCTAAAATTAGTTGATTCTTGTCTTTCTTGGTCATATAATTCCGCCAAATTAATGTTTAAACTTCTATCAAACTCAACATTTTCTTTACTCGTTTGAACAAATGGAATATCAAGACCTAAATCAACATTTGACGCTGATTTATATCTTAAAGACCCTAAAACAATTCTTGTATCATTACGATTACTCATCTTAATCTACTATATTTTCAGTGTTTATCCATTTTTGTACAAATCTATCATAAGAAGATTTACCTTTTTTCAATCCAAAAAAGAAATGGAACGGTGCACCAACCAATGGTTGGTTTGGATTAATAAAATATTGTATTTTAGGGTTTATATTACCATTACCGTCAACAGCATATATATAACCTTTGAAATTTTTAACCGGTTGTCCTAATTGAGCACCCATAAAATAATTACTATTAGTGTCTAATCTATCCAAAGATTGATATGGCGAAGATAAATATGTAGATTGACCTGTAACCCAATTGTCTCCTTGAGCTCCAAAAATACTAGGTCCTGAACCATTACCGGAACTTCTACCCGGACCACTTTGGTCTATACTCCATTGATAAAATGGTACAACTTGACTATAAACACCAAAGTTATTAAAAGCACAAATATTACTCATATTTACCGTATCATCAATAATAGTTCTTTTTGGTGTTATATAATCTCTAATCTGAGTGTTAGAAGAAAAGAAAATACCAATAATTGCACTACTTGAACTAGCACCATTAAAATAAATTGATGGTTGTAACCCTGAGCCAGGTGGGGGGTCCGGATAATTAATTGAATCAAATTCCGCAACACCTAATTCAGAACTAATTCCTATCATTTGAGGATAATCAGCGTCAGATTTAAGATTTGGTCTTGTACCAAAATATTTACCAATAATATTTTCACCAACAACCAAACTAATTAAACTATCTAAAAATTTTTTATTAATCATTCTACTAATAATATGTAAGTTCAATATATCCGAAACATCATTGAATGTTGTTGGTACTAATTTATCCATAACGTAACCATCATAAATGTCTGACATAACAATTTCTTGTAAATAATATGTTCTTGGACCTAAATCCATCATAGTTGTTGGGTATTTCAAATTTTTATTATTTTCTACAAAATAAGAACTTAATAACCCACCAAAAAATCCACCCGGTGATGCCGGATTAGAACCAATAAATTCATTTGTACTAAATTTATAAGGACTTGACCTATAATAAAAGTTTTTTGTTGGGTTATGAAAAATAATAGGTACCTTACAATGATTAGATTGAGCGTTATTATTATTATCATAATAAGTTGATGTTTTAAACGGAAACGCAAATAATGTACCATTAATCCAATTATTTGAAAAACTATCAGACCATACATTTCTACAAGCCGCAAAATTTATATTTAATCTTGACTGCCATTCCGGTTGAACTCTAAGTAAATCTTCAATTAATGAAAAGAATGGTATTGTCCCAACAAGATAACATCCTCCTTGAAAAAATTTTTCACCTCTACCAAATAAATTATAAGAACATCTCCCTCTAGATACTGTTAGAACATCCCCATTAGCAGTATAACAATCTAAATTAACCGACTTACCACAAGTAAAACTTTCAATTAATTGATTTGGTACTGACCCAGAATAAGACCCTGCGTCAATCGCGTTATTAGCACCTTGACCTGTTGGAATAGGGTTTGCCGATGATGACACCCCAAAATAAAAAACACCACCAACACTACTCATAGTATCCATATAAAAATTATCATTAGCAAATAATGGAAAACTAAATATAGTACTACACTTATTCCATTCAACACAAGTGGAAGTTGGTAATCTATCCGACCTCATAATGATTTGTCTACCACTAGTACCCAAACCAAAAGACATTTTAGGGGTTTCACTATAACTTGGGGATTTATAAAGTGAATCCACATCAAAAGTTGGATAAAGAGAACTATTAATATGAGGAACATATGGTGTTAGTAAATTGTTTTTATTAGTATTAATTATTAAAATGTCACCACCTTCAACCACTTCATCCGGAAAATAACCTCTAGTAACACCTGTATATGATGGTGCCAATGGTGTGTTATTTGATGTCGTTCCTGTAATACTATTTTGTGTATAATCAAAATAAGCACAACTAAGTACTGGTGATATCGGAGTTAGAATTGATTCAGATTTACCCCATTCATTTGTTAAATCATTAGTATCACCATCAATTTTTAACCCTATTACCGATTGATATGAACCACTTCCAACATTATTAGTATGACTAGTACATCCATTACCATTAACCGATGTTGACCCATTATCTAACGAAGAATACAATCTTGGTAAAATACTATTAAACGGTTTGAATAATGTAGGGTCAGGTTTATATGTGTAAGAATCATAATATAAATTTTTATTCAAAGTCGCATAAGTATCAAGAGTAGTATTAGTCAACATATTTTGTCTAGTATTCTTAAACCCTCCTTGAATTGGTATATTCAAATGGAATTTTGGGTCCCCTGATAGTGGACCACCTATTTGAACCGAATCTTCATTTGTATACCCAAATAATCGACCTAAACCAAATTTAACGTTAACTTTAGGTGAGTATGGGTCAACACCTCTAACTAAAAATACAACAACTAATTCATTATAATTTTTAATTTTAGTTATTGGGTTTATATAGTTTGGATTATTATATGTAAAACCATCATTTGTAAATGTTGGATATTGACAATATAAAGTGGATGCGTTCATATTAAGATTATTAATACGAATATTATTAGATAAATAACGGTTATTAAATGAGTTTGGTAATTGTGACACACATTGATTTGTATAAGCACTATAAGTCATTCCCGTTATGACTTGAAAATATTCAACATCAATCGGGAATTTATGATAATCGGTTGACGCTGTAATATTTAATCCGGTATAATTAGTTGTATCATTACCTGAACCATCAAATTTTGCGTAATTAACACTAAACGAATTTAACGCAGATGTTGTTCCGGTAATCGCAAAATTACCAAATTGATTTTCAGTTGCACCTGTATCCGACACATACATATCAACATTAATATCTGCAGATGCTCTTGTATCTCCCGTTAATATTGGATTTTGGAAAGTTATTAAAGTACCCGGTAATAATTTACTCAACGATTGTTTATTACATAAAACAGCAACAACATTATCAAAATGATGGTCAGTATTACTAGGGTTAAAGTTTACTTTAATTCTATTAACACCACCACCCGGATTAGGTAATATTGGGTTTGTTTCATCAAAATATTTAGCCTTGGTATTAAACAAATTCATTCTTGCAGCAAAAGTTAAACTTGTTGTAAAACTTGTGTAAGGAGCACCATTAGGATATCTATTAAGTTGAGCAGCATTTATTCTATTATCATTTATTGCTGGTGGTGGATTTTTAATAGGTTCCCCTGATAAAAATGACGTAATTAATGTTTTATAATCATCACTCCCACCAATTAAATCTCCATTATAAGTTATACCATCAGACAATTTAACCAATTGTACACTACCACTTCCAATACAATTACCATTTTGTTCTTGAGTTTCATCATCTATATCAGTTTCAGATGAAATGTCTGCGGTTATCTGACTACCGCTAACACCACCTTGGTCTAATGTACAATCACACATAGAACAATCAGGATAAAGTATTAAAGGTAATTTCATCGGAGTACAATTATCAACCACTTTTCGTTTCCACCAATTGGCAATAATAAACATAACCGTCGATGCCGCGGCATAAGCCGCACCAACCGCCAATAATCCTGTAACAGGTGGATAAGTACTAAACGCAGCAATAATATATAGAATTGCCCAAGCCGCAAAATAAGCTCCAAGAAGATTAAAAAAGTACCATATTAAATAAACCGCCGTATATAATACGTGCAACACTATAATAAGCACCCATACGATTGACCTAATAATTACCGATAATATGTTAAATAGTATATAAATAATGTCAAATCTAAAATTAGCATCATTAACAGGAAATTTATAATTTTCAGTATTACAGTCATCTTGTGATACCGCTTTAATACCAACAAAGTTATCAGGAAATAAACCACCCCTAAACCTATCCATCATTTGGGATACAGTATAAACTTTATTATATTGCATTAAATAAAATCTATCCTCACAATTAATGGCTTCTTGAATCATATGTTGACCTAATGCTGTTGAATCTCCATAATCATCCCAATCTAAACTAAACGCATATGATTTTAAAGCGTATTGTGTACCAATACCACTTGATTGTGTTGGGTCTACTCCTGGATTAGTCCATCCATATTCTTTAACATTTGGAACTAAAAAATAACCACGTCTAAGTTCTTCAGATAGTGATGGTGATTGAGCCCACTTAACTTTAAATCTATATTTACCTTTAGTTGGTATACCTTTTGTAGGGTCGTCAGATATCACTAATTCACCAAACTCGTTTGTGATTAAATAATCTAAATTCATTGGTACGTCTAATAGCCAAGCACCATTGTCATCAATAACAACACCCCCTTGTTCTAAGTCAAATAACTCTAAACTTGGTCTACCCATAGGGTCTTCTTTAATTGTTTGTCTAATTGCCAATATTTCACCGGGAGCCACCGTTAAATTACATAAACCCCCTAATTTCCATTTAGGATTACAATTAGTTCTTAAAGGGGCACCATCAATACTTGATATTAATGACCCCATAAAAATAGCTGTGGGTGTTATATTAATATTTGACTCATTACTTAAATCAAAATCACTTCTACAAATACCAATATTACATACCTCATCCTGACCCCATAAAGGTTCAACTACAACGGTTCTAGTTAAATTAACAATTTGTGGTAATTCTCGTAAATTTGTAGACTTTTTAAATTTAGTACCATTAACTTGGGCTTGAGTTGCAATACCCATTCTAATTAAATCTTGTGGTGATAATGAAAATTCCCCAATATCTGATAAGTCAATATCTACTGAAAGTGTCTGTGTTCCAACCGGAACACCAAATATCATAAAGTCACCACTTTCATTTGTTACCGCGTTGTATTTGTAGTACTTGTCGTAAACTTGGATAAGGGTTGGGTTTGTTAAAACATCAGTTCTATTAAAAAATGTACCAGTAGGTATATGATTACTATATGATGGTTCATATGGTAATAAATTATATCTATACCCATCCTCATTAACATCTGTAATTGAACGGTATGGATATATTTCTGATATAATTGGATTTACCGAATCTTCATCATTTAAAGGTATAAATACGGATACTTTTGCGTTTGGAAGACCAAAACCATTATTAACACTAATACGTCCAATAATAACACCATAATCTGAGCATACTCTTGTATAAATCTCACTTTGTAAAACTTTAAGTGATAATATCTCAAGATACTCAAATTCTTGGTCGATTGATACGTTAATTGACTTGTTAATACCTAAGTCCGTTCTTATTCTATATGAATTTGGCATAATATTCTTTTTTTGATAAATAGTTTATATACTATTTTCAAAAGGTAATTGAACTTAAATTAAAATAAATTCTAATAAAAACTTATTTTTTTAATAATTTAATTGGGTCTTGTTCGTTAGATAGGTAATTTGTAATAATATCACCGACTTTATTCGCCATAATATTATCAATTGTGGTATGAGTAGTATTTGGTATATGAATATTAATATAGTCAGTTACTTTGTTTTTAGAACTTCTTGAAATGGTACCACCTGAATTTGTGAAGAAAATATAATTATCCGTCCATTTATCAGATGTAAAATTTATTGCGTATTTTACATTATCTTTAACAACGTAATTATAGTTATTATATTTTTTACAAGCACTATCTAAAAATACTACTAAATCAACATTTTTTTTATCCAAGTATAATTTATCTAAAACTTCAGCAACATTATAACCCCCAAGACTATGACCAACCAAAATAACTTTACCATTTGGTTTGGCAATTTTAAAATATTTAATAGTGGTATAAACTTCTTGAGGTGATAAATTAAAACTATGAGAACCAACATACGTTAAAACTGTTGTATTTTTTGAGGTTAATTTTTTTTCTAATCCTCCAAGGGCATCAACATCTCTACTTCTAGTAATATCAATTTGAGTTTTATTATTTGGGATATAATCTGTTATAGGCCAATTAGCCCCTTCCATAATGATAACTAAATTATCTGTATTTTCAGTATAATAATTTAATTCATATTTTTGTGATTCAAATTGTCTTCTTTGAAGAATTATCCCTAACTCAGATATTGTAAAAATAAAAAATAAACCCGTAAAAAAATAAATTATTTTTCGTTTTTCAGTTTTTAATTTATATCTAAAATAAATTAACGTTATTAAACTAATTAATAGTCTAAAATTTAAAATGAACCCAAAGAAAAGTGACTGAGCCCAAGTACCGTGGTCACCTTTTATACTATCTAACGATAATATAGATAAACCATCTTTAATAGATTCAAAAAATTGTGTGATATATTCCATAAAAATAATCGTAACACATTTTTATTTAAAATAAATAATTACGAGAAATTTACTGTTTTAAGATTTTTAACTCTAATATTAATATCTTTACCCGGATATCTAATTTGATAAATTTGACTTGGTTCAGCAAAAATTGTATCATCAACCAATTCTATTTGTCTAGTGTCAGGGTCTGAATATCTTTGAGAAGTTTGAGAAGATGAATATTCTCCACCGACTTTATTAAAGAATAATATGTCCGACAAAGAAATAACACCATTTTCACTTTGAATCAATCTTCTTAAATCTGATACGTTAACATTCTCCCCCATTTGTCTATTAGTTGGAGCAAAAAAGGTTGTTATTAGATTAATTACTTGAGATATTACAGTACCTTGGTTTTGACTGTTATCTAATACAATATCAACATTAACCCCCAAATCAATCACATTTGCAGTTTCAATTGAAACATAGTCATTTATCATTCTATAGTTTGAAAGATAATTTGCTACGTTATTTTTTAAGGTATTTGATACAATATTGGTTAAGTTACCATTTTCATCGTATGATAACATTTGAACTTTAATTTTATTATTTTCTTCTGTGATTGATACTTTAGCAGGAGCCCCAAATTGTGATGGCATTGTTCTAATAATTGAATCATAGTCATTTACTGTCACCGCTCTTTGTTGTGCTGAGAAGTTAAATGCTACTAAGTTTCTTACCTCTTCAGTTGTAGGATAATTTGCCCCACCGATTGCAGCTGTTACGTTAGTACAAGATAACGAATTAATAACACTTGTATTTTGAGATTGACTTGGTCCATTAACAAAGAATGATACGGTACCAATTTGTGTGATAGCATTAACCCCCAAGTTACTTCCGGTACCACCACCAATTCTATATTGAACGAACAATGTTGAATTAGCTTTTAGAGTACTACCTAATGCTAAGTTATTCGAGTATTTATATAAATTCAAATTATAACCATCTCTTGCAAATTCTCTCAATTGTTCATCAGCTGATTGATTACCACCCCCAAAAGTCATTTTTAAGAATCCTTCCGGAGTAAACTCTGTTATAAATTTACTACTTGTTTCAATATACTTACCTACCTTAATACCCGGTTGGTCCGATACTTTAGTTGGGTCTTCAACGAATACTCTACTGTCCGCCAAAGCATTTACCTCATACCATCTATTATCAACCCCTAAGAACTCCTGTACTGAAGGAACATTAGAATATTGAGTACTATCTTTTAATAAAACACTAGTTACCCCTAAAACATTCTTTTCAGGTAAGAATACTTCTAAAAATGGTCTAACATCATTAGCTGTTACAACTTTTTTAAATACTTTTGTAATACCATTAACAACAGTTTCTCGTTTAACAATTGTATAATTGATTAATGTATTATTTGAATCAAAATTAGGTATTTTTAATCTATTAGGATATCCCTCAGCCCCGATTGGAGAAGAAAAATCAATATCATATACCGTTTCAAAGATTTGACCTGCACCACTAACTTGTGAACCTCTACGTAAGATACCACAATATCTTAAATCTTCTTTATCACCATAAGCAGGTACCGTAATCGCAAAATCAACCAAAGCAACTGATGGTCTTTGTCCGGGAACTTTTAATCCGTATGTTCTCGCAATATTAAAAATTGATGACCTTTGTTGTGCATATTGTAAAACAGTTTCTTGTATACTTCTATCAATATTAAACTGTAAGTTATCAGTAACCGCAGCATTTAAGTCTAATAACACCGAAAAAACTCCGGCATCATTAAAGTTATCGATTAATTCAGGATAATAAGTTCTTGTAAAATTTATTAACTCAGTTCTTACCGATTGAAAGTCTCTTGTAGTATACGATATTTTTTTATTAGCCATAATATTAAATGTTAATTATTACAAAATCGCTAGAATTAAAAACGTCATCACTAAGTGTATATTCAATTTTAACCTTTGCGGTATGTTCTTTAAGCCCGATTCCGGGTACTCTATAAATTCTCTCATCACCATCAATATAAGTACCTTTATCTTCTTCCCCCATATCAGCGGAAGTAACACTTATATTTGTAATAGTAATGTTTGGGATGTATTCTTCAACAGACGCTCTAATTTCAGATTCAATCTCAGAAAATGTTGGTCCATCCATTGGTTCAAATATGAACTCATACAATCTTGTACCAAAATCAGGTAAATAATATCTCGTACCTTTTCTTGTTAATAAAAGATGTATTAAATCAGTTCTAATCTCCTGAGCCGCGTCACTTGAAAGACTTAAATATTTCCCATTACGAGAATCGTTAAAAGGAAAATTTATTCCATATGTTCTACCATCTGCCATAACTATAAATATAGTGTCGTCATTATTTTTTATAAATACCCCCAAAATAAAAAATCACGACCTAAGCCGTGATTTATATTCTTATTAAGAACCACATCCGAAACACTCAAACTCGGAATCCGAAGGTTTTTGTGTTAAATCAACAGTTGGTTTTTCAATTGGTTTTGGTTGACCTACTTTTGATATGTCCACCGCCAAGTGTTTTGCTCCGGTTGATATTGCTTTTGTTCTAACATAATAACAAAGAGTTTTTAATCCTCTACCCCAAGAATGGAAGTGTGATGATGATATTTTTGATAATGTTGGGTTTGACATATAGATATTCATTGATTGTGATTGGTCAATGAATGGTGCTCTGTCAGCCGCCATATCAATAAGTTCTCTTTGAGATATCTCCCAAATTGTTTTGTATTTTGGAATTAAATGTTCAATTCTTTTAACTTTCTTATTGTAATTTTTATCCTCAACATCAAGGTAATGATTAAAATTAATGTTTTGAACTGAACCTTCATTCATAATGATTTCATTTTTCAAATCCTCACACCAAATACCAATTTTCTCAAAATCAGTAATTAAGTATTTGTTAACAATTAAGATTTCTCCCCCAACAACACGACGATTAAATAATGCCGAGTGAGCCGGTTCTGTCATTTCAAACGAACCCGTAATCTTAGCTGAAGATGCAACAGGCATTTGAGCCGTGAATAACGAGTTACAAACCCCGTGGTTGGACACTTCTAATTTAAGTGTATCCCAATCCCATAATCCACCTAATCCTTCGTAATCTAATCCCCACATATCAAATTGGAAGATTCCTTTTGACATTGGTGACCCTTCAAAGAAGTCATATGGTTTGTATTCTCCGGATTTACATAATTCCATACTCTCAGTAATTGCCGCGAAGTAGATTGTTTCAAAAATGTTTTTGTTTAACTTTCTCGCCTCTTCAGATGTAAATATGTAATCCATTAGATAGAATACGTCAGCAAGTCCTTGTGTTCCAATAGCAATTGCTCTTTGTTCCAACCCACCTTTTCTACCTTGTTCAGTCGAATAACTGTTGATATCAATAACTTTGTTAAGTGCTCTAACAACCTTTCTAACCTCACTATAAAGTAATTTGTAATCAAACTCACCTTTAACAATAAAGTTTTTCAACACCATAGATGAAAGAGTACAGATAGCTGTAGTTTCTTCATCAGTATATTGGTAAATCTCATTACATAGGTTAGATTGTTTAATCACCCCGATGTTTTGATGGTTAGTTTTTCTGTTAGCATTATCCTTAGAACATAAATAAGGAACACCGGTTTCAACCTGTGATTCAATAATTTTATTCCACACTGATTGTGCTTTAACTTTCTTACCTAAACCTAACTCAACCGCTCTTTGGTAGTTTTGTTCGTATTCATCACCATAAGTTTCCTGTAATGGTTTGATACCCGCTTTTAAGATATCATTAGGACAGAACAAATACCAATCGTCATTATTTTTAACCGCCTCCATAAAGTTGTCCGGTAACCATATAGATGTAAACAAATCTCTTGCTCTCATCTCTTCAGCACCTGTGTTTTTCTTAATGTCTAACAAGTCAAAGATATCTTTGTGCCAAGGTTCAATGTAGATTGCCGCACTTCCCGGTCTTCTTCCTTGTTGGTTGAAGAAACGTAATGATTCATTCACAATTTTAAGATACTTCAATAATCCACCGGCAAATCCACCTGATGAGTTAATTCTACTTTCTTTACTACGAATGTTAGACATACATAATCCAATACCGGCAGCGTCTGATGAATAAGTTGAAATGTCATTTAATGTCTGTAATAACCCATTACGAGAATCCCCGTGATTGTATTTCAATACACAAGACGCTAGTTGAGGAGTTTTAGTTCCCGCATTAATCATAATTGGTGTTGCCGGAGAAATAAGTTGGTTTGACAATGATTGGTAATACTCAACCGCTTGTTCAAATGATTTAGTCACCCATAAAGCAACTCTCATATACATATGTTGAGGTCTTTCAATTACTCTACCTTCCGGAGTTTTCAACAAATACATTTCTGACAATGATTTCCACGCAAAATAATCAAAATTATAATCATTCTCGTGATTAATTACAGAATCAATATTTTCCACACCATATTTTTCAATAGTTTCCATTAACTTATCGTTAATAATTCCATCAACGTGTAATGTGTGCATTGTATTACAAAAACTATCATCAGTTTCTTTATGATATGATGAAATTGCAACTGAAGACGCTAGTCTTGAATAATCGTGGTGACTACCGGTATAAGCTGCGGCAATCTCATAAACCAATTTATCTAACTCTTTAGTTGTAATAACACCTTCTGTTGGAACTGACGTAATAACTTTAATGAATACCTCATCAGCATTAACGTTTAATCCTCTAGCAGCACGTTTAACTCTATTGTAAATTTTTTGAGGGTTAAACGAAACTTCGTCTCCCCCTCTTTTTCTTATCTTTAATGACATCATATTAAAAATCGTCTGTAAATGTTAATGATTCCCCTAATTTAGCTTTTTGGTACTCAACAGTTCTTGATTCAAAGAAGTTACCCTTTGTTTCAACCGCAATTTGTTCCATAAACTTAAATGGTTGTTCTACGTTAAATTGTTTCTTACATCCTAACTTAACTAGTAATCCGTCAACAACGAATTCTAAATATTGTTTCATCAAGTTTGAGTTCATACCAATCAATGATACCGGTAAAGATTCTGTAATGAATTCTTTCTCAATCTCTAAAGCTGATAATAAGATTTCTCTAATTCGTTTTTCACTTGGTCTATTCTCAACGTGATTATTTAATAAGTGAATTGCAAAATCACAATGTAAGTTTTCATCTTTGAAAATCAAAGAATTTGCGTTACATAAACCTTGCATAATACCTCTTGACTTCATCCAAAAGATTGAACAGAATGAACCTGAGAAGAAGATACCTTCAACCGCAGCAAACGCCACCAATCTTTCTTGGAAAGTAGAATTTTCAATCCAATCTAACGCCCATTTAGCTTTCTTCTGAACCGCAGGTAATCTATCGATTGCGTGGAAACATTCGTCTTTTTCATCAGCATCTGAGATATAGGTATCAATCAATAATGAATACATTAATGAGTGAATGTTCTCCATCATAAGTTGGAATCCGTAGAAAAATTTTGCCTCAGGGTATTGAACTTCTTTTAAGAAATTCTCCGCAAGGTTTTCGTTAACAATTCCGTCAGATGCCGCAAAGAATGATAATACATTCTTCACAAAGAATCTTTCATTATCAGTTAAATTTTCCCAATCTCTAATGTCGTTAGATAAATCAACTTCTTCTGCCGTCCAAAATGCCGCTTGATGTTGTTGGTAATATTCCCAAATATCATTATACTGAATTGGGAAAATCACGAATCTATCCGGATTTTCTTTTAATATTTTTTCTTCCATTTTTTTAATTTTGATTTTGTTTTTGTTCTTCTTTTTGTTTTCTCTTGTCTAACAAATCTTTGATTCTTTGTCTATTTCTCTCTTCAGTTTGTTCTTCAAGACCTAAGAACGTTACCGAACTTTCTGTATCTATTTCCAACATACCATTATCAAATTTACAATTCTCAAAGACAACACCATCATCACCAATACGTGATTTTGTGATAGCGATTGTAGCCAATTTCATTTCTTTTTGTTGTAGAGATTTAGCCACGGAAATGATTACGTGTCCAACCTGTGCTTTTTTGATAGAACCACCCATTTGGTCGGTAGTCACTACATCTGAAGATATTGAACTTCTATTACCCTGAGTTGCTGTCCATCCAACGATATCCAACTCGTGACACATTGCCTCGAATCCTCTCATTACAGAACCCTCAGATTTCCATTCATCTCCTAAGTTTTTATCCGGAACCACACAGTCAATGTAGTCCAATAATACCATATCAATTTTTATTCCTTCAGACATCATCTTTCTAATCTGATTTTTAATTTGCATCATTGTTACGGTATCAGATGGAAGTTTTTTAAGAATAAGTTGATTAGTCATTGTTTCCTTAACAGTCTTAACTTTTTCCATAACTTCCTCTTTTCTTAAAGACAATTCATCCGGGTGGATTTTTGTCCATAAGGTAATGTGTTTACGTTGAATAATCTTTGGGTTATCCTCAAAGAAAATTTGTAAAACATTGTATCCCAAATTAAATGCGTGATTTGAGATTTTTGTCAGTAAAGTAGATTTACCAACACCAGTTGGTGCTAAAACAACACCGATTTCACCCTTCGCTAAACCACCTTTTAAGAGTCTATCTATCCCCGGAATACCCATTGGTATCGGATGACGATAATCTTCGTTTAGAACCTCATCCAAATTGCTAAAAACACTTTCAGTTCCCTTATCGTGTTCCCCAACCTGAAGAGCTTTACTAACCAATTCTTCTAATGTGTCATAACTCTCAAATTCACCCGCATCGATGATTTTTTGAGCTTTAACCATTACTTTTTGTAACTCTTGTTGTTTACAGAATTTCATTGATTTTTCTTGTACAAATTCCGCACCCTCAACATCCGTTTCTTTAATCTTATTAAGTGTATCAATAACGATTTTTGCTGCCAGAGGTTGTTGTAATTCAGATTTTGTAATTTGTTCTAAGGTGTCAAACGTAGGAGTATGTTCGTATTTTGAATAATATTCCTTAATCATTTGGATGATTAGTTTGAAATATTTATTTTCAAAATAATTTGCTTCAATCACATCGATAATAGACCTTGAGAAGTCTTTATCAACAATGATTTGGTTTAATAATTGTAGCTGAAATGTGCTACCTAGATACTCAAAATTTTTGTTTGTCGCCATATATTTTTTATTAGTGTATTTGATAAATACTATACACTTAGGTTAACGTCTAGATAATTGTATGTTAAATTTTTTGACGAGAAAATGTCAGTCAAATTCATTAACAAGTTTTTTAGGTGTGGGCGTACATCTACAGTATATCTTACCTTCGGAGGGTATACTTTTGCATCTATCTGTCTATGACAAATTGTCATATCATTTTGTTTAATAAAGATGTTAAAGTACTCCGGTCCGTCAATATAAGACGTTTCCAAAATAGCCGGATTGTTAATAATTTCGTACATATTGTCTGTCATATATGTAACGGTTTTCAACGCCAATTGAGATTGGATATCCTGTTTCAAAGTATGGATAACTTCATAAAGTTCTAACGAATTTTTAGCTTTGTCGTTAAACTCTCTCACGTTGAAAAATCTTTGAACGATAATGTTATCGTTTACCATCATTAAGAATTCTAATTTTACTGAATCTTGGTCTTTCATAATTTTAAATTAATTGTTTTTGTAATTTCTTTTTTCTTTTCTTGTTAGTTTCATAAAGGGTCTAACAAAATTCACCCACGCATCATCCCCCTTTGGTAGATATTTGAAGAATCCATCTTCCATCATCATCTTTATAAGGTTTCGATAACCCCTCCCATCAGGGTCCAAACTTTCCTTATAATACAACTCAACAAGTTCTTTTCCTTCTTCGGTTATTAGAGGATTTGATAAGTCAACAATCTTTTGGTTAACCTCAAAAAACTCATCACCATATACTCCGGTTCTTGTTTTCCCTGATAATAGATTCTGTAAAGTCTTATTACTTCTATTCTCTTTTAGTAGGACTTCAGCCTTTTGTAAAATATCGGAAACAGAAACCGTTTTTTCAAGTAGCTCAGGAAAAAACTTTATGAGTGTTTTCTCTCCAAGTCCGGAAATACCATCAATGTTATCGGATTTATCACCCGATAAAATCTTATAGGTACGAACATTTTGATGTGGAAAATAATAATATTCCAACATTACTTTGTCACCATTTCTGAATGTTTGTTTGGTTTTTGGATAATATACCGACACTTTGTCCGAGATAAGTTGGATAAGGTCTTTATCCCCCGAAAATATGGTCTTTTGTTCGTTCTCCGAGATTTGGCAGTAATAAGCAATCAAATCATCCGCCTCGTTTTTTTCGACGTTTATTTGTCTTATATAACACTCTTCCAAATACTCTTTAATCCTCTCTTTTTGTTCTTCAAAAGATTGGTCTTTGAAATCGTCGGTCGCTCTTCTTTTTTCTTTATATTGGGGATATAATGTTTTTCGGGTAAGGGAATTATCATCCCCATCCCAAAACACAACTACTTTGTCGTAGTTTTCTTCGTCTATAAGTCTACGAAGAGTATTCACAAAGTGCCATACGGCACCTATGTGTTTACCTTTATTAAAAAAATCTTTAACCCCGTGGAATCCAATTTTTGTTAAATTGTTACCATCCACTAATAGTGTTTTAACCACTTTTTGTTTGTTTACGTTAGTACTAGTCTTCGTCCTCTTCTTCTACTTTTGTTACAATATCTTTATAGACGATTTCTCCATCACCTGATAAGATTTGATTCCAAAATTCTGAATACTCTTTTTTGTATTTTTCTAAAGCCGATTTATCGTCTTTAATATACCCTTGTGGAACCGCAATGATTTTACCATCTTTGAATGAAATACCATTAACGTGGTTTTTTAATACTGAGATTTTAGTTCTTGTTGCGTAAGCCACTGTTCTTCCACCTTTGGTTGCTGTAATGTGGTTAATACCCGCTTTCTTCTGATTACCAAATAAGAATACTAAACTTGATGCCAACCATAATGCCTCACCACCTTTAGCTTTAATTTCAGGTTGTCCAAATGGATTGTCCGGTAGGTCAACCCAAGGTTGGTTAATTACAACCATCGTTGCGTAGTATGGAACACTTTCTTTTTTGGTTTTAGAGATTCTTGAGTGAATACCCATACCAATTGTGTCAGCAAGTGCCGCCGCGTTGTGCATTTTTCCACCTTTACCTTCGTAAGTCATCTTACAAGGAATAGAACCTACTGAATCCCAACAAAATAAAATGTTATAAGGAATGTCTCCACTTTCTTGAGCATCCAATATATCATTCATATAATCGGTTAATTGTTCAATATAGTCAAAACTATCATTAAAGATAAAATGACCATCCCAATTACCATCTTCATCTTGTTCGGCTTGTAATCCTAATTCAACCGCGTGTTTCCAACTCCATTTTTTCTCGGTAATTATAAGAACCGGTAAGTCACCTCTTCTTTGAGCATCAGCCGCCGCTAAAATCATCGCAGTAGTTTTTGAAGAGTTTGAATGTCCTAAAAACATATTTATACCACCCATAATAGGTCCCGGTAATCCACAAGCCTCCATAAACGCTTCACCACAATTATAATAACTTTCGTCTTTATACTTTGTTTTGGTAGAGTATTTTCCTTTAATATCCTCCATAGAGAATGTTTTCTTTTTTATTGCCATATGTCCAAGTAAATGTTAATTTTTGTAAGTTTTTTAGACAACTTGGACACCAGGATAATCCAAGTGTCCAAGATATATGTCCAAGTTTGTTTTATTAGAATGGCATATCGTCATCTCCTTCAGCATCTGCTTGTGGGTCAGATGGTACTGATGGTTTAGACCCACCAAAAGACATTTCATCTTCATCAGAGTTACCATAATCGTAACCACCTTTTTCTGAGTTCCATTTTGGAGTTTCACCTCTTGCAATCGCCTCTAAGTATTCAACCGGTTTTTTAGAATAAACATCTTCCCAAGTTAACTCATCGTTAATCCAAGATTCTGCAATTTCTTTGTCCTCGTGAACAGGAGTTGCATCATCATACATAACAGTTTGAATCACGGTGTAGTAAGCACCTTTTGGAGTTTTTGCCTTAGTTAATTCTAAGATAAGGTCTCTACCTGTTTGAGGGTCAGCGATGTCACCTTTGTTTCTGTAGATAGGAATAATTTTATCATAAATTCCTTCGTTTTTGTAGTTAGCTTTGAATCTCCAAAATTTAACTCCGTCTGCCTCGTTATCTCTATCAATAACTTTAACAATATAGAATTTACGTGATAAGTAATTTGTTGATAATTTTTTATCAGCTTCTTTACCTGTTGAACGTAATTCTTCGTAAACCTCATTTAAAGGTGAACGTTCATTGTCGTTTTTTCCCGGGTCATAAAATTTTTGGAATTTTCCGTCTACTTGAATCTCGTGGAAGTAAACCTCTTTGAATGGTGAAGAACCATCTGTTGTAGGTAAGATTCTTAATCTTCTTTGTCCTTGGGTTTCCTTATCGTTAAGGATTGCCGCGAAGTATTTTTTCATTCTCTCTTCTTGTGTGAATTTTGAGGTAGAAGAAGAACTACCTTGTTTTGATTGCTCATATTGAGCCAAAACTGCGTCTAATGAATTTGTCGCCATAGTGTTTAAAATATTTAAAGTTTATAAAAGTATAAGTGTCAGCCGTGTGTTTGTCAAATTTTTTGTGAAAATAAAACGGACTTTTTTAGTCCGTTTTATTTTATGCTATTTTTTGGAATCCTCCTTGTGAGGGAATTGAATCTTCAAAATTTCTAAATGTTTTTTTAATGTCACTAGGTGAAAAATCCTCAACCTCATCTTGAGTTAAAATATACTCATTTTTTCCGGACTTTTCCATATCTTCTTCTTTATCTTCAAAGAAATCTGATAACTTTTGATTGAATGGTCCTGAGTCTAAACTTCTTAACTCTAATTTTTCTTGAGGTGTTTTATCTCTATATTTTTCAACTTTAGCCTCCAAGTCGTTTAATTTGGTCATAATACCATCCATTTCACCTAATTTAGTCTCTAAATCAGTTAAGTGTTGGAATAAGTTATTGAAATATTCTTCTTGTTTTTCTTCAACTTTTTTCTGAGATTTAACCAAATCAGTGATATCTAATTCTTCAGTAGAACCTCCAGCCGTTTCAGGTGCTGTTTCAGGTTTTGATTCATCACCTATTTTTTCAACATCCGGGTCGTTAGCAACATCAACAGGTTGAGCAGTTGGTGCTTCCGGTGCGGGTGGTGCTAAATTAGGGTCTACAGGTGCCCCTGCAGCCGGGTCAGCCGGTGGAAGAGCATTTGGGTCTTCTCCCGGTGGTGGTGGTAATGTTGCGTCTTGTTCAACAATATATTGATTGATAGAATTGTATCTAGCAATCTCCTCTATAATTCTACTGTCTATTTTTTTCATTATCCGTTTAATAATTGTTTTACACCTGTTGCAGTTTCAACTTGGATTTTTTTATGTGTATTCATAGTGTTATCCACACGTTCAATTAAACCATCTTTCATTCTGATAGTATAACAATCTCCCGTATCTAAATCACAAACCTGTTTAGAACCATTACCCAAATCTTTCTCTGAGCTTCTTGTGGTTTTACCTAAATAATTGTCTAATATTAATTTTGTGTTCATAATCTTTTTATATATAAATATCTGTTAGTTAAGAAAAATTAAAGTTTAAAATTATACGAGAATCTTTTAATTGCCTGTTTTCTCGTTGTATCAAGTTGACCACTTGATGTCATTGGATTAGCATTTAATCTTAGAGTTAATGTATAGTCACCTTTAAAATCTTTATTATCACAGTCAAATTCTTGTAATAATGATTGTGTATCAACAAAATATTGTTGTTTATTAGAACTTATATTTCCAGCAGAAAGGTCTGCATTAGTACCGGAACCATCATTACAAGGTGCCGTTATTTTATAATCCCATCTTGCTGAAAATATTTCCCAAGCACCTTGAGAAGAATCTATAGTTACTTTTAATGATTCTAACATTGGTGGAGTTGAAACAGTATAACTATATTTGTCAATAAAAGGGTTAAATTCTACTGTATTTGCCGGTGGTTGTGTATTTGTAACATTACCTGTTGCCGGATTAAATATTTTAAATGATTCAGTAATTTTATCTTTTAAATTTTGTAAATCGGTTGGATTATATGTAGTATACACATTATCCTCTCGTTTATCACTTGCGTTATTATATAATATCCAAAATTTAGCAATATCATCCGGAGTATCAAGATTTTTAATTAAACCTATTTTAGGCAACCATCTGTCACATAGCATTCCAACACATTCACCTATATTTGAAAAACTAATATAAGGTCTATCTGATTTATCACTATTTAATGAACCACAGAAAAATTGTTTATTACTAAACCATTTATTTGAAAATGCTTCACCCCAATATTGGTCTAATGTTATGTTTGAATAATTGTTATCATAAGCCGTTAAACCATCCCCATTTTTAGATGCAATATATAATGTTGCAAAAACAGTATATTGTAACGACACATTATCGGTAGATGACTTAATTGAATCAATAACTGTTTTAAAATTTTCACTTGTTTTTGCAGGATTATCAACCGGTGAAAATCCTTTATATCTAGTATCACTAATGACACATTTAGGTGTTTGAGATGTTTTCATCTTATCATTACCTTTTTGTGAATCATAATTTTGAGCAGTTTGTCCTAAAACATTAGTCGTACTAGCCGATGTGGTAGTTTTCTCCTGTTGTATTTTTTGAATAATTGAGGTTAATAACGTTTGTTTTAATACCTGAATAAAATTTTCAATTTTAGGTAATTCAGCCGTAGGTTGTCTTACACCTTCAATAATTGTTTCAAAATGTCCCGGACTAATTGTATGATTAACTTTTTGAATCATATAAGGTCCTGAAAACATTGGTACGTGTCTTAAATTAAAATACATTGTTGGTTGTATCAATGCGTTACCCATCATAAATAAAGTACAACTATAACTTCTATTTTTATACAAGTTATAAAGTGAAATATTCTGAGTAGCGCCTCCGGTACCATTATATAAGTTAGACATTTGAGTTTCAACCGCTAATGATTCCATAGTAGCTAAACCGGGGTTTTGTGCAACTTGGAATGAATGAAACATTGATTGATTTTGTGGACCAATATCAACATTAAAACCAACAACTTTATTTGATTTATCCCAATCTTTTTTACCCATTTGATTTTCAAACAATGGATTATCACCTTGTCTTGTTAAATCAAAAGCATCATCTCTAAATCTATAGTCAACATTATTTTTAATCGCTAATTGTTCACTTGTTTTACCCGCATAAAAACATACTAATTTTGGTGATGATTCTCTGTAATCAACATTCATAAAATTACCAAATAAAGTGTTAGCAAACTCTAAACTACCTTCGGCTCTTGGTGTCGGATTTTTAGACACATCTTGAACATTATAAAAATTAACATATGATGGTAAATTCATAATTTGGAAATTATTTTCCGTTAGAATTGTCGCAATCATAGTATAAAGTGACGTTTTTTCGTTAATATCGGTTAACCTATTTTTTAAAGATAATACATCCACAAATATTTTATCCCCAACATTTCTACTCGCCCTATCTAATAATAAGACATCCTCAAATAATGTTTTTGTTTTAAAGTCACCACCAGCAATCCATTTATCATTTAACGCCTTAAAAGTTTCCCAATGTTCTACTTTTGTTTGGTCACCGGCTAATCTACTATTAATAATTGTTTCCGGTGAATTATTAACATTTGGTAATTGATTTCTAAGAACAATCATCAAATTAGTTATTGTATCACTTCTAAATTTATCAACCGACGCTAAATAATCATTCATTAAACTGTAAAACTTGTTTAAGTTCAATGTATTGTCTTTTAATTTTTGTGTTGCATATATTTTAATGATTGGTGCAAAATTAATTACATTATCAACCGTAAAAGCAATATTCAAATCAATAAAGAAATCCGTAATATATGAACCACTATTTTTATATTGTAATTCAGTAATTTCTGAATAACCAACATATAATTTTAACGCATTCCATACATTTGGACGAGAGGTTTGTGAACTTACTAAAGTTGTTTGTGGGGGTAACGCATTTGGTGTTACTATATTATAATTTTCCCAAGTATATGGGTCAGTTATTGGTAAATTAGAAAATGTATAAAATAATCTTTTATCAAAATTTGACGGGTTACCGTATTTGAATACCACATTATAATTTAAAAAATTATTAATCTTATCTGTAAACCCAACTAATTGTTTTTGTTGAGCATCATTTATTTTAGTCGTATTTGTTGTTCCGGTAATTTTTGGGATTTTCATCAAATCTCTAAATAACATTTGGAAATTTTTAAACGACTTATCTGATGGTAATGAATTAACATAATTTTCATCTGAATTATAATCATAAACTGATTTAGAAAAATTCAAAAATTCGGTCTCAAATAAATCCAATACTGATTTTTCAAAAACTGAAAACATTTCACTAATTTCTGTATAACCACTTGATGTACCATTAATTGAAAAATTTTCTTGTTCACTTTTACCTGAAAAAATTTGTTTTAAGTACTGCGTAGGTGTTGACTTGATAACTTTACTATTATCAAAATATCCATAATTTGGTGCGGTCCATAATAATCTAACAGACCCATTATACATCGCAGTATTACCCGTAACTTCATATACCATTTTAGTATTAATGCCTGAACCCGAAAAACACTCATTTAATGTTTGATTAATAAATGAACCTTGTGATGGTACTACATATGAAAATTGTTTATCAAAAGTATTGATATAAACAGACCAAGGTATAACTCTTAAATCCCTTTTTGGTTTATTAGGGTCAAATCCTTCCGCTAAATTTATAATTGCTTCAGGTACATAATTTAATGTTACCCCTGAGTTAAAACCTAATTGAATATCCGTATCAGTATAACCCGAATAAACTTCAAACCCTTGATAAAAAACATTAAAATCGTTTATTAATTTAGGATAAAAACCTGTATTGATTACCGTTGAAAGTTCAAGACCTAATGTTGTATCTTTTTCTAATACAACATCTATTTGAGCACCATCAATTGTTAATGGATAAACTCTTTGTGGTGAATTTGTTACCGGGTCATAATTTTTAACATAACTAAACCCTGACCAAGATTCATTTAAAATATCATTACCTGTTTCAACATATGTTTTATACCGATGCCAAACAGAACCTATTTTTAATAACCAAGCATAAGGTATCTTATGGATTGCCCCAAATTTTTTCAAAGTAGCAAATATATAATCTAAATCTTTAACTGAATAAGTTGAATCACTACCCGTATATGTTTTATATTTTTCTCTTAAAGTTGATAATGGTAAACTATTAATAAACAAATATGCCGATGACACATATGGATAACTCTCGTAATTTCTATACTTTTTAACCCCTTCTTGAATTGAATTAACAAAATAAGGAGTGTTTAACATTGATACTGTTTGGTCACTACTAACCAATCCACTATAATTAAAATATCTAAGATTACCTTCGGTAGGTAACTGAATATCATTTGTTCTACTCTCATAAAAAGTTTTTAAGTTAGTATCATAACCGTATGGTGCAACAACATTTTTTGTTGAGAAATTAGTAAAAGGTTTAACACTATCAACACCGGTGCTACCTAAAAAATTACTAATAACTTTAGAACTTGTATTATATGTTATCACATTCTTAGTACTAAATGATGATGAAGAATCTGATACCGCAACACCGTTTGCTAAATAAGTATTATCCCAACTTAATCTTGTAAAAGGATAAAGGTCTAATAAATCAAAATTATTTGTATTGTCATTATTTTGTATATATTCAACTAATTTATCCTCATTCTTTAATGAAGAAATTGGATTACCTGATGGTGATACAACAATATTTTCATTTATAAACTGAAAACTTGAATTACTAACCAAATTTTTAATATAAGTTGTATTAAAAATACCTCTTATAAAATTTTGCCAACTTTGACCCATACCATCATTTGAAATATGTCTTAACACTATATCAAAATTTTGACCGTTAAACCCAAATTGTTTTAATTTTTGAATTAAAAAAGGATTTTGATTTGTTAGACTATTAATAATATTCAAACTTTCGGTTTCTGAGATAACATCGGTTAAAACACCGGTACCGTAACTTGATGTTGTTGTTCTATATAATCTTGAATAATTACTAGTTAAAAATAACCTTTCAAATATTTCATAGAAAAATTTAACTTCTTCTTTGTTATTATAAACAACATTACTAACAGGAAATTCAATTGCGTTAACTGAAACTCTTTGAACATTGGTTACTTCATTGAATGTCGTATTATTATCCGCATCTTGATTATCTTGTTTAGTAAACCCTTTGATAAACTCCTCAACAAATTCAATTTCAGGCCAAACATCATAAAGATACCCTTTGGTTTTACTTAAAACAGTGTAATCCCCCGGATATTTAATTTCATATTTTCCGTGACCATCTTCACCACTTGTCGCCACAATAAATTGAGGCCAAGGATAGACAGGGTCTGTTTCATTTTCTCTAGGTTCTTGACTTGCACTCTTAGTTGTCGCATCAAAAATTGCATCTTTTCTGATAATATTATCTCGTTGGTCCCAAGCCTTACTATGGATATCATCCATTAATCTTAAAAACGCCTCACCATTAGCAAATAATACCGCAAGAACATTTCTAATATTAGGAACAAATCCAATACCGTTTTTACCTTTATTTAATAATAATTTAGATAACGCATTAGTTAATGCGTCTTGTATTTTTTGTCTATAAGACTCTAAACTTTTAAACATTTCATTAGTTAAACCAATGAATGTTTTAGGATTTCCCTCAAATATAAAATAATTATAAATTACTTCTTTTTTACCGTTTTTTTGTACTATGTCAGAACTATTAAAAATACCTTGAGTAACTAATTCAGATTCAAACGCTTTAATATCTTGTTCACTCGCTTGTGATACTTTTTTTCTTTGTCTATAACTTTCAGCAAAATCAATATTACCCTGACTTAATTTATATTTAAAACTATCAAGTGTTATATTAATTGGTATTCGTGGCTTTTCTGTTGTGTTATCAATTGTATAAGAACCGTTTTTACCAACGGTTGTATTTGCCTGTAACTCATCATTAAATTTTTTAATAATACCAGCCAATTCACTTGGTGCATTATTTCTAACGTTTGGTTTATCCTTATATTCTTTTTTGAAAGTATAAACTTTTGTACCATCTTTTAAAACAAAATAATCATCAGTATCCATATACTTATAAAACCAAGATGGGTCTGATGAATCTTGAGTATAATAAACTCTTTTAGTATATGCTTCTAAAGTTTTAGTATATGTATCCAAATTGGTTAATGGGTCCATATTTTGTTTACTAAATTCGTCTAAAATATTTTTAACAAAAAACTCTAACTTGTTTCGTAATTGTTTAACAGTAATTTCCGGGAAATCGTCAGGTATTAACCCTTTTGATTTATATTCACTATATAATTCTTTAATTTTTTGATAACCTAATTCTACCGATTTATTTTCTTGAAGTTGGAAATTTGACGGTCCACCTTTAACCGGTTGTATTTTAACTCTTGAAGAATACATATATGGAATTGCTTGTAAATACCCCATTAAAACTTCGTTTAATACTGTGTATTTGTAAGTATAAAAAGTTAAACTGACTTTAAAATTTCCACTTGAAGTGTCATATCTTGATGTGAAGTTTTGTAACATTAAAGCTAATCTAACGGCTTTTCCGTAATAACCTTTAATTGTTAGGTAAAATAATGGGTAAGGTAAATTAAAGAAAGCAGCATAAGGTGAGTTATTACCCGCCTCAAACATAGCACGACCTTTAATATCCTCCAATTCCATAGTAATGGTTGGTAAGAAATCCAAACCTTGTCTAATTTGAATGTTCGTAATTCCCAATAAACCATTGTCTATTGAGCCTGGTTTACCATTAGATGAAATAGTTTGTCTAAGATAATAATCATCAGACTTATTAGGGTTTGATATTTTTTCAGTTTTTGGTTGATTAACACCATTCCCCGCTAAACTATCTTTACCGGTAATTTCATCAGTATAAGCATTATCTAACACCCCTTTATTACCCGGATTAAGAAAATTAATTGACGCAACCGAAATTGTTCTAACTTGGTCATTTGATGCAACCCCAAGAGCTAGTTTAGTTCTTGGTAATACTTTACATTCCAAATTAGCATACATTACTAAATCTTCTTGTTTGACATTTCTGTCTTTAACTTTACCTTGACTATCTATTACTTTATTTGGGTCAACAATTGTTATATTGTTGTAATCAAACTCCACTAATATATTTTCCGACTTATCTACCATAATAAAAGAAATGATTATCTAACTGATTTTTATAATCCTGTAATGAAGCTACTAAAGGAAATGGAATTGTCAAGATAGAACCATCAGTAATGTTCCATTCTTGTCCTCCAAAAATTGGGTTGGCCATAAGGATTAACCATCCAAAAGTTCCGGAACCATAATACTGTTGAGAAACTTTATCTAATCTTGATTGACCAACTTTATAAATGTATTTTTTATCAGTCGATTTTGTCTGCAAATTAACATATGGTACAACGGTTTGTTGTCCATTAGTTAAAAACTCATTATATCTATTGTATGTATCTCTACTTCCCATTATGAATTAAATTTGACCTTATTATTCCAAGTTGGTGATGTTATATCACCTGTTGTTGAATATAATAATTTTATTGCAGCTTCTTGTGTTGCATTTGTTGAAGGAATCGCAATCGTTGTGTAATTAAACTTACGTAACTTTCCTTTATTGTATACTGATTTATTAATATAATCTAAGTAATCATTTGATTTCTTTAATTTATCAAAGAATTTTTGTTCTTGTTTTAATTCTTCTTTACAACTATCAACAAAATTATCCATAATTTTATCAAACTTATTACTTAGATTTGAAGGTGATTTAACCTTTTGTAAATCCGCTGTTATAATTTTAGATTTGAAAGCTTTTAAATTATTTTTATCACTCAAATATCTTCCTAAAGCAATAAAGAACCTATTTTGATTTTGATATTGTGAATTTGCACCCACATCAAATGCTGAACTTCCATAACCTTTTAACGGTGAAAAACAACTTGGTCCACTAGTATCATACAAATCAGTTATTATTAAATTTTCAGGTCTTTGTAAGAATTTATCATAATTTTGTAATCTTGTCCCAACAGCTTGAAAATCAAACCATAGTTCAGAATAAGTGTCCGTAGCACCTTTTGTACTTGGGTCAACTTCAGTTGTTCCTGATATATTATAAACTTTAGCCTGATTACCAACTATTTTACCATCCGTTTTAGTTGTAACTAAATTTATTTTATTAAACACAAATACCATATTTTGTTCTTGTACAATAATATCTGAATTTATTTTACTCATAATTCCGGAACTAAAACTATCTTTAAAATCAGTTAAAAACTGACGTAAATTAGTGGTAACCGTAGTCATTACTTGTGATGGAAAACTATAAGTATTTAACCCCGCAATAATAAAATTACTTTGGTCTGTTATATCACCATTAATGTCAGTAAATAATTTATTAATTTTATCCTGTACTTTTTCAGGTGCACCATAAATCGGTACATCCCAAGTATCTCCAATATCTAAATTAAATTTACCGGTAGTATACAATCTGTTTTTAGTTATTAACTGCCAAACACCATAATTGTATGTACTAGTAAAACTTTCCGCCTGATTAACTATATTAGTGTAATATTCTTTAGTTACATCCAATAAATTATCCATAATCGTTTTATATGTAATTTCCCCCGTTTGACCACTTGGTACAGGAATATTAGTTATAATTTCTCCAATAGTAGTTCCACCATTATTTTGTTGTTGGTTATCAACCTCTGTTGGTTTTGCCGATGGTTGTTGTGCTAATATTGAATCCCAAATTTCTTTGTCAATTGTTTTGAAACTATCATCAGTCCATTTAGCTCTTTCATCGTAAATCTCAGTATTAGCATAATAATTGAATGATAATGCGTTTTGTAATTCCTCAACAGGTTTTGCAAGACCCATACCACCAATAATATCAAATGACATAGTAACATTAGCAATCATTGGTTGAACACCAATACCTTCAGGATTCATATCTAAAACCAATGGTTCATATTGAAATTGAACTGAATTAGGTATAATTTTAGTATTGAAGAAATCCCCAATTCTTAATATTAACACCGGTGGTGCACCAAATGAGGTATTCACCGCATCATTGTATTTTGGTTTGTTATCGGTACCAATTGTTGGTATAGTTTCTCCCGGTCTAACACATTGATTCAAAAAGTTTAATCTACCATTCAATCCTTCAGGTGTCATAGAGTGAAATGCCGGATTAAAATGTTTAATTTTTTGTTTTATGTTATCATACAACATTGGATTAGACTTTTCAATCATTTCAAAATAATCACATTCAGATAATAAATCTCTTAGAATCTTTTTACCAATACCATCAATTAAAGTTTCTTTAACTGTTTTGGTTGGTTGTGGAACCGGTACGTTTACACCTGTTGTACTTTGTTCTTTTTTAGGTTCTTCAACTTTAACTGGTGGTGGAACTGTAACCTTAATAGATGTAATTGCAACACGTCTACAAGCCATTGCATCTACTGAGAAAATTTCCGAACCATCATTAATTACTTTACCGGCATTTGGACCTGCAGTCGCTTTAATATTTTCAGTACAAGTAACTGATTCTCCAAAACTTTTAGATGATTTTGGAAATACAATAGTCTCACCTTCACCTTTAGGATTCTCATTAACAACTTTAAATTCTTTACCAACATAATTTTTTAACTCAGTTGTTTTAAAATAATTTTCAACAGATATAATTCTTCTAGCAGATAAATTTATATTATAACTTTTTGACGCCAATGCCGATGCTGAACCTTGTAACGATAATGAAATAGTACCTTTTTGATTGGCAATAATGTCAACAGCATCTTTGATAAATTTTTCTTTAACTATATTAAAATTATCTTTAACAACGGTATCAAAAAATTGAACAACGTTTCTATTAGTATCAACCAATGAAAATAAATTATTTGCATTATACTCATATCTATCAATATTTTTTTGGTCTGTATATGAACCATATAAATTTTCAAAATTTTCGGTTGTTGTTACTTGTCTTGTATTAGGATTTGGTTGGTCATTTTCAAAATAAAAACCAAGATTCAAATAATCAGTTTCAAAACTACCATTATAACCCGTTTCAGTACCACCCACTGTAGCACCATTACCTTCACCGGTTGTAGTATTATTATCCGCAGGTATTTCTGTATAAACTTTACGTAATTCTTCCTCTGTCAACCTTGGGTTACTTAAAATCTCTTGATAGGTATATAAATCATTAGGTTTTAATCTATTATATTTTTTAGCCAATTCATATATGTCATACTTCACACATCCCGCAAAGAATGAATCTAAAATTGAATTCATTTTTTCTCTATCAACACCTTTTAATTGTTGGTCAACAACTAAATTTAATATCGATGGATGGTCAACAATCATTTTCCAAGACAATGTACCGGTTCTACTTGTATCTTTATAGGTATACATTGGTTCAGGTCTACCTAAAAACGTTGTTTTATTCCAACCCGCTTGACTTGAATCTGAAAATTTTAAATCATAAGGTGGGAACCACATAACTCTACCCCCATTTGGACCTTGTTCACAAACAGGTAAATCTTGTACTCTATACCCCGGTCTACTAGAAGTTCTCCAAGCTAAATTCTCAATTGAGAACATATATTTTTTAGCAACCAAGTTACCATTAGCTCCCGGTTGAATATTAGTTGACCCAGGATTTCTCATTGGGGCAATATTCAAATTGTAAGTGTTGTCTAATACTGAACTTGCAAATCTTCTACCTGAAGTAGTAATACCATCTGATTTTTGTAAATCAGCGTAAGTATAATATGGTGTATCTTTCGTAAACACACGACAATATTCAATACCTTTTTCTGTTCCGGTTGTATTATCTTTATATGATACAACTTGAGAACCTTTTGTCATTTCTTTATAACCATCGTGGAAAACTTTACTAACTTGATTAATCGCATTACCAACGTGTTTCAATCTTGAGATACCTTGAACATTATCAGCAGAATCAACTAATCTTTGAGTTTGGTCTAAAATAGACGTTTCTTTGAAAGTTATGTTTGTTGATTCACCACGACTATAATAACTACTAATTAAATTATATTCATCATCACGAGACCCTGAACCACCCCCCGGTGTTGCGTGAAAACCAGCGTTTGGTTTGTATTTTGGTGATGTCCAAACAAATTGACCACTAATGTCCCCACTATCAGTAAATGATTTTGCGGCAAGACCAAATTTAAGTGTGTCTTGATTACCCTCATATAGAATACCCATCTCAGATGGTCCATATACCGGTGATTGTTCTTGTTGACCAAAAGCATTTACGGGAACTTGATTAGGTGGTGAAGTAATATTAGATGGTTCAGCATTTCTACTACCAACATAGTACCCCCCAACTAATGTTCCATTAGCCGGATTAATTAAGTTAACAATCGCTTGTCCAATACCTAAAATACCACCATAATCCTTACGATAACTTGGTTGGTATCTATTATAATTTAAGTTAGCAAATAACGCAGACCTTTGACCATTTCCGGTATTAACTAAGAATATTTCAGACGGATTTCTTTTAATGTTTAAAATTGGTCCTAAAAAACCACCCGTTAATTGATTAGTAACATTTAATGCTGTTGAGGTTTGTTGTGTTTGACCATTTAAGGTATTGTCCTCAAAATAATCTCCCGGAATTGGGGATACAGGCCAATACGCTCCGGCTAATCTTGTTGCAAAGTCAACTGCCGCTAATAAAGGATTTTCAGGTACCGTAATTCTCCAATTTCTATAAATTAAAGGTTCTTGTCCTGATAATATTAAACTTATCTCAAAAGGGTCCTGTAGTCCTTGTAGGTTGACTGCACCAACGGTATTTTGATATATTTCAGATGCAATTGTACTTTGGAAAGCACTATCCAATTGTATAGCTCCAATCTGAGCAATATATGAATCTTGAGATAATGTACCATCACTACCTGTTGGATTAGTATTAAAAAGTATCTCGTAAGGAGAATAACTTGAAGGTACAAAAGTAGATGGATATGGTTGATGATAAACTTGATTAGTTATCGTTTCTGACACATAATATAAATCATTAAAACCACCTATTGGTCCATATGGGTTTAATATATAAGCGGCATCTATAAAAAATTCATTAACTAAATCTAATACAGTATCATTTGGGTCATATTCCCCCGAATTTGATAATACAGGTAAAGGTACACCATTATAAGTTATATTTGTATTATAACCACCTTGAGGACCATATTGATTCATCACGTATTGTGATGGTGCAAACGAATCGTTAGCTATTAAACCATCCGGTGAATCAATAACATTTGATTGATTAATTGCCGGTTCATAAGCCACGTTTCCACTTGGGGGTGAATACACTCCGGGAACAGTATATGGCGATAGGTTTTTTGCTAAAAGAGAATCTCTAAAAGATGACGATGATGCAAATGATAATGTACTTGGCATTTTTTATTGTTTATCTATAAATAGATTATAATTTAATTTATCCGTTCATACTTTTTACGTATGGGTTCATTTTTTTTCTTACTGAAGCCTCCGGTGAGAATCTATCCATACCTAATGTGGCAACTTCAATAATTTTTTCTTTAAGTCCTGTATTATTAAATGCTCTTTCTAATTGAGCCATATCTATATTTTGATTTGAATCTAATTTTAAGTTAAAATTAATATCCATTGTTGAATTCATATTTTGAGGTGAATTATTCATCATACCCATATTATTACTTGAGGTTAATTTATTAACAGACTCAAAAAACCTTTCAGCCCCCGTTCCTCCAAATATTGTGTCAGCAGGATTTGTTATTAAATTTCTACCATCAATCATAAAATCATTAACCGGTGTCTCAGTGTTTTTTGCTGTTGTGGATTTGGTGAATTCACTAGATACTAATTGTTTTATAACCATTGCAACTACTTGTGTAACTTGGTTTTCAGACATTAACATTTTTTGTCCTGCGGCTTTACCCGCTTTCATAGTATCACTACCTAACGTACTTAAATAATTACCCGCAGATTTGGCAGCCGTTGCTAATGAATCTAAAGCTTGTTGAGGTGATTTTTTACCGGCTAACATATCTTTGAAAGTATCCATTACAGGCCCCATAGTATTATTAATCCCTTCGGCAATTCTTTTTGATGATGTTGACTCATTAATAAAAGTATCAGCAAAACCTCTTGAAACATCTCTTTTAACACCATAGAGTTCTTGACCAACTTTAGATTTTGCGACACCAAAACCTCCTTGATGAGCAACCGCTCTCATATTTGCAGCCATATCTTTTTGAACGGATAATTGTTCTTTAGTTAATTCTTCTAAAGTTTTTGGTTCAAAACCTTTTTTAATATTTTCTAAATCGGTTGTATCTAATTTTGAAACTTCTTTTCTGACTAAATTACCCTTTTCATCATTGAACGAAATTTCAAATTTACCGTCTTTAGCCTCTGCCATATTGGCAATCATTTTTCTATCATCTTCACTTGCCAATGAACTTGGAAAAGCAATTTTTTTCATTTTCTCATCCAATTCTTGACTACCAATAGCCATTTTAGTAAGAGTACCATAAGGAATTTTCATTGCCTCAGCAATTTCCATAAATTGTCTCTTAGCACCTGGCATAATTTCAAAACGACCATCTTTGTTTAATTGAACAAATTGTTGAGTCATTTTAACAATTTGATTTTGAAGTTCTGTTGGGTCATTTGCTGATAAATCCATTAATCTTAATGGGTCTAATAAATCACTTTGTGCCACACCCAATCTTTGCATTGCCGCAGCCATTTCAATCGCCCCATCAGGTTTAAAAACTCGTTCGGCAAAATCCAAAGTATCTTTCATATTAACCCTTAACGAAACTGCTTGAGCAGCCATTTTAGACAAACCTTCAACACCATTAACAAAATTGTATTTATTCAACTCTGCAGTATTTTTAACAACTTGTTCTGAAACGGCTTTAGCATTAACCCCAATTTGTCTTGCAGAATCTATTACAGTTTGCATTTGTTTACCGGCATCATAAGCTGAAACACCTGCGTCTTTGAACGCACTAACAATATCTTTTGCATTTTGACCCGATACTTTTTCAGCCGCAAATAATTTAGCGTAAGCCTCAGAATTAAGTAATACATTTCTACCTAATGTTTCACCAACCTCTTTTTGAATTTCCACAATATTTGCGAATTCACCACCTAACAATTCAACTGATGTAACAGCTTCACCCATTGCGGATTTAAGACCCATAATAGCCTCTCTACCTTGACCAAATGCGTTTGCGACATTATGAGCACCTTCATCAAGGTCTTTCATAATCTTGTATATAGCATCACCTGAAACGTTAGTTGCTAACGCGTCTTTGTACTCCAAAATGGTTTTTTTAATACTTTCCTCAATTACTTTTGCAATATTTGCCATTCAATACGTTTTTATATATAAATACACCAAGAAGAATTTTTTATATTAACTCTCACTTGGTGTATTGTGTTCAATTATTTTATTTACTAAGTATTTCCTAACATAAGTTGGCATTATGTGGAAGTCAGTCCAGGATATTCTATTAAATTTTGACATTAAATAAAATTCCTCAATTAGAAGTTGTCGATTATTAGAAGAAAGGGCGAAAAAACTCCACCCCAAAGGCAATCTCAAAGGATACCAATTCTCCGGACGGGGCGATTGCAGTTCTCGTTAAATCTAACGAAGGTTGATTATCTCTCATAAAGTTACGGATATATTTTGAATCCATAATTGGTAATTGGTCAACAAACATTGAAATATCTCCCGGATTTGTATTACCATCAATCTCAACAATTTGTTTGTTTAATCTCCAAGTAATTTTTGGAACAACTCTACCCGGTGGGTATGAATCTGCCAATTTATCAATTTCAAGATTATCACCATAGTTTAATGGTCTTAATTTAACCGTAACACCTGTTTTAGGTAATTTTGTTGTAAAAAGTCCATTTTCATCCGGTTTATATTGTGTTTGTTTAATATTTAATTCATCTAAAATTATTGTTGTTTCAAATGATTTTCCGGTACTAGGGTCACTTAAATTAACAGTATATTCAGGACCAAATGAAGTATTTCTTAAATAAATTAAAATTGCCTCAATATCACCATCCAATAATTCTTCAGGTCTTAAATCGTGTTCATATATTTTGTTTCTTAATAAAGAAACAATCATATTATCTTTATTACCTTGAGCACCACTTAATAAAAAATTTTCATCATTAGCTGTTAAATAACCAACTTTGATTGATTTTTTTTTAGATTTGTAAAAAATACCACCGGTTGGTAGTGATACAATATCGTGTGGTAAATTAAATCCTTGAGTTCCCGCGTCTATAATATTTTGTTCCATAATAATTAGGTTTTATTATAAAATATACGTCACATTCATTTTTTATAAATATTAAATAAAAAAATCCACATATTTCTATGTGGATTCATTAATATATTGGATATAAATTCTATTAGTAAACTAAAATACAACGGTCCATACGTAATGTTGCCGTGATTGATGCTAAAGCATCTGCGTTATATGCTAACGTATCAAAGTTAATATCCATTAACCAAGAACCTTCTAAAACCCATTTTTCAACAACAACTCCTGTTGGGTCTAACATTTCTAAGTCAACATTCTTTTTGTACCCTGCAGCGTACCCCATACGTCCTGTAACAGACTCAGCACATAAACGAACCCACTCCATTAATGCTTGAGATGCCGACGGCCCAATCGGGTCACGGAATTTAACATTTATTGTACCCCAAGTAAAACGACCTGCAACATAAGTTGAAGTATTTAAAAATTGTATCTCAGTTGAACCGATTGTTAAGTGAGGTCTTGCAGCCGACTCAACAAACCATTCGTTAATACCTAAAGTAGATGGAAAACGTAGGATGAACCTGTTCTGTCTTTTTGGTTCATACGGTATGGGCATTTTCATTAATAAATCAGCCATATTCTATTTGTTTTTAATTTTATTTTATTTATTTTGTTTATTATAAATATTACCTATTAAATTTTTTTCTCTTGACTTAATAAATTTAATTTTTTATATTTCTAGTAATCCAGTTTTTATTACTAGTTTTAATTTAATAGTTTTTTTATTTATTTATTATTTAATATTCTTTTTTAATTCCTCCTTTTGTTGAATATGTTGTTATAATATTCTCTGGGTCATCCTCAAAATGTTTTTTAACACTTTCCACATTTTTTAAGTCGTCATCTGAAAAACCTACTTTTGGTACAAAATAATTACTTATTTTATTTTTTAAGAACGCTTGTTTCTGAATATGGTGTGACATTTTTTTCACATAATTAACAAACTCTTTTAACGCCTCAATCTTTAATGGTTCCACTTCTGCAGCCGAACCTTTTCCGTGTGTTACCGGATAAAATTTACACATATCTAAATACTCACGAATCATTTCTCTTTTTGACGTACTACCTTGGTCATTTAAGTCACGGTATTTTTCTAAATTCTTAACTAACTCATCGGAATTAATACCATTTGTGTTTGACACAATATAATTATAGACACCTTCCTTTAAAACAGATGGTGTATGTCCTCTAGCGGTAACAATAGAAAAAATTGACCCATTGTTAATTGCCTCAACAAAGTCAGGCCAAGCCGCAGCCGGTTTAGCACCCATTGCATCAATAATAAATTGTTTGTCACCCTTAACCCCAAAATATTTATAAGGGTCATCTGAATAACCTACAATAGTATGTCCGTCAAATTCAAAAGGTTCTTTACCAATTATTTCACGATATTTAGCAAAATCTTCGGTAGACATTCCAACAACATCACCATCTTCATCTTTTACTAAAATTTTTGTTGGCATTGTTACAATATTGTCATCCCAATCAAATGCGTAATACTTTTCATCCGGAGCACCTGTGTCGTCAATACCTTCAGTTATTTTATTTTTTAACATATTCTTGTTATAAGGCTTAATTATGGTCCACCCTAAGATGAACCATAATTTTATTTATTAAATATCTTCAAAAGAAGCTCCTGTTGGAGTGATATAGAATGTAATATCTATAAATTCTAATGATTTAGTTGGTTTGATGTAAATCTTACCTGTCATTTGATTTCTGTCTAAATCAGCTGCGTCAGACGAAACTGTTACACGGAAGTCATATAAACCTCTGTCTCTTCTAATAGCGTCTAAGATAGGATTAACCGCATCTAAGAAGTCTTGTCTTACTTTTTGGTCGTTTTGTTCAAACAATAATCTTACAGATACCGCAGAAATCAATTTACGAGCTTGAAGTAATAATCTTCTTACGTTGATTCTATCAAGAGCCGATTGTCTAATTTGAAGAGTTTTGTTACCCCAAATTACTGTACCAACATCAGAGAAAGTCGCAATTGGATTAATACGTCCTTGGTAAAGAGTATCTCTATCTTCTTGAGTAAGTTTCTTTCTCGCTTTGATAGCGTTTACAATACCTCTTGTGTAACCTGCCGCCGCGAACCAAGGGAATGCGATGTTATCAGTTAACGCCAAGTTTCTTGTAACCTCAGCAGTTGGTGGTAAATAGATTTGAGTGTTATTAACACTATCTCTAGTTAATACCCAAGGGTAGTAAGTAGCGGTATAGTTAGAGTCAATACCTGTGTTATCTAAATAATCAACAACATCTTGTGGGTAATATAAATCATTCGGGTCACCTGTTGATGGTACGAACATATTATAATCATCTAAAGTACAAACATACAACGAATCCGCTCTACTATATTCAATCATTTCAATTGCAGATTCAACTAAGTCACCTGAAACTTGGATTGATATACCCGGTGTTGCAAATACGTTAATATTAACAGCCTCAGGGTTTGCGAATGTTCTTTGACCTAATAAGTATGCGTAGTAGTCAGTGTTTGCCCAATCTTGAGTGTTATCACCAACAGCGATTTGATTAAATGCTCCCCATCCGGTTGCAGTACCATATCTTGGGTTACAATCAGGATTAGCTCCCGCTAAATAACCTGCTCTACCTAACTTAAATCTATCAGTATTAGTACGACTTTCTCTATAGATATCCCATCCATCAAAACCTCCTTGAACTAATAACGTGAATTTACGTGCGTATGTTCTGTAATATTGGTTAGTTTCACTAACAGGGTCAGTAACGAATGGTGAAATACCTGTATAGAATGCTGGTGTACCACTTGTTGTAAAAGTACTTGGGATTGTAATACCACTAGCGTTTACGTCCATATGGAAACCTCTACTTCTAAATGCCCAATCACTACCTGATGTGTCACAAGGACTAATAACGTTTTGTTTACCTTTGTATTCAAAAATACTGTAATCAATACCTAATGTATCAGAAATACCTAAATAAGTTCTACGAACATTATCACCCGGAGACGCTAAAGCATCATCTACACCTGTTGAAGTTCCAAAAGGTTGATTCCAAATAATCTCACCCGGATAATCATAGTGTGATTTTATAATTGGGAATGGTGATTTAACACCCGAGTATTCTCTATTATTGTATCCTAAGAAACCACAAGGTAACGCATCTATCGGTGCATCCTCATTAATTTCTACCATAATGTATTTTGAATTCAATTCGTATTCACCATCAACTGTACCAATTTTCTTAGCGATAAATGAATTATCGTTAGGGTTCATATTACAGTTTGTGAATTTCTCAATAACTACCGGATTAGCATCAGTATCAAAGAAATCTCTCACCAATACATCAAATGTTCCGTTAGTAAATGACATATTAGCCATAGAAATTTTAACTAATTCATTTGCAGAATCACCATCAGCAATTGTAACAAATTTGAATAAGTTAAATACTTTATTACCTCTTAATTCTGATACTACCCAAGGAGATGTAGGTGCTTGATATTGTTCTAAGTACCACGCAATAGAATCTTGTTCTAAATCTCTTGCTTGTGGTAAATTAATTGTTGAACAACTTAAACCTCTAATATATCCTTTTTTGTATGCGTATTGTAATAATGCTGGAAAATTCTCTTCAACAAAGATTGGAACAACAGTTCTTGGTTTTGCGAAGTTACTTGTACCAAATACTTTTGAAATATATTGAGAATCTGAGTTTCTAAATGAAGTTTCAAAGAAATAGTTATTACCATCCTTATCAACAATATCAATTCCAAATTGTGCAAATGGATTTTTAGTTACCGCTGAATAAGAACCTGAACAATCCATTGTTAAACCTGTTAAATTAACTTCATATAAAGGACCTGATTGTGTTGCCGAATAAGTAGAAATACCTCTTGAACGGAATGTTGCGATTACTAAATCATCATAATCAGTATATGCCATACCATCGTATACATATAATGTACCGGTTAAATTACCTTGGTAACAAGTTTGGATACCACCAACATTATGATTACCTGTATTACCACTATTAATTGGGTCACATTGATTTTGAATTGTTACACAAACAACAAAATCATTAACCACATTAGTATCTTGTGATACTAATCTGTAAGTTAAACAAGTACCTGAGAAATTATTTTCCGTTTCACCACTTACTTGTAATTCATCAGTTTCTACTACAATAATAGAATCTGTACAAGCACTGAAATCAGCAATAACTGTTGTTAAATCAGCATTTTGGAAATCATTATAAGGTAATACAACATCAATTGTAAAGTTATTATAATTGATACTACCTGAAATACCACTTACACTGAAGTTATAGAAAGTAGCACAACTAGATGATGTCGTAGTTTCTTCCAAATCAGTTACAATAGTATAGAATGAACTACCTGAATAATTACCACCACCAATATTATCAAATAATGAATAATACCAAGGGTCATTTTGTGCTGCACAATAGTTATTCAAATCAGAACATACACTATCAACACCATAAACGTTTGTTGAACCTGTATATCCACTTGCTACTAATTGATTATATACATCACCTGAAATAGAACCATAATAATATACTGAACTACCTGAAGTACTTGGTGTTTCAACAACACCAACCATTTGACTTGTTAAGTATGAGTTAATTGTTGATGTACTACCGTTAAATAATTCAAATTGTTCATTTAGGATACCTGAAATTTGTGACGGAATTGAACCTGCATCCGTTATACCTACAGTTGTTGTTGTTATACCGTCCGCAGTATATGTACATCCTGTAAATGGTATTGAGAAATCATAAGTTTCAAAATCAACACAAGTGTTTACACAATCAACTGTTGTTGCACTGGTACATTTGAAATCAACTGTTGTACAATCTACATTAGCTTTAGTTGTGATAGACCAAGATGGTCCCGCGTCATATCCTGATAAACCTAATACTCTTGTTACAAATAATTGATTAGATTGTTGTAAATATGATTTTGCAATATACGCCGCCTCATATTTAGGGATTTGCGTATTTATAAATTTTTCAGGAGATGTTCCTCCAAAAAAAGTTGAAAATTCATCAAAGTTACGTATGAAGATAGGTTCAAAAGCAGGACCTTTTATGGTCTCACCAACAATACCTAATGTGGTTACACCCACACTCTGTGCTACGAAACTTAAATCAACTTCTGAAGTATACACACCCGGAGATACGAATACTTTACTGTTGCTACTTGTTGCCATTAGTCTTTGTTTAGTTATTAATTTATTTTTATTGATAAATATTACCAAAAAAACCAAAATACTTTACTTCTAAGTAACTATTTATATTTTAGGTAGATTATTTTCTGCCTTTTTTCTACTTATGGATAAAGACATCAAAAAGATTAAAAATTTAAAGATATCTGTGGAAACACACGAGATTCTTAAAACCTATTGCGAAAAGAGGGGTATTAAAATGTACCGGTTCTTGGAAAGACTTATTGTTGAGAAATGTAAACCGAAGAAAGATATCTACGGAGAAGATTAAAGTAACTCGTTATTAAATAGAATAGTACTCTCTTGAGAATCATCATTCTTAGTTATTTCAATCCTCATAGTATCATTTGTATTTATTTGAATTTGGGTTAAATCACTACCATAGTAAAGACCATTGATGAACACATCGAAACTTTGTATATTGGTATTATCCCCCACGTTTAGGTTTACGGTGTAGTTAAACAATTGAGTTTTAACATAACTACCAACTTGGTAAATAAACTTTAATTCGGTACTTGCCGGGTTGTCGTCTTTTTTTGGTCGTCTTTTAGTGGAATTTAATTCCATTTCAACCACCTGTAAAACTCTATTGATTGCTGGGGAAACTTCAAATTCATCCTCATCAATTAAAAATCCTAACATTGTAAAATCATAAGTCTGAATATAATATTTTCTTTTTTCAAGTTCCATTACGGATTCATCTGATATATTATTCATTACAATAGGAATATAATGTCCTTTAATATTTTGATACGCTTGACGGGACGCAAATTTTTCAAGAACAATTTGGTTAAATTTATTTAACTCTCTCATTCTATTACAAACAATTTTAACATTATAGGTAATATCAACCGGAACAGGTTGAGGTATTTTGTAGATATCCATACCTTGTCTTTGTCCGTCCCACGTTGGAACCTGAGCATAGAAATATAATCTTCTGTCCGGAATGTTATACATTACAGCAGGATTGGTACCAAATTTAACTTCGGGTTGTCTAACTGTAGTTATAAATGGGGGTTCAACATTTTTATCAACATTTTGAAACTTCCAAGTTTCCATAAACTGAGACCAATTTTGTGTTGTAATAATAATATCAACCGTTGGAATAACTTTACCTTCAACTACCGTTTTAAGTGAATCTCTAACAAAATCTAACATACCTCTATCCAAATCATTGTGCAATAAAGATTTTGGAAGGTAAGTTCCATCTCTATTGATTTTTTCCAACAATTCTTCCCTTCTTCCCATAAGAGTTTTGGGTTCCGTCAAAGGAATGAATTTTTTGATTTTTTTAGGTAACGGCATATTAGTTAATTATAAAGATTTTATTTTTTGAATTTATCATTTCTACTTCGTTAGCGTCAAATATTGGTTCATTAGTTGATTTAACAACAAAACTTTTATATTTGTATGGGTCATAAGTAACAATATTATCATTTGGTTCACTAGGGATATTTTGACAAGGATATTCACAGTAATCCACTAAATTACCAATAACAAACGCGTGAACATTTTTCTTTTTTTCTCTACCAACTTTTTCGTTACCACCCGGTCTAACTCTAAATTCAACATCATTTAATTTAACATAATCAGTATGTAAAATAACTTTTGATTTATATTGAATTGAAAAAGTGTGTTTATGTAGATTATAATAAACCATAACTCTTTTACCAATATGTTTTTTCTCTTCATTGTCGTGTCCACATTTGTGACAAATAAACGGGTCATTACCACCGTCGGCTAAATCCCACGACCAACCACAGTTGTCACAAATTACTTCTTTATTTGTGACAGTTTCCAATAGTTTTTTATATTGTGTTTCGTTAATTATAATCTTCATAATCGTAATAAGTTGAAATTGTTTTAACCGGTAACTTAAAATTGTCTTGGAACCATTTTTTCATCGGTTCTTCCCAATGGTTATCAAACATTGTATCTAAATGTTTTGCGTACTCACCAATAACTTCCAAAATTGGGGCTTGATTATAGAATGAAGAGTATCTATCATAATATTCTTTTTCAAAGTAATGGAAGACCATATCAGAATCATATTCACCTTGCCAATCACCCTTAAAGAAAATTAAAAAATTTTCATTTTCACTATCAATATCCGGGTATCCTTCATCATCTTCACCTATACCATAAACCCAATCCATTTGATTTGGATTAAAGTTCTTATCAAGATACCTATATATTGTCTCAAATACTCTATTTTCTGTAATTATTACTTTCATTATAGACCTCTAAATTCGTTATTTGTAACCGGTGAAGCCATAATTGTTCTATAAAACGGTTTGAACCCACCATAAGTATGTTTATTATCTGAAGTAACACGACCGTCATTATTAACTGTGTAATATCTTACTCTATCTTCTGTTTCATAGTAACCAATGTAATCACCATAATTGATATCAACTTCCAAATTATCCAAATCTCTTTGATAAACAGATACTTTTAAGTTACCCGGTTCCATTTGGTCTATTTTAGATGTCCCCAAATATTTGTTCTCAGGTGCCATAATTTGAACGTAGCCTTTGAATTCAACAGGGGGTAAAAATTTAATACCATCAGATACAGATTCACCATAAACATCATCAGTTTTTGTTTTAACTCTGTCAACACGATATAGAACTAATGTAAAGTTCATATCCCCGTGTAACCATTCGGTTCCAAATGACAATTCTAAGTTAAAATCTTCATCACCAAAAAATTTACCAATTCTAGTGATGGGTACTTTATTATTTAACATATAAATTATTTTTTTTAACAAATTTATGAATTATCTTATTATTACAACCATATTTTTCACCAATCTCAACATAGTTTAACCCATTATTTAAGTGTTGAACTATCTCACTTATGTCTAAATTGTATTTGTTTGACTTTTGTTTGAAAATGTTATACGTTCTCAAATTTTTATTTATGGTATTAATATGACAATTATAAATTATAGATAGTTCAAGTATTGTTTTATTTTGGTTAAGATATAAATCCTTCAAAACTTCTTTATCAATATCATATTTATAATTAGAATTATTTTTACCGTCAAATCCACCGTTTAATTTTATAGTATTTTTTCTTTTAATTTTAGAAATCTCCGAATGTTTTTTACCATAAAAACTATTTTTTTCACCAACTCTTAATTTACCCTTTTCTGACATAATTTTTTTAGATTCATCATTATGTGATTTACCCAACATTGGGTTAACATCTCCACCATCAGATATATTTAATAAAATATACCCACTATCTTTACATTTTTTTATTTCATTTATTTCAGACAATAATAAGTCTTCATAACTAAGACATTCTTTAATAATTTTAATATTTGGTTTTAACCCTTTTTTTGATAAAGAACTTAACCATTTTTTCATCATATAGTTTGTTGGTCTTCTTAGATGTTGTAATAACCTATCATTAATTGATTGCGTTGTAATACCAACATATTTTACTTCATTAGTAATCGGGCAAGACAAATTATATAGGATAAACTGATTCATATTGATAAATATTGAGAAATGTGTTATATTTCTATAAAAAGATTAAATTTGGAAAACAATATATCTGAAAATTCTAATTTAACTATAGAACAACGAGCGTTAAATCTCCTTGAAACTTATCAAGGGGCAAATAACTATATCCTTAAATTAAAACATCAAAAAGAGACCAACAAAAGATTTTTTCCTACACGGTCTCAATGTGATTATATAACAAATTACTATGAAGTCACACCAAAGGTAGCCAAAAGGTGGGTAGATTTAGACCCTTACTTTGCCAAAAAGATTGCCGATGAAAAATTACTACTTAAAATTCCTGAACAGATATGGGTTGAAAAGCTATTAGTCGAGAAAGACAAGTCATATCACATTTGGGGTAAAATTTTAGAGGGAGAAACCATCCACGAATTTTGGTTACCTAAAGGTGCTTTGATTAAAACTCATACCGTAAAGGATATGAAAATTGATTACGATAAGTATTCACACCGACCACCACTAACACATCAAAAAGAAGCTATTGAGAAGTTAGCCGGTTCTAAAAGATTTATTCTTGCCGATGATATGGGATTGGGTAAGACCACTTCAACCATTATTGCTGCGTTAGAGACGGGGGCTAAAAAAATACTTATAATTTGTCCGGCATCGTTAAAAATCAACTGGCAACGTGAGATTGAAAACTATTCCGATAGAAGTGTTTATATTTCTGAGAGTAAAAATTGGTCAAATGAACACGATTTTGTGATTGTTAATTACGACATTCTTAAAAACTTCTATGACCTAAAAGATAAAGAGAATTCTTTAATTACCAAAGGTGAATTTGATTTAATTATTTTGGATGAGGCACATTATGTAAGTAATGGAACCGCTGCAAGAACAAAATTGGTTAATAGTTTTGTTAAAAAATGTGAAAGAGTTTGGTTATTAACCGGTACACCGATGACTAACCGACCAATGAACTATTTCAACCTATTATCAATTATTGAAAGTCCTGTCGCCCAAAATTGGATGGCTTATGCAATTAGATATTGTCAAGGATATCAATTCACCGCAGGGAAAAGAAAAATTTGGAACGTAACCGGGGCATCAAACTTGGAAGAGTTGAGAGACCGAACATCAAGACAAGTTTTACGTAGATTAAAAACTGACGTTTTAGATTTACCTGAAAAAATTATTACACCGGTTTATCTAAGATTAAAATCAAAACTGTATGAAGGGTTAATGGGAGAATATTATGATTGGTATAATAAAAACCCTGATGAATCAACGTCTTTAACCGTTCAATTCAGTAAATTAATGAAAGTTCGTCAAGTAATTGCCGAAGAAAAAATTAAAGATACCATAGAATTAGCTGAAAATATTTTGGAACAAGGGAAAAAAGTTATTATCTTTACCAACTTTACTGAAACATTAAACAGAATTGCAGACCATTTCGGAAAACAAGCCGTTAGATTAGATGGTTCAACAGGAAAACCTCAACGACAATATGCCGTTGACCAATTCCAAGAGAATGAAAAGATAACAGTGTTTGTCGGTAACGTGAAAGCTGCCGGTGTTGGAATCACTTTAACCGCTGCCGAGGCGGTGATAATAAATGACTTATCATTTGTTCCGGGTGATTTAGCACAAGCGGAAGATAGAGCTTACAGATATGGACAAAAGAATTCTGTTTCAGTTTATTATCCAATCTTTGAAAACTCAATTGAGGGGATAATTTACGATATGGTGAATGAAAAGAAACAAAATATTGGAACCGTAATGGGTGACAATTTAGAAGAGAGTGGTGATTTTATTGCAAACATTATGAATAAGATAAACAACCGAGGGTAAATCGGTTGTTTACATATTTATATTAAAACAAGCCTAGTATGAAAAATTTAGAAAAAAAAGTTGATTTAATTATTGAACAAATCAACAAGAATGATGTGGAGAAAAAAGTAACATTAGTGTTATCCGAATCCAAAGCCGAAAAGTGTTCCCCATCTAAAGTAGAAGAAATTAGACAATTATTTAACACAAATCCTCGTGTTAAAGAAATCTTCAAAAACTCAATTAACAATGTCTTACGAGAAGTTTTTCCTGACAACTATTATGCTAAAGGTGGTTACTCTGAAGGAGAAATGTCGGGAATATATGATTTAGAACAACCGGGTCGTTCAGTCATTAACAAATTAAACACAAACTATAATTGTTTTTGTGTGTTACTTAGAGATGTTAACAAAGTTTTAGTATCTAAAAAACAAGAACCAATCTCATTTGAAAATACAGATATGTTTGGTCAAATCAATAAAGTTAAACAATTTGTTAATATTATTTATGAATTTAAAACAAGAATTTTTAATCCTGATTCCTCAACGTTTCAATCTCTTATGATGGTATTGGGTAAAACTCACGCTTGGGGTCAAAAACGAGAAGATTCTGTTGTTGAGGTTCTTAAAAAACAATTTGGTGATGACAACGTAACAGCTGTTGGAAAACTTGGAAGTAGTGAAGATATGATTGGTGGTGTTGATTGTGAGATTAATATTGATGGTGAATTAAAAACCGGACAAATCAAACCATTTACTCATATGAAAACTGAAGATGGGGTAACTTATGTTATGGGTGCCGGTAATGTTAAGAAATATAAAACTGACTTATTAATTTTCTCCAAGAATAATAAAGAAATTTTAGTGTTTGATAACCATAATTCTAAAATTGTTAATGGTAATTTTGTTTTTCCTCAGGAAAATTTAATTTATAGTCTTAGCTGATATTTATATAGAAACACAAATCTATATGGCAGTAATCGCAGAACCACACAGAACCGCTTTATATACAAGAATTAAACACTTACTTGGTGCACCTCTTCGTTCTGTTGAACTTGAAGACGAAATGATGGATAGTTTATTAGAATTATCTATTGGTGATTATTCTCAGTATGTACAAGATTGGTTAATTGAGTCCCAATGGACTTCATTATATAACCTTAATTTAGATACACAATCATTATCAAAAGCTTTTATAACTAAAAGTTTAGATTTTGAAACAAGATACACTTATGCTTATTCCAAAATTGTTGGACTACAAGCCGGTGGGGAATGGGAACTTAAAAAAGATTATATTCAACTAGTTAGAGGTCAACAAATCTATGAAATACCGGCTAACAGAGAAATAAATGAAGTTTTATGGTTTACACCCGCAGAACTTAATAACTTATTATTTGACCCTTGGACGTTTGGTGCTTTAGGTGCCGGTGGATTAGGTGGTCCGGGAGGATTCTCTCAAATGGGTATGTCAGGTTCATTCTTTATGATGCCAGCATTTGATATGTTATTAAGAATGCAAGAGATTAACATTCAACGAAGAATTATTGCCGGTGATTTAACTTATAGAATTACCGCTTTACCTGATGGTAAAAAGGCATTACATTTAATGAATACTCCGGGTGGTAAATTTGATTTTGGAAATGCAACCCTAACAAGAGGTAAAGTATGGTATTGGTATTATGATGTTGGACCTGCTGACAGAGATAAATGTTTGAAAGCAAATCCGGACATTATTACATTACCTTCTGATGTTCCTTTTGAAGAAATAAATTGGGTTGATTTGAATAATCCCGCACAACAATGGGTTCGTCGTTGGTTCACCGCTTATTGTAAACAAACACTAGCGAAAGTTCGTGGTAAATTTAGTGGTAACGTTAAGACACCGGATAGTGAATTAACTATGGATTACGCGTCATTAGCAACTGAAGGGGCTGATGAAAAATCAAAACTTGAGGAGGAATTAAAATTAAGACTTGAAAGATTACGTCCTGATAAAATGATGGAACGTGAGGCATTATTAGCTGAGAATTTAAACAAACAATTAAAGTTCAGAGCGATGCCAAGACAAATTTATGTAATATAATTATTATGTTAAAATCTCACTTAAATAAAAAACAAATTGGTGATAAACGTTATTTTGAACCGGAACTTAAAGAAATTGATTTGAAAAAAATTATTAGAACAAATTATTACTCAACAAATGGTGAATCTTTAATTTTGGTCAAAGATGTTGATGAATGTAGAATTGTATTAGACAATAATACAACAGAACATATCATTATTAAGACATTAACAAAAGTTTACATCAACGCCTCAAAAAACAAAATTGATGAAACGTATGATGAAATTTTCATTGACCGAGGAGCTTGTGTTGAATTTTATTTATTAGAAGATAATTGGTACATTGTTTCATCCGATGGATTAAAATTAGAATAAAAAAAAAAGGGGTTTTAAACCCCTTTTTTAATTTATATATTCTTCCCATCCTTCAGATGCCAAATCGTAAATGTAATCAGGACTCATCCCTCTTTTCTCCCAATACTTAATCTCACCCTCAGATAATGTTAATACTTCTTCCAAAGTGTCTTGGTCTCCTTCTTCAAATGGAACCCCGTTAATCAATTCAGATTGGTCTTTAGTAAAGAATCCTCTATCTTCAGGATTAGTCACTAATAATTGTTCTCTTACCTCTTCTTTGAATACAACCAATAATGGTTCAATACGTTTGTTAAATGTTGAGATTGCTCGTAACACATTATATTCACCTCTCATATCCGGATTGTTCTCAATCTCAGTTGGGTCTAACATATAACAATTTAATTGTATTGTTGAATCTGTATTGTCAGCATTTGCCAATCTATAAGCAACATCTGTTGAAATACCATTCATCGCTTCTTTGATTGGTTCGTCTGAACGAACCCAATTATCATCAGACCAAGATTTTTCCCATCCATTTTTTAATAAAAACTTTTCTTTTTCTTTATAGTGGGCAGAATCATATGATGAAAAATATAGTTCTATTTGTTTTTCAGACCAACCTTTTTTAGGTTTATTTACTTTCTGAACATCTCCGTGTGATGCTCTCTCACCATTATTTACATAACTAATAACATCCCCCAATGATACTTTTAGGTTGTGTTTGATAGCAAGTTCCATATGAGCCATTCTACTCATTAACGAACCACCTTTAGTCTTCTGAGTACAACGTTTTTTATAATCATCAACTGACAACTTAACCTTAGCTCTCTGAGCAATTTTCATAAGTGGAATGTCCTGACTATGAATCTTTGTTAAGTATTCGTAATACCACTCAATAAACTCTTGTCCTTTACCTTCCAATAACATTTTAACCCCCTTGTCTAAGAAGTCCTCAATATATAATGGAAGTTTCTTTGATTTGATGGTGTTTCCGGTAAGTTTAATTTTACCATTTGCCTCCATAACCGCATAGTTCTTACGAGCTAAGTTAATACACGAAGGCCAAGTACCATCGGTATCCAATGCCATCTCACCTCTCATAAACATATCATTAAATTCTGCAACGTCGGCATCATCACCGGTATATTCTTTACCCTCTTTCACTTTCCAATTTAATCCTTTACCAACATAACGTCTATTTTCCCACCCCTCAGGTTTTGAGAAGTTCACACCATCGGTATCCATTACTAGTGGTGTATAACCTTTCTTCATAAAGAACTTAATCATCTGACGAAGATATTGTCTTCCGGTACAAGTAATCTGTTCTCCCATAAACATATCTCCCCAAGCATATACCTGTGGGGCTGACAACGCACCGAACATCGAGTTGATGAATATCTTAATCGGTAATTGTTTTCGGTCATATGATAAAGACTTCTTAGGGTCTGATTCATAGAACTCACCCGCCAAGTTTTTATACATAATACGAGCGTTACGGAAGTAAGCTAACATACCTTTCATTCCTCCTAAGACATCACAAGTTGGAAACACATCGTGTACTAACTGAATTGATGGATATAGGGAAGAGTAGTCAAGTTTTAATACATTGGTAGAGTAACCAACTTTAAGTAGTCTTGAAAGTCCTCCTACGAAGTCTGTTTTTTGTTCTTTCTCCGGTATTGCCAAATTATGTTTATACGACCAAGCTAACATAATCATCTTCCATAAGGTTGCGGTTCCCATAGTGGAAACTCTTTCATATGTTGTTGGTACCATAGAAGCTAATAGAAATGTTCCTTGGTTGAATTCATCATCCACTGTCAACGTTTCCTCCAAGTCATCGTCAAGATATCTCTCAACAATATTATCTCCGGTAACCTTTATATATTTTCCCGGGAATCTTGTATCTAAATTATCAAACGCCGGATTGTCGGCTTTCTTATACTTACCATTTTCAACATTTAACCAATACTCCTCTTTTTTAGCATACATCGGCCCAATATCTAAGTGGTCGATATAAACACGGTCAGGAGACTCGGCTTTAATGTATTGGGTAATATATTTCAAACCCGCAGATTTAATACTTGAATTAATTGCCTGTGCTCTACGAACAGAGTGGATAATATCAATTACATTATAACCCCATAATTGAGTTTGAGAAAATCTTTCAACCTCATTAGCAAGTTTTAACATTCCATCTTTCTGACCAATAGGTCTTGAAGGGTTTAATGATTTTGCAATCTTTTTAATATCCAAGTTAAGAGCTTTACATCTTTCAAAAATCCAAAACCAATCGAAGTTTGCGGAATTGTATCCACCAATAATTGATGGTTTAATTTCATCTATAATGTTGAAGAACTCAACAAGTCCTTTTCTTTCTTGGTCTTCAGTTGCACATTCAATAACTTTTTGGAATCCTTTATTGGTTTTGATTCCAATCATAAATATACGACCGTCTTTAGGTTCAAGAGCGGTCGTCTCCAAGTCAAATCCGAGTCTTGTGATGTCGTTGTACTCCTCATAACCCTTAAACAATCTTTTTTCTCTTGAGATTAAGTATTGTTCAACCGGGGGTAAAATCATAACCTTATCTTTGGTTTTTTCACCCCAAGGGTCAACACCACCTTCACGAAAGAATTGGATTAACGCACGATACCCTCTCATTGATTTAACCATAAATTTAAGACCTCTGTCTAACCTTTCGTTAACAGTCCCATCTTCATTTGTGGTACGTAATTTATCAATGATAATTCCGTGTTTTTTCATTGCCTCTTTCTGTTGGTCTTTGGAAGATGAATAAAAATTCAAACCTCTCAAATCTCCAACCCAAGCAAATGCAGTAAATGTGTCTTTTTTGATAATTTTTCCCTGACCCGGGACTTCTTTAATTTTGTAGATTGAGTCTGTTACATAATCAAACTCGATAGCAACGATGTGCTCTTCGGGGTCACTCCCCTCAAGGAATGACTTAATTTCTTCTTGTGTTACCATAATATATTTTTTTAGATTGGTATATTTGCTCCCATTCTTGATGAGATTTACCTTGTTCTCTATAAATATATTAGAAATGTTTGAGTAAGTCAAACGATAAAAAAAAAAGAGACCCGAAGGTCTCTTAATTTATATAAAATAATTTGGATTTAATACTGTTCCAACACCATTCAGATTTTGATATATTGTTATCAAATTGTTTGGGTTTGGTTCATATTGATATTGAATTAAAGGTGGGTTATACGTGCCTTGGGATAATGGAGATGCCTTAATAACAAAATCATTAATATTTAATGGGTTTGTCGATTCTACTCTATAATAACAAAGTATTTGTAGATAATACTCGTCATTATATCCTGGAGTTCCGGGGATTAATGTTAAATTTGAAAAACTATTACAAGTCGTTGCAGATAAACTATTAATGTAAGTGTACGTTCCATCAGTATTCGCCGAAAAAGGTTTTGTTTCATTTAGGAATTTAGAATAACTAACTGAATATACTGACGAAAAACCTGTTAAAGGTGTATTATATATACCAACTGTTTTAGATGCACTAAAAGGTTTAGTATATCTATTACCTTTACTGTTAATGTAATTATAATTGTTCGTAGAACCGGTTGATTCTTGGTTAACCCCCATAACAAAACTATTTACATAACTTTCACAATATAATTGACAATTTGTAAAAGACATTTGATTTGTTATTGTTGGCATCGTAAAATTCAAAGTGTAAAAATTATTAGTAAAACCTGTTGTAACAACAGACGTTGTGTGTATTTCATAGTCAGATTTACCTGTTGTATCACCACATTGGTCTGTAACACTTGTTGGATTAGGTGTTATTAAAAACATTGAACGATAATAATTAATTTGTGTTGGGTCTGTTGGTATACCACCTAATCCGGATAATAACGTTAAATATGAATTATAATAAGCATTAAAATCAACAATGTTTGAAAAAGTCATATAAATGTTACCAATACCACCAACACCTGAATTATCTTTTGTAAATGTTATTGTATTATTACTAGGGTTTTCACAAACTAAGTTCAACGATTGTTTTCCCGAACTACATAAAATTCTATTAAACGCTAATGTGTTACCTAGCCAGTAAACTCCACTATTATTAATCCAACTTGGTCCGGAATTAGGTATTGTTGATGTTGATGTTCTCATATATTTATATAAATCACTATTAGAAACATCATTCGTAGAACATCCACTATATTCTAACGACACTTGTAGTTGATTACAAGTTTGTGAAGTTGATGTTATAGAATTTTCAATTATTGGATAACCAATACTATTATAGTAATTATCAAAACAACTTTCACAATTGAATGATGTTAAACATTGTAATAAAAGTTTGAAATTTGTTTTACTATTTAGAATATTTGGTTTGACTTCAATAAGAATATAATCATTTTGACTTCTAGTAATACCTGTTAAACAAGTAATTTTATTAAAATAATCACTATTATCACCACCATCAAAAGTAAATGTTACTTTTGGAAAAACATTATCGTATAAATTAAACCCATTATTATTATTACCAATAGTAAACCATTCTAAAATAATCGGTTGATTATTATAATTAGAACCATAATATGTTAATTTTACTTCATCTGCTATATCATACCCCCAAAATTTCCAAGCAATGTAATTAGTGTCCGCGGATAATTGAAAAATAGAATATAGTGGAACAGGTTGTATACCATTAGATGCACCTGAAAATTGTATTCTGTGAGTATAATCACCTTCTTCTTCCCCATTACTACAATTTAATGGTGATACATTAACAGAAAGAGTCGTAAAACAATCTAAATTAGCTTGAACCGCTCCAACCTCAACGTTATTGGTATATGTAATTCCATTAATAATTACTTTACGTAAATATGGTTTATATAACCCCGGTAATACCGGAACAGCCGTTGTATTCACTAATGGATGTTGATAAGTATAAGTAAATAAAGTTCCATTACCACTACTAAATTTCAAAACCGGTGAACTAGAATTTGTAACATCATACCATTCTATAAAATAATCTGTAATGTTTGCATCACAACTACCTGTAAGATTACCAGCAACTATTTGACCAATTGTTGTTGCTGAAAATGAATCAAACCCTAAATTACAAAAAGTACAAGGGTCGTTTGGTGTAACATTAACAACCGCACAACAATTACCTGTTGAAGACTCTACTTTAATTTGTAATGTACCATTAGGTACTCCTGTTAATGTGTAAGGACAGTTATTTCCTGTTACACTTAAAAGAGGTACCGTTGTTTGAAACGGTACCGTATATCCATCTACATTTGAATAAAATGATAATGTTGTATTTGGGGGTAAACTCCCTATGTTTGTTAAACAAAATGACGTTGAAAATGACATAATTATATTTTTATTTTTTTATTTTTATAGTTTTATAAATCTTGCGTATTTAGGTGCTTTTAGATAATTAGTTTCCACTGAAGACCCCCAATAAATTTTTCCTGAAATAATACTTACATAAGAAGTATAATTAGGTGCGGTTATATTGGTAAATCCGTGAACTTCAGCTCTTCCATCATAAACCCAATCAATTTGATTACTACTAGGGTTCCAACTCCCCCAACCATAACCTTGGAAATTCACACCTGTTTCACCCGCTTGGGTTCTATTTGTCCAAAAACTTAAATTCCAATGACCTGTGTTTGCGGCAAATACATTTGCGTTACCGTAACAAGTTATAAAATAAACAACATCCTCATATGTTAATCCTCTCCATCCCGCAGGTGCTAAATTATTAATTGCCTGTTGATTATACATACATCCTCTATATGCCTCCGAAGGGTTAAATTGCCAATAAGTATAACAAGGAATATTATTATTACAGTAATTATTCCATTCTGTTATGTTAGATGCGTATGCAATAGGATTACCATTACTTAAAACTGTTAGTGTTGAATTTGATGTTGTTATTATTCTACCACAAACAGTTGCAGTTGATGGGTTTGTTGTTGTGTTTGATATTATATAAGAATATCCTGATACATCACAATCAATACATCCTGTAACAGTACTTGTTGGTGTAACAGTTGGTGTTGGTGTATGTGTTGGAGTATTTGTTGGTGTTGTACCTATTGTTGCTGTAGGTGTAGGTGTCGGTCCGGCAATTTCTGTAATACAAAGATTATCAATATATATTGTTCCAATATTTCCACCACCACAAGCGTCTTCACCTGAAATTCCAAAACCAATACCTGTTCCACATATAAGTGTGACATTTTGATAAGTTACTCCGGTGTCACTAATTGGTAACGACATAGAATCACCCGCATAAACAACTACATAACCATACTCAGTACAAGAAGCGTAATTGTATAATGTAAATGTGATATTATAAGTAGCACCTTCGGTTAATATATCTTGGAATAAAAGTCCTCCTTCATCTTCACCAACATAATGTGCACTACCACCAAAATAATCACTCCAAACCCAATTACCACTAACACTTTGTGACCATCCACTTAAACTACTATTAAAATTACCATTAGTTACTAAGTTACCTTCACAAAACGCAGGTGTTGGTGTAGGGGTTTTTGTAGGTGTTGGTGTAGGTGTTGGACAATAACTTAAAATCGTGTTAAATCCTGTATCACTACCTAAACATTCACAACCTTTTACTGGAGGTATTGATGATTGCCATTCCGATGACGTTCCAATTGGAAATTGTGAATCACCTTTTAATGACGAACAAACTTCTTTTGTATCAGTATTTATCACTAACCAAGCACCATTTTCCCAATAAATCAATGTTGGATTACCAAATCCGGATATAAATGTGTATGAAATATGTCCATTAATTATTTGACCCGGAGTTGCTATTTGAGTTCGACACTCACTTGTAATTTCAATACAAGGTGTATAACCTAATGTTAATGTTGGTGTAACTGTTGGTGTCGGTGTCGGTGTTGGTGTTAATTGACAAGGATATTCGTTTGTACATTCAGTACAACCTGAGAATATAGACGCTGAATTCCAAGTATGTGTTGCAATAGCACCTTTAGGGGCTCTACCTGTAATTGTCATACATAAATCACCTGTTGTAACAATTGTTGTACCAACTTGGAAAGTTGTTGGTAATAATATAACACCTGTAGCTCCTTTTCCTTCACAACAAGATTGTACAAGGTAAGCACCATATCTCAATGGTGTTTGTGTTGGTGTTTGTGTTGGTGTTTTAGTAGGTGTTTGTGTTGGTGTTTTAGTTGGTGTTACCGATATTGTTGGTGTTACTGTTGGAGTTGCCCCCGGTGTTGATGTAGGTGTTACTGTTACGGTGTTTAGTGTTAATACATTTGAATTTAACGTATTACAACCATTACAAATTTGTGTAATTCTAAAATAAAGTGATGGATAACTTGATGAATTCGGAATAGTTATTGTTCTTGGTGAACCACAACCTGCAGTAGAATTATTCCAAGTTATATTATTAGATGACCAACTAACCGTTAACGCATCACAACATCCTTGTGTTGTAAAATACACCATAAAAGTATTACCGGTTGTATTAAATACACTATTAATTATTGGTTGACCTGTTGCACACGCTTTACTAACAGTTGGTGTTGGTGTTGGTGTTACATTACAAGGTGTTACTGCGACAGCAGATGTTGTTGGTGTTGGTGTTGGTCTAACAACACTACACGGATATTTAGCAAGACAAATTTCACAATTTTGATAGTAACCACCACCATAAGTTAAACTTTGAGGTCTCATTTGTACAGGGTCTGCAACTAGTGGATATTCTTCAATAACGGTATAACAATTCCCTAATGTATCAACCACAACCATACCTACCCAATCAATAGAATTAAAACCACCAACTTTTAATGACATAAGACCGGTCACACCAGAATAACAACAACTTTGAACAAGATATACCGCTAAATAAGTTGGAGGGTCGAAAGGTTTTATAGGTCTAATAACCAAAGGTGGTGCCGATATTGGGGTTTCAATGTATTGTGAAGGACTATCTGTTGTTACTATAACATCAGAGAACAAACTTGAGTCATTTAATGTGGTAAAATCACCGTCAATAATTACTTCAGTTGAACCTGATTTTTCACCGGTAAATAAAGTTACAGAACTTTTAATAGAAATACCTCCATTATCAATAGTTCCTAATAAGTTAGTAAAATTAACAGTAATGTCAGTATCTGAAGGATATTTTGACGATAATGTATAAACCACACCAATAGACCCCGGATAATATACCGGTGTTAAAGTTAATGGGTTTGAATTACCAACAATAGGTGTTGGTGATGTTGTTGGTGTAATTGGTGTACACGTACTTGTATCAACAGTAATGCTTACATCACTATTTCTTCCTGAGTGAGATAAAGTACCTTCAACACACCATATATTTTTGGTTTGACCGGGTCTTAAAACCACTTGGTAATTCCACATATTGTCATTAGAGTTTTGATAACTCAATAAAACAATATTAGAACTTAAATTTTTAACTAAATACTTAATATTTGCCATACAATGTTTTTAACTATAAATAGTCAAAATTTGAATAAAAAATATTTTTTTTTAATTACAACAAGGAAATTCTGATGTGTGTGGTGTGTCGTAAACTAAATCGTCTGCAACAAACGATTCTTGAACATTAATAAACAATTGTTCTCTAATTGGAACAATTAAATTACCGTCATCATTTTTAAGAAGAAATTGTCCTTCATATCTACCAACTCGGTTAGTATCAGTTGATGTAAATTGGTAATAAATATAATATTCCGGTTCAGCATTTGGGTCTGTAAAGGTTTTTTCAACAAATCCTCCGGGTTTTGAATTAATCTTAATTAAACCTGTTTCAACATCAACCATAGAAAAAAAGATAGAAGATAATTCAATCGCTTTCATAAAATGATTATAATCACTTCTACCGTCTTTAACTACTTGAAGTTTTAATACCGGTAAAGTTGCTTTCTTTTTAATAAAAAATTCCATCTAAAGTTTTTATTATAAATACTTTAATATATGAAATTAACTTTCTTTTCTTAAATTACCATCATAAAAATCAAATCTATTATGTTCAGTTGGTGTCAATAACAATAACCCCGGATTAATATTTCCTTTAACAGTTTCTTGATAACAATGAGACATAAGAGTTTGTTCAAATGGATGAGCCCATTTAGTTTCTAAATAACATTTATAGTTACCCTCTCTTGTTAATATGATTGGCCAATTACATAAGTAAATTTCTCCGGTAATATAAGATAAACCTTTATAAGTTTTTATTGATGTAAATTTAGTTGCCGGAGCATTTGGGTCTAAACCTTGTACCGGTAATTTTTTATTGTTAGGCCAATGTGTTTCTCTAAATGATTGAGGGACATTATACCAAGACCATTGTATAGAATTATCCCCAAAAAATTCTGAATAATTTAATTTTAAGAAGTCAAAATTTTCTTGTTTAACAATTTCTAATGATTTTTGATAAAGATTATCAACAACTCTATTAAAACCATTTCTACAGACTTCTCCTTTTTTAGAATAAAATGCCATATCATCTTCAAACCAAAAATAACAATCTAAATCTGTTTCATTAAAATGTTCCGCAACAAATACTCTACCACCAACGATTCCAATATTATCTTTTTTAATATGTTCAAACCCATATTGTTCACATAATTCAACATATCTTGGGGTTGTCGATAAATCCGTTGAGTTATCTAATAAAAATTTCTTTGGTTTATTAATAAAATCTTTATCATAATCCAACATTGATTGAATTAACACCTCAAATTGTTTTGGGGAATTAAATGTTATTACGTAAATACCAACATTATCAACATTTATTTTAGATACTTTATTTATTTTAATAAATTCTTTATCATACTTTTTAAGTTCTTCAAAAAACGGCCACACAAGACCATTACCTTCAATATCATACTTATAAATTAAATTTGGATAAGTATGTGTTAAAATTGTAAAAAAACATTCATCCGCACCCATATAACCACTTCCTAATGTATTCTCCATAATAGAGTAGTATAACGTATTAAGTTGATGAATAACATCTTTATCACCACCAAAAAATCCTCCACGACAAACATATCTAACATAATCAGTATTACAATATTTTGCCATCGCAGTTCTTTCAAATCCGTGTATTTCAGTATTACCTTCATATGGATATGCCAAATGAACGTATTTTATATCTTTTTGAGACATAAAATTACCTAAATTATCTAAAACTAAATCTTTTTGAAAATATCCTTTATTAACCGTATTTGTTAATCCCCCGTCAATCCAATAAAAATATTTACTATTGAATGGATTGGTTATTGCGGAATCATTTAACATAAACATTTTAGTAAACATCATTGCGTTATATGATTCTAAAGTTGCTTGAGGTGACTCTCTTAACCATCCCGCTTGTGATAACCAATTTTCATTTTTTCTAATTTCCTGTATTTTATCAAAAAAAGGATTCCAAGTTTCAAAATCAGAAACTTCTTTGATAAAAATTCTTGTTGGTTTATTACCACGTATTCTTTCCACATCCACCTTTAATTCTGATGGTATCCAAATACACATCTGAGCGTCTGCCTCTAACATTTCAAAAAAACGTTCTTTATAATGATTAAAATCTCTTTTAGCCCAAGAATCTAATTTTCCTCTACCTAAATCCCAAAGTCCGGTAACAATAGTAATGTCCTTATTCATAATAGTAATTTATTCTTTAATTTTACAAACCCAAACAACTTGTCTAAATTCGTCTTCCATATATGGTATTAAATTATTCTTAACACAAGATTCATTAATATCACTATCCTGTATTTCCAACCAATTCCAAATTTTATTATTAATATGTTCTTGAAAATAAGTTTCATTAGGCGCATAATCGTGAGCCATTATGACATCACCGGGTTTTAAGTAATCAGATAAAATTCTAAATTCATTCTTTTTACTACCACCGTCACATAATACTAATGTCACACCATTTGATTGGATAATTTCAGAAATTTCATCCTTATTGATTAATTCGTTATACTGATGATTAAAAACATTTTTGACTCTAATATCAATGTTAGAACCTTTACTTACATTTTCCCTAAGATATACCGGGTCGTAAACATCATATGTTATTAATTTAGTTTCTGTTAAACCATTGTTGTCTAACAAATCTCTTATTAGTAATGTTAAACCACCAAATGCAGTTCCTATTTCCAATACTTGTTTAGGTTTAATTTTTTTAATTAATATCTCAAAACTTTCAGGTACTGAAGTGTGTTGTGATATTGTTAAATTTTTATAAGCGTAATGTCCTCTAACTTCCATTTTTTTATTTATTTTTATTAATATCTTGTATGTTTATTCCCATATGAATCAAATTTGAAACAATTGGAGATTTCTGTAAATCTTGAATTATTATATGTCATATCCGCATCAATTAAAGACATCCCTATTTCTAAACCTTCAGCCCAAGGGTGTATATTACTGTCTGAAATTATTTTTTCTCTCTCAGCCCATTTATCACAAAAAATCTTTAACTTTGGAGAGTTTTTGAATAAAAAGAATTGTTCTATTGGAACAACCCCTTTGTCATATTTATCAGTTTCCATAAGATTATATATGTCAATCTTATGTTTGAATATACAATTTTTATCAGTATATTTTGAACTAATTGAATATGGTCTTTCAAAAAAACAATCGTATCCAGATTCTTCAAAAACACTAATTAAATTATCTAATTTTTCATCAGAATAACCGTCATAAATTTCCCAATCACAATCCTTAAAAATAATATATTCATAATTTTCCTCTAACGATTTTAATATTGGATAGAATTTTAGGTTGTAATTGAATATGTTACCCATCAACAATTTTGTTTTATAATGTTCAGGAATTTTATGATAAATAACATTCGGTAAATCAATATTATCAATATCTGAAACAATTAAAACTTTACTATTTGGTGATTTCTCATATAACTGATTAGCAAATTTAATAGCGTAATCAATATAGCTTTGATTAACGGCTATAGTACAATATATATATTTTTTTAACATAACTTAATAACCCATTTCTTTTAAAAAAGTAACCGCAACAGGTGAAATTGATTCGTCGTTTTCATCTAATTGCATACCAATGAAAAAATTTTCATCATCTCTTTTAATATAATTAAGATTATCGTTAAATCCACAATAAAAAATATTGTCATTGGATATTAGTCTAAAAAAATCTTCTAAAATTTCTTGGTCACTCCCCCATTTAATATTATTATTATCAATATAATTAATTAAATGTGATTTGAATTTTTCACCGTTATTTTTCATACCTAATAATCCTGCAGGAATTGGTGAATGCCAAGGATGGTCTCTTATTATAAAAAAATCTTTACCGGAATTAACCCAATTATTAATATAAGTTATTTCTCTGTTTGATGGTCTACTATCTAAATCTCTAGAAATAACATAATTATTGTTTTCAAAAAACGCGAAAAATCTCCAAAAATAAGAATACTCCGTTATTGGTTTTTTAGTTAAATTAAACTCTGAAACATCTACCAAAATAACATTACGATTTTCTAAATCCGTTAAGACATTTTTATTAATATTATTTTTATGATAATATATTACAACATCCCAATCAGGTAACATCTGATTAAACTGGTCAATATTTTTAATAGCACCAATGTTGTATTTTGGACTATCTCCAAATAGTGTAAATGAAATTAATTTCTTCATATTATTTCAAAATGTTTTCTAAAAAATTTAACATATAACTTTCCTCAAAATATATTGGTAATTTATTGTCAACAAAAATTGGTGCGGTTAAATATGAATTTAATAAGTTTTTATTTTCATAAATCTCATTAATGTGATTAAAACATTCCTCAAATGTTTTATAGTTATGAACATTAATAAATGAGTCCGGATTAAATCCTTCATCTAATATATTATTATTACCATAAAAAATTGGGATTGAATTTGACGCGAAAGAATGTATTATTTTTTCTTGAGTTAAATAATTTGTGTTTGTATATTGAAAAGATAAATTAAAATAACAATTTTTGAAAAAATTAATTTTATCTTTATATGTTAATCCATCTATCTTACCCATATAATCAGGGTTGCTGTAGTTATGATATTTATGTCTATTTAATTCCTCGTTATTTTGGATTGTAGGTCTCCAAGGTCCTGATGACTTAATATAGTATTTAGAGGATATTAAATCAAACATTTTACCTCTATCATTATTCTCACTAGCTTGGACAACACTACAAAAATGTAATTTATCTTCAATTGATACACCAATTTTTGACCTATCAATTAACCAATCAAACGGTTCATCAAACATTTCCCCCTCATTATGTAACACAAACGCGTCTAAAACATAAGTAGGGAATCTTAAATATCTTGGATGGTCAATATGTTCATACCCTAATGCGTAATAATTTTCACCCTTATTAATGTGTGATAAGTAACCAGGGTTTGCCTCACCCGAAATAAATATTTTTATAACATTATTATCATAATCATCAACACCTTTGGTTAAATCATTAGTATAATAGTCAAGTTGATTTGAGTTATAGTGTAAATTTGAATATAGTATTAAATCCGGATTTTTACTATCAATAACTACATTATATTTTTTAGATAAAATTTTAGTTAAATAATTCATCCAAGAAAAATTACCAACACCCGGAAATCCCGCTCTTGAAATTTTAATATTTTTTTTCAAATCTTATAAATTACCCGTTATTCTTTCACACCAATCTTTTGATGTACTGTGAGGCCAAACAACCCAATATTTTGGTTTATGTACCGTTTGGAATTCTCTCCAAACTTTACAATACCCATCCGGGTCTCTCTTCATCATATTAATCTCATTTATGTCGGCATCTTTTCTGAATAATGTATTATCATTTTCATCGTGGAAAGCAACAACCCAAAAGTCATAATCAGGTTCCGGAACTTGATGGAATGAAATATCAATACAATGTTTGAAGATACTTGCAAAACTTGCTAACCATTCTTCCTCAGTATTATAAATGGTAGGGTTTGGTGGATAGTGTTTGTCTAATGTATATTGTTGTACCGCTCTATTTGAAAATTTAAGACCTGAGTAGATTTCATAGTCTTTAAGAGTTCTTTCGGTACCGAATCCGTATTTACTAAAATCCATAGTAACTTCTTCTCCATCCATACCGAATAATTGTCTATTCTTTTTGTGAGATAAGTTATTTTTGTTTACCCAATCCTTATCATCATCCCATTGTTTGGTTCTACCCTTACGAGTATATTCGTGCCAAATAACAACTTTATGTGGATGGAATAAATCATATCCGTGAGTAAACGCTCTAACAGCAATTGAGATTTCTTCTCCGTGGAAATAGAACTCAGGGTCGTGTTGAACCTCAACACTAAATTTACCTAATGTAAATGCAAAGTGTGCAGAATAGAATCTTGCGGTAACCGGTTCAGTCATTTGTTGCCATCCCGGAATAGTTTCAGGTAAGAAGAATACGGCACCTTCAGGAATAAATCTGTCAAAAGACATTCTCCAAGGTTCTCTAACTCTCATCGCCGGGTCATTATCAGGGTCAAAGGAAGATACATATCCTGTTAATAATGGTTTTTCAAAACCTTTCTTTTGAAGTTGTTTAATCATTTTGATTAAAGTATCATCCCAATCTTTTTCAAATCTCATATGAGAATCAATTTGAAGGGTATACTCCTCACCACCATATAATTGTTGTACTTGATTTCTCGCCCAACAAACACCTTTAGCATCTGAATATAAAACATCAACTACTCTGAATCGTTTATCGTTAGCATATTCAGATAAGTCATCAAACCCATCTTCCGGGTGATACTGACGACAAATACCAATTACTAAGTTTTTAGGTTTTTTTGCGTTTTCCAACATTGATTTAATCGTTGGAATAAGTTGGGGGTCACGATAGGATGCTATCTGTACAAATATCTTCATATATCTCTTATTTTACACAAAAGATAATAATACAGAGAAAAATATAAATAAAAATTATTTAATTATTACGGACAACCACCAAAAATCGTTAACCAACTAGTACAATCAATATAATTTGTAATATCAACAATAGTAACTGTTGGAACACCACTAATTGCAACACCGGTTACCACTTCATAAGGTAACCCATTTGTTGCGGTAAATACTGCAGGTAGTGATGTAAATAATGGGTTATATGAAACATATTGAGTTGTTAAATCACAACAACCATATAACTCTAAAACTAATCCAGCGGGTGTATTTGTTGGGGTTGGGGTTATTGTTTTAGTTGGTGTTACCGTATTAGTTGGTGTCACGGTATTAGTTGGTGTTGGGGTTGGAGTAGGTAATATTAGTGTTCCATTAATATTGTATTCACAAGTTAATTCAAATGCGTAAATACTAGAGAAATATGCCCCAATAAATCCTTTATACCCATCCTTAAAATTTAACGAATAAAAATTACCTCCCGAAATAAAACTGCTAATATTTTTAGTTTCTGTTAAAGTAATTGATGTTAAGTCATATGCCGTTGATAATGTTTGTTTCTTGATAACTAAACCTCCTGAACTTAATAACGAAAATAAATAATAACCATTATTTTGAAATGAAAAATCATAATTTCCTCCGTAAGTCACTGATTGAGTTTCAACAACACCGGAAGATATAACCCAAGGAGTTGTTAAAGTATATCTTTTTAGAAGACCGGAACCAAGAGCAACAAACATATATAAACCATCCGGACTAAAATCTAAATAAGTTGGGGATGTTAAAGTACCACCACTAAATAAATCTCCCGGAGAATAACTAGTTGTTGAAACATCCCAAGGTGTTGATAAAGTATATCTTAAAATACAATTTGAACCTGCATTGGCTAAAAATAATTTAGTACCATCAGGTGAAAAATAATTACCGTAAATAGTACTTACCGGTGAAGCAACCGGAGATGCTATTGAACAAGCTATCGTTGTTGGTGGACTAATTGTTGAAACATCCCAAGGTGTTGATAATGAATATGCACAAACACTATCGTTAGGTGAATTATTATGACCCGTAACATATAATATAGTCCCATCCGGTTTGAAAGACGCTCCATTCTGGGTTATTAAACTTGTAAATTTTTCACCATTATATATCATTTGTGGTGCACAAGTAGGTGTTACTGTCGGTGTAAGTGTTGGAGTTAAAGTAGGTGTTACAGTTGGTGTTGGAGTTAAAGTAGGTGTTACAGTTGGCGTTGGAGTTACACAAACATAAAATGGGTTAGACTTAAAACAATTATCACAACTTGCAAAAGAAGAACTCATAGAATTATATGAATAAACATTTGAAGAACTAAAACTACCTCCTGAGGTTGCACACCCAACAAACTCTTTAACATTAATAAAATAAATTCCGGATAATGGTGAATATGAAAATGGTATATCAGCAATTATAAATTGATTAGATGGGTCACAACAATCTTGAAAATAACCAACAATTGGTGGTAATGTAGGTGTTGGTGTTGGAGTTCCGGAAGGTGTTTGACTAGGAAATGGGCAGGTATTATCAACACAAGGTGAACCAATAGAATATGTTATTGGACTACCAAAAACATTAGGGTTTTTACCACAAACATATGCCGTTGAATAAGGTCCTAATTTATATGTATAAGTAAACCCATCACAATCGGTATATCCGTAACCATAACTAGCCGGATTATCATTAACAAACGTAATACAACTACAAGAAATATTTGTTGGTGTTACCGTTGGTGTTGTGGTGATTGTAGGTGTCGGTGTTGGTGTAACACAGTTAAGAACTTCAAAATACTCACATCCAATAGAATCTGTTATAGAAAGAATTAATTGTGTTGCCGATTGTAATAAGGTTGGTACTGTTACAGTAACGGGAGCTGAAACAACTCCGGTTGCAACAACAGAACAATTTGAGTACGAAATATCACATATGGATATATCATATGGTGAGTGTCCCGATAAGCTTGTAATATCAATGGTTTGCATCCTTATAAATATAAATAGAAATCTTTTTCCATAAATAGTTTTGTTGACTTAATTCCACAATAAATTATTTTTAAGGTATGAAAAAAGTTTTAATTATAACCCCCCATTTAAGTACCGGTGGGGCACCTCAGGTAACCTTAAACAAAATCAAACTAATTAAAAACGAATACATTATAAAATGTGTTGAGTATAACTTTGTTGCTTGGAATTATGTGGTTCAAAGAAATCAGATACAAGAACTATTGGGAGATAACTTCCATTCGTTGGGGGATAACAAATTTGACTTATTAGATATAGTAAGAGAATTTAATCCGGACATTCTTAGTATGGAAGAATTCCCTGAGTTTTTTATGGATGACCTTATCACCAAAACATTGTATGATGAGAATAGGTCGTATACGATATTTGAGACTACTCACGATTCTAGTTTCCCTGTAACCTCTAAACGATGGTTCCCGGATAAATTTATTTTCGTAAGTGCGTTTAATGCGTTTAGATATTCGATTTATGATATTCCATATGATATTGTTGAATATCCCGTTGACCAAAAATATAAAGACAAAGGTGGTTCACAACAAAAATTAGAATTTGACCCATCTTACAAACACGTATTAAATGTTGGGTTGTTCACCCAAAGAAAGAATCAGGGATATATTTTTGAGATTGCAAAAAGATTAAAAGACCATAAAATTAAATTCCATTTCTTGGGTAATCAGGCGGATAACTTCAAAAGTTATTGGGAACCGTTATTGAATGAAAAAACGGACAACTGTATTATTTGGGGTGAACGTGGTGATGTGTCAACATTTATTGAAGCTTGTGATTTATTTTTATTCCCATCCAAAGGAGATAGAAATAACAAGGAATTAAACCCGATTGCCTTGAAAGAGGCGTTGGAGTATCAAATTCCAATGATGATGTATAATTTGGACGTATATTGTGGTAAGTACGACAATTACGACAACATATCTTTCTTAACCGGAGATATTGAAACTGATACCAATAAATTAGTGGAACTATTAAACCCTCCGGTTGAAAGCACTGATGATGAGTTAATCATTATTGGAACATATCCTAATACAAAAACAAGAGAACAATTAACCTTAGAATGTATTGAGTCAGTAAAACATTTGGGTAGAAAGATAATGTTGGTTACACATTACCCGGCATCAGATGAAATACGTAAGAATGTTGATTACTATGTGTATGATGAGAACAACCCAAAGACGGAACATTCTTATTATACTACGTTTTATAATCACCAAGCGTCATATGATGTTGAGATAAATCTAAACGGGTTAAAAGATTTGAATCAATCTTTTCCGGTATTAACCAATTTGATAAATGGGTTTAGTGAGGCAAAGAATCTTGGTTTTAATAAAGTATTCTATATCACCTACGATGTAATCTTAAATCTTAACGATACAAACAATGTTAATCATTTGTTTAATAGATTATCAAATAGAGATGGATATCTTTGTACCTTAAAGACAGATTTAGGATTGGGTATTGAAACAACCTCAATGGGATTTAGAACAGATTTCTTCTTGGATAAGTTTGGTTATATTAAAACAACCGATGATTATCGTAGTGAATGTAAATTATTGAATTGTCATAATTTCTTGGAAGATTTTATGTATAATAAATTATATCCGGAACCAACCTTAGAAATATTTTCAAATCCTCAAGAAACATTGTTAGTTAATTCAGGTAGAGGGGTTCAATCATTATCAGAATACTATTCAATCCTACAAACACCGGACCCAAATAAGTGGGTGGTGTATTTTTTTAGTTACAATAATGATGATAGAGAAGTTGAGATTCACATTATGAATCATACTTCATATCAGAAAAAATTTAACATTAAAGAACAAAAAGAATTTATACAAGAATTTGAGTATAGAGGTCAAGAAGTAGTTATTAACATCAACTTCTATGAACAGGGTGAGATTTATGCCAGTGAAAAATATTCATTAAACCCATCCAACATTCAAGAATTTAAGAAGAACGGTTATTTTAGATTAAAAAAACCTATTAACATTAAATTGGTTCATTTACAAACAACACTTAACGATGAGAGAGAACGATTGTCTAGAGAATCAGTACAACAGGTTGAGAAGTATGGAATAAAATATGTGTTACATACGAATGAACCTTACACATCATTACCACCTAGTCATAATTGTGTTAGACCATTTGATGTGAGAATGGAAAAATACACTGACCCAACTAGTGAGGATTATGGATACGCATTAACACCATCACACTATGGATGTTTTGAATCATTTAAGATTGGTATCTTATCTGAGTTTGACCCACAATTGGATTTTTTAATTGTTTGTGAGGGTGATTGTATTATTGAGGTACCGATTGATGAGTTTGTTAATAAAGTCACCAAAGTTTGTGAGATAATTAACAATGAAGATATTTCCTATTTTTCATTTGGTGATGTTAAGACATTAGATTTTGGTTGGCCTCAATCAAACGTAGTGAGAGAAATACCTAATCAAGATTTGTTATTCATTACTGATAAAATTATTGGGTTACAATGTATTATGTTCCCAAAAAAGACAAGAGAATATTTGTTTGAAAAACTAAGAACTCATAAGTGGGATTGTGCCGACACTTATTTTAACATAATTTTCTCAGGTAAAAATATGGGAATATTAAAAGAACGAATCACAACTCAAGCGGATGGATATTCATTAATTGATAAAGAAGTTAAAACATTTATAAAATAATGAAAGTTCTAATTGTTATCGGAGCATATCCAAATACAACTAAAAAAGAAGAGGTGTTAAAACAAGAGATTGAATCCCTTAAAAGTTTGGGGTTTGATTTTATGATTGTTAGTCATTATCCGGTATCAGTTGAATTACAAGATATGGTTGATTATTACATTTACGATAAGAATCAAACATTAACACCAAAAGACCGTTCACCGTATTATTGGTTTAACAGTCATAACTTTCATATAAAAGTATTCAATTCAAGACATTCATTACCAATTTGTCAAAATATGTTTAATTCTTTTAAGTTTTCTGAAATAAAAAACTATGATTTTGTGTTTTTTGTTGAAAATGATAATATCTTCACCCCAAATGATGTTAATAAGTTTCTTACTTTATTAAACGAGATGGTTAGTAAGAATAAACAATGTATCTTTTTCAAACCGGAATCATTTAGACAGGATAATTCATACGTATACGAAACTCAATTGTTTGGGATTTCACCAAAATATCTAAATGTGAAATTTGTGATTCCAACTACGGAGAATGAATGGTATGAAACATCAATGAGTCATACATTAGAATTGGCGTTTTACAATAAGTTAAAACATCTTGAAGATGACTTTTTAATTATTGATGTTCACTCTAGTGAATACTTTAACGAAAGTCAAATTAACATTTTTAGAGTTGAGAGTTTTATATTTGAATTACTCTATAATGTTCACAACCCATCATACCCTGTTTTATATTGTCATAACAACACATTAAAAGATGAAGTTAAAAAAATATTGGTGGAATTTAATGGTGAGGTTATTGAGGATAAGTTAATGTTACCATCACATTGGTTTTATCGAGAGTTCACTTTAGGTAACACATTAAAATTAACAGTATTTGACATTGACGGTTCAATTGATTATATTAAAACATACGAATTGACTGAAGAAAATTTAGAAAAAATAAAAGATAAAGGAATAATAGAGATTAATTAATATGGCTCACGAACTACAACAAGATTTTTTTAATAGAGTTAAACAAGCATACCCAAGATATTTTAGTGATGTTAAAGTATTGGACATTGGGTCATTAGATATAAACGGAAACATTAAACACGTATTCGACCATCCATTTTATTATGTTGGTGTTGATTTAGCTCAGGGGCCAAATGTGGACGTTGTTTGTCCGGGGCATTTATATGATTCAGGATTTCAATTTGATGTGGTCACATCCGCAGAATGTTTTGAACACGATATGTACTATTCAAGAACATTACAAAATATGGTAAGGTTATTAAGACCGGGTGGACTTATGGTGTTTACTTGTGCATCCACCGGAAGACCGGAACACGGAACATTGAGGTCTAATCCTGCCGACGCACCGTTCTTAGAAGGAATTGATGAAAAATGGGCGAATTACTATAAAAACTTAACAGAAGATGATATCCGAGCGGTGATTGAGATTAACAATACTTTTTCAGATTTTAATTTTGAATACGAACCATCATCTTGTGATTTATATTTTTGGGGAATAAAAAGATAAGATGAATATTGACGTAATTTGTTTAACAAATACACATAATGAGAGTTTCTATGGTTTAACAAAACAAACTATAGAAACTTTGTTATTATCAAAAGGTGACCATAATTTTAACATAAAGTTAATGGAATCCAATAAAAATTGTGAATTTATTTACGATTATCCAAATTTACAAATAATAAAACCAAACGAAAAGTTTAATTATAACAAATTCTTAAACATTGGTTTAACCTATTGTACAAGTGAATGGGTGTTGATTATCAACAATGATTTAATCTTTACTGAAGATTGGTTGAATAACATCGAAAGAGAGTACAACTTAAATCCGGATATCAAATCGTTCTCACCATATGAGCCGGAATTTGCTCAGAAACATTATTCCCACCTCTATAAAGATGGTAATCTTTATTTTGGATATAAACCTTGTGTTGAATTACACGGATGGTGTATATTAGTTAAAAGAGATGTCCTAAATTTAATCGGAGGATTTGATGAGAAGTTTTCATTTTGGTACCAAGATGATGATTACGGGCAAACCTTAAACAAGTACAATATCAAACACGCTTTGGTTAAAGATTCAATAGTTCATCACTTAGAATCTAAAAGTCATAACTTAATAAACGAAAAAGAACTATATTATAAAACAACCCTATTATCAAAAGAATTTGAACATAAGTGGGGAATTAAGAAACATACAATGAGAATAACACAAGTAACACCGGGAGTAATTTCAATACCACCAAATGGTTGGGGAGCTGTTGAAAAAATAATATGGAATTATCATAAAGAATTTAATTCATTGGGTGAAGAATGTTCCATTCAATATCTTAACGGAGCAACAACCGATAACTCCGACATTATTCACATCCATATTGCTAATTTAGCATTAGAGGCGGCGGAAAGAGGTCTACCTTATATTTTTTCATTACACGACCATCACGTAGTTCACTATGGTAAAGAATCATTTAATTACAAACAAAATTTAGAGGCAATTAAAAAGTCAGTTATTTCATTCTGTCACGCAGAATACCTTGTTGATTATTTTGATGAGACCGATAAATTGTTTTACTTATCTCACGGTGTTGAGGTTGATTTTTTCAAGACAGATAATTTATACAGACCTGAACATAAATTGTTATGTATTGCTAATAACGGAATTGGTGGTAACGCATCGTTTGATAGAAAAGGTTTTAGATATGCAATCGAGGCGGCAAAAAAATTAAACTTACCGATTACAATCGCTGGTCCGGAGAACAACCACACCTTCTTTGAACATCACCAAGATTTATTGGAATATGATAAGTTAACATTATTGTTAACAAATTTAACAGAAGATGAAATTTTAGAATTATATAAATCACACTCAATCTTTTTACATCCATCAATATTAGAAGCCGGTCATCCAAACCTAACATTACTTGAGGCGGTTTCTTGTGGTCTTCCGGTTGTTGGTACATATGAGGGGTCTCAAAAAATTGACGGGATGATAGTGACTGATAGAGATTCTAATTCGGTCGCATCATCAATTAGTGATATCATCTCCAACTATAAACACTATGTTGACTTAACTCAAAAAAATAGAACTAAATTTGATTGGACAACCATTTGTAAAAGAATGATTAAAATGTATGAGGTTACCAAGTTAATTAAAAAAGAATATGATTCCGAAGATACAAAAAATCTATTAAAATATAACTTTGATAACACGTCTAAGTCAAATATAAAAGTTGAACCAAATATCAATTACAATTATCACTTTGTTAATAACCCGTTTTTTGAAATATTAGGAAACTCTGATAAAAGATTTAGAGTTGAGTTTTACGATAATGATATTCTACATCATACTAGCGACTTAACAACCAATATGTGGACAAAAGTATCACGAGAATATTACACAGATTGGTTAATTAAAGTTAAATCTGAGAATGAAACAATATTCCAATATAAATTAAACTTAAACAACAAACGAGTATTCATATCTTTTGAATCAAGTTCATTAGGTGATACCATCGCTTGGATTCCGTATGTGTTGGAATTTAAGAAGAAACATAATTGTGAAGTGATTGTTTGTACGTTTTGGAATAAGTTAGTTAGAAACACCTATCCGGAACTTGAATTTGTTGAACCGGGTGTAATGGTTCATAATCTATTTGCTATGTACAAAGTAGGTTGGTTTGAAGAAGATACCAAACATCCAATACAACCAAACGTAATTCCATTACAACAAACCATAACAGATATTTTAGGTTTAGAATATACCGAAATAAAACCAACAATAGATTATAAAGTTAAAACAAGACCATTTGTGGGTAAATATGTTACCATTGCAAACGAATCAACTGCAGGTCTTAAATTATGGAATAACCCCACCGGATGGCAAGAGTTAGTTAATTATTTGGTATCAAAAGGATACAAAGTTATTAACGTATCTAAAAATGGTGGTAACTTAAATAACGTAACCAAACTAAAAGACACCTCAATTGAGAATACTCTGAATTGTATTCACCATAGTGAATTCTTCATAGGATTGTCAAGTGGTCTTTCTTGGTTGTCTTGGGCAATTGGAAAACACGTTGTAATGATTTCTAATTTTACGGAGTATAACCACGAGTTCACATCAAATTGTACTCGAATTGTTAATAACTCAGTATGTAATGGATGTTGGAACAAACCACAATTTAAGTTTGACAAGGGGGATTGGAATTGGTGTCCGGAACATAAAAACACTGAACGTCAATTTGAATGTCATAAATCAATTACTTCAGAAATGATTATATCACAAATACAACACCTAATTTAATTAGGTGTTTATTCTACTTATAGAACCTTTAGAGATATCATCAACTTTACTAATTGACGCCAATGATATACTATAAATCTTCCCACCAAATCCTGTATATTCAATATAGGGTGGATTAGTAATGTTAATACCCGTTTGAACTGTAGTACCAATAAAACCTGTTAATAAATAATCGTATGTATAATTAACCAATGCTAATTTAAGTGTTGTTAAACTATCCATATCAGATAATGCGGCAGCAGTTAATGGTATAGCGTTATATCCGGTTGTACTCCACCCCGGAGCAATATAACCGGAATATTCAGTAACAAATCCTTGCATAGGTGATAATGTACCTGGAGTATATCCAACTATGTTTGAATAATTTGTTGTTGCAATATTAGTTGAGGTTGTTGGTGCAGTCGCTTTAACGGCTATTAAATCACTTGTCGCGGTTGTATTTCCATAAACATATAACGTGGCTGACCCCGGAACTGAAGTAACCGATGAAGTATCAAAAGCCATAAAATATCTATGACAAGTCCAAGTGGTTGCAAGTTTACTAATAACTTGACCCGCTCTAACTGCTTGAGCATCATTTGTATTAACAGAAACTGAATTACCATTAGTTAAATCTCTAACATCTTCCCAACTACCAAAAGATAAATCAGTTCCACTTGCTTTTACACTACCTCTTGTTGTTGCTGAATTTATTGTTGCCATACCATTACGCGATTTCTACCCAAGTATTATCAGGACAAAAATAAATAATATCATTTGTCGCATCAACACAATAACCAACAACTCTAACCACCTGTCCTGTTGATGCAGGTGCTGTTGATTGGAAATATCCGTTTGTTGTTCCTAAATAAAGTATTTGTCCTATGGTTACTGTTGAGTAATTACCCACAGCAAATTTTGCATAACCTCTAACTAACATACCACTAGATATCGAACTTCCTAACGCAATACCCAACATATATTTGGAAGATGACGCTAAGTTTGAATTGGCTATAGTCCAAGAACCCGCAGTATTCAAATAATAAATAAGACCGGCGGTTAACGCACCACCTGAACTACCATAATAAACAACATCACCATAACCAATATTTGAAGTTGGTTGTTTATACGTTGTTCTTTCGTTGAATTTAAGACCACCACCCGTTAATTCACCAATATTGACACCACCTTCACCCCACAATGTTGTTAAAACAGTGTTTGCCCCATAATCGCCAATTGCTAAATTACTACCATCTTGGTACATACCCGCACCAACATTTTGAACTTGAAAAGAATAAGTCGCATTAACGTAATCTGTACTAATGTTCCCACTATTATTAGTACCAACAACAAAAGTCTTACTAGATGGGTAATAAGCTAAACCAAAATATGATGGTATTTCGTGGTCAACATACAAAGTTTGAGATGCACCATCTTGAGAAACAAACACAGGATAATAATATGCCGCCCCTGTAGTTTGATTTGTTATGTTCACCGCAGTAGCATATGAACTTGAAGTACCTGATGTTCCAGCAGTACCCGAACCACTAACACCTGATGTCCCGGCAGTTCCTGAACCATTAATACCTGATGTTCCGGCAGTTCCATTAGCACCTGAAGTACCACTTGAACCTGAAGTTCCTCTTGTACCTGATGTACCTGATGTTCCGTTAGCACCCGAAGTACCACTCGTTCCTGATAAACCTGATGCTCCTGAAGTTCCGCTTGTACCTGACGAACCTGATGACCCGGAAGTTCCTCTTGTTCCCGAAGTACCTGAAGTACCTGAACCACCGACATCACCGGTTCTTGAAAAACTAATAACACATAATTCATTTGTACTTGGTAAAGTACCATCAACATAACTAACTTGTAATTGTTGATAACCCGCATTTGAAATAACACCGGTTAATTCAAAAATTGCGTATGTTGAATCCCCATTAGTGTTACTTTGTATTATAACATAACCTGATGGCGTTCCTGTTGAATCATCCCAACTTATTATATAATTATTAACTAACGCACCGTCATAAGTAGTATCATTAATATATATTTGATTAACACTACTAATTGGAGAACTTGGACTAAAGAAAAATTTTCCTGTGGTAGACGCTCCAAATTGATATAGTAAACCTCCTTTATAACCTTGTTCTCCTGAAGTTCCACTTGTACCTGAAGAACCTGAAGTTCCACTTGTACCGTTAGCCCCGGATGTTCCTGAAGTCCCGTTAGCACCTGATGTACCACTAGTACCTGATGAACCACTTGTTCCTGACGTACCTAAACCGCTTGTTCCTGCAGTTCCTGAAGCTCCGGCTACACCATCAATACCGTTTGCTCCTGATGTTCCTGATGTCCCATTCACACCTGATGTTCCTGATGTTCCTGAACCACTAACACCTGATGTTCCCGATGTACCCGTACCACTTGTACCTGATGAACCCGATGAACCTGAAGTCCCTCTAGTACCCGATGTTCCTGAAGTCCCATTCGCACCTGAACTACCTGATGTTCCTCTAGTACCTGATGTTCCACTTGAACCGCTTGTTCCTGATGTTCCATTAGCACCTGAAGTACCGCTTGTTCCTGATGTTCCGTTTATACCACTTGTCCCCGAAGTACCGTTAGCACCTGAAGTTCCGCTTGTCCCCGATGTTCCGTTAATACCGCTAGTACCACTTGTTCCTGATGTTCCATTGGCACCTGATGTACCTGAAGAACCACTTGTGCCACTTGTTCCATTTATACCTGAAGTACCTGACGTTCCGTTTACACCACTAGTGCCTGAAGAACCACTTGTACCCGAAGAACCGCTTGTGCCTGAAGTTCCATTAGCACCACTTGTTCCTGAACTACCTGATGTTCCTGATGACCCCGAAGTTCCGGATGTACCATTAGCACCGCTTGTTCCTGAAGTACCCGATGTTCCGTTAATACCGCTAGTACCACTTGAACCTGATGTGCCTGAAGTTCCATTAATACCTGATGTCCCACTAGTTCCTGAAGAACCACTTGTGCCCGAAGTACCGTTAGCACCTGAAGTTCCGCTTGTTCCTGAACTACCTGATGTTCCTGATGAACCTGAAGTTCCGGATGTACCATTAGCACCGCTTGTACCTGACGTTCCATTGGCACCTGAAGTACCATTAGCGCCGCTTGTTCCTGATGTTCCTGAAGACCCTGATGTTCCGCTTGTACCACTTGAACCTGAGGTTCCTGATGAACCTGAAGTACCGGCACTACCACTTGTTCCTGATGAACCTGAAGTACCACTTGTACCCGATGAACCATCTGTTCCCGGAGAACCTTGTAAATTTATTGTCCAAGAACATAAATTACCTGAACCGACAACATCTGTTACTTTAATAACAAATTCACCGGTTGTTGAGTTATATGATATAATATTACCTGTAAAATAATTTGAAACATCGTATACCACTAAAACACCTTGTCCAACTGAATAAGATAAATTGGTTGTTCCTGTCAGTGGCACATTATTTCCAATAACTAAACTACTCAAATTAATACAAGTTACTGATGAACCACTAAATCTTACACTAACACCTGATGTTCCTGAAGTACCACTTGAACCTGAAGTTCCGCTTGTTCCTGCAGAACCTGATGTACCACTAGTTCCGGAAGAACCTGTTGTTCCCGCAGTCCCACTAGTTCCTGATGTTCCGTTAGCACCTGATGTTCCACTTGTACCACTACTTCCACTAACTGCCTCTAATGTTGTTACAATATAAGAGTAATGTTGTGTTCCTTCCGTATAGAATGTAATAGAACGAGATTGATTATCTTTGTTATTCACATATAAATTAACAATCAATCTATCTGATGGTACTAATACCGCAGTGGTCGCAACTCCATTTGTTTTAACCTCAACCGGTGTTGTATTATTTGTATCCCAACCTAAAGGAGCAGCGTCAGATGTAAACAACAATGTTGTTGTTCCACCCGTCGTATATTTTGATACAGTAAAATAATAATCAATATCATTATTACTTGCATTTTTGGTAAAATAAATATATGAATGCCATATACCATTTGGTATAACCAAGGCATTTGGTATTCCTGTTGCTGTAATAAATCCTGTACTAACTAAAACATTCTGTTGGTTAGATGTCATATTAACAACAACCGTCTGTTGAGCAGCTCCTGATGTTAATTTATTAAGTTGTCTAAATGGTGATGGTGTTTCAGCAATTGATTGGTTGAAGAATAAATTCTGACCTCCTGATATACCATTTTGACCGCTTGTTCCTGAAGACCCACTCGTTCCTGAAGTACCTGATGAACCTGTTGTTCCCGCAGTCCCACTTGTTCCTGAACTTCCGCTTGTCCCTGAAGTTCCTGATGAACCGCTAGTACCCGAAGAACCTGAAGTACCTGTTGTTCCTGAACTTCCACTTGTACCCGAAGAACCACTAGTTCCCGATGTTCCACTTGAACCGCTTGTTCCCGATGTTCCATTAATACCACTAGTACCTGAAGAACCTGCAGTCCCTGATGTTCCCGAAGTCCCTGATGAACCTGAAGTTCCACTTGAACCGCTAGTCCCTGAAGTTCCCGATGTACCGTTTATACCTGATGTTCCTGATGTTCCTGATGTTCCGTTATTACCACTAGTACCTGATGTTCCATTAACACCACTTGTACCACTTGTACCTGAAGACCCTGCAGTGCCACTTGTTCCCGCAGTACCTGAAGTTCCATTAATCCCGCTAGTCCCTGAAGTTCCGTTATTACCACTAGTACCTGAAGTACCTGAAGTTCCATTAACACCACTTGTACCACTTGTACCCGAAATTCCTGAAGTACCACTAGTACCTGAAGTTCCATTTAATCCGCTTGTTCCTGAAGTACCACTATTACCTGAAGTTCCTCTCGTACCATTAGCACCTGACGTTCCACTTGTTCCTGATAAACCTGATGTTCCATTAAGACCATTATAAACCCAAGAAATTGTACAAACATCTCTATCAACTAATGTGCCTGTACCGGCAATATACGAAAGTGAAATATCAAAATAATTTGTATTATCAATAACATTGTCAACGTAATAATTTGCACTTACTGAATTATCTCCAACTTTTGTTATTTGAAAAAATACTCTATTATGATTACTATATATCGTACTTAATTCGTTTAACCATTGATAAAAATTAACATTATATATATTAATTTTACTAATACTAAATTTTGTTACTGCGGATAATGAAGAATCACTCAAAAATCTTTTACCACTAGGGTCATTAAAAGGACTTATATTAATATTATATTCCCATCTACTTGAATTAGAACCATCATTTCCACTATTACCTGAAGTACCACTCTCACCACTTGAACCTGAAGTACCACTTGAACCTGATGTACCACTTAAACCCGATGTACCACTTAAACCCGATGTCCCACTAACCCCTGAAGTACCGTTTCTACCATTTGTTCCGCTTGTTCCTGAAGAACCTGAAGTTCCACTTGAACCTGAAGTTCCGCTAATGCCTGAAGTTCCGCTAATACCTGAAGTACCACTTTCACCTGATGTTCCATTTATTCCTGAAGTACCGTTATTACCACTAGTACCTGAACTTCCACTAGTTCCATCAATACCACTAGTACCTGAACTTCCACTAGTTCCATCAATACCACTTGAACCTGATGTTCCACTAATACCTGAAGTACCACTTTCACCTGATGTTCCATTAACCCCTGAAGTACCACTTTCACCTGACGTTCCATTAACCCCTGAAGTACCATTTTCACCGCTTGTTCCTGATGTTCCATCCATACCACTAGTACCGGAAGTACCATTAGCTCCTGAAGTACCGTTTGTACCCGAAGTACCTGACGTACCTGACGTACCGGTACCTCCACCACCGGATGTAAATCCTGTGATAGATATGGTTGCACCGTCATTTCTATATAAATCTAATGTTGTTGATGCAGAAAAATATGTACCACCGGTAACATATATGTCAGTTGCTGAAGAATATTTTCTCCATCTTGCATTTGGTCTTGTAACACCATTAACACCTTCAATAGTTGAACCTGTCCAAGTGTCAATAAATGTTTGACCTTCCGGAGTATTATTTTTTACAGTTGTTCCAAAATCTGAAATAACTATTGTATTACCACCCGGCCCTGAAGATGCTAAAGCATTAGACCATAATGTGTTATAATTGTCAATTGAATATTGATAAATTTGGTCTGTTTCATAAACATATACCAACATACCAAGACGGCGTCTTCCTGATGAAATATTATCAGAATTTAATGTTAATGTGTCAAAAGAGAATGAACTACCGGTTCCTTTCCATAATTGAACAGGGATTGTATTGCCGGAAAATTCAATATCCCCATTAGAACCTGACGGTATTGAGTATATTAAATCATTTAGAGTATAAACCTCCATAAAACCTCCGGTGTTAAGAACACTAAAGGTTGTTCCAAAAGTACTTGTACGTAAAGAAGTTTGACTTCCGTTCGCAATAAGAGGTGATAAAGGATTCTTATAGTTTAGATTAGACATATTTCATCAAAATATTAATTAAGGGGAAACAGTGTTCCCTCTGAAATAAATACTTTGATTATTGTTTAATGCAAAAATTCTACTCGGGAAAGTTGTATAAACTTTATAAGTTACCGGTTGAATGGTATTACCTGAGTATGTAAATGTGTAAGTATTAATTGTACTATCAGTCAATACTGTTGCTAATGAGTTAGGGTCACCGTCACTATTAACATCAATTGCCGTTTGAGTTTCATTATTTGTTAATGAAATTGGGATTATCCAAGTATACCAAGCATTTACCGGAACAGTATTCTCAAGAACCTCAGTTGTTAAGAAATTATATCTAACAATTGGGTTACCAAACGTATCAAATCCACCACTTTGTTGTGGTACTGATTGTTGAATAATTGTTGGGAATAATCCACTAGTCCAACCACTAAAGTCAACATACGTATTCATATCAATATTAAATTGAGTTTGGTCTTGGGCTGGCTGACTATTATTTGTAAATCCAAAGAAATTAGAACCACTATCAAACATCCATTGACCTATATCAGTTGAACCGGTTGTTGGTTCAATAAATAAGTACGCAAAATACATCGGAGTTGGTGTAGGTGTTGGTGTTTTAGTCGGTGTTGCACTTGGGACAAAACAAGGTGTTTTAGTAACCGTTGGTGTTACAGTTGGAGTTGGTGTACTTGTAGGTGTCTCTGTTGGTGAAGGTGTTTGTGATGGTTGTGGACAAGGGTCGTAAGTTGGTGTAACTGTTGGAGTAACTGTAGGTGTTTGAGTTGGTGTTTTAGTTGGGGTTATAGTTGGTGTTGGAGTAGGAGTTTCCTTAATCACATTTAAGAAATAAGTACAATCCTTACCATTTTCATTTATTACTAATGTGTATGTCCCGTAAATTTCAAGTAACGGATTGATTAAACTTGGATTAAAAGTATATGGTAATTGTTGCAAACCAATGTTAACCACATTATCATTATTATAAGGGGTTAATATAATGGTTGCAAATTCTCCATCAAAATTTATACTTTCAATTATTATTGATTGGGACATTTAATGTTACGATATTTGTTTTATTTCTAAAGTAATTGATGGTGCACCCGGTCTCACATATGGTGAGTCCGATGATGATATATACGATAAATTCACAGAATCATCGGATGATGCAAAAATAAATTCAATATAATCGTTAGCATTTAATTCATAGATATAAGGAATATACGGTAACGCCTCTGAATTGTTATTTAATAATCTAATTTCCCCTGAACTATCCGGTACATCATCACCATTAACTCTTGTCCAAATAAATATTGGTTCTAACGATAATGAAGATGATTTATCGAACTGCATAGATATCCCAACACTATAAACACCCGGTGTTGAAACAATAATTTTTGTTGAGTCAGATAAAGTAATACCACTTTCAATAACAATAGTATTAAAAGATATTACTGTTGGAGTATTAACCCCTGATAAAGATTGTGTTGTTGTATCGTAATATGACGCAAAAGGTCTATGTATAATATCTGAAAAAGGTATGTGATATGTTGAACCGCTTGCCTCTACCGGTACTTTAACATCATCATTCACTACCGTTAATAATGGTAATTCACCTATTGTTTTTCCTGTTAACATAATTTTTGTTTTTTATATAAATAGTTTTTATTTTATTATTATTTAGAGTTACTAACCAATAACACAAACATTAGTTACTCCCTCATTTTGTGTTAAAAGTGGAAAGAAAATGTGTAATGGTTGTGTAACCGGATTTGATGAAGTGTAAATTAATACATCATTTTTATAATATGTAACATTTGTTCCATTATAAATTACCTTCCAAACATCAGTTGATAAATTAGTCATTGAACCCGGAACTGTTACTTGTCCACCATTTTCATATATCTCTAAGAAATTAGGTTGTATGTAAAGTCCGTATGTGGTATTCAAATAAGTTGTAGGGTTACTAGTTGGATTATAAGAGAATCCACCCATTAAATAGTTACCATTAGCTGTGGTTTGGAAAGTCAATGTAACAGGTGTTGTATATGATTCTGTCGAATATGCTGATGAATCCCAACCACCACCTCCTGTGTTTATCGCAGAATTTATAGTTGTGTTTGCGTTAATACCATTAAAAGTAAAAGTATCACAAGTCAATGGTGTTGTAGGTGTAGGTGTCATTGTTGGTGTTTGACTTATTGTTGGTGTTGGTGTTGCCGGTAAACAAGTTGGACTATCAATACACATAGAATCACGTAATATCGTATATGTACTACTAATTGATGGGTAAGAGCGTAGTGAATTGTTTTCATAATAATATAAATTTGTTATACCTACTAACGTATTCATACAGTAGTAATATGTTCCGGGTGTACTATACTCGTCAAAAATAGTACCACCACTACAATTTGAACCACCTACTGAGTTCATAAATCTTACAACACCGTTTAATGATGGGTTACTTGTATTACCTGTCGCGGAATCAATATCTAATTGACTAATAACCACTTCAACACATCTACAATTTATACCAAAACTTGGTGTTACAGTTGGAGTTACGGTATTAGTTGGTGTCGGTGTTGGACTTGGGCAAATAGGATAACTATCCACAACACCATTAACAATATAGATGACAGTATCATTATTATATGTATAATAACCTGTTGGTATTGTTTCGCAACTAGTGACACCACTAAATAGATATACGATTTCTCCAACATTCAACGAAACCGCCTCTACCGAATAGCTTCCAGGTACCGCACAATTAAATGAATTACAAGCATCAATTAACGAACCTGTAATAACCACACTATTACAAACATATACTAATGAAAAAGAAGACAACCCTTCCGGTCTCGAACAAGTTATTGTTGGTGTAATTGTTGGTGTTACACTTATTGTCGGAGTATTTGTAGGTGTTTCAGTTATTGTTGGTGTAATTGTTGGTGTTACACTTATTGTTGGAGTATTTGTAGGTGTTTCAGTTACTGTCGGTGTAGGAGTTGGTGTAGATGGTGCAACCACAGAATAATCAATATATACTATCTCACCAAAATTAAACAAAGTGTTTGCCGATATAGTTTCAATAAAATTAGCACCTGTGTCTGTACTACAATAATACGCTGTATCTAAAAATTGAAATGAATCAGATGAACCACTATATGTTGCTGTAACATTATTTTGACATAACGTTAATAAAAAGTTATTACCAATTAAATTACTAAAATAACTTGTTTGGTCAGTTCCGTTAAAATCAATAACATTAAAATAAACACCACCATATTCATTAATACCATCAGGATTATTACTCGCTTCACCAACACCTAAATTGGCGAACAGAATATCTCCGGATATTGGAATATCAAATATTGTTGATAAATTATACGGTATTCCTGTACAAGATACAGGTGTAATTGTTGGTGTTTGAGTAGGTGTAATAGTCGGTGTTTGAGTAGGTGTAATAGTTGGAGTTGATGTTACAGTATTTGTTGGTGTTGGACTCGGTTCAGAATATATAAACATTAAATATTCACAGTTACCAACTATAATATATTCTTCATTTTCTGTAATAATTGGGTCAACTAAACTATCTTGATTACCACATATATTTAATGTTGAAGTTGGTGTTACAGTAGGAGTTACTGTATTTGTTGGTGTAGGTGTTGGGGTTAGAGGAATACAATAACCTTCAAAAACATTGAAAATACCTGTTGTTGTTGTATTGTATAATCTCCACCCATCTAATGGTGTAATATTTGGTGATGAATAACTTCTTAAATCACCAACAGACCATCCTAACATTTCCCAATACCCTTCTAAATTCCAAACAATAGAATACGTGTCAATACCATCAGTTGCCTCCCACTGAGTATATCCATTATATGTACCATTAGGTGTAAATTGTAAATCAGTCATAATTAAAATCTATTTTCTATTGCCAAACAAATCTCTCCGTTCTCACGTATTAATCTTGTCATATCTGTGTATGAAATGTAAGCGTGACCTGATTGACCCCAAGTTTTACCCCAACTATTTTTAATTCTAAAACGTTGAGTTTTTGTGTCAACACCATTAATCACATATGCGTGACCACCGGCTAGTCTACCTGTTATTCTAATCAAACCTGTTTTATCAGGATAAAACATTCCGTTATACCAATTTGTTCCAACCACAACCGGCCCAACATTTAATACTGTATTAATTAACGTATTAACATCAAACGCCCATAAATAAGAAGATATTTTACCTGAACTTCTTAAATACTTAGCAGCACCCCTTACAGATGTTCCATCGTAATTTTCTCCCGTCCATTCATCAACCTTTTGAGCTTCTTTATAAATTGTTGTTGGATTTACCGGAGGTTGTACCCCTGTATGAGTAATTGGGCCGTCGGCAATCCAATGAGCCCAAGCATATCCCACACACTGAGGTGTACTACCTTGATTTCCCCACCACACATTATCTTCCCAATACTTTGAAGTTATTGACGTTACTTGTTTAGGAAATGCGTTGGCAATTAAGTGATTATTGTCTCTAACATCAGGAATATAAACCCTACCTAAAACTTCAGGTAATATTAAATCGTAAGAGAAACAAATATTTGGTGGTGTGTTTTGAATTATCTCATAATTAATATCACCCTCAACACAAACTTGAGTATCACAATTTGGGCAATCAGGGTTAAACATATTGAATTGGTCTTTCAACAAATTAAAATTATGTTTAACTTCCGGAGCCGACAATGGTTCCATATACATTCTGAATTGAGAAATACCACCTTCAAAAGTACCGGCAAATGTTTGTTCTAATACAATATTTGTTTTTGAACCTTCTAATGATGTTCCAACAAAATCATTTGTTGGGAAACTTTCCGGGTCTTGAATATATGGTGGTTCACCTAATGTACATCCTGATAAAATTAAATTCTCACGTAATCCTTGTGTTCCACCACCCCAAGAGATGTTATAAGGTACCCCGACTTGTTTTTCTTTGTCTGTTGTTAACGCTCTTGGAATAATCTCTTTGAAGTCTTCAATTGTGTAAAATAATTTACCGTTTACGTAAATCTTCAATCTACCATTTCTATAATGTTGGTCTAATAACCATTTCTCATTCAAACTAACCCATTTGATTTTTTCCGGGTCAATATTACATAATTGATGTGTATATGGTACTGTAATTAGTGCCATAGTATTGTTCGCTAATGACTCAAGATATTTCTCTTCGGTAATATCCCCTAATCCACCACGATACCATAAATCACAATTATCTAACCACGTATATCTCTCCCAAACAAAATTTACTTGGAACCAATGTTCTTCTAATAACCAATCCGGGTTTTGTTCTAAACAAAATGGATAAATCGGTGGTGTACAATATTCATCAACAGTATAACCTGTTGTATATGTAATTCCGGAAGTGGAACAACTACCTGTTGTAACACAATCACCGGTGAATCGTAAAACTTTAACACCAATTTGAGGATTCTCAGGTTCACCACAAAGTCTAAACCCTAATCCGTTATCCATAGCATCAAATAAAGGATTACTCTCACAGGTATTTTCTATTGAAGTGTATCCTGTTGTATCATAACAAGTATCACAACTATCACAAGTCGTACAAGTTGGTGTACATACCGGAGTTAATGGTTCTACCTCACATAAATCAAAATTAACTGTTGTTGATAAAATATCCCCAACAATATCAATTTGTGGTAATTCCGGTAATGTAATTAATAATTCACAAGTATGTGTTTGACATTCCCAACCACACGTTGTACAATGGGGGTCATAACAACTACATCCACAACTAATTTTTGCGTCCGGTTCACCTTTACATTTATCACATCCATAATTTGCGTGTGGGTCGTGAAGATTATCAACTGACCTTGGTGGGTATACATAGATACATCTACTGTTTGTCACCCCCGAATTACAACAAGCACAAGTTTGTAAACAACCCGCTAATGGTGTGGTAACTCTAGTGTATCCACTAACAAAACAATTTGGTGTTCCATCTGCGTGGTGATAATATTTATTTTCAGCTCTTGTACCAAAGTAAAAGAACATATTTTTATTCTCAGGATAAAGTTCATTTAATGTTGTTTCACCGGATGAAGGTGTATACTCATTAATCAACCTTGGTTTTAATAACATTTCAACCGTCCAACCCTTATTCATTCTCTCAGGTAAGATTTCATAATCATATCCAAAAAGTTTGTAGAACCCTTGATAGAATCCACCATATAATTCGTGGTATTTACCTACGCTATCTTCCTTACTAACAACTTCATATAAAACGGTTTTATCAAAACCTGAAAATCTAACATTAGGAGAATCCGTATATCCGGTAACTTGAAACATTTTTAATCTTCTATCAAAGTATAACCTTTCAAATTTCAAACTCTCATCAAAAAATCCATTTGTAAAATATATTTCATCACCTTTGATATTTTCAACTAAACCATTGTCAGTACCGGTCAAACCAATATCACAAGATGTTTGTACTGTAAAACACGCCAAATCTAAATTATCACCGTTATAGTAATTTTGGGAAACAAAAATATTGTTTGGATTGTACTCCTTATATATTAAGTCAAGTGGTTGTACTGATTCCTCATTATTGATATCAAAATAAACAGGTAACTTATTACCATAGGTTTGAGCAATCAAATAAGGTGAGAAAACTACCTCTTGATTGAAGTCACGTTCGTCTGATGTCAAAGACATATCGTTGGACTCTAAATTAAGTTTTAGAGACCAATTTGGTTTAACATATTGATTTATATTTTGACCTGCCATCCTTTTTTATGATAAATACTCTAAAACGAAGTATTTATATGAAAAAACACTATGATAAATTTTAATACAGAGTACTTTAGTAACGGACATTACTTTTTTTTGAAGGATAGAGGAGATAAAATCTCTTTATATTATTCAACTGCTGATACTTTGACCGAATCTAGGAAAAATGATGACCGAATGGATTTTGATAAAAAAAATTCAAAAAATGTTAAATCAATGATTAACAGTATTCTTAAATCAAAGAAAAAACTTAGTAAAGGTGATATTAAAAAACGTTTAGAAAAAACTAAAACATCCGGAGAGATTGAAGAATTGGTTGATGATGATGGAACAATGTTAAGTTCAAAAATCCCTAATTTGAATCACGCTCTTACACCAAGAAAAACTATGGACCAGACAGTTCAGATGTCAAGAACAACAAATGACCCGGTTATGAGAGGTTATAGAGTTTATTATGGTGAGGGTAAAGAAGGAAGTGATGAGGTGATTAATGAGGTTGATTATTCCGAAGCATTTGGATATGAAGAAACAAAAGATATGGATTTCAAAAATACGGTAAAAACACTTAAAAAAATGGGTGTGGAAAACGCTGTTGAGAGAGCCAAAGAATTTGGTAAATTACCTAAAGCAAAAAAAGAACACGGAGAATTAAGACAACGTTTATCTGAAAAAGAAACATTGGAAGAACGTCAACATAGATTAATGAAAAAAATGGTTGAAGATATTTTAACCAAAAAACCTAAAACAGATTCTGATGTAATTAAAAAAGACACCGGGGTTAGTAAAATATTATTAAAAAATATTCAATCTATTAAAAAAATTGCCGATAAAGAAGGTATAAGTGTTAATATGTTGATAAAAGCATTGAAGTCAAATGAATAGTGATTTATACGGTAAAGTTTTCACAGTCCCAAAGGATGTAATTGATTATCTACATCAATGTCATCAAGCTGCTGGTAATGTGGATGAAACAACCGAAGGATTTAAGAGAAACAAAGATTTAAGAGAAAAAGGTGAAATATCTTACCAACAATTAAAACGAATGAAGAATTGGTTTGATTCGTTTACCGGTGGTGAGAATGATATTCCTTACATCTTAAATGGTGGTCATTATGTTAAGAATTGGGTTAATGATACGTTAAACTCTAAACGAGATGATGTAGAACTTGGTAAAGAAGTAAAATCAGAAGTTTTACCTAACCAATACAATCAAGAACACGACAAGGACAATATGACCGATATGAATAGGTCAAGTAAAAGTCACGACACAACAACTAATCAATACACCCCCTCAATTAGAGAGGACTTAAATAGAATAAACGATTTAATAAAAAAAATATTATAATATGGCAATAAATGAACCGTTAGATTTTTCACAACCAACTAACAAATTATCGCAAATCGCTGAAGCTCAAAGAGCCGCATTATTCCCAAAGAATGATTATAAAAAAACAGCAAACGAATACTCTTCAGTTAACCCTGACGCTCTTGCAACAGGTGATGCTCAAGGTAAAGGTACCGGTGGTGATTTAGATATCTTCAATGAGGCGGCGGGAGCTATCCAAGATATTCTTGAAAGAAAAGCTGAAATTGTATTAAACCAATATAAATCAAACGCTCCTTACACAACACCGAGTGCATAATGAAACTTTACAACACAGTTAAATCCCTTATTTTAGAAGTAGCGTCAGTTGACTCAATTGTTAACGCAATCAAGAATAGGGATAAAATAATTATCTATTACGATGGAGATGAACCGGGTGGACGTGGTTTGAGAGAAATTGAACCTGTTTGTTTTGGGTATAGTAAAGCTGATAACCCTGTTTTACGTGCTTGGGATAAAGAAGGTGCTTCTCATACCGGATACAAAGGGGAACAACCTTTACCGGGATGGAGATTATTTAGAGCTGATAAAATACTTTCATTCAAACCTTCAGGTGAGAAATTTAACGAACCAAAACCGGGATATAATCCAAACGGTGATAGAAGTATGAATAGAGTTATTATAAACGCAGTTTTTGGTAATCAACCACAAACCCCTGCAGGATATGACATTAATGGTATTGTAACAAACGTTGTTAACACCATTAAACGAAATATTGTAAACAGAGAAGGTACACAGGGATTACAAGGAATTGATTTAGCAAAATCAGCTGAAGCTTATAAATTAATATATTCGGCAATCGAATCTCAAACAGGTAAACGATTAACGACTGATGAGAAAACTAATTTACGACCAACAATCGCCGGAATTATTAACAACCTTAAAACTTAAAAATTTACAATATGAATAGTGAAGCAGACTTAATTCAAAAATTAATGATATCCAAACAAATTATGGATAAACATAATCAAACACCAAGAGGTGGTATGCCATCAATGGAATCATACAGTTCACCTCAAGTCGAATCTTTTGAACCTGCCGGGGCAACATACAATATCCCACAAGAGTTTTTACAAGAATCACAACAATCTGAACAACCGTATTTATCATCAATACCAAAAACACCTACGATGCCACAAGCTATCACCAAAGATAGAGTTATGTCATCAAAACTTCCTGATGAAATTAAAAGGTTAATGATTGAACATCCAATTGAACAACCAACATCTATGGCCGGTGGAGCATCTTTATCTAATGAATTAGTTGAGAAAGCGGCAAGATTAATGGGAACCGATGCAAGAGGTAACCAAATTGCTCAACCAAAACAAAAATTACAAGAACAAAAACTACCAACTACAGGTTTTAATATGAACGAATTAAAAGCAGTTCTACGTGAAGTTGTAGAGGAAGTCTTACAAGAAAACGGAATTTTATCAGAATCTGAGCAAAAATCGAACGAAGTCTTTTCTTTTAAAGTTGGAAAACATATATTTGAGGGTAAGGTTACTAAGATAAAAAAAATCTCTTAACTTTATTTACTCTAAAGAATTACCCTCACTCTACCAAGATTGGGGGTTTTTTGTTTTAGTACGGTTGATATTTCCATATAATTGTATTATAATTTAGATATTATTATTAAATTATGAAAGAAAAAATCAATGTATTAGTTCTCCCATCTGATAAAAGTGGGGTTGGGAAATTTAGGTCATTAGACCCTCATATTATGTTACAAAATCTATATCCGGATGATTTTCACGTAGATATAGATTATGAACCAAAAATTAACGATGTTACTTATTGGAACAAATATCAAATAGTTCACGCACATAGAACTATTGGTAATGATTATGCGATTGTCCCTGAATTGATTAAAAAATTAAAATCAATGGGTATTATTGTTATTCTTGATATTGATGATTATTGGTTACCAACAAAAGAACACCCTATCTATAGTATAATTGTTCAACATAAAATTAACGAAAGAATTGTTATGAACTTGAAAGAAGCGAGTTATGTAACAACAACTACCGATATATTCGCAAATGAAATTCGTAAATTAAACAAAAACGTAATTGTATTCCCTAACGCAATTAACCCTAACGAACCTCAATTCAATGAACCTACATTACCTTCTGATAAAATCAGAGTAGGATGGTTAGGTGGTTCTTCTCACTTACACGATATTGCATTATTAGATAATTTTGTTCAAAAAAATCAAGACATTAACGATAAATTACAATATGTTCTATGTGGTTTTGATACTAGAGGAACTGTAACACAAATAAACCCACAAACCGGAGAAGAACAAAAACGTGATATTTTACCACACGAAACAGTGTGGATGAGATATGAAGAAATTTTCACAAATAATTACAAAACAGTTAGTGAAGAATACAAAGATTATTTGATGAAGTTTGAACAAAACGATTATGTTGGTAATGGTGATTTACCATACTTACGAGTTTGGACAAAACCAATTAATTCATACGCATCAAATTATTCTAAATTTGACATCTCAATCGCCCCGATTAAAAATCACATATTCAATAGAATGAAATCTCAATTAAAAGTTATTGAGGCGGGATTCTATAAGAAAGCGTTAATCGCTTCAGAAATTGGTCCGTATACAATTGATTTGAAACACGCATTAAAGAATGGTGAGTTTACAAAAGATGGTAATGCGATTTTAGTTCCTGAAAGTAGAAACCATAGTGATTGGTCAAAATCAATTAAAAAATTAGTACAAAATCCTGAAATGATTACTGAGTTAGGATTAAGATTATACGACACGGTTAAAGACAAATATGATTTGAATAAAGTAACCGTTAACAGAGCTGAATTTTACAAATCTTTAATAAAATAAAAATGATTAAAATACCATTAACAAAAATTTTGTTTCTTGACATAGAGACAGTTGGAATTGAAAAAGATTACGACACTTGTTTAGAAAAAAGACCGGAGATTGCCAAACAATTTGACAAATATTATGATTGGTTTTTGAAACGATTCCCGGAAGATAAGGAAAGAACAAAGAATGAAGTATTTGCAACAAGAACCGCTTTGGTTCCGGAGTTCGCAAAGATTGTTTGTATCAGTGTTGCGTTCGTTATGGATAATGGAACAATTAAAAAACAAACATTCTCGGGTGATGATGAAAAACAATTATTAAAAGAATCTCAATCATTACTTAATCGTTGTGGTAAATTGGACTTCTATTTATGCGGTCATAACCTTAAAAACTTCGACATCCCAATGACGGCAAAAAGAATGATTATTAACAATCTTATGCCACCATCAATCTTGCCTTCGTATGATACAAAACCTTGGGAGATTAAAGCTATTGACACCAAAGAGGTTTGGCAATATGGTGCTTACACAGCAATTGGGTCATTAGACCTTATGTGTACAAGTTTAGAAGTTCCTTCCCCAAAAGAAGGTGATGTTACCGGAGATAAAGTCCACGACTGTTATTGGAACAAAGGTATGTTACCTGAGATATCAGCATATTGTGAGAGAGATGTACTAGTGTTGATTGACGTAATAAAAAAATTAAAAGAATTAGAATAATGTTAAACGAAGAGATTAAAAATCTAAAAGAAAAGGCTGAATATCTACAACGATTCTTAAATGAAGATGGTGATGATATTGATTTTAATGAGATTATGGAAGAACTAGGTGTTGATATTAAACAACTAGAAAAAGATATGAAAGAACATAAACCAAAATTAGATTTGGTTTATAAAAAATTAACTCCGGACGCTGTAACTCCAAAATATAATTATGAGAGTGATTCAGGGTTTGATTTATATTCAACAATAGAGTATACTCTACCTCCATTTGGAAGAGCGTTAATCCCAACAGGGTTATCATTTGACATTGGGAATATGCACGAAATACAGGTAAGGTCCAAAAGTGGATTAGCTATCAACGAAGGTTTGTTTGTATTAAATTCACCGGGGACCGTAGATAGTGGTTATAACGGAGAAATTAAAGTAATCATATTCAATACTAACCAACACGAATATACAATTAAAAAAGGTACTAAAATTGCTCAAGCCGTATTATGTCCGGTGGCAAGTGGTATGTGGGTGGATTTGATTGAAACAACACAATTAAACGATAAAGAAAGAGGGTCAAATGGATTTGGGAGTACAGGTATCTAAAAATTTAATTTATTTTACATTAGGTAATAATCCTGAATATATAATTTTAACTAAATTATGTATTGATAGTCTACAACAAACCGGTTATAATGGTGATTTATTATTTATCACCAATATGAAAAATGAAATTTTAGAGGACATTACATATGATGGTAATATTTTTTTTATGGATGTTCCATCATCTGACGGTATTGGTTCATCTTCAAATAAATTAAAAGTTTATCAATATGAAAATATATTAAATTACAATAAAATTATTTTTTGTGATTTAGATATTTTATGGATAAAATCACCTAATTTAATATTTGACTTAATTACTGAAGATAAATATTATTTAGCCGACGATGATTATTCTGAAATAACCGAAAAACTAATTGGTGGAGAAATATTAATGTCAACACCTTTAAATTATTACGGATGTTCATTATTAACTGATGAAGAATTAGTAACAATAAACGAAAATCGAATAAAAGGTGTTTCGTGTGGTTTCTTCGCTTTTAATAAAAATATGTTAGATGAGTTAAAAAATATGGACATATTATATTCAAACTTAGATGTAAAATTTAACTGTGCTGAACAACCAATTATGAATACATATTTGTGGAGAAATAATTTATACACAAATAAATTAAATGGTATTATATCACATCAAGGTTATTTTAATGAAAGTTTAGATTATGTACTAATCCATTTTGCCGGAGGTGTTGGAAAATTTGAGGAAAAATTTGATAAAATGATAAATCACCCATTATGGAATTAATTGAAAATAGAAATGATTTAATTAAATTATTTAATAAAAATTTAGTGATTGCCGAGATTGGAGTTTTCAAAGGAGAATTTTCAAAATTTTTATTTGAAGAAAATCAACCTAAAGAATTACATTTAATTGATATTTTTACTGGAATTGAATGTTCCGGTGATAAAGACGGTAATAATATTATTTACACTAATTTGTCAGAAGAATTTAACCTAATTACTAAATATTTTAATGACAATAATAACGTATACATTCACAAAGGTTATAGTCAAGATATTCTAAATAATTTTAATGATGAATATTTTGATATGATTTATATTGATGGTGACCATTCAT